ATTTAAAGTTCCTAAATTTAAAATCTTACCACTCTGATTTAAAGGAACGTTTAAAGTAAAAGAAAAATAAGAGATAGGATTTTATTTCCTATCTCTTTTTCACACTCTCCGAAATAACCTCTTCTAATTCACCTTCTGTAATATAATCCATTAAAGTTTCTTCGAATTCTACATTTATCCAAGCCTGTAACATAGCTGTATTTTCAAAATCTTCATAACTCAGATTTCTTAACTTAACTATCTGATCTACGGCATGTCTTGTTTCGTGATAAAATGTAGTTTTGATATTCTTAACCAAACTTTTATAATCCTTTTTGGCAATAAAAGGTCTATTTCTTCTAGAGTCAATGTTTACTATTACTACTACTTGATCGAATCCTGTTGTTTTATTAATAATTCTATAAGTAGATGTTCCGGATGTTGAACTTATTGTTTCTATAAGTTCTTCTGCTCTTGAATTTTTCTTTACCGGAATTTCCATTTTATGATTCTTTACAAACTTAGTAGTAAACCACCTCGTCATTTCTTTCTGTGTTCCAATTCCAAAATTAATTTCTACTCTATAAGAATCATGTTTTAATTTACTTATTTTCATATTCTTAAAAATTTAAACTCCTTAAGCTTTTTATTATTGCTTAAGGAGTATTGTTTTACATTATTTATTTTCTCTCATGTATAAGGCTTTAAAGCTCTCTGAAAACGACTATACAAATAAATATATAGTTCATCAGCTAAATTAAATCTACTTAAGTCAGCTTCTATATTCTCTTGAATCCGAACTAAATAATAGATCAGATCAAGCCGAGTACGAGTTTCCTGAAGTTGAAATCTAAGTATATCTCTAAAAGTGAAGATACTTATATAATCGATCTTAATTCCATATAAATCTTTAAACTTATCAACAGTCATAGTTCCTCTTTTTATTCCAGAGTTATTAATAAAATCAACTACTTCTGGGATATAATAAGAAATTACAAAGTTTGATAAATTATCTATAGGGAGTTTTGAAGTAAATGCTATAAATGTATGAAGAATTAAACCTTTTAGACTTATAGTATTGTATATTACCTTATTTTCATAATCCATCTTAACTTACTGTAGTTTGTTTTGTTTTTATTACTTTAGTTTTCACTATTTCATTTAACAGTTTCGGCATTTCTTCTAAGTTATATCCAATATCTATATAAGTATCAAACATATCTTCAACACGATATACAGCATCTATACTAATCTGAATTATTCCAAATCCAAGTTTTTCTGCTTCTTTTACTTTTGCGGCAGTATCTTTTATTGCTGGAATTCCTCCATATCCATTTGCACAAGGGCTACCATCAGATATCACAAACATAATACAATTCTCTTTTGTGAACTTTCTAACTCTCTTTGCTACTTCTAGAATTGCATCTCCATCTCGATTTTGGGATTTTGCACAACTCTTAGATAATGAAAACTTAGGATTATAATGACTTCCTTCTCGATACACACTCAGATTTATATATCCGACTGAACCAATATCTGCAGTATGTCCATAAATATATAAATCAACTCCCAAACTTTTTCCGAAGGTTTCATTTAGAAGTATTGCAGCCTGTCTTGCTAGGATTTCCTTTTTTCCACCCATAGATCCAGACTCATCAATAAGAACACATATAGTTGATTTATTGGTTCTAACATGTCCCTGTCTTAGGTAAACTTGTGGAACTCCTTGATATGCTTCTGCAAGTTTTGTCGTATCTAGAATTCCAGACCTACAACCTTGGATATTAAAATCATAGTTCTTATCTGTTCCTGTCAATATCTTTTTTAATCTAGGAACATATTTTTGAACTGCTCTCACATCACATAAATAACTATTTCTATCCCCTTTTGGTTTTTCAAAGAATACCTTATCAGAATCACCACGTTCTACTGTTCCCTCTAAGATTTTCATTGTTAGACTATCCTTTGATGATAATAGCCTAGATACTTTAAACTTATCTATCTTTCTTCCAGAATCTAAGTCAACTCCATACATTATACTAGTTATAGATTCAGTATCATTAATTAAGAATAATATTTTTTTTAATTCCGCCGGATCTATATCAGATAATTTCTTCTCCTTAATTATCTTAAATATACTTTCAGAAACACTACAAATATCTTTAAGATTTTCTGGATATGGAGTTATCTTTTCTTGAACTTCTTTGTATACCTCAGAATACTCCTCAAGAACCTCCTCTTCTATTAATCCAGGAAATCTAAGTATTCCTATTAATGTTTTAAAGAAAAGAATCAACTTCCTCTCCCTCATTATATTAAGTTTTTCCTCTAGAGTCTTGGAATTATAACTTTTTGCACAATCAATAAAATCTTGAAATCCCGGTCGTTCTGTTAGTAATAAATCCTCAACTCTATTATCCTCAAGAAGATTTATGAAAATTTTAATAATCTCTCCTTCTTCAAAAGTATATTTTCCACTTATAAAACTAAGAAAATTCAAATAAACTCTTAAGTAGGTATATCTTAAGTGTGCAGCCTCATGAAGACCAAATCCACAGAAGGCATTTATTTTTGTTTCATTATCTTCGGTGGAGTCAAATATCTTAGAAGGGACTGCTATTCTTCTTTCGGAATTATCTCTCTTCTCTTCTGAAAAATAATCTGAATACGAACTACTTTTATCACTACCCTCATTCAAATTTACTCTAATCAGGAAAGGAAAATCCATTATAGTTATCATATCTTTTACAGAACTATAAGCCTTTTCAATTAACTTAGATAATTGTGCATCCTCTTCCTTTCCAACAGATGAATATGAATAATAACTTTCTCCATACCAAGAGCTTCTATTTATAGTTCTACTTAGCTCTCCAGAATTTCCGACAGATGATTTATAGGATTTTCTAAATATACTCCTACCCCATCTACCATCATCTTCGTCATCATAGTAGTCATCATAATCCTTTCTTTTCCACCAAGGATAATATGAGGTTGAAAAATGTTTACTCATAGTCTATTAATAAGATAATATTGTTTTATATACTGTACTTCTTTCTCCTTCCAAATTAGTTCCTTCATAGATTGGAAGATATACCATTTCCATAGCACTTTTCACACTCCAACCATCTGATACTAACTCTGAGATCATTAGTGTTTCTCGAATTGATATAGAAGTTGAGATCTCCTGTTTCTTTGAGAGTGATCTAATATTATTCGCTATCTTCACAATTGATCTAGCTACTTCTTCATCAATTCCCGTTCTATTAACCAAAACATTTACTTCTTCTGTATCTGGTATAATATTAAGTTCAAGAGGAAAAAATCGATTAAGAAGTGCTCGGTCTATCATATTAGTTCCAGTATATTCAGAACCTATATTAGCTGTTGCAATAAATGTTACCTCTGGATGAATTTTAATACTTCTAACTCCTTTCCCACAAGCTATTTCAACATTCAATTCCCGTCTATCATCTAAACAAGGAAACAATACATTATTAGCCCCAAGAGAAGAACGATTTAACTCATCTAAGAGAATTACACACGGTTCTTGAATTACTTTAGTGAACTTAGCATAATCAAATATACTTTTTCCATCTTCTAAGCGATGAACTCCAAGTAAATTTGAAATAGGATCAATCATAGAACCCATATCAAACACATGAAGAGGTATACCCATTCTAGAACAAACTTCTTTTACACAACTTGTCTTTCCAGAACCTGTAGGCCCTATAATCATCGTATTAACATGTTTTTTTATATTTCTCACTAAGATTCTCCAATTATCAGGGGTCATATAAAATCCATCCTTTGTAGAACTTGGAGAAATTAGTGATGCATCTTTAAGAATTGTTTCGAGAATCGTATCTTTCTTTAAGGGATCTACGAAATCAATTCCTGTCAAAGATTTATATTCTTTTTTAGCCTCATCATCTTTATAAGTTAATCTAGAAAACCCTTTAGACGTATAAAATCTTCCAGAATTACTAAGATTTAATTCAGTAGCATAAAATATTGTACCTTCTGGATAGAGTTCTCTAATACTTTTCGGACTTTGTACATAAAGACCAGTATCAACATCTTTTCCATCACTAAATATTTGTCCTTTAATTGCTTTTACTTTAAAAGTCCCTTTAATACTAACTGTTTCTAAAAAATAATACTTATTCATAATTATTTTAAATTAATATAAAAAATTCTATAAATATAATATTTAAGATACACAACAAAATCTTAATATTATTCATTAATAAGGATTTCAAGGATATGTTTATTTTATACACTCATTGGCCAATCACGAATAACATTTATGTTTACTAGTTCAATACTATAAGCCGTTATTATATATCTAAATATTATAAAATCCCTAGGAGGTTGTATTTATAAATATTCCACTAACTTTTCATTTAAATCTTCTAATTTAGTTATATAACAAGAAAAAAAAATACATAAGTAATATCTTAATTTCCTTATATTTGAAATTTTAAATTATATTTTATGATAAAAGAAAATTATTGGATAGAAGAACTTATATGGTGTCCGAGTCAATGTTATTATTATTTTCAAAATCTTAAGGATAATCAAAATTATTGTATTTATCTTAGATGGAGACATAGAGATCCTTGGACTGCTGAATTAATTAAATGTGATGATTCCTGGGAATTTCTTCATGGGGAAGATGATTGGGAATATATTGAGACGGGTAAAAATTATTGTGATGAAGAATATCGAGAACTTGAAGAAGATATTTTAAAAATTATGAGAAACAGATTTCCAGGAATAAACTTTAAAAATCAAATTTATGAAGAAGAGACAGAAAAATAAAAACCCATATCAAAATAAAACTTCTTATGAATTTATCAGATGGGGAACTTTAGGACTTCAAATACATAAAGAAGCTTCTCTACCTGGTAATTCAGAAGATAGAGACTTTCATATAGCACCCACTAAAAAAGGAATCTATGCATTTCCGAAGGGATACGTAGAAACATTTCTCTTAGGCGTATCCCCAGAAAATATGATTCCTGGAAAAAGACCTAATGGAAGATTTTTCTATTTTCGTGATGAGAATGGAAATAAAATTAATAGAGAACAGTACTACGATGAAAATTATAACCATAAACCTTGGATATCTAAATTACTTAAAAAGAGAGGATTGAAGGAGAAACAGATTGATTTTTGTTATATTGGAGAAGAGACAGATGAAACCTATAAAGATCAAGACTTTATTGCAGTATATTCTCCAAAACCAAAGAGGTTTATTTATTCAGGTCCTTTTATATGGCATCACCTAAAAACTTATTGTAAATGTGAACACCCCAATTGGCCTTCAGATCGAGATAGTGAATATCGTGACCTAGTATCCCCAGAAAATATTATTGAAGAAAAAGGTTCATGGATAAAAACAACTATGAAAGTTTGGTTGGATGCTCTTAAAAAATTAAATACTATCGATAGATGGAAGTACTATTATATGGGATCTGAGGGTAATAGTTCTGGACGACATGGGAATCCTCACACTCATCCATATCGATTTGATAAAGATGAATTTGAAGTATTTATAGAAAAAATTTAAAATATAGATTATTATGTCAGTAAAAATTCAGAAAATAAATTTAGATCTTACTATCATTAATTTTGATAAAGATATGACTCCAGAAGATTTTGCAAAAGAATTAAGTAATGTTACTGGACGAGAAATTTGGAGATATGAGAAAGATGTTTATTTTAATGGATCTAAAACTTCATATAAATTCTTCTCTGGTCTAGGAGTCAATGAGGAAATTTATACAGTTTATGAATATGGATCAATTCTCATAGATAATAATTCTAAAAGAGCAATAGGAACTAATTACACACCAATTACTGGAGGAGCTATTCAAATAGGAGATTCTCATAAAAACTATGGTATAGGAATTGGACTTATTTCAGTAATTAATGAAAAAGATGAGATTACTGATGAATTACCTGATGATAAAAACTTAATAATATCATCAAAAGAATAAATAAAAAGAGATAGGAAATAAAATCCTATCTCTTATTTTTTGTTATCCAAAAATATCTATAATGTTATAAGCATTGGATAATAATCTTTTTATTTCTTCTTCCGATATTCTCCTAAGTCTATAATAACCTCCATTATCAAATGCTGCAAAAACATTCTTTTCAAACCACTCCGCACCTTCTTCTGTAAGTTGTACACTATAATCTGTACCTTCTTAATATATTGCATTGGTACACTTACATAATCTCTATGTTTATCAGTATATCCATCAGTCTCATAAAGATCTAGATTTATTTTTCTTACAGAGTTACTAATCTTAATTGACTCCTTATATTCACTAAGTAAATAATCTGTCACTTCTCTAGGAGTAGAAAAATAATTATTTTCTAATTCTGAAAGAGTACGTTCAAATTCATTATCATGATCATCTTTTATTATAAAAGATATTGTTTCTCCTTCTAAAGTTTCAGTAGTAATTCTTTTTACTACCATAAACTTACATATTTGGTTATCCTTTAATTTATATACATTGCTTCCTAAGTTAATTTCTTTTCCCATAATTTTATTCTCCTTCTATTCCTAAAATACCATCTAGTATAATATTTGCCTGTTTCACTAAATTCTTTATTGACTTTTCATGATGATCTCTATAATAAAAAACAATATTATCTAGATCAATAACCATAGAATCGATTAACTCTCCGTATATCTTCAAGTTTTCTAATCTATTACGATCTTCAGAATCACATCCAGTAGGCATAATAGGTCCTACTAAATTCTGAATTAATTCTTTTAACACCTTTGGATCTCTAAAATGATCTTTCTTTTCCATAACTTACTAACAATTTCTCCACAAATCTTCTGCAGCTTCAAGTTTTTCTTCTTCTGTCAACTCATCATAACTATACTCTACCGCATCAGGATTTAATTCATAACCACATTTCCATTCTCCTGTAGTTGGATCAAGAACATCTCCCCAATAAGGAATATTCTTTTTAGCATGCATAGCAATAAAATCAGTCCAACCACTACCCATAGCTTCAAGTATATTCTTTACTTGTTCTGGACTTTCGCATGCACTCACAATATCATTCAGTCTACTCATTAATCTCTATATATTTAGTTCTTGGAAGAGTTCCTGATAAAATTGCATTACCACAAGTTATTAATCCATCATCTTCATCATAACTTGGGACGAATACTATAACATCCCATCCATATTTTTTCAAGGACTCCTCTACTTCACGATAAGGTGTAAAATAATCATATCCTCCTGTAGTTTGAATATTATTTTCTTCACAACTAGCTGTTCTATGAAGAGGAGTTATCTTACACATAAATTTCTCTGGATCAAATAATCTCGTTAAAATTTCAGCATCAATAATAGAATCATCAGCTAGTGCAAAATTTAATGCATATTTTCTTCCAACGGGCATAGGAAGTTCTTTTCCTATCTTAGAAATTTCATCCAAAGATAAAGAATTCCCAGAGAACAAAAACTCTCTTTGTTCGTCTGATGTACTATTTATTGAAAACTGTAATCCAGCTTCTCCTGAATAATATCCATTCTTTATTACATTACACCAAGTTATAAGAAATGATTTTAGGTTTTTATTAGCTTTTGGAAGCATTGTTGACACTACTGGATGAATAGTTCCTGCCTCTATCCGACTTTCTAAGTTTTGTTTCAATACTGAAGCTCCTAGAATAACTGAATCATTAAAAGTAGGTTCACCCATCCTAGCGAAATGAATATTAAGACGTTTGGTTTTTGTAACTTCAGGATGTTTTGATAATGCAACTTGAATCTGATCTAAAATATCATTAGTTGTTACATTCAACCCTGGTCCTACTTTCGGAACCATACAAAACTTACAGCCCATAGAACATCCATACTGAGTAGATATAGTAATAACCCATTTTTCGGAAAGAGGCATAGGAGTTCCGTTAGGTACACCATTAATTTCTCTTGTTATACCTAAGAAATCAGCTTTAATATTTGCTGATTTACCATAATCACCAACACTAAGAAATTCGAGTGGTAATCCTTTTTCTCCGGTTGCAATATAAATTTCACCAGTAGGAACTTTAATTGTTTTTGTAGTTTTCATCATAAATTTAATAATTTTAATTCAGGGTTTGCAATATAGAAATTAAAAAAAATCTTTCGGTCTTAATTTATAACTAAGCTTAGGGTTTTCACAAATATCGTGAATTATCCATTTATTATTTTCTACCCTTTCATAAGTTTTATCAATTCCATCTTTTTGAAATATTATATCACTTGTTATTTCCCTTTCAGTACAACCATTTAAAAAAATGAACAATCTTTTATCAACTATTCTAGGTCGTATGATGGAATCATAATTAGGATGAGAGATGATATTTTTGACAGTATACCCACTAAATATTTCATTAGGAAGAACTGCTATAATCGTGATTTCATTGCCAACCAAAATCCTTTCAGTTATAGAATGTCTAAGTGTTAATAATTCTATAAGATATTTTGCATCAGAAGCTCGAACAAAAACAGTACCTTGATTTAAAAATGTTCTACACTTATCAATTAATTCTCGATTACTTACATAATCTTTTTCTTCTGTACTCATAAGTCTATTACTTTTATAGGTGTTAAGTCAAAACTACTAGGGGTTATTGTTATCTTTTCAGATTTTCCAAGAATTATGTTCTTCGAATAAGCTCCCTCTGGAATTAAACATGCTCCGAGTTGATTATCATTATTTTTTACGAATGGAATAAATTTAGCTCCAAAAGATATATTTCCTATATACTCACCAGTCAATCTTTTCTTAAGTAGTTTAGACTCTAGGTAATCATAAACTTCCTGAGACATTTCCTCTTTCGAACGACCAGATTTTGCTAGAGGAAGGAGAGTGTAGTAATAAATCCTATCCCCATATTTTTCCCTAAACTCTAGAAACTCGTCTACACTTTCTTTTGTTGAAATAATATGATGAGTAACTATATATACATCCCTCGGAATTAAATTTTCTATAGCTCTCAATGCTATCTCTCTAATTCCTTTATTTCCAAGAGAAACAGCAACAGCCGAGCAATATCTTTCGGTAGCCTTTAAAAGACTATCACGTTCTTGAATCTTCTTAGAATCACTCCCCGAATAACCCAGAATTAAACCATTTGTAGTATAATTAGGAATAACTCCCGTCTCTCGTACTGTTCTCAAAAAATCTATGAACTCTGGATGTATAGTTGGTTCTCCAGTAGATCCTATTGCTATAAGAAAAGGAGCATTAGTTACTGTTACTCCCGCTATTTTCCTACGATACCAAATTTCAGATAATTTTCTCCAAGCTTCACATATCTTAGGAAAATTCTCACCTGTTTTTCCTGCAGATACATAGCAAAAATCACAACTAGCATTACAGCTGTCATTTATTCCAATGTCATAGAATTCACTTTGATCCTCTGGAAGGCTAATAGGATCTGTTAACCTACCTTCCAACATAAACCGTATTGTTTTTTTATCTTCCCAGAGTGCACGATAATTATATTCTGGAAGATATCTATAAACTTTTCCTATATCATTAGTATTTTTCATAAACTATCTCTCTTGATTTAAGTATATCTTCAGTTACATCTTCGAGAGGGATAATACACTTAGAAGCAAATTCCTCCCCTGTATAATTTGTATAATACCAAGTTCCTTTCGGGATTATACACTTAATATAAGCTCCTCCATATTCTTTTAAATTATATCTTGAATCAGAAATATAATGAATATTAGATTGACTAGTTATTCCTGTTTCAAAAAACTCTTTAGAAGGATATTTAATACTATGAATAAATCCTTTTCCTATCTGATGAAGTAAAATATCTTTCAAACTAATATCCCAAAGACTAATTACTTTCTTCTCTCCAAGACGATATCTAAATTTATTATCTATTCTCAAACGATATTTCTCATCCACAAGAGATAAATAACGTGTAATAAAATGAGGTTTATATACTTCGTGGCCTTCTTCCAAAACTTTACTTACTTTTTTTATAACCACTATTGGTTCTTTCACTCTTTTTGGAATTAAATGATTTGATTCTAAACACATAATTTTCTTTTATTTTTTATCATATATAAGAATAACAGGAACTAAATAAATATAAGGATAGATACCAACAACATGATACTCAAAATTTATATACCTAGTATCAGACTTCATCATTACTTTATTATAAGTCAATGACCATTTTGCATATCGTACTAGTATATTTTTCGTCCTCTTTGAAAAACCATTCTCTGGAGTTAGGTTTGATTCTAATTCTTCAACTACAGCATTATCATTCATTATTGTCATATACCTGGGATCTCTTCTATACTCAAGAGAATCATCAGTATCATAGACAGTATTAAAATCATAAAAATCTTTAAATCTTGAAATAATATTCATCTTATTGTATCTCCTATATTATATTTTTTATATGTATAATCTCCTACATTAATTGTTATTCGATTAGATATGTCTGATGGGTCACTTATAGTAAACAGGTTTCCGAAAAAGTTAGATTTTTTATTTTCTATAATCCATCCAGAATATCTCCTCGATTTACTATAATAACCGTCACAAGTAATAATACTAAAAAATACTATCACTAATAAAAAACTAATTCCGATTTTTTTCATAACATATAATATTGTTTAATTAATTCTTCATAATCCTCGAAGAATATCTCTGCTATTTCCTTAGAAGTAAATGCTAACGGATAAAAACTGGAATTCTCCTTACTAATTCCAACTGTATCATGTCGACGTCTTATAATACAATATTTATCTTGTACGATATCACTCCAATCAGGTTTAGATATACCAGAGACTATTGTATATTCTCGGACTAACCATAACAATTTCCAAAAAGCAATAGCACTAAGACATTCCTTCTCACTTAAGTATATACCATCTGCACAAGTACCTAGGTTCGGACAATTATCAAAAAGAACTTTAGATGGTTTATTATCTAAAATCTTATAGACTTCATGAGGAACCTTAATATCAGATAACTCTATTTTCTGTGGTAAACCCTTAAGTTCCCTCTCAGAATAATTTTTTAATAATTTTTCCTTAACACCCCAAGAAATAGAAGATCCAAATAATTCTCTGGCTTCTTGAAGAGTTAATGAAATACTACTCTCTTTCATATCAACAAGACTAGAGATAAACTTCCACTGTTCTTCAAATTCTTTAAGAGTTATACAAATAAGTGAAAGACGTGTATCATTCTCTATATAATATCTATAAACCAAATCTGTATCTAGCTTTAACTTAAGAAGATTAGTTGAAGTTTTTAATTTCTGATCAGTAGATGGATTAGATAGCATATAATTTATAACTACATATAATACACCTGTTTCTTTATGATTTCCTATTCCTGAAATAATTCCTTTATAGAGAAAATTTGTATTAACTATCTCTTTTCCAATATACTTTATTAAATCTTTTTCTTCCATAATATTTTTCATTTATATGTTTCATTTATAAGGAATTGATCGGAATGTAACCAAAAATTGAGAACTAGGGATACCAGAATCTATATCCCTCATTCACTTCGTTCATTCGGGCCTTCAAGAAACTGAATAAGATATATAGAAGATAAAAGGGAATTGAATAGAAAAATAAATATTAATTAGAACTAAATAGAAGAATATTATACCTTTAATGGTTCTTAAAAAGTACGAACGTTAGTGAGAGTCCCCGGAGCCCTTAAAGGCTCCGAGTGGACGGTACTCTTTTAAGGTTCATTTCCATATAATAGATATAATAATTAATCTATTATTTTCTATTTATCGTGAACCTTCTAAATAAGACGACCTCGCTCTCCCTTTCAGGGAGGCGGGTCTCTCATTATATTCGCTTATTTAGAAGAACCACTACAGAACTTTTCTTACAAACAAAATATATATAGTGTACGTATATAATAATGTATAATTAAAGTTCTATTTTGCTCTTCTATTAACTCTAAACTCTAATTAATGAAGTTAAGGGTATCCTTAGTCTTCAGTTTTATTTAACCGAACTCTGTATTAAGTTTTTTAATTTGTAACAACAAAAATATAATTTAAATATGATTAGAGAAAAAATAATAGTACCATCTGGAATTAGATATATTTCAGATTGGAATGAGTTTAATTTTAATAAATTTCCAGGGAAGTGTATAATAAATAAGCAACTCCCTGGTTGTGGATTTACAGAGTATTGTATTAGAAGTAATGAAAATATTATACTCTGTAGTCCTAGAAAGATGTTACTAAAGAATAAAAAAAATCAACATAAGTTTGACATTTATCTAGTAGTAAATGAAATGGATAAGGAGTCTAATATTGATAAAGATTTATCTAAAGTTGACAAAACTACTATTGTAAATGAACAATTCAAAGAAACTATCGATAATAATTCAGAAATATATAAGAGATTATATCATGAAATAGAAGAATATTGTATATCTAGATCCATTAATGGTTTACCTTGTAAGATACTAGTAACATATGATTCATATAGGATAGTAAAAGATATCTTAGAGAAATTAGATAGGTTTTATACATTTTATACTGTAGTAGATGAATTTCAAAGTATCTTACATGATTCTAGATTTAAGTCAGATACTGAATTAAAATTTCTAGAGTATCTTATACAATCCCCGACCGCATATTTCGTATCAGCCACACCAATGATGGATGAATATTTAGAGATGTTAGATGAATTTAAAGATTTACCATATTATGAATTAGATTGGTATACAGAAGACCCTAGTAGAGTAATTAAGCCTGATCTAGATGTATTTCTAATGAGATCTGTGGGAGAAAAAGCATCTGAAATTATTCAAAAATATCTTAACTCTGAATTTGAAAGTATAGTAGTAATGAGAGAAGGAATTCCCACTAAAATAGTTTCTACAGAGGCTGTATTTTATGTAAATTCAGTTAATCATATTACTAGTATAATAAAGAAAAATAATCTTACTCCAGAACAGTGTAATATTTTATGTTCTGATACTCCAGATAATTTAAAGAAAATTCAGAGGAGATTGGGTAAAAAATTTACCATAGGTGAAGTTCCATTAGAAGGAGATTCTCATAAGATGTTTACATTTTGTACAAGAACAGTTTACCTAGGGGCAGATTTCTATTCTCTTTGTGCAAGAAGTTTTATCTTTAGTGATTCTAATATAGATTCCCTAGCTGTAGACATATCAGAAGACCTGCCACAGATCTTAGGGAGACAAAGATTAAAAGAGAATCCTTGGAAAAATAGTGCTACTTTTTACTATAGAAGTACAGCAAATTATAGAGAGATGAAGGCAGAAGATTTTCAGAAAATAATAGATGATAAAATGAGTATGACTGAAAGTTTATTAAGAGTTTATTCTACTACATTTATTGATAAGGATAAGTATTCTCTTGCTAAAACTTATCAAGATTTAGCAAAATTAAAAAACTATAAGGATGATTATGTAGCAGTAAATAAAGTACATACAAAAGAAGGAAATATTATTCTTAGACCTGTACATAATCAATTAGTATTAGTTAATGAGATTAGAGCTTTCAAGATACAACAGATCGATTATAAGGATAGATTTACTGTATTTAGCACTATACATAATACATTAACTAGGGATGATATAGTAAACCATGAGGTATCTGAATTTTTAAAAATCTATACTTCTTTAACTACTATATATGATAAATTAAAAATTTTATGTGAGTATGGGTTATCCAATGATGCCATTCAGATTGTACTTGGACAGATTGCTGATTCTGATGAAATCAAATCTTATTATACTACATTAGGATCTCAGAGATTAAAGGGAATGGGTTATCATGTTACTAAAATAAAGAGATCTTTAGGTATAATAACATTTAGTCAAGAACTCTTAGAATCTAGTATATATTCAGAGTTTAAGATAGGTGATAAAATAACTTTAGCAGATATAAAATTAAAGTTGGAATATTTATATAAGTCTATTAATTACGATGCTGCCCCTAAAGCAAAAGATTTAGAAAATTATTTTGAAGTAAAAAATTCTAGTATTTATGAAAATGGAAAAAAAATAAAATGTTATACTTTAATAAATAAAAAAGAATAATTATGATATACCTAATAGAAACAACATACTATAATAAAGAAACAAAGGAGGTATTAGATCTCTTGAAGATTGGATATACAGAAGACAGTAATAAAGATAAAAGATTTACTTTATATAAACTTCATAATCCTGGATATAAATTATTATATGAAATTTTAGGATATGATGAGGATATAGAAAAAAGAATACAGTATAAATTTAGGAATTTATTATATTCAGAGTATGGTAGAGAATGGTTTTATTATAGTGATGATATAATAAATTTCTTTAGGGATATAGATAATATAGACTTAGAATCTCTACCAAAAAATCCAATTAGGGGTAGTAAAGAGTTTAAGAGGATTAAGAATGAATGTAGAGAGGTACTATCATATTTCTTTAATACTAGAGATACAGAGGAACATCTAAAAAGTATAATATCTGAGATAAAAGATCAATTATCTAAAGATTATGTAATAGAGTATCTTAGGAAGGATTCTAGAATAGGTTCAAAAAAGGTAGATAGGTATTTTGAAGTATTAAGATGTAGGGAGTCTGGAATATATTGTGAGGATGATATGGTAAATCAAGAGGTATCAGAATTTCTTAGAGTATATATTAATTTAAATACAATGAAAGATAAGCTTAAGTTATTATGTGAATACGGTCTATCTAATGATGCAATTAATATAGTTCTTGGACAAATAGCTGATTCTGATGAAATTAAGTCTTATTACACCACTCTAGGTCCAGATAGATTGAGAGCATTAAGTTATAGTAAAACTTTTATTAAAAAAGAATTGAATATAGTAACATTTAGTCAGGATTTACTAGAAAAATCTATGTATTTAGAATTTAAAGAAGGTGATAAGTTATCGTTAGTTGATATAAAGACAAAGTTAACGAATATTTATGATTCTATTAGTTATGATAGAAAAGCTAAAGCGACAGATTTAGAGAATTATTTTGAGGTTAAGAAGTGTACGATTAATTTTCCTGATAAGAGGGTTAATGGATTAGAGATTATTAAAAAGAAAGGATAATTATGGAAGTATTAATGTATAAAATACCACTGTTTATGTATTCGAATTCTGAACATGATCCTAGGAGTAAATCAACGTGTTTAATACGTAATATGGAAGATATTGATGTTTCTCAGGTTCATGGTATTGAAAGATTAGGAGGTCAGTATAGTTGGATATTTAATTATACCGAATATTATAGTAATCCAATAGAGGCGGAGAAGATGTTTGCTCGTGATAAAAAATGCTATGGATTTAACTATAAAGAAGTAATAATGGATGTTGTTTTTAATGATAGTGGTTATTATATAGCTGAATTTTTGTCGATCTTTCCATTAGATACTATGGTTACTAGAGGTTCTGATAATGTAACGCTTAAAGAGGCAATTAAGGGTTTCTTGGATGGACAACTTTCTGATGGAGTAGGAGAAAATGAGATTGGTGTTGTAAGTTATAATTATACTACTCATGACGTATGGCTTGGAGATGCGATAGAAATTTGAAAGCCTTATTAATGAATGAATGTAAATAAAAAATTATGAAAGAAAAAATAATTAGATTTAAGAACAGAAAAGGAAGCAGAATTGAGATCATTTATTTTGAAGATGATGATGTTTGGATTACTGCAGAAAGAAAGAAAAGTTTTAGGTGGAATTGGAATGGAGAAACTATGCCAATTACAAAAAACTGTTTAGTAGCCACTCTTTGGGATTACGAAAAAATTCTTAAGATAGTATTGAGATTTGATAGAGCAGCCAGGAAGTGGTTTAGAAGGAATGTGAAATCTATTGTTATTGATGAAAACGGACTAACATTAGGAGATTTTATATTACCTAACGATATAGTAGATTATGAGAAGGCAAGAGAGCATGATCATATGATTCTTGGATTAGATAATAAGTAATAAACATTAGATTAATAAAAAGAGTGATTAGGTTTGCTCTTTTTTATTTTTTCTTTCAAATCAATAAAAGGTACCTCCATCCCCTTGAGGTTCTTATAATTGAAAGTAAAAATACTCCTCTCAGAAACACTAAGAATCTTATAGATGTGAGAGGAATAAAATAATCTCAAAAAAAAAGATCCGCGTATTATTGTGTTGCGCGGAATTATATACAAAATTTTATATTATATTTTAACAAACATTTATTTTTAATTTATTATTTTATTTAAATTATGGGAAATCGAGTAGATGATTTTTTGAGTAAATTGGCAGCGCAAGCACCAAAAGCAAAAGAAAACAATTTTGAGCAGAAAAACAGATCATTAGAAAAAATTTATCTTAACTTTCCAGGAAATTTTGGTAGATATCAAGTATTTCCGTTGGATAGTGTAGTAACTGACTTTCCGTTTGTTACTTTATTCGGAACTCGTGAAATTAATATCCCTCGTAAAAACATGGCGGCGGATGGAACTGAAAACACTTATAATGCGTGGATTAAGCTCCTACCGAAAAGTGCTTATGTAATGAAAGATATGACAGGTAGATTAGTTTCTTCATTGACCGCCGCAGATGATGAATTATTATCACAAGCGCATATGATCTTTGATGAACTTTATCGAGAACTGGATGCAAAGAATAACCGCGACGAATTAACAACAAACTTAGTCCGGTTGAAGAATTATACTATCTTCCATGCATTCTGTCTTAATAAATGGGATCCGAATGAAAATCGTAACCCTAGTCGTCAGAATTTTACGGCATTGTTCGTTGCGACAGCTAAAATGTTTACATCAGTAGTTGAAGATAATATTCAAGAAAAATCTTTGATGAAAGGTGGAGATAATAGCTGGATTTCAGAAGTTTATAATCGTGATGCTACAGGACGTTCTGGATTCTTGATGTTTAGTATCGGAAAGAAGAAAGACGGAGCAGCCGGATTTGCTATTACTGCCACACATGAAGTTGGTAATGAGAACTTTAAGTCAATTCAGATTTCAGAAGAAGATATGGAATTGGCTGCAGATCCATTGCAATCATTTATGTCTTGGCAGGCTAATAGAGATAACGATACTCCTGTTGGTCAGAAACGTTTATTCAATGCGACCTTGATTAAAGAGTCTATTGAATATATGTCAGAAATTTTAGCAAGCATCAGACTCGCTAAATCTCAGGGAAGTGTAGATTTTAAAGAAGCTGTTACAAGAGTTAATAATGAAGTTCTTGCAAAACAGGTTCCGACAGATAAAAGTGGTTTTCGTCAGACAAATGATCCGATGTTAGCTTCTCTGTCTGGAGGTGGAAATTCTGCACCTCAAGTTGATCTGAGTAAAAACGATCAGGTTTTTCAGACTCCTCCCGTGTATCATAGTGATCCCGTAACAGCCAGCCCTGTAAATCCAGGTAATGGTGGAGGATCTCCATTTGGTGGTGGGCAACAGCCGCAGTGGGGAGGATTTGGACAAGGTAATCAACAAGCACCTTTCCAGAAACCAAACTTCGGAGGTAATAACGACAGTGACTTGCCTTTTTAATGATCTGAAAAGGAATAGTATAAAATAATAAAACTAAAAGGTAGAAGAGATTTTAACAGATTTCCTCTACCTTTATTTGTTTAAAGTTGGAAATAATAATGAATAATAAACAATATTTCTACTGTTTCCTGGATTTTTCACTAATTTTGACAAGGTCCCTCTTCGTGATAAGTAAAGGAAAAGACATCGGAGAATATACGGCCGGGGAATTAATCAGAACCTGTATATGGACGATCAATAAAGTTCTTAGGGATTATGGTATTAGTGCTAGGAAAGTAATTCTAGTTTATGATAAGTGGGATGAATCTATAGGAGGTTATTATACATCTTATCTTTTAGGAGGACAATATAAAGATACAAGGCATTATATGGATGAGACGATTTTTGAGGGTATGAAAAATGATCCGGCCGTTTCCCCCGATGATTTAAAGAAAGCTGCATGGGAATTATATCAAAATCAAGTAAAACAGACAGCTAAATATACAATGATTTCTGAGTTACCTAGATTTGGGATCGGAATGCTTGGGAGAAGTGGCTGGGAAGCTGACAATTGGGCTTATCTATTAAGTTGTGAGCTCTATGGAAAAACAGATCTCCCTAGTCTTTTTGTTACTAAAGATTCGGATTGGATGTATTGTTTATCACCAGCTACTCAATTATTTCGTCTCCCAGGAAAAAATGAAGAACCTAGAATAATAACTTATGATGAGATGTATTATTCAATTCCAGAATCAATCAGAAATGCTGGAATCAGATTATATCAATATCTCAGCCTTAAAGATAGTCTAGGGTATGGACATAATGATCTAAGAAAAACTGTAAAACCTAGAATGAAGTCTGAAAAAGTAATTTTAGAGGTTTTATCAGGAAACTACGAGAACTTAACAGACCTAGAACTCTTTGAAAAACAATATAAAACTTTCGATATATTCAGTTACCCAGGGATTGATGAAGCTAGAGACATGATTAATAATTATCTTCCAGTATGTGGTTCCCTAGGAGATGTTTCTGAATTTAGAATGTTTTGTAGAACTCATAATATCCCAGGGATTTCAGATAGTTATTATTCAGAGTTCATTGGAAGATTAGATCAAAAATTATATTGTGAGTAAAAAAATGAAAGATATTGTAACCCTACGTGGAATAAAATATAGCTATGATGAAAGAACTGGCCGAATATTTAAGGAAGGTCAAGTTTTAACATCATCGCAAGCAGAACCGGTCTATAGTTACCTTGGAGATAGTTCAGGGGAGCCGGTTTTTGGAGGAATATTACTCAAAGATACAGGTTCAATCTTAACTCTTAATGGTAAAATTTCTCCAGTGACAGATCCTAATACAATAAGTTAAAAGAAGGAATTATGGCAGGATTATTAGGAGGAATTCTTGGAAAATTGACTGGAAAACAACTCTCAATCCAAGAAATTATGAACATTGATGAAGGAAGAAAAGATAGAGCTTCTGAATGTGTAGTGAGATTGACAAAAGTATATCATGTTCTCAAAGAAGAGTCGATCATGGATAAACTAAGATCTGTATTTTTTGGGAAGACTGTACTTAAGATTTATTACTTAGTTTTTAAATTTGAAGTAACGTCTAAAACAGGTAGTACTTATAACGTCATAATTCAAACTTCCCCTGACTATGATATACGTGGATGGAAGAATTCGAAATGTAAAGTTTATTGTGAGTGTAAAGATTTTCAATTTAGATCGGCGTATCTTTTGGGCAAGAATAATACGCTGTTTTTGTCGGATCGTATAAAAATAAAACTTGGTCCAGCATTAACTCAAGCGCCCAAAGATAAAACGCCGACAACTCTACTTTGTAAACACTCTATGGCAGCTTTACAGTATCTAGTGAATAATTACCAAAATATAATGAAAACTATATAAAATTAATGATAGAATTAAAACCTCATTATAGTTTGTTGTTTATAGATAATAGAGATACAGAAGTAATATTAGCAAAATATACTGGTTCATTTAAGTTACCATCTAATATTACATTTACTAGATTAAAAAATCACTTAGTTATTTCGATTGATATCAAGTGTCATAGTTCAGAATCTGATGAACTCAAAGCAACATTACTTGAAAATAGATTTAATATTCAAAGTTTTATTGGTTATAAGATTAATAATGACTATTGGGATATTATTTACCAATATGGTTATTATAAGAGTTATCAGTTTTATGTAAATAGTGAATTTGTTGTAGAATATATAATGACTAATTATTTTTGAAGAGATGAGTAAAATATTAGCAATTTCGGATATTCATATTTTTGATTATCCACAAAGAAATTCCTACGATAAACAACGTTTAACTCAAGCAAGAACAGTAGCACAAAATATTATAAAAGCTGCTACAATTGAAGGAGCTGAAAGAGTTGTGATCGCAGGAGATGTTATCGAAAAATCAGTTCTCCGACCCTATGTTCAAGCAGAAGTTAAATTATTCCTTGATACTTTAATGAGTTTCTTTAAAGAGGGATATATAATTTGGGGGAATCATGATCAAGATAATAAGTCAGTAGATTCTGAACTTATTGATTCATGTCTTGCTGTGATGTTACCCCCTAATCTATATTATGCTGATCAGAAAGAGTTAGTAATTGATAATTCTAGAATAGCATTTAGTAACTGGAGACCTGAATTTGATCTTTCATGGATTTCAGGACAAGTAGATGTTTTATTTACACATGCTACTATTAATTATGGTGGATCAGATAAAATACAATCCCAAGTTTTGGATGAGTCTAAATTTGGATTAGCTATTTGTGGTGATATTCATAGACCAGCTCAGATTGGAAAATATGTTAGTATAGGTATTCCACAGAAATGTAAAATGTCTGACTATGATAAATCAACCGGAGTTGTATATGATTGTGTATCTAAACAATTTAAATGGGTAGATCTAAATCCAGACGATAACCTTATGAAGTTTGTTTATACACCTATCAGAGAAGATGAAGGTTGGAATCAAGGAACTGGAACTTGGAGTGTGTATAAACCAGAAAACTTAAGTATTGCTGGAGGAGTAAGAGATATTAAAATTCCAGCATGGGAAGAAATTGGAAACTTGATTGATAATATTATAATAGAAAACAATCTTCAAGGAATTCATTCTGAAGTTCTTCGAAATCTTAAAGATGTAGATTCTGAAGAAGTTGATTTTGGATTTACTCTTCTTAGATTATATTGTAAAAATTGGAGAAGTATAGACGAAGCTGATATTTACTTTGAGGATGGTGATAAGATCTTGATAACTGGAAAAAATGGTTCTGGAAAAAGTTCTTTGCTTAGTGCTCTTAAATATGCTTTCTTAGAGTGTAGAAATATTAAGGATTATTTACAGTTCGGAGAAAAAGAGTGTATCTTAGCAGTAGAATTTATGTATCAAGGAAAGAAGTGTAAGATTCAGAGAGGTAATAAAAAATATGGATGCTGGATTGATGATGAACCTCTTAAGTATAATAATAAGAAAGAATTCGAAGAAGATATGTATCGTAGATTTCCATTTATTGGATATATGGATATTTTCTTATTTGATTCAGACCATCATAAATTAATTGGAAATATTACCCCTGAAAGAAAGTCAGAGATAATTAGTAAGTTCTATAAAATGGATAGAATTGATGCTTATAATAAAGAAGCTGGAATTCTTTTAGATCAAGTTACTAAATCCTCAAGTGTATGGAATGAAGCAATTAAAAAGTCAGAAGAAATCTTAAGATATATAGATACTAATCTTTCTAATATTCAACTTCCAGGACAAACAAAAACAGAACTCACTCAACTAAGATCGGAAGGCTTAGAATTACAAAGAAAAAATAAAGAATGGATGAGTTACTTAGCTGATTCTGGAAAACTTCAAGCACAAGTTTCTCTTTATGTTGAAACTTTGGAGAGATTAATTAAAGAACAATCTACTTACAGACATCTTCAAGAGATAGATTCAGAGATTGCATATCTTCAGGCCGAGGTAGATAATAAAAATCAAGAAATATCACAACTTCGAACAATAGAATCTGAATATTCTTTAAAGTTGGATAGATATAATCAGGTATGTGCAGAAGGAAAGAAAACAACCGCCGAATTAGAACGCCTCGAAAAAAGTAAAGTGTGTCCTAGTTGTGGTCAGGCTTTGAAAAATACAGAATCTCTAGACCGTCATAAACAAGAAATCCTAGGAAAACTTGAAGAACTTAGATCCGAGGCTATAAAAATCGGCGATGAACTTAGAGGAATGTCTGGGAAAAAACAACAGGCTGATTCATTAATTTCAATTGCCTCTGAAAAAGTTAAGACCTTGGGGAATCAAATATTTATGTTGATGTCTGAGAAACAAAAAATTACTAAGACAGCTAAAGATATAGAAAATACAGAAGTTCTCTTAGAAAATTATAAGACTCAATTAAATAACTTAGGAACACCAGAAAAAGTAGAACTTCCGGATAACTTTATGGAAATCATGAGTTCGATCGATTCTGGAATAAAAGCTTGGACGGATCATGAAAGATTAATCCAAGATAGGGCTGTAGAAGAAGCAAATATTTTAAAGGCACAATCTGAGTTAGGATTAATTCAGAATGCTTTAGTAGATCTTAAGGAGTATATTAAGCTTACAGGACCTACAGGAAAGATTTATGAAGAGATTATGACAAGACTCGCTGAACAGTTTACAGATAATCAAGTTAAATATTCAGTAGATACGTATAATTTCAGAAAGAAGGATCATCTTGACCTTACTAGTAGGTTTAATAATAATGGAAATTATGTCTCCTATGATGCATGTAGTTCAGGTCAACAAACAGTTTTAGATATCAACTTTCTTAGTAAGATAGTAACTAGAATGGGACTGCTTATTATGGATGAATTTTTGAAGCACTTAGATCCAGAAAATCATGATAACTGTATAGATATGATTAGTAGTATGAACATTGGATGTATTATGATCTCTAGTCATATGGAATCTATTACTTCATTTAATAATAAAACTTGTAGACTTGAATTAAATGACTCAGGAGTTACAAATATCACAATAAAATAATTTAAAATATGATGAGTGAAGAAAAATTAAAAGAATATTTTCTAAAAGAGGAAATATTTAATGGGTTTAGTGATTTTTCTGGATATAGAGTTTTAGGAACATTTCAGTTTTCTCCAAAATATGGTACTCTTATTTCTAGCGAAATAAAAGTTTTTAAAACTGAATCTATTGCTTGGGTAGAAGAATTTAGGATAGGTATTATTCATAGTGTAGAAGATTATTTGGTTATGGTTTCTCCCGAATGTCCTGAGGTATATTTTACGATGCCAGAAGAAATTATAGATAAAATTAAAGATATTTATAGTGCTGGGGACTGTATTAAGTTAGACAGTGAAGTATTACAAAAACTTATGGAAGAACTGAATGATGCAAATAGAAAGTGGACAACTAATCCAATTATGACAGATTCTGGAAGAATATGGTATGATAGTTCTTCAGCTAACCCATTCGTTCCATATTCTCATCAGACAACTACATCTACATGTTCTTCAGATTATGTTGTATCTTCTGCATCAGGAATATCAACTAATATAAATCCCAATAATACTAATACTTATGTTACAGGATATAACATATAATATGTTAGAGTTTGCAGATGTAAAGAATCCTACAGACTTTTTTAAAACAGGGGATCCGAAAGAAATGATACCTCTACGAACTCTTTATAATAATGCAAGACTTCTTTGGGGACTTGGAGCAGATCAGATTCTTTTAAGTATAGCACAAGGTCAAGCAATTTATAAGCTCGCCTTGTTGGTGAAAAATAAAAGAAGTATTTTTGGATGTTTAGTATATATTCCAGGTCAGAAAAGACTCGACTTATATACGTCTGAATCTCCAGAGATACCACTAATTCAATGGAAAAGACAAAAAGTAGTGAATAAAACTTACCCATTACTTCTTGATCTTGCTGGAATTGAAAAAATGTTCTCTAGATTAATTACTATTTTATGATATTTAAAGTAGTTCGATCTAAGTATTCACTAAAAGTGTCTAAACTAATAAAAGTCTATAAAGGAGTTTTTAGACTAGAGAATTCATTAGATGTAAATCTATTCGATTATAATAAATCTTGGGATAATCTAGTAGGAGATGATAAAATAATTACAACTGCTGAATTAATTCTTGCTAAATTTCCATTAAGTATTTGTAAAAAGCTTACTAAAAATCTTATCTTACTTAATAGAAATAACTTTAATGAATATTCAGGTTATGATGATTTTGTTGATAAAAAACAATATAAATATGAAGTGCATAATGCTTATGAATCTAATCCAAAAGCTTTACAATTAATAGATATTTCTTTAGAAGATTTATTATATAATGTAAAAGATCTAACCAGAAATAATTATATTGTTCAAAAATCATTATTAGAGTTGAATAAATAAAAATAAGAGAAAGACTAGGAAATTAATCCTGGCCTTTCTTTTTTTTCTTGTGAATAAAAAAAAATAAGTTCCGATCTTCACAGACCAGAACCTATATAATTCATGAGTTTAAAAATTTGTTGTGTTTCTATTTTACATTCACATATAAGGTTTTCAAGTGTTTTCTTTGTTTCACTTTTTCAGTAGTTTTTAGAATCCAACATAATACCTCTTTCTCTAGGGATTCTTGATTTGTAACCTGTTTGTGTTGAGTATATACAGATTTATCTTCTAAAGTAATAAATGCTAATTCTACTCCATAGAATTTTTCATATAAGATAATCTGTTCAATAGCTGCTCCAAGAAAATGAATTGTATATATCCCACTCGTTGAACCTTCTGTTATTCTAACTCCTGAATCTGAATTTTTGGTTAAGTAATCTAAAAACTCTTTAATGGATTCTTTTGTTATTTTTCCCATTTCTCATCTGGTTTTAAAACTTTTATTACTTTTCCGTAAATGTTCTTAGTCCAACCATTTATATGTCCGTGATTATTTCCTATCTGAGCACCTTTAACTGGATCTATTGCTTTAATTAAGTGTGTAAAGAATCTTCCATGAACTTTACAGTAAACTATATCTCCAACTTTTACTGAATCTAGTCCAGGAACAGGTTCTAAGACATGTTTTTGACCAGACATGATGAGAGGAGTCATTGAATTTCCTTTCTCAGAAGTTACAAACGTTTCTCCTGTTGCTAGACGTTCTTGTTTAGTTCTTGGCTTTTTTATTTCTTCTTTTCCAAGCGTTATGTTTTCTAGTGGCGTCTTTTTTGTTTTTTGCTTTGACTTCATAACCATCATTAAATTTAAAATTATTAAGTAAACCTTTTGTTGGATCATAAGATTTTTGTTTCTTAAGTTCCTCTAAGATTTTATTATTTATATGTTTAGTATAACTATCTACTGGATCCTCTATCTTGGAAATTACTACTTCTTTTCCTTCATATGTAATTTTATAGTCTTCATAACCTACTGGAGGTTTTTTAAAGTATTTCCACTTAGGAAGTCCAAAGTCTGTTGATTTTCCAGTGAGTATTAAAGTTTTAGATTCTTTATCAACTCTCCAAAAACCTCCTCCCCAACATCCTGTGGTGTAATTCTTTCCAAGTAATTCAAAGTGAAACTCTACATTACCTAGGATTAATTCTCCTTCTTTACTAATTATAAATTTTTGCATAATCATTTATTTTATTATCATATATAAGAATCTTAAGAACCATTAAATTCCTTATAGGTGTAAACAATAAAAAACTTAAAAGTTATGAAAGAAATAACGGTAAGTAAAGTACTAGAAAAACAAGATGAAGATAATGTGAGAATGATTAATAGTTTATTAGGACTTAAAGAGAGAATTATGACAATCGGAAAAAAGAAAGAATTAACAGCAGATCAAGCTAATATTATTAGCAGGTTTAATCTTCAGGGGTATTCTAGCTTAGAAGAAATTGCTAAGAAAAAGATTAAAGAAATTGAAGAACAAATAACAAGTAAGCTTCAATTTAGTCATAAAGAAAGATTATTAGCATTGATCGTTCCGGATGATCAAAGAGATCTTTATGACTTAATAAAAACTCACTATACAGAAAAAGGATTTAAAACTTTTTATCTTGACAAAGAAAGAGTTCCAGAATTTAAGAATAGTACATATTTATTTATTTCTTGGGACATTGAGATAAAAAAGTAATGTAAGATAAACCTTAGGGAAGAGAAATTCCTTAAGGTTATTTACTTTTTGCTCTCCCCATGCCTTAATTGCTTTATATATGAAACCAAAATTAATATAAAATTATGTTAGAAAATAAACCAACTATTTTGTATTCACTTGAAGAGATAACAATCATTCCAGAAGTAGTAACAAGAATAAATAGTAGATCTCAATGTATTCCATGGGTTCCTAAAATAGATGGCAGAGAAGATAGCAAATTCCTTCCAGTTATTGCAGCACCTATGGCATCAGTGGTTAGTCCAGAAAATTATAAAACTTTTCATGATAATCTAATTTCATGTATTATCCCCAGAAATGTACCTCTCTCTGAAAGACTCAAATTATGTTCTGAAGTATTTTGTGCTTTTTCTATGAAAGAGATTGAGGAAAATTTTATAGAACAGCATCAACAAAGTACAGGATCTGGATTATATGTCTTAATTGATATAGCTAATGGACATATGGAAAGTCAGATAGAACTTGGTCGAACTCTTAGAGAATTATATGGAACATTAATAAAAATCATGGGTGGAAATATAGCTAACCCTAAGACCTATAAATTATATGATAAAGCTGGATTTGATTATCTTAGAGTAGGTATAGGTGGTGGAGCCGGATGTATTACTTCTACTCAGACTGGTATTCATTATCCTATGGGTTCTCTGATTAATGATACTTTTCAGGTTAAGATAGAATGTTCAGGGCGTACAAAAATTATCGCCGATGGAGGAATTAGCACTTTTTCGGCCGTAATTAAATGCTTAGCACTTGGAGCAGATTATGTTATGATGGGAAGTACATTTGGAAAAGCATTAGAAGCGGCCGGTCCAGTGCTAAGAGAATATTACGGAGAATATTATGAATCCCTTCCAGAAAGTATAGATATAACCAGAGGAGAGAAATTTTATCGAGAGTATTATGGAATGTCAACCAAACGAGCACAAGCAGAGATCTTAGGAAAATCAATAGAAACTGTAGACAGAGAAAAATTAAAAACTTCAGAAGGAAAAAGCGTGGTCTTAGAAATTGAATATACATTAGCAGGGTGGGCAAAAAACATGGATTCCTATCTTAGATCAGCAATGTCATATACAAATTCCTATAACCTAGAAGACTTTAAATATTCTAGATGTCAGGTTGTATCCGAGATATCTAGTATTGGTATTAATAAAAAATAATTAAACTCTATGGCTAAAAAGAAAGCTGTTACTAAATCAAGTGTAGATGAAGAACTTGATCTAATTCGAAAAGAAAGAGATAGTATCTTGAATTTTAAAATTAATTTTAAATGCAAAACTAAGCATCAAAAAGAATTTCTTAAATCTATTTATGATCACGAAATTACAATAGTTAAGGGTCCTGCCGGTTCTGGAAAATCATACGTTTCTGTTTACGCTGCCCTTGATTTATTAAAAAATCCTGATAATGGTTATGAAAAAATAGTATTTATTTATCCTGTAGCTACTAATCCTGACGAAAATATTGGATAAGTTAGATTGTCCCCTAGGTGTATAAAACTTAGGAAAACTTCAAGAAATGCTGGAAATTAAAGTATAATCAGCAAAAACTATTAATTAGATTAACCTAAATAGTTTCTCAACGACTATGTGTGAAGAAGAGAAAATAAAAACGCTTTTAAGATATAGTCTAGTAGTCTATATAATTAATATAGGCCTATTCGATCTTCGCGGAGATTTGCAAGAAAAGCTCGCGCCGTATAAAGAAGCAGATTTTTATACGATGGAGAAGATATTTAATGCTTCAGGAAAAAATGGAAAAGAAATTGTTCAAAAGTTAGTAGATGCTGGTAAAATAGAAGTGAAAGGTAGTCAGTTTCTTAGGGGAAACAATATTGATTCTTCAATTGTTTTGATATCTGAGAGCCAGAACTTCAGTCGAGATACTTTTCTTAAGATATTAACTAGAATAGGAACTAATTCTAAATATATCTTTAATTCTGATGAAATGCAATTAGATTCGAGTTCTTTAAAATCAGGGAAAAATCAAAAAGGATTACAATATGCTGTGGAAAAATTATCTGATATGGATGAAATAGGTATTGTTGAATTTGGTCTAGAGGATGTTGTGAGAAATGATTTGATTCCCAGTATTTTAAAAAGATGGCTTCCGGAAGTTTATGGAGATTTGGATGAGGAAGAAATATCTAAGAGATCTAAGCAAGAAAGATTAGATGAATAAAAAAATAAGATATCTCAGAAACCCTCAAATTCTTATATATGTAGTAAAGATCAGATGAGAATATAGTACTGATCGGAGACTACTTATTAATATAATAATAAATAATTGAATTTTATTTGGATATAACTGGCTTATGTTATTAGTTACTTCTAATTATAATTATGAGTATAAATTAATTTATCACTGTAACAATTTCCAGAGTATCGGAATCGAGGAGATTATACTTCTCGAGGTAAACAGGTAAAGTTCACTAGGGAATATAAAATCAAATATACTTTAATAAATTTTTAATAAATACGTTAGTGCGCATATATGTATTTAAGATAGAATAGCAAAAAATTTATTAACTAAATAATACTTAGAGTTTGATTTTATATATCCCTAGTATTTTTTCTTCTACGAAACTACTACCTCTTCGCGGTGTAGAAGACAACTAGCACTAAAGTTGTGAAACTAAATGTAGCAATGAGAGATGAGCGTTCCTATATGTTATGCTTTCTCTCGGAGTAGGGTGCCACTATGATTTATTATCTATAGTGTCAGAAAAACCTTAAGACAATAACAAAAGAATTATGACAAAGAAAAATAAATTAAATGAAAAATTTGAATTAACATTTAGTATAAGAAGTATTGCTTATTACTTTTTATGTATCTACTTAATTTACGTGTTCAAAGTTACCTCCCCAGGTAATATGACACACCTAGGAATATATATGGCATTATGTTTTATTGGAGCACTTATATTAGGAATAGAAAAAATATTCTGGATTTATAAGTACGGTCAAGATGCGATGTTTAATCTAGGAAAATTATGGGGAATTAAAAATGAAGGTTTGCTTTGGGTAGTTAAATCATTGAATACAGGATTATTAATTTGTAAATATGTATTACCAATCATAGGAAGTTTAATTGGATTGGCATTGTTTATGAAATATGTACCTGAGATCAATAATGTAGAGATTTTATTAAGATTATTAGCAATTATTATAGTATTTCTATATTCTATATATAAATTGTTTAACTACTTAAAAAGGATTTGAACTATGAGACTCAAGAGTTTAACAGAAGTCCTTGGGTGGATAATAGGAATCCGTCCAAGTGAGCCCTTGAAATCTAGTGAGAAAACTGGTAAGGAAAATGAAAGAAAAGGAGAAGAAAAAAGATCCCAGTTATCTTTAGATTCAAGTAGAACAAAAATCGTGAATGGTGTTGAGCCTATTAAGGAAATTATTGTAGATATTCTGGATGATTGTTTAAAAGATCCAGATATTAAAAAGCCAGATGAATTTTTCCAATCTTTTACTTGGAGATTGATAATTAATGTAGTAAATTATAATTGGTTATCTAAAGCTCCAAAGAATAGAAGAGAATTGGAGATATTAATAAGAGAATATGGATACTGGGGCAGATATTATAAAAAGATGAACAGAAGCACAATATTCTATAATATTACCACTCCAAGAATTAGTAATAGAAAAGGAGTGAAAGTAATACCTGAATACTAATAAGCAACAATAGAAAGGGAAATATAATCCCTTTCTTTATTTTTCTCCTCTTTCAACCTCTAATCCTTATACATGTAGATTATATAAAACTTATAATATGAAGAAAAATTTAGAAAACCTGACAATTCCAAAAACAAAAGAGCTTCGTCAAGAAAAATTAGATGAAGCTGTAGCAATATTGAAATCAGAATTTGTAGGATTAGATGATATTATAGATAATATAAAAAAATCTATAATTCCTTGGTATATAACTCCAGAAATAATAGAGAGACCAGTTGTTATTTCATTATGGGGATTAACTGGAACTGGAAAAACAAGCGTAGTTCGGAGATTAGTTCAACTTCTTGGTCTTACTGGGAAAACAGCTTTCTTTGATTGTGGTCTTGAAGCAAATGAATCATCTTCAGGAAGTATTGCAGATAAAATAGAAGAAGTATTTGATATTGAAGACGATTTTGATTCTCTTAATTCATCAGGGGAAAATAAACTTGGAGATGCAGTTTTTGTATTTGATGAGTTTCAATATGCAAGAACCATAGATGAAAATGGTTGTGAACTTCTTAAATCTCCTCTTCGACCAATTTGGAATATTATAGATAATGGAAAAGTTAGTGTTTCAGAGTATAGATATGATATAACACATTTCGGAAATTTTGTAGAAGATTTTAAACAATTTTCTAAAGAACATCCAGAAATAAAATTAGATTCTGGAAAAGTAACCTCTAGAGAAGAAGTTAAGACAGTTTTAGAAAATCTTGGATTATTCTATTATGGAAGAAATGTAACAGAGCTTCTAAATGGTGATGATTCTGCTAAAGTAAAAGTATCAAAACCCTTCATAAAGACTAGTGATGATGAAGATGAGGAAGAAGATATATTTAGACCTCTTAGACTTTTGGAAGATAGAGATATGAGAACAATTGTAAAAAAACTCAATGCTTATGAACCTAGATACGGGTATGAAATAATCACTAATTTAAATAACTCTAAAAATATATCTGAATTTAGTCATATTCTTGAAAAAGTTTCTATAATTATATCTAAACCGAAAGAATTAGATTGTTCAAGATCATTAGTATTTATTCTTGGAAATTTAGATGAGGCTTTTAAAGTAGAATCTGATTTAGATCCAGATATGGATGCTAATACTTTCTATGATAAAACAAGTAAAGTATCAATTTCAGATATTAAGGAAGCTCTCAAACAAAGATTTAGAGCAGAACAGATAGCTAGACTTGGAAATAATTTAATAAAATATCCGACACTAAAGAAAGAACATTTTATTAAGATTATTAAAAAAGAATTATCTAGAATAGCAGATAAATTTTTAGAAACTGAAGGAATAAAAATTAATTATGCTGAAAATATAATTGATCTTATGTATTCAGAGGGAGTATTTCCAGTACAAGGTGTAAGACCGGTTTATACTACTATTGGAACTCTATTAACTCCTCTTCTAAGTGATATTTTAATTAATCGTATCGCTGAAGATAAAGAAGTGATGATAACTCTTACTAAGGAAACAGATCTTACAGAAAAGAAATTAAAAATAGATAAAACGTCACTAAGTATTATTTTTGGCGAATCAAGAAAAACAGTAAATATAGAAATTCCATTACAACTTGGAGAATTAAGGAATCCAGAGAGAAGATTAACAAGATTTATAAATTCTGTACATGAAGCTGGACATGCAATAGTAGCCTTACATGAGACTGGTGTTTATCCAGTTAATATAGTTTCTGTCGCTACCGGAGATGGAGGATTTTGTAATACTTATGATCCAAAAAAAGAAGGAGAAATTGATAGTCGAGGAGATGTTGATTCAGAGGTTAGGATATGTCTCGCTGGTTATGAAGCTGAGAATCTAGTTTATGGAAAATATCCAGAAAAGTGTTTAATGGGTTCTGGAAGTGATATTGAAAACGCATGGGATTTTTTCTCTGAGATGGCTTACAGATGTGGGTATTTTGAACCTTACTCATATACAAATCATCTAGCAGAAGAAAATTCGAGTGGTATACCTTCTGGATTTTTAGATAATGAAAGTTTATTTGTCAAACATCCTTACAAAGCTAGCAGTGGATACCTAAGAGATATGGTAGCTCTTAGATTTTCAGAGCTTAGACAAGATGTAGTAAATATTCTTAAAGAGGAGAGAAAATTACTAAAAGTAGTTGCATTATATCTTGGAGAAAATGGATCTATGAATTCTGATGAGTTTAGAGATTTTGTTATTAAGTACGGAAATAAACTAACTGATAAGTATGTATCATCTAAACTCGAAGAAGATAAGAATTGGTATGAAAAAATATTAAGTAAGTTTTAAAAAAATTAAAGGAGCTTTTACGCTCCTTTTTTATTATTCTTTTTAGAAGAAAAATAAACCTACCCATTCATCACGAACAGGTAGGGTTTTCATAAAAATTAACACCATTTATAAAAAACTATATTTTTCTTCAATTATAAGACTTTTGGGGTGTATAGGATGATTCTAAAACTCCAATAATTTCATATTCTATTAAAGTCTCTGAACCATCAAAAATCGGAGGAAAACCAGAGGATTCCGCTGTACAATAAGCTATTCTCTTTTCTTTTCTTCGATTTTGTAGGATAATGTATTTCTTTTTTATTGACTGTCCGATATATTTCCTGAAGATTAGAATATCATCTTTCTTCCATTTACCTTCTTTATTATCATCTATCGGTTTTACTAAAATAATATTTCTATCCCAATTTCTCTCTGTTTTCCTAGTACTTGGATCAGAAAGATATGTTTTTCTATTTTTATTTTTCTCTCTGGAGTATACTGAGAAGTTCCTATTATAAAACCTTTTGTATCATAAGTATTGGATATTATTATATAGTATAATATTATTAATACTATAATTCCAATATAAAACGTAGCAGCTATCATAAATCAAGTTCTTTTAAGATTGGTTCAACGAATTCTTTATACTGTGGATAATATTTCTCGAGAGTTTGTCTAGCATTGAGTGGTTTGTCAGGTTTCGTTATCCTTGCACATTCCCAATCAATTACAGCTTCTACCCAATCTACTTCAACTGGACATTTTCCAAATAAAATATCATCTTCATAGTAAGTTGGATGATGAGGTTGAACTTGTCGATGAAAGTTATTTATTATCTTTTCGCCTAAAAAAGGAAGAAATATATACATAAATAACTTATCCCAATCATGAAACCAGTGTGAATGATATCCAAGAAGTTTTTTCTCTGTTTTCATAAATGCAATCCAATGTTTCCAAGTATAGGGGATGTGGTTATAACAATCTCTAACGTTTTTAATTATCTGTTTCATATAATTCATGTTTTTTATAATAAGCCCGTTTAAGTTCTCCAACTACATATATATTAGGAGAGACACATTTATTTTCCGGCCGAGTACAAGATTCATCATAAATCTCAGGGTACATATCAAGAATAAATCTAACTACTCCCTGAGATCTTGATCTTCCAGCCTTACAATGAACATATATGTCTTTTCCTAGATTCGACTCTATAAAATCTACTACTTCGGCTGCCTGTTCTTGAGTTATTCCTAAAAATTTATGACCTTTCCATTCTATTTCTTGAGAAGGTATATCATCAAACTCTAGATTTAATACAACCGAGGAATTATCTTTCTTAAACCAATGTAATTCATCCTCTTCTAAATAATATTTTTGACATTCAGGAGTCCCAATGATAGATATAAAACAACTATTACTCGGAAGATTATCATCATTCCACCCACAAGAACTGCACATCATATCAAATTCTGTATGACTGTAACAATATAGTTTTGGTTTTTTCATTTTTTAATAGGAAGATAAATAATAAGATCTGATCTAACTAAGGACTTTCCAGAGGTTATTGCTTCTTGAGAAAGAACTTTTTGAAGGGATTCTGAATAATATCCAGATATTGTCTTATAAAATATATAAGTCTTAGGAATTTCTTCCGAATTTTTTAAATTCTCACCTAAATTAATCCAATCTTCTTCTGTAGCTTCTGGATATACTGTTTTATTCAATGGAACTGTTCTAAATCCATAATAATTCCAATATTCATTAAAGATTTTTCCCAAGTCTAAAATTTTTTCAGAAACTTTTATATTACCACCAGAAAAATCAAACTTATAAGATAAATATTTGTCTGAAATATTCTTTGTCCTGATATAACTACTATAGGTATATCCTGAATTATCATTGTAGTATTGAATATATGATTTATAGAAATTAATAGTTTTTCCAAGATCATCTATATAAACATGACATTTCTTCTCAGCAGCTTCATGATCATTCTTTAATCGACTCTCTAAGGCTGAATCTTGACGATAAAATTCTTCAATAAATCCTATAGGGCTATTCCAGAATTTCCAAGAATAAGCTGTCATTTCAAAACGATCCATGATTTCTTTAATCTCTCCATCTGATAATACCCTAGGACAAACTTCGAATTCTACACTTTTAATACTTTCAGTGAATACAAAATCCTCTTTTTCTATACTCCCTGGATCATAAAATAAAAGTTTAGTTTCATATTTCTTCCCTAGTTCTTTTCCAAACTTAGCTTCTCCAATAAATATTGCTTTCCTTTCTTCATAGTTTTTAGAAATTCCTGAATATTTCCAAGGTAGTTTTTTAAGTTTGTATAAAGATCCAGGTTTAAGTTCGGCGGGTTTAAGATCTTTTGTTATTACTTCTCGTTTCTTCATTATCTCAGAAGAAATTCTATATTCCTCTGTATTAATCGGAAGGAGAACTAATTCTGTCCCTATCCAAGAATAAACACATTTTCCGATTATTTTCTTTCCAGCCAAGCTATCACAATAATCTAATATCCATAAGAAATTATCAATTCCTATTTCAATCTCAAACCCCCTTGGATCCCAAATTCTACAATAAGCTTGTCTATAATTCCAACCTACTTTTCCACCACCAACAGAACGATTCACTATAAAACCTTCCATCGGAACATTCTCAAATTCATCATCTTTGATTTTATGATCTCTCCAAGAATTCCAAGATTTTTCTTTTTTCAAAATCCCTGTCGAAGAGTCTGTGTAAGTAATGAATCCAAGTTTTTTAGTATAACAGTCAGATCTCTCTTGATATCCGACGTTAATTTTCTTTGGAATAATAAAATTTTCGCTATTTACCATAATATATGAAATTAAATTTTCATTGCAAATATAAGGGATTGACAGCCTTATTTGTGTAAAACTAAAATTTAAATAGAAAATTATGAAAAAGAAAATTAGAGAAATCGTAAGAGAAGAAATAAAAGCAACAATATTATTTTATTTAATTCCAGTTGATTTAGTTGCTTTCTTTTCATTAAATAGTGAAATAAAAAATATAAAGATTACTCTTGCTATCTTAATAGTATTTTCTTTAGCGGTATTGACTTATTATGTTCTTTGGAGAGTTATAGAATATCTCGAAGAGAAGGAAAAAGAGAACCCTGAAAGCCTTATAAATGATAATAAATAATAAATGAATGAAAAAGAAAACAAAAGATAGATTGATTTTTGGATTAAAAATCATAACAGTATTATCTCTTGGTGTTGCAGCAGGATATGCAATATACCGAAGAAGAGATAAAGCTTATAATTCACTCCCAGACAGTAAATTTGTTGGGAATATGATGAAAGGCAAGAGAACTGAACTAAATGTACCAGTTCCAGGTGTCTATGAATTCAAAAATGAAAATCATAATAAAGGTTACTATAATGTATTTAAGAATGGACCTTGGAATGTAGTAGCGCCAGGGTATCAGAAAAAAGACCTTGTGACTCCCGCGCCGAATCAACCTAAGAAAGTAAGAGTTAGTTCGGGAGGAGGTAGCACATATTTTCACGTAACACAAAAGCTATCCAGATCGGGAGCTAAATTGTACGGCGCGAAATCTATAAGAGGTTATTATATTCTTAAATATGAAAGTTAATATATACTATACATTAAGAGATTGGAGAAAATCCAGTCTCTTTTTTATCTTTCCTCCAAATCGATGAAAAGTGATCTCTCGACCCGTGACTTCCTTATTTATGCAAAGGGGATTCGTGTTGTGTGGGTTCCCAATTTATTTCTAAAACAAATAGTAAATATGGAAAAAATAGTAGAATATGAAGGTACTAAGAATCATTATATAGTACTTCAAGAAAATGCGATAATGAAAAATCCAGAAACAAGAGAATGGGAAAACTGTATTATCTATCAAGAGTATAAACACTGTACTCCTGAAGGTTATGTAGAAGTTCCTGAGAGTGAAAGAAAAATATTTGTAAGAGAAAAGAAAGATTTTTTAAGAAAATTTACGTTATGTTTAGATTTATAACTATGTATTATGGATGTTCTGGTACATTTAAAGCAACAACCATAGAATCAATATTAACAAGATGCCCTGGACTGTATAATGTTATGTGGTCTGATATTAAACCTTGGAAACGTTGGGAAAATATCTTAGGAACACAGCAAGATGATCGAAATTATGCTATTCTTCATCTTTGTAACTTGAGGAATGCTATAAAAAATAACTGGCCTCCTGGAGTGAATAACCTCTTAGTAGAAAGGGGAGTATCCGATATGCTTTATTATTACTACAAGAATAATAGAGAAATCGGTGAAAATTCGAAATGGATTAAGGATGTAGTTCATGAAGAAGATATCTTATGTGAGCAAAATTCGTACTATACACCAAGGAGAATATTATTAGTTCAGAAAGATTTTGATTTTGTTAGAGATGTTATTCTTAGAGAACCTACCCGAGCAAAAGAATTTCCAGGAGGGGTTCAAGAATATATGGAACATCAAGATGCATATGTTGAATTTACACAAAAGTATAATAAAATTGATGAAGTTATTAATATTAAAGATGCAGAAAAATATGTAAATGACTTGGGATTTGAATTTGATCCTAGTAAGAAATAACAAATAAAGAAAAATAAAAACATATGAGTGAAGATGTAAATACAGTATCAGATTTACTAGTTGCTAAAAGGAATGGTAAATCTGAAAAATTTAATTCTGAAAAAATAGAAAAAGCAATTCTTAATGCAATGAAATCTAGTGGTATTAAAAGTCCAAAAGTAGCTTTTAATATCTCTAAAGAAATTGAAGAAGAATTAAAAGAAAAAGGTTCATGTACTATTGATGAGATTGAAAATTTAGTATATGACAAGTTAATAAAGAAAGGACATAAGTTAACTGCAAAAGCTTATGAAGGATATCGAAGTGTTAGAGAATTTCAACGACAATCTAATACTATCGATGAACAAATAAATGAATTATTAGCAGGAGATAGTGAATATTGGAAGTCTGAAAATTCTAATAAAGATTCTATGCTCTTAACAGTTCAGAGAGACTATATGGCTGGAATTGTTAGTATAGATATGGCTAGACGAAAAATATTCCCTCCTGAAATTATCCAAGCTCATGATGAAGGCCTGATTCACATACACGATCTTGACTATATAGGCCAACTTGCGATGAATAATTGCTGTTTGATTAATCTTGAGGACATGCTTCAAAATGGAACATGTATAAATAAGACAAAAATATTTAAACCTCATAAATTAATTACAGCTACTACAATTGCAACGCAGATAATTACTGCAGTATCAAGCAGTCAATACGGTTTATAAAATATATCTGCCGTATTAAAACAACCCTAACCACAAAAGTGGGTGTCTTGCTTATCAAGGCTAACGAGGAAGGAATGGAAAAGTCTGATCTCGTGATTAATAAATAAAAAAGTTTGGAAATGACTGAAAGAGAAAAAATTGAATTATTAAAAAATACAATTATTAAATTGTATTGTAACGAAGGAAGATCTAAGAGTTATATATCTAGATTACTAGAAGTAGATAGGAAAACTTTAATAAAAGCTATCAACGAAGACTGGAAATTAGAAAAAGGTAATGTATCTTACTTAACACCATCTAATCAAAAATTTGCTAATAAAAATAAAAATCTAATTATTAGTAAACTTGATAATGATATTTCAATTTCAGAAATAGCTAATGAATTAAAAGTAACCTCAGAATATTTGAGTAATATAATAAAGAAAGTTCCTGAATTAAATGAGCACAAAATTGATTATATTAATAGACAGAAAATAAATGCTCAAGAAAGAAAAAATCAGTTAGTAGAAAAATCCTCATTAAATTATGATTGGGAAGAATTACCTGATGAAGAATGGAAAGAGATTTTGGGATACTCCAGTTATTATATTTCAAATATGGGACGTGTTAAAAGATATATAAAAACATATGATAAGTATGTACTATTATCTTTAAATATAAATTCGAAAACTGGCAGAGTTTATATTAAAATTAAGGAAAAAGGACTTCAAGTGTCTAGGTTAGTTGGTTTTGCTTTTCTGGATGGCCATAGTGAGGAAAAAAATACTATAGAGCATATTGATAATGATGTAACTAATAATAAAGCATCAAATCTTATGTGGGTGTCTATGGGAGATAATAATAAATTAGCTTATAAAAAAGGGAAAGCAAAATCCAAAGCATTTACTAAAAGAGGTAAATGGAGAAAAATAATTCTAGATGATAAGTATGAATTTAAAACAATAGTTGCCTTAGCGAAATTTTTGGGTAAATCTGAAACTCAAATAAGTAGATACATAAATGGAGAAACTAATTGTTCAGATCATACATTTAAATTTATTTATTAATTGTAACGACTAGTCATTTTGACGTAAATAATTTGGTGAAATTCCTAATTATTGAAACGGGTTGATTGAGAACATAAACTCAATAAGAAATAGTCTAGTTATATGAAAAATACAAATTTCATATATTTGGGATGTACAATAACATTAACACATCTAGCACCTTTTGTAAGAGATAGTTATAATGGTTATCTGAAAAAATATAAAGATGCTGGATTAGATGAAGAACTTAGCGAGAAATTAGCAACTATTGATTTGAAAAAAGAAGTTAAAGACTCAGTTCAAACTTTTAATTATCAAATTAATAGTATGACAAACACAAATGGTCGAATTTTACTGGCCCGGGAAAGTAGTAATATTTTTCAATGTAGAGAGTGAACTAAGAAATCTTAGGTGTAAAATTTACGTAAATAATACGGAACTATAGGAAATGATAGTTTAAAATTTTGCTAACAGGGAAAGATTAAAATCTAATCCTGTGCCAAGCTAGAAAATGAATAAGTTTCTAGAAGGTCAAACGACTATCCGAAAGGAGTAGGTTTAAGGCGAAATTCCTTATTCCGAAGCGCTCTCCAACCATTTAATAGTGGTTGATGATATAGTCTAATTCGGGGGAAATGCAGTCCCCATTTTTAACAGTATTTATGTACCTAGGCGAAACTTCAGAATATAAAGAAGAATTAGCCATGTTAATTCAAGAATTCCTAGAACAACGTATCCAAGGAATGCCTAATGAAGATGGAGTATTTGTAACTCCTGCATTTCCTAAATTGATATATGCTCTTGAGGAAGATAATATACATGAAGATAGTAAATATTGGTATTTAACAAAATTAGCAGCTAAGTGTTCAGCTAAACGATTAGTTCCTGATTATATTTCTGAAAAGAAAATGAAGGAACTTAAAGAAGGAAACTGTTTCCCGAGCATAGAGTATCCTGTGCCTTGTAACAGTGATGTTACTCGAAAAACCTACTTAAACGGAGAAGGCATTAATTGCTAACTTACCGTGCTAAATTATTAAATATAAAATATTTTTATGTGGAAAGATATACCTAATTGGGAAAATTATTATGAAATAAATGAACTTGGAGAAGTTAGAAATAAAATAACAAAGAAACTAATCATTGGAGATACTAATAATGCAGGTTATCCAAGAATTTATCTATATAATAAAAATAATTCTATAAAGAAGGAAAGATTCTTTAGACATAGATTAGTAGCTTTATTATTCATACCTAATCCAAATAATTATCTTGAAGTTAATCATATCGATGGAAATAAATTAAATAGTAATGTAAATAACTTAGAGTGGTGTACTAGAAAACAAAACGAACGTCATTCTTATAAAGTTGGTGGATCTAAACATAAAAATTATAAACCTTTTAAGATAATTTATGATAATGGACTTGAAGAAATTTATAATTTTAAAGAAGACTTATCAAAATTACTAGGAATTTCTAGAGTAACTGTTAAGTACTGGTTACAAAAGAAAAATAAAGGTTTTCGTAAGTATAAAATAAAAGATATTTATTATATTTAATATAAAAGCCTAACGACTAGAGAAAATAAATATTAGAGAAATACTAATATGGAAATGAGTATCGTAAGAATTTATTATTAATAATAAATTCTGAAATGGTAGGGTTCTTATTTGTGGTAATAGCAATAAGAATATGATATAGTCTAAAAGTTAATAATTATTAACTTTGGGGATGTCGCAGTTTCTTATCACCTTGGAAAGATGAAAATGGAAATTATAAATTCTATGGTCGTCTAAATCAAGGTGTTGTAACAGTATCACTTCCTGATGCAGGATTATCTGCAGAAGGAGATATTGATAAGTTCTGGGAAATTCTAGATGAACGTTTGGAATTATGTCATAAAGCATTACAAATTAGACATAAACGTTTACTTGGAATTAAATCAGATGTAGCTCCTATATTATGGCAACATGGAGCTTTTGCAAGATTAAAACCAGGAGAAGTGATTGATCCATTATTATTTGGTGGGTATAGTACAATTTCTCTAGGTTATGCTGGTTTATATGAGTGCGTTATGGCATTAACTGGGGAATCTCATACAAAACATATCGATCTTGCAAAACAAATTATGCAAAGATTAAATGATGCTTGTAATAAGTGGAAATCTGAGGAGAATGGTCTTGGATATAGTGTATACGGATCTCCAATTGAAAGTACAACTTATAAATTTGCAAAGTGTCTTAAGAATAGATTCGGAGTTATACCGAACATAACTGATGAATCTTATATTACTAACAGTTATCATATTAATGTAAAAGAAGAAATTAATCCTCTTGATAAGTTAAAATTTGAGGCAGAACTTCAACCATATAGTTCTGGTGGTATGATATCTTACATAGAGTCTGCAGATATCAGTACTAACATCGAAGCAGTTTTAGAAGTTATAAAGTTCATCTATGATAATATTTCTTATGCAGAGTTAAATACAAAATCAGATTATTGTTCTAACTGTGGATATGATGGTGAGATAGAAATTATAGATGAGGATAATAAATTATCTTGGAGGTGTCCTCAATGTGGCTGTGAAGATCAACACAAACTTCATGTATCTAGACGTACGTGTGGGTTAAATTTAGCTCACGTTAAATTATTAAAATTGCCGGAAAGATATTAATATAAATCGGCATCAAGTAAAAATAAACTTGTTCAACGACTAAGTATAATAATTAATAAAAATTTTATTAAAAGATATAGTCTTAAACTATATAAATAATATAGTAATTATTGATATTGGTTCCAATTTTTGGAATCAAGGGCGTACAGCCGAGATACGAGATAGATACACTCATCTAGATGATCATGAATTATAAAATCCCTGAAAACTATGAGATACGCAACTATTAGAAAAATAGATATATCTAATGGACCTTACATTGGAGTTTCATTATTTTTACAAGGATGTTTATTCCATTGTAAGAATTGTTTCAATCAAGTAGCTTGGCCTTTGGATGGAGGAAAAGAATTTACTGAGAAAGAAAAAAAAGAATTTTTTGAATTAATAGAAGGAGTAAAGAGAGTTTCTATTTTAGGTGGAGAACCTTTACTTCAAGCTACAGAACTTAGTGAATTATTAAAAGAAATAAAGGAAACTTGGCCAGAAAAAGAGATTTGGTTATGGACTGGATTTTATATTTCTGAATTAACTGAAGAACAAATGAAAGTTATTAATTTGTGTGATTATATAGTTGATGGAAGATATATAGATGAATTAAAAGATAGAAAACTTAGATTTAGAGGATCTTCTAATCAAACTATATGGCATAATATTAATGGTGAATTAGTAAAAAGTAAGTATAATGATGAAAGACTTGATTAAATAATAAAAAGACCTTAGGGAAAAAATCCTTAGGGTCTTTATTTTACTCTCTGACAGACCTTCTTTCCTTATTATTGAATATAAAATAATTAATCAAGATGAGTAAAATAATAATTGTTCCAGACGTTCATGGTAGGACGTTTTGGAGGCTAGCGAAAGAAAAGATTAATGAAGTAGATCAAGTTGTATTTCTAGGAGATTATCTAGACCCATATCCAGTCGAGGGTATTTCACCAAAGAAGGCAATAGAAGAATTAAAGAAGATAATAGACTTCAAAAAAGAATTCCTAGAGAAGGTTATTTTGTTAATAGGGAATCATGATTATCACTATATGAATCTATTAAAAGAAATACTTCCTTGTAGTAGATATGACTTTAGGAATGCACAAAAAATCGAACAGATATTTAATGATAATCAAGAATTATTTCAAGTATTATACAAAGAAGGAAAGTATCTATTTTCTCATGCAGGTGTTGTAGAAGAATGGATGAAAATTACTTGTGGTTGTGAAGATCTAGATACACTTCTTAAGGAGCAACATTTGATGTATAATCACTTATGGTATATGTCAAGACTTAGAGGTGGTTACGGGTTTTATGGATCATGTATATGGTCTGATGTAAGAGAATTTGAGAATACATTTCTTGGAGTATTTCAGATTTTTGGTCATACTCAATTAGCCAAGGAATTTTTTGGACCATCTCCAGGAATAGAAGAGACATTTGCATGTTTAGATTGTAGAGAATGTTTTATATTAGATACTGAAGAACAAACAATAGAAAAGTTATGAAAATTGGAATTGATTTTGACGGAACCTGTGTTACTCATGAATATCCTAAAATCGGAAAGGATATTGGTGCAGTACCTGTTCTTAAAGAGCTAGTAGAAAAAGGTCATAAGTTAATCCTTAATACTATGAGATCAGGGAAAGAACTTGAAGATGCAGTTGAATGGTTTAAAGAGAATGATATCCCTTTGTATGGAGTTAATCAAGATCCTGGACAAAGAAGATGGACTAGTTCTCCAAAAGTACATGCAGATCTTTATATAGATGATGCTGCTCTTGGATGTCCTCTTATATATAATCCAGATTTTAGTGATAGACCTTATGTAGATTGGGAAAAAGTTAGACAAGTATTTTATGATTAAGAAACCAACAAAAGAAGAGATGTACGTAGTTAATCAGCCACGTCATCTTATGATATCAATTATATTAATGGATTATGATTACTACCCTCTTCCAGATAATATACATACTGGATTATGTAAACTTTCTGAGATTAGTGATATAGTATTCATATTCTCTGATTCCCATTTCGACAATTCTAAGATTAGTAAAGAAAAGATAACAACTCTTTATCAGGCTTGTGCTTTTATAGATAGTTCTGGAAATTTACCGAGAACTATATTTAAGGCTCTACAATATGATAAAGAAATATTTGGGAAGCACATCGGAATAACAATATCTAGATGTCAGGATTTACAAGAATCTACACCTAAACTTTTTGAAAATCTAGAAAAAATAAATCAGTCTAGAATTATTAAGCCAGTGTTTAAGATTCGTAGGTTATCATCAACAGAACTATATAACTTCTACTATACACCGTCTGAAGAAAAAAGAAAGAAGAAATGGAAATGTATTTTTGATGAATGTTTATATTTTTATCATAGACATATTCTGAAGTCTGTTATTTTTCCATGGACTAGAGTAGATGTTCCTGATCCTGCCGATTATATAGATTGTAGATATTGTACTTGGGGATCTAACTCTTCAGTACTTTATTTCAGAAACACAACAATCGGAATATTCTTGGAAAAAGTAGATAAAGAATTTATTGATACTTTTACTGATCCGGATCCTAGATATCTTTTTGCTGGATTAGTTAAGAAAAATGGAATAGATTGTTTAGATTATAATATAGAGGATTTAGATATTGGAAAATTATGACTAAAAGATATAAACAATCAGGAAGAAATTCAGCTTATCCAGAATATATAGAAGTTTGGGAATATGGAGTTGGATCTGTGCCTGATTGGATTTCAGATAAGAGTAAAGTTACATTTATAGATGGTCTTGGTAATGTAACATTAGAAACTCATGATACTAGTACAGGTGGAGTAGAGATTATAGATTCCACAGGTACATCTCCTCTTATCAGATTAGGTTCAAAAAAAGACTTAATATGTAGAGAGGTAGAGAACGAAACTAAAGTATTTGTATTAACTAGATTACAATTAGAATTATTATATAAACTAGAGTTATGAAAGAGTTAAAAGACAGTGAAAGAAACCTGATTAATGAAGGACTTGTAGTAGTAGTAGATTATTCTGCTGAATGGTGTGGTGGTTGTCAAGTAATTAAACCAATCGTTGAAAAATTAGCAACCGAATATGAAGGGAAAGTTAATATTTACGGATGTGATGTTGATGAATGTGCAGAACTTACATTAGAATTTGGTATAAGAAACATTCCAACACTACTATTCTTTAAAGATGGAGTACTTCAGAATCGATTAGTAGGTTCACATCCAGAGAAAACAATTAGAGAAAATCTAGATTTACTAATATCAGAATCAGGAAATGAATAAATTTGTACTTAACACATTAATTTTAGGAGATGATGACCTACATTGTAAGACAGGTGAAGTAACTTTGTCTATGATGAACCTGAGTCATACAAATTTTACTGGACCAGATCTTGATAAATTCGATTTAATTGTTTATCATGGAGAGAAAGGTTGTAAAATTTTAAAGTCCAGAGCATTTAGAACTGGAAAAGTAGGATAAAAATAAAGAGAGGATACCATTCAAATAGGTTCCTCTCAATTTTTTTTTACATCTCTCCGTCGTATTTTTTATCGTCTTGAAGAGTTGATCTTTTTCTTACTAATAGAGCAATTTCTACAATTAATTCTTTTAAAGACATTCCACCTTCATATGGGAAAGCCTCATCACACCATTGTTTACTAGAATAATCCTCTTCTTCTGGTGTAACTTCATAATCTCTACAAAGTTCTGCTACTCTTTGTTGAACATACTCTTTAGTTAAGATTCTAGATTCTGGAATAAAATATGCACTACTTCCAGTCTGATCTTCATGTCCCAAAGCTAAAATTGCTTCATCTCTAAACCAATCACATTCCATAAATTCTTGTGATTCTGGCCATCTTACTAATACATAGTTTTCATTCATATTCTTTAATTTTTATTACATCTATAAGAGTTTTACCTTCAAAGCCTTATTATTGAGAAAAACAAGAAATTATGAAAAGAATAGACTGTTCATTTATGGGAATTAGTGGAGAATGTTTTATCCACATCACCCTAGAATTTGAAAACATCCCAAGAAAAGGGGATAAGGTAGTACTCAGCAGAAACATTGCAGAGTATGTAAGAGAAAATATGACAAATGATGTGGAAAATGCAGAAGAATATGCAGATATTATATCCATGTCATTAGACAAAAACTCAGGGACTATGTACTTTTATGCAGTAGAAGTAATTCATTATCCAAGAATTGATAGAGATGTAGATGATGAAGCGATTACTAGAGTCATACTTAGTAGTAATAGTCTAGATTAAAAAAAATAAAGAGAGGCCTTAATAGGTTTCTCTCTTTTTATTTTCTTCTTAGAGTTCAAGTATTCTTTTAAGTCGTTGTAAACTTCCAGGAATATCATTTCTATCTAAGTGTGATTCATTATTTTTTACTTTTAATTCATCCCTTTGTTGTATGAATTTATTATAAGCTATTTCAAAAATTTCTAGATCATAATCATGTAGTTGTCCATAAGTTTTTATATTTTCTGGAAGGTATTTATCTTGCCCACCTTTAAAGTTTCTTATTGCATAAGTTGCTTTAAAGAGATCTATATAAGCATTTTTAAGAACATCTACTTCTTCTGGTGTAAACTTATCTATAACATTCATTAACTTATAAGTATCATCACCACACATAGGCAAACTCTCTAAATAATCATCTTCTATATTTACCCACCTGTTTATACTTACAACAAATCCAATAGGTGTTCCAGAATCTAATGTTAATATCTTATTAGGATAGTAACCTTGAGGAGAGTCACATAATCCTAGAACTTGAAAATTTACATCAATAGATCTCATAGTTTTTGCAATTTTCTTAGATTTATCAAATAACTGTAAGAACTCGTCGGAAAATACATACTTTCTATAAAGTTCAACTACTAATTCTTTAATTAGTTTTTCTAATCTTGCTAATTTTTTCTTAAGACCTGAGTTATCTAAAAGTTCTTTATAAGTTGATAATAAGATATCTCTCGAAATTAATTTACTTTTGTCTTTATCTAGAATCATGATTTTAATATATTATAAAGTTCTATAAAATTAGTTTTCAAAGCAGTTAGAGTTAAGTTTTTATTTTCCAAAGTTTCTTCTAACTCGAATAACTTATTACATGCTCTTTTAGAAACTACTACATATTCTCTAAGTTTTTCCAAAGCTTCTTTATATAATTCAGGACTTTGATGTTTAAAACTACTCCACTCATTACCTTTAAATAGACTAGGAGCAGAAATCAAATTCCCATCTATTCGTTTTTCAATTCTTATTCCTTTAGAAAAATAATAAAGATTATCCCCCCAATTTAAACAGTTTATATTTTCTTCAGGAAATTCTTTTTTTAATACTCCATCTCCTGTAAAATCAAATACTTGAACACTATTTAAATAATCCTGATACTTCATTGTAAATCTTTTTTCTTCTGGAGTTAAACATTCCAAGATCGCATCAAAAATAAAATCTACTAGTTCATTACGTAGGTTCTTACTCTCATCGAACTCTTTGATATACAATTTTTTAACTTCATTAATTATCTTATCTCTCTGATTTCTAGTTAATGCCATAATCGTTTTACTTTTTTACATTACTTACATTAATAAGGATTTTGCCATTATAAAAGGTCCTAAATCTTAATTATGTAAAACTAAAATTATACTAATATGAAAGATATTGAAAAAAGAATAGCTGAGAATATCCAAGTTCCTGAGGATATGTACTTAGAAGGATTACTTGATATAACTGGATTTTTATTTAGTGAGTTAACACAATTTCTAGAAAATGAACATCGATATATAGGTATTACTAAATCCTATATTCATACTGTTAAATTAACTATTGAAAGAATAAATCAATCTGTTCGACCTGAAGATATAGAGATTTATGGAAGAATATTATATCTTTATAAACCATTTCTTAAAAAAGAATTTAAGAGACTTAGAAATAAAAAGTTAACTGCAGGGGATTCTGTTATAGTAATTATTAATAAAATCATAGAAATAATAGTTCAAGAAAAGAAACAAGATTTTAGATTTCATAAAGAAGTAAGAACCCTAAGAAAAATTATATCCAAATTTTTTGAAAATATTAGGAACAAAAAGAAAGAAGATCCACTTTATTCTCTAAGTAATGCTATCAAAGAATATAAAGATAGTGGATCTGTTGGAAAATATCCTCTTGATGTATTCTCTTTTATAGATAATCAGTATATAAAAGAAGAATTAAAAGATCCAGGAGAAAGACTAAAAGAAGAAAGTGATAATAAAATAAATGAGATCTCTTTTGATAATTGATTTTCTCAGTTATAGAATAAAAAACTAGATAGAATTTTACCTCTATCTAGTTTAATTTTTATTTTATTTTTTCTTTTCCTCATCTTCGGCTTTTTCTTCCAGGGACTTTTCTTCTCCAAGTTCATACTCCATGGATTCGATATCTATCTTTCGATTTACAAAATCCTTCTTATCCTCATCTTCTATATCCACAGTATAGTAAAGCATGATATCAAACCCAAGATCTTTATACACTGGATTCGTATCTCTTGCTTGAAACATTACGTGATTATATTTTGTTGAATATGTTCCATGCAAATTACTCCTCCTCTTATAGATTGTTAAGTTTTCAGGAATAGTTACATAATGAAGCATATCAAGAGCTGTATATAAATCTACTCCAGGTTCATCGTCAATTTCATCCTTCATCGGAAATCTTAATTTATACCCTAGAAAAGTAGATGCTATTTTTACATCATATACATCTTCTTGAGTTTTTCCAAGATCATTTAGTTCCTTACTGAAAAATGCAATATTCTCGAAAATATGACCCGTAAGTTTTTTACTCAAACTCTTACGTCCATCTGTATAATCGAATAAGTCTTGCATAAACTCTGAAAAACCATTATATTTAAGTCTTCCATCAGGCCAATAAACATTATAAGATTCATAATCTCTCTTAGGAATCTCCACTGCTGCCTGAAATACTTTTTCATAAGTACGAGTTTCACCAGTCTCTTCATTTACTACTTTTGTATACGTTACTCCCTTTATTTTATAAGAAAGTATATAATATCCAACAAAGAAACGGTCAATGTTTTCATCTTCTGTACCTATAAACTCTTGATTTAAGGTATCTCCTAATTCACTAAACGTATCTTTATAATCATTTATCTTTGGATAACCAGATAGATTTTTATTATAAGCAGTTGTTGGAATTTCGAAAATAAATTCTAATTTCCTTTTTCCAAACCTAGTGTCAGATTGACTTACGTGAATGATGTTCTCGCAATCCAATAATCCCTGCTTAACTATCCTTTTTTTACCCCATCTATCTTCTTCTACTATATTGCGAATACGAATAAGATCAAGATCCCATGGATTGACCTTTCCCTTTCTATCGCCGAATTGGATAACGTTATACATTGCTAGTACTAAGTTATCACTTTCGTCATTTTCTTCGTCGACTTCGCTATATTCTTCGGAGGAATTGACAATTTCATTAGATTTCTCTCTTAATATATCTGAAGAAATTCCAAGACCTTCAAGTGCATTATCGACTTGTTTTTTCTGTTTTTCTAATTTTTTTATTTCTTTTTTTGTTTCTCTGGCTAGCAGATAACCACCAAGGGCTAATCCTAAACCAATTAGTATTAATTTTTTAGGTTTCATTTCTTTTTCTTTTCTTTTAAGTTTGTTTATTTTTCTTTTTATCCCCTTTGTCCACTGCTAATCCCACGAACCATTCCTCCTTTTTTGGGAGGTCTATTATTTCCTCCCCCCTGAGGCTTACTAATAGATCCGTTTTTAGAAAATAGTGCACTTCCTACACCTAATAACGTTACTCCTAAAATGCTAAGCATCGCAACTCCTATCATTATCTTAGAACTTTTTTCTGAATACTCAGCTGTTATTGTTTTAGTACTGTTATTATCTTTTAAAAATGTAGTACTTGTTTTCTGTACACCAAGTAACGAACCAATATTTATCATATTTTTATCTTTTTGAATTAATTTTTCTAATTTTCTTTGTTTGAAAGTCTCCAATAAGTGAAGCTCCGAATCCTATTACGTATATAAGAGCTATAATTTGACTACCTATCTTTATACCACGGAGACATACATTAGCTACTGAGTAACTCCCCATCGCTATTTTTTCTCTTTTTTTAATGTCCATTTTTCTTTTAAGTTTTATTGTTAATATTTAAGTTTATAATTCTTTATTTAACGCAGTCAGCTTAATATGCTATTTATAGATACTGACTCATCTGTCTTGTTTAATATCTCTTTATAAGAAGGGAACTGGATGGACCTCCAGAACCCTCCCCTGAGATAACAATAAACAAGAATTATGTTTTTGTTCTATTTCTACTTCTTTTTCTTCATCATCTTCTATTTTCATCATTGTGTTTTTCATAACCTAAATAAAGAAAAAGAGTATAGAAGCAATTCAATACCTCTATACTCTAAACTTAAAAGAAGAAAAATTTATTTCTTTTCCTCAGCGGGAATTTCTTCGACTTCTTCAATACCGTCACCAGTGATCTTCTTTTTGACGTCTCCAATCAATTTTTCACAGTAACCGTACTTCTGTTCTAGCTTAACTGCTGCTATTCCGGTTCCAAATCCTACTGCAAGATATAAAAAATTTGTCAATTTCATTTTCTTATCCTCCTTCTTATAAGTTAACATTATTTACTCTTTGGTGGCTGTTTAAACTTCTGTAACCACCGTTTTTGTAACCATTGCCTCCATTTGTAGGGGCTGATGTCACTTCCGGCTTTACTTCAGGAATTGTATCCCCTATACCGGTAACTGTTGTTGCAACTGGTTTCTTTTTCTTTAAGAGACCTGTAGCTGCATTTCCCATATTCTTGCCAAAGGATATTATTTGTTTGTGGTATTTAACTACTAATCCACCAACTACCATTCCAACGGCAACTCCTCCGATTGTGTATTTATTTCTACTAAACCAACCAGATTTTTTTTCTTTTTTAGTTTCTTCTTTTTCCATAATTCTTGTTCTTTAGAAAAATAATTTGTTAATATTTTTGTTATCTTATCTCTTATAAGGCTTTTACCGTTTTCTAAACCATTTGATTTTTAACGGCGAAAAATTAATGATCAAAATTCATTATTTTTGTTTTTGTATAGTTGTATTTATGTATGAATTTTGATCTTAAAGAATTTATTTTCTCATATATAAGATTTTAACGTCTTTTCAAACCCATCGTTTTTTACCCTATAAAAAACTTATCTACACCATGTTTATCTATAACCTTTAGTATTATAGTTATAATAAGTTTATCAGTTATAGATCTAGTTTCGAATTCTGCTCTAGAAATATCATTACGATAATCTTTCATTATATCTACATTCTTGAGGTTATATTTTCCGATGTGATATTCTTTTTTAGAAAGACTTTCAACAATCGTAGGATCATTAATTGTAGTAATATCGAGACCACATTTATCTAAAAACTTATCATATACTAAATCCGATAACCGTTTAATCCCTATCTTCTTACAAGCTATATCGGGAAGTTTATTATTCTGAACAAACAATACTCTATCCCTATCTGAGCACTTCCAAGTCTTATCTGATAAACTAAGATAATATCCTTGAGCTAACCAATCCCTTTCCTCTATATATTTCAAAGTTGTTTGTAAATCTCCTGCAAATTCTATTATATTTTTAAAAGGTAGTGCAATCGGAATTAGGATATTAATTACTCCAGGAAGATGACTAGATAATATTACTTTCATAATTCTAGATCTAAGAAATATTTATAATCATTTCCGATCTTAACAAATAATCCCGAAACTAACTCTGGAAACTTAGTCTGAAGAGTTTTCAAGATACACATATAAGTCTCGGCCGTTTCATTATAGAGTATTTTCTTTGTACCATCTTCAAAAGCAACGTACAAGTGAGAAACCTTAAAAACATTTCTCGTTGCTTGATCAATTTGGTACATAACATTAATCTCTATATTCTCGGCCGTCTTAGGATCTTTCATAGTACTTCTAATATGATATAGATCTTCACCATATTTTGTAACTCCCGGATTTCCTTCTAGTTTATAAAGTTTATTTCTCCCTCCTGTTGTTACTATGTAGGGAATATGATCTACCATACTAACCTCATATTGAACTGACTGAATCCATAATCTCTCTGTAAATTCAAAAGTAAGTTCTGTAATTCTATTCTGCTTAATAAAAAAGCTATTAACTATATTTTCCATAATTATTTATTTTTATTCATTAATTAGAGTTTGAAAGGATAAAAAAAGAATAAAATATCAATATAAAAAAGAAACCAAGGATTTTATTTCCTTGGTCTTATAAGTTTAAATTTCACAATCCTCTATTAAAGTCTTGAATTGTTCAAAGTTTAAAGTTCCTCCTCCAGCACTCTTATGTCCAAAAATTATTCCTCTATATCCAGCACAACTAAATTCCGGGATTCGATCAGGTTCTTTATACATTGATATACTATACACTCCTTTATCTCTTCGATTACATACTATATAGATATCATAATCATCTAAGACAGAGTTAAAAACTGTACTTGAAAATGCAGTTCCTATTACACAAACTCCTTTATATTTTCCAGCTACAGTAACGGGAAATGAGAATGTTTTAACTACTCCCTTATTAATCTTATCTTGATTTTGTTTAAGAATAGTTCCAAGTTCTATTACTTCAGTTAATCTATCCTCCCAAAAACATAGATTAGGAAATTCATAGAGCCATGTATCAGGATTTAAGCCATATTTAAATTTTAGACCACTCTGTAAAGGAAGTATTACGTTTTGCCAATCATCTTCCCCAACTTCATCTTTTCTCCAAGTATCATACACTCCAAGAAGTCTGATAAATTCTGGAATATCTTGACCTGGACAGAAAAATCTCCATGTTAATTCACAAGCAGCCGGTCCAATTTCACGAATACCTTTAATTCCGGTGTAATTATTTTGTATAGAACTTTCGATGGATGATACATGATGATCTATGAATATAAAGTTATCTCCATAGTGTTCCCAAACCTGTAACATAATTTCAGGAGGGAAGCTTATATCAACCATACAGATCAGATCATAAGGTCTTCCATTCTTATCTACATACATTTCTGGAATTTCATCTCCATAATTATATCCGGTTTTATCTACTTGGTACCCTTCATCGTATAGTGATTTTACTGCTATACACATACTGGATGTTCCATCAAAATCTACCCTATGAAAGATAACTAACGCTTTTTTATTTCTGTTCATATCCTAATAATTTAATTAATAAATCAATTTCACATTCTAGTTTTGTTAATAATTCTATAGCTTCAATCATAATTTATAATACGTTCTATAAATTCAGACTTCATAATTGCTCTCGCTTTAAGATCTACTATATGATTTAAGAGATCAAGTTCCGCACAGTTATACCAAAACCATTTTCCTCCAGAAGAATATTTAGTATCTTCTCTTTCTCTTCGTTCTTCTATAATTTTTATAAACTTTCGATATACTTCCTCTTTTTCTTCTGGGAGGTATGCTATTTTATAATCAAACGTACTGGGATATAGTTTTAATTCCTCCATAAGTTCTCCGGCCGTATATCCAAAATCCTTAGCTACTTGTGAGAATGTAGAAATTTGATATCCGCGTTTCTTTAAGTAGTTCTCCATTATTTCTTGGGAGAGAGTTATACTAAATACTCGATTTCTACTATTATATTTCGTTATCATCTTCTTTCTATAAATTTAACTTCAGATTCGATTATACCACGGCCGGATTTTTCATGGAGGGTTTTTGTTTTAGGTATATATCCAGAGTCCATAGGTTCAGTCATATAAAATAAACTAGTTCCTCTAAATGTAGCTGTTATTACTTTTTGGCCAGGTTCTACTTTTACTTCCATAGTTCCTCCAAACAATACAGTTCTTTTATTCTCTGGGAAAATAAATACAAATACTATATATGCTACAGCTATGATTATAATTCCCCAAAATATTAATGTTCTCTTTTTCATTGTTGTTTTATTTTATAAATTAATATTAAATTTTTATTGGTAGGGGAATATAAGTATACATTAATATTTCCTAAAGTATCAGAAGTTATTAAAGAGTTGTTATTTGGTTTAAGATCTATAAACTTTTCGCCTTTAGGAAGATTAATTGTTACTGTTGTTGAAGAACTAACATCTTCGACCTTTTCAACGGATTCACAACTTACTAACAATAATGTTGTTAACGCTAATAATGTTAATAATTTCTTTTTCATATTTTTTAATTTAAATTTCATATATAAGAATTTCAAGGAGAAAAATGAAGAGGAAAACCTTAGTCTTCCTCCATTACTAATAATACTATGTTATACAATTCAAGCTTTCTTTTTATTTCGTTCTCACCATTTCCTATATTCCATAAAAACAATGGTCTTAGTTTCTGTTGATATCTATATTCACCCCAATCCATCTCTTCAATTTTTATACCCAAAGTGTCTTCAATCATCTTCTTTAATTCTAGATGATTATAGATTATTTGCATTTTCTTATTTTCATGCATTTCCAATAATCTAAGAATTCCAGAAGACGCCCTAACAGATACTATTTTCTTAAGATATTCACAATCAAGTTCGGTAAGGCTATATATCTCCAGTAATATATTTAATTCTTTTTTTAAGTTGTCGAATGTATAACTTCTATAAATCTCTAGGGTATTTGGTACACTTCTATAACACCCCATTCCATAACTTAACCAACAAATAAACCTAGTTATTGTTGCCTTTAATTGTAATTTAATTTTTCTAATAATTTTTTCCATATTCTTATTTTTTTAAATAAAAAGTCTACCCGAGTTTTTCTTCGAGTAGACATTTCACTTATGATCTATTATCTTTTCACATATAAGGCTTTGAGGGATTCTGATCTGATAACATTAATAATTTTTTAGGAATATCATCTTCTGGATAAAGATAGGATAATACATCTTCTTTTTGATATTTTTCAATCATTTCTTTCCATGATGTATAATCAATTAACCTAAATCTTATAAACCTATCTTCTACTGGATACTCTCCTCCAATTATATATTTATCATTCTCTTTTACATACCAAGATGTTAATGGTCTTTGTAAGAAACTCTCAAGTTGATGATGTGGATCTTCTCCATAACATGTATCTAGTACAATCTTATAGTGCTTATCCACATGTTGAAGAGGTATAATATCAGGTCCTAAACTAGTTATCATACATATAGACATGTAAGTATTAGGAACTGTACAACCTGATTCCTTAAGAGCTTCTATAGTATGTATCTTAAGAAAATTAGTGAAAACATTTTTGTAATCTTCTATATTTATTTTATATCCTAAGTATAATCTTTCAGATGGTTGATCACTTAGGATAGATCTTGGATTTTGAATTTCTATAATATTATCATATGTCCAAGATTTTTTATTTTTCCAGTAAGTATCAAAAATTATATTAAATAAATCAACACTAACTTCAAACCATTTACTAATCATATATTGGTATTTTAAATAATTCTTTTTCTGTAACCCCATCCAGAAATAATAATTCTCCAAAAGATATTACAAATATTAGATCTGGATTATTAAAACCTTCCCGATAAAATGATAAGTCCCCTGGATAATTTTTGGTCATTATATGATCTGGAATAAAGAATTCTACTCCATCATCAAATAAGAATCCCATTTTTATTCCATACTGAAATAAGAACTTATCAACTTCAGATAACTCAATATCAGGATAAATGTTTCTTCCTAGTTTTATTTGCTTCATAATGGTAGAATGGACAATCTTCGCTACATTCATCAGATAAAATGCAACTATTATTACAAAATGTTTTTATATCATTATACATATCTTTTACTGTATATATTCCTTTTTTCTTCTTTTCTTCATTGATTCCACAAATTGTACAATCTTGAGAACTAATCTGAAAAACTTTATTCAAGTATTTACGACGTCCAGCAACTTCATAATACTCTGCATAAATTAAGTACGTTATATCGTTATCAGACATTGCTTCTTTCTTACTAGAAATATAAGATCCAAGTACTGTCCCAATAAATTCAGCACAATCAAACATCCAAGCATCATTTATAGGAATATATACTTTAACTTTAGTACCAATCCTATAGGTTATTTGTGGATAAAAATCAATCTCTCCAGTTGATATATTTTTCTTGATGATATTAATCTTTTCATTGATTTTAATATAATCCTTATCTTTCTGGCGATTTATTATCCATAATATATCCTTTAACCATTCATAGATCTTTTTCGTTCTTCCCATTTTTCTTTTGCTAATTTTTGTAAATCTTCTACAGTATCAGTCTCATCTACTATTTCTATTCCGAGTAAATTTTCTATAACATCTTCGAAACTAGCTACTCCAACAAATGTTCCATACTCATCTACTACTATTGCTAAGTGTTGTTTAGTTTTAAGAAATTTTTCGAACAATACATTAACACTAGATGAATCTGGAATAAATATAATATCAGAATCATAATCTGTATGTTTTATTGTTAATCCTGGTTGATAAACATCATAATCTTGATATATATCTGACTTATATGCTATTCCGACTATATTATCTTCAGTATCTTCCCATATTGGTATTCTAGAAAATTCAAATTCATCTGGAAAATCCTTAAGAAAAGTATTAGCATCAAAAGATTTTACAACAGTTCTAGGAGTCATTATATTTCCAACAGTTAATTTATCAAGAGCAAGTAGATTTTTAATTATTTTACTTTCTCTTCCTGTAAATATCTTCTCTCGCTCTCCGATTGTTGCCATACTAGATATTTCTTCTCGAGAAACAGTTGCTTCTTCTGTTTTTGGTGAGAATATAGCCATTACATATCTTGATATCCAGACTATAGGATATGTTATATAAATCGTCCAAGTTAATATATTAGCTGTAATTGAGGTCATTCTTTTCCAATAATGTGCTCCAATTGATTTAGGTATTAATTCACTGAGTACTAGTATTAATAGAGTCATTATTCCAGAGATAATTGCAAAATATTTCATTCCAAAAATCTCAACAGCCTCTATACTAGCTAAACTTGTACCTACTGCATGAGCAGCTGTATTTAGTGTTAAAATAGCAGAGATAGCATCATCTACCCTTTCATTCTTCAGCTTCATAAATTTTATTGCTGCCTTAGAACCAGAATCGATTTTAGACTGAATAAATGAAGTCGGTGTGCTTAATAATGTTGCTTCAAGAACACTACAAATAAAGCTAATTGTTATAGCTATACTAAAATAAAAAATCATTCCAAATAAAGGATCCATAATTTTTTCTTGTTTTAAATTTATTTTATTTTATTATTATTTTTATATCATATATAAGAATCTCAAGGAAAATCTAAAAGCCTTATTAATGATGAAAACATATAAATTAAAATATTATGAAACCAAAAAAGAATAGAATTTATTGTCCATTAGCTAATAGAGCTAAGATGTTATTTGAAAGTAAAGATGAAGCTGATAGATTTATAGAATTCAACTCAGAGGATTTTACAGGAAATAAGAAACCTACTAGAGCTTATTATTGTACATGCTGTGGAGGTTGGCATATTACTTCTAAAGATAACATTCATATTAGTGAAGAAAAAGATATTGAAGAGCAAGAAAAAGTGATAAATAAAATGATTCAAAGCTATTCAAAAGATATTGAAAATCAAAAAGAAATAGAAGATATTAATAGAAGAAAATTAAATAAACAGATTACTTCTATAGAGCAAAAAATTGGGAAAAAAGATAAATATAAAACAAAATCTAAAGAACAATTATTATCTTATTTGGATGAAATAAAACAGGTTGAGGATTTTATGAATGCCAATAAAAAAGAAACATTGTCAAGAGCAAGAGCTTATCATAGATTAAATTTATTGAGAGATAAAATTTTTCAAGGACTTGTTTTTAATGTGTATCGTAAAATTGTAGATGAAATACGAGAGGTGAGAAAACTTATATTACTTTTTGAAAATAAAGAAAGGACAGATGAAATGTTAAATGAAATAGAAAAAGAAGTAACTGAATTAGAAGAAAAACTTGGGTATTCTAAATTAACAGAAGATCTTAGAAAGCGAATTATGGACACTAGGGAGGGAAAATAAAATTCCCTCTCTTTTTCTTTCCTTCAAAAACCTTTAAAAATCTTATAAATGTAATAATAACTTAAAAAATTTGTAAAAATGAAATTGAGTAGAAAAGAAAAACAGGCAAAGAAGAAATTAATTGGTGTTTACAAACAATGTATCGATGTAATGACAAGATATATGGAACCAGTTGCTGTTATATCCACTACAAAAAAGGGAGGTACTCAGATTACAAGTATGAGATTCCCTGACTATCATTACAAGAAAATTATTAAGGAGAAAATTCAAAAAGTAACAACAGAATTGAGTAATAACCAAGGTTAAAAACTCAGAAGACTTAGCACTTAGAAATAGGTGTTAGGTCTTCTTTTTGCTCTTCTAGAACCTTAAAGAACTTATAGATGTAATTATTAAACAATAAAACAATATGAAAATCGTAAAATCAAGTGTATCCATTCTCCCTCAACAATCTGGGGTGGATGGATTAATGAAACATGTAGAGAAAATTGGAAGATTGGCTTATAAATCTGAAGATAAAATCACAGAAGATTCATGGGAAAGGTTTGACAACATGCTTTTTTCTAGAGGTCATTGGGCGGTTTTTAACTCAGGAACTGTATATCTCAGTATCCCAGAAGAGGATAGATACTACTTGGAGATCTTTTTCAAAACTGCTCCTTACACTAGATGGTATCATAACTCAGTAACTGGAACTTATGAGGTTACTACAGATCTAAGAATTATTTATCAACATAATCTAGAAGGAGTTATGAAAAAATATTGGTGTGAACCTACTGAAAACCATTATCACAGAGTCACAACTAGATGGATCTGTAGTAGAGGTATATCTCATGAACTTGTTCGGCATAGAACGTTTTGTGCCAAGTAGTGGAGACACTACAAGAATAATCTAGAGAATTGCTGAAAAGTATTAGATTATACTAACCAGCATCCAAATCAATCAATAGAATTGAATGGTTCAGAGACTAATAAGTACTAGACATCTTATTGATAATAAAAGATGATGATATAGTCCAATTTTTCTTGAAAAAGAAATAAGTAATGAGAGCGTTTTCATTTCTTCAAGAATCTCAACGTTATGTAAATTATTCAAAAGATAGATTTGGAGGGGAACTTACCTTTATTCTTCCTCAGTGGATATATAGAGTTAGAGAAGATATTGCATCAACTATAGATTCTCAAACAGGATTATCTCGAAGTTATATTCATGACATAGATGGGCAGGAATTATGGGAAGATCTTACAGTATGGGATAGAACTATTGCAACTTTTGATAGATCATGGAGGAATACAGAGATCGATTATTTATATGCAACTTCTACTGACGAAGGAGAAAAACTAAAACCAGAAGAAGCTAGAGGATTACTTCCAAATGATATAAAAACCGAACTATGTATGACTGGTTACATTGAGGATTTTACATATATTCCTTCTGAAGATACTCCTGAAAAAGCTGGATTCTTTTCATTAAGGTGTGCTAAAGATGCTCATCCAGATATGCAAATTTTAGCAAATGATTTAAAGCAACAATTTATTGATACAGGATTATATAATTTAAAATAAATGGAATGTATTTGGTGTGGATTCAAAAGTAATGATCCAATAGAATTTGAAAAACATCTATCCGAAGAGCATTTTTTAAGTTATCAAGAGTATTGTGAAATTGAATTAACACATCAAAAAGATCTTGATAATTTTTGCTTTAGATGTAATAAATATAGAGGTCCATTATCTACATTAATTAAAGATTTTTATTATCTTCCTTGTAGAATATGTAGTAACTCTATTACAAAGAAGACAGAAAAACAAGAATTAATTAAAACTATTATAAAGAATATAAAATCTTTTTATGATTATATTCTTAGTGATAGATATTTACAACTATTCTTGATTGATAGTATTTACCATTTAGCTACCTATTCTCATGATTATTTAGAATTCAAGAAAGTTCTAAGTAAACTAGATCTTCCGAATCGAAATGATATATGGTTTTTAGATTGGGTACCGGGATATCCAAAAATTATATCTATTCCGAATTTGACTGGTATAAAAATAGTAAATCTATCAGAGAAATATAGAATAGTATCAGGAAAGAATAATATAGAGATTAATAATTATAAAATTCTTTTCCCTGAAATCGTTCCTTACGATAAACAGCATTTTAGTAGATATAATATTCTTAATCTTAATTCAAATAGAAAAACAAAAAGATTAAAATTAGATAATTCTCCTAATTGTGTTAAGTTTTTCAATACTCAAGGTTATGATACAAAATCAATATTTAAAGTTATTGATACTAAAACAGAAGAGCCAGTAAATCTAAAAGAAATAAGTTATCAAGATTATACTATAATAAAGTTGATTCTTCTAAGAAATAAGAATTATATGAGATTTGTATTTTCTATTTTCTTAGAATTACTTGGAGCTTGTAAAGTATTTAAGGATTCAGTATTTCTTAAGAACAGTATTAATTTAAATTCTGAAAAAGAACCAATAATTAATATCTCTTGGCTCCCTGAAAAAAATGAAACATTATCTAATAACATAATTAATATATCTATTTTATGACAACAACATCAACAAAATTTAAAGTACAAGGGGTAGGGTTAGATACTTCAAATATGACCATTAAACCGTGGGTAGATTCTGAAGATGAATACTCTTTTGATTATTTTCATACATCTATCTCAGCTAATAATGATTTTTTGATTTCTGAATTTATAAAGAGTTTTCCAGGAGGTAACTTAATCACTTCTATTGATTTTTTAGATAATCCTGAAAGAGCACTCCTTGGACATCTTCTTGAACTTGGAAGAAAGAAAGTAGACTTGTTATTGATAGATTCTGAAGTAATTCTTAAAAACCTAGGAACTGTTAAGGAAACTATTAAACAGCTTAGAGAATATAAAATAATTGAGGAGTTTGGAGTAAAAAATCCTAAGACCGCCGAAGATCTCAAAGCCATGGAAGAAGCTATTGAAGAGAAAATTAAATTCGTTTCTCTTGATTTATGTCCTTTGAATTTTAATTATGATATTGTTAATTATTGTAAGGAAAATACAATAGATTTGCTTGGCTTTAATCCTTTCGGCGGATATATTAACTCAGCATCTGTAATATCTAGCTTTACCATTCCTTATCTTCTTGGTTTTGCTGGAAACTATTGTTCTGTTATATTTTTATCTGGACGTGATTTGATTTTATCTAAAGAATCAATGTTGTATATAAAGGATAATATAATTGGATCTGAATGTTCTAGTAAATTTTCCCTTAAAAAGAATGTGTCTAGACTTCATAAACCACTTAAGAAAGTTGTGGATACTTCATTAATATTTAATAAGAATCTAGTTTTAAGTGTAGATTCTCCTGAGTATTTATTTCCTTTAGAAGATATTAATATAAATCTAGGTTCTCCAGTAAATATTGTTGATGGAGTTGATCCGAAATTAAGAACGGAATTAGAAATGTTTGTGGATGATCTTTTGGAGGTTACAGAATTTCCGAAAGATGCTACTCTCCAATCTAAATATGCTATAGTAAGGTATCAAGTTTTATCAGCCCTTCGAATGAAATTTCCAGAAACTGATGGATGGAATATTCATGTAATAAATACAGGAAAACTAATCTCTGGAATTTTAGTGCATAGAGTAATCAAAGAAAAAAAGAAAAGATTCTTTAAAAAGAAAAATTCTCAAAAAACTGAATCTAAACATTTTCTTTGTGCACTTCCTAAAATTGATCTTCCAGTATTTATAGAAGAGCCCGATGATAAAAACACAGTCCTTGAGAACTCAAACCCTAATAATTGAGAAAATCCGGAGTTAGTTGTGTACCCCGGAAAATAAAATAGAAAACATTAATAAATAAAAATTATGAGAGTTTATAACGGAACAAAATCACAAATTAATTTACCTTTATCAGGTACTCAACGAATTACTATCCCAGCACATTCTGTTTCTGGTGATATTATGCCTAGTAATGAATTTCTAAGTTTACTAGTAAGTTCTTATGATTACAATGAACTAGCATTAATTGTATCAGGACCATTTGAAATAAATATGTGTGCAGGAGTATCAGGATCAGTAGGTTTTGTAGTTCAATCCCTTGATGAAGCTATTGAACGTTTTGCACCAAAAGAATGTCCAAAGTATAATCAAGATCCTTGTGTTTGTAATAAGGAAAAAGAAAAAGAACCGCAGCCAGTAGATAAAAAACCGGCAGCAACTCCAACAAAACCGGCTGAAAAAGAGAAAGAAAAATCAGTACCTGAAACTAAAGAGGAAAAAAATAAATAAAGTATTATAAACTATTGGAATCTCATAGAATTTTATCTAAGGGATTCCATTTTTATTTCAAGAGTATAATTTTTTATGGAAGATAAAAATTTTATATTTAAATTTGATAATAATGAAATCAATTTTTCATTAAGAGGAGATGGTAATGGAACTATGATTAATGCAACCGAAATGGCTAAACCCTTTGGAAAATTATTTGCAGATTGGTATAGACAAAAATCAACGAAAGAATTTCTAAAAGCATTAGAAAGTGATATGGGAATTCCCATATCACAATTAGTAGTAGTAATTAAAGGTAATTATGGAAATGGAATAAAACAAGGTACCTGGTTACATGAAGATGTTGCCCTAGAATTTGCTAGATGGTTAAATCCTATATTCGCTATTTGGTGTAATAAGAGAATAAAAGAAATAATAATTAATGGTTATTCTGTAATTAATTCAAATAGAGAATCTTTTGAGAAAGCCTATACAGATATTCAGCAAAAATTAATTGAATCTAATAATGAGATAATCTACTTAAAGAATACATTAGATACTCAAAAGGATTTAGTAAATTTTGCAAACCTAGTTATCTCCACATCTGAGAATTTATATACGATGACAGAAATTACAAAAGGGCTAAACTTATGTAAATCTAGTAAAGACATATATAATATTCTAGAATCAAAAAATATAATATTTCATCAAGGTAATAAATGGTTTCTTAAAGCCCCTTATGATACTCTTGGATTAACAAAAGATATAATGATTGCAGGAAAAGATGGAAAACCTCACAATCAAAGAAGATGGACTGAGAAAGGAAAGTATTTTATCATGTCAGTTTCATTATAAAAATTATGGTAGACTATAAAGAAGTAAAATTAAAAGATGGACGTGTATTAGTGTTTTGTAACTTCGAAGAACTTCTTAAAGATTTTTATGGAGTATCTAGTATGGAAGAAGTAGAACCTCATGCAAATTCAACAGGACACTATATTATTCATTGTCCATTTTGTAGAGATTCTGGACATACAAAACATAAATTATATATAAAAACTGACTTAACTGTTGGTACTTGTTTTGTATGTAATCGAGCCTATATACATGTGTCTGATGAAGTTGATACATCATTTAAAGTACCTGATTTTATGTCATTGTATTATGGATATTCAGGTCATCCAAATGTAGTTAAACTTACAGAAGATCCTATATGGACATTAGATAAGTACTGGAATGAATTTGATAGTTTTGATCAAAGGGGCTATGATTATCTAATGAGTAGACATCCTTTTATGAACGACATCTATAAACTCCTAGACTTTAAATTTGTTGATGGAAATGTAGTAATGCCATTTAAATATCATGGGGAAGTATTTTATTACCAGATTAGATTTTCTGGAAAAACGAAAATTAGATATCTTTTCCCACAAATATCAGCAAAACCTCCTTATGTAATAGATCATGGTCAAGGTCTAAGAAAAATAATAGTAGTGGAAGGGGTATATGATGCTATAGCTGCTTTAATTATGGCACCTGATTATATACCTTTTGCAGTTTTGGGAAGTTCTATATCAGATTATCAATTAGATTTTCTTAGTGAGTACGTTCCTGAAAAAATTTTATGTTACTTAGATGATACTGAAAAATCTATGAGTGTGGCTAAAAAAATAAGAAAAAGAATAGATTATTGCCCTATTAATATCATAAAATCTAATGGAGAAGATCCAGAAGAATGTATGAAACGAAAACTTAGGGCTGGAAATAATTTACAATGGATTAAATAAAATGATAACAGCATCGATAGATAATACTATAAATAAAATAGTAATAAAAACCGATGACCCTAGTGTAAAATGTCTTTTAGAATTTAAAAGAAAAGTAACTAAGTATTCCCCTTGGTTGAAATCTTGGAATACAACTGAAGAAATAGCAAAACTTTATGATAACCCTAGATCATGCGGACCTAAGAAAGGAATATATACTTTTATCTTAGGAATGGGATGGGCAGCTTATATTGCTAATGTATTTAAACCAATCCTATCAGATACGGATTATAATACAATTCTTAGAACAATATTTGCAGATTATTATCGAACCTATCCATTTCCAAATCTTAGAGATTATCAAAATGAAGATATGTTGCATGTGTTAAAATATAAGAGAGCGATTATTCAAACCAATACAGGATATGGAAAAACTGAAACTATAGCAACTCTTATAAACTATGCACATAATGAACTCGGAAAGAAAGTATTAGTTATAACTCCAGGAAAAAAAGCAAAAGATGAAATTGTTAAAAGATACGAATCTAGATTTGGGGGTAAATTGCCAACTTCAATAGATGGAGATCTTGGATGTATAATTACTTCAGGGTTTCTAAATCAAAAGAAGATAAAAGATCCAGATTTGTGTATCTTAGAGGAAGAGAAACTTAAGAAATTCGATTGGATTCTAGTAGATGAAGTAGAGTATACTATTAATCCTTCTGGTGAATGGATATATGATAGACTAGTGAATGCTGAAGTTATGTACGGATTTTCTGGAACTGCAGATCGAGATTCAGGAGTTATGATCACATTTGCACAGGGAATTACGGAAACAGTAGTAAGAAACAAGGATTTAATTAAATATTTCGGACCAGCATTAGTTTATAGAATGCCTACTAGTCTGAAAATAAATAGTATCCATATAAATACTATCGCTCTAAATAATATTAAATTTACAGAAGAGGATTTTAATGAGGATAATAATGTCTATAATACAATAATGTCAAAAATTTGGGTTGATCCTGGAGTATGTGAATTGATTGTAAAGATAGCAAAAAAATATCCTAAATTATATATCCCAATAAATAATTTAAATAATATTATTTCAACTTGGATAGATAACTTTTTTATTGGAGTATTTAGAGTGCTCTTAATTTGCGGCGAAGGATATATTTATTATGATTTGTCTGGAAATAAAACAAACCTAGATCTTCAACAATCATGCGAATATATTAAAAATGGAATGGTAGATATAATTCCTAGTACCGCCGCAGGATTTAGAGCACTAGACCTTCCTGGATTAGAAAATATATTACTAGTTTCTAATATCAACGCTGGATCGGTTCTTCAACAACTAGGACGAACAGCAAGAGGAACTAATATGAACGTTCTTGCACTAAAACCTAAAATACCGAAAAGAATCCCGGTATATACAAAAGGATTCGAACAAAGAGATGAACTATTACATAACTACTATAAGTATTGTGATATTCAAGATATAGTTATTAATGAAGAAAATCTTTAAAAATATAGTATGGATAATGGTAGTGTATTTGATTTGATTTTTAGCTGTTTTAATCAATATTTATTTCAGGATGCTAAAAATAATATATTAGATCTTCAATATTATTTTCAGACTAATCCACAAACAGCCGGAAATGGTATGGTCTCTCAACTCGTGGATGCTATAAAGACTTATCCTCTAGAAAATATAGATGAGCCTTTATTTAGGAGTATCTTATTTAGATCTCAGAAAACTCCACAAGAGACCCAAGAGGTGATGAATGAAATTATAAAATGGAAAAGATATACAAAAAGTCAAATTGAACCAGCCAGAAAGATTTTAACTGATGTAATATATTCAGTTAATCTTCAAAAAGCAAACAGACTCTATTCTCAAAATCCAGAAGAATATGTTAAGTTTGTGAAAAATATAAATGTTAAAACTACTGCTGATCTAGATAATTTTAGTGAGATTGGATTTACACAAATAGATATTAATTCAATCATCGCTGAACAGGCAGAAGGTGGTGTACCTAGTAAATTTGAATGGATAAATAATTGCTTTTCATGCGGAGCTTATGAATTTGGACAACTCGGACTTATCGCAATGCCTCCAGGAGTTGGAAAGTCTCTTTTATCCATGCAGGAGGCATTGAACATGAGTTTACAAGGTTATAAAGTACATTATTTAGCTCTTGGAGATCTTAAAATGAAAGACTTTAAACGAATGAAGCATAGATATAAGAATCTATGAAAATTCTATTAAAATGCTAGAACTATTAGAATAAAATAGAATTAGCATCTCTATCTTTTATCTAAGAGATAGAGTTCAACGACTAAATATAGAACTATAAAAATATAGATGATATAGTCTAATAGTTTAATGAAAATTAAATTTATAATGATTATCAGATTAGGAGCTCAATTTACAGGATTGTCATTTAATGAAGTATCTCAAAACATAGGACCTATATACAATAGTATGTGTCAAATGATTGGAGATAATCTTAGTATAACTATACTACCAGCTGGAAAAATTTCAGTAGATGAATATATAGAATTCATGAAAACCAAAGATTATAAAATTTTATTTATCGATTATGACGCGGGTTTCCGTGGAGCTAATGGTGGAGAAGATGGTTCTATGTATAAATCATTTGGAGATATTTATGATAAACTTACGGAATTAACAGGATTAGGGAAATTAGTATTTATATTATCTCAATTAAAAATTGGAGCATATAGCCAATCGATATTGGATATGAGCTACATCGCGGGCAGTAGTCACAAAGTAGACGTTTGTGACTTTATTATCACACGCTCTAAAGGTGGGGATGGACCAAATCCTAATAATCTTGGAATATCAACGATCACAAAAAATCGGCGTGGAGAAACAAATATGATTGATTACAATATAAGACTTCAAAATGGTAGATTTAGAAGTTTGCCAAAAAAAGTGTATGATGATATAAGGATGATTCAAGACAAACGATATTTTTCTGAGGCAGATATTGATTTAATGATTAATAACTATAATATTCAATATAATCAAGCTCAACAGAGTGTATATAAAGCTGGAGGGGCTGGACCGCAGAGACAAGGAAATAATATTAACGTTCAGCAAGTTGTTTCAGGACCGACTCCATTTAATAAATCTTAAGGTGAGTTTTTGCGCTTTTAGAAAGATTAAAACCTAATATATGAAAGAACATTAGAAAAATTTATATTTTAATAAATCGATCTAGTGTTCTTCTATTATTTTAGTAGGTTCTGTAAGAAAGTATGGTAGTAGAATTGCGCAAACCCTACTACCAGAAATCTTACTTTTAGTTTCTACTAAAATAATAATCTATTATATTAAACCTATTAAAATAAGAATTATGGCAGTATTAAAAAATCAAAGTTTTAGTAGAATTTTAATGTTACAACTAGGAGATCAATTAGATTCACTAGATAACATTAAAATTCTTAATATCGTAAAATTAGGAAAAGATATTGAATTTTATTTAAATCAATATTGTGAATTAATAGATAATGCACTATCCCGAGGTTTAGATAGAAAATCATTAGGTTATTATACTGAATGTCATCACATATTACCTATTTGTTGCGGTGGACTAAATGAAGAGAATAATTATGTTTTATTGACTGGGTTAGAACATATACTAGCTCACATACTTCTACATTATATTGAACCAGATAATTTAAAATTAGCCAGTGCTGCATCTTTTATGGTGGCTAATAGAGAGTGTATTACAGTGAAAAGAAAAAATGCTATTAAATTAATTGAAGAGGCTGATATAAATCTTATAAAATATTTGGGAAATTTACGTTCTAAATGTTCATCTAATAGTGTAGTTTGTTGTGATAAAGATAAAAATATACTAAAAATATATAATAAAATGATGGACTTGAAAGATGATGGATTTTCTGAAGTTACCGTAAGACGTTCTATTAAAGCGAATAATAGAGTATCTAGAGGATATTACTGGTACGATTTATCATCATGGACATCAGAAGAGGAGTTAAGAAAAATAGATAATTATTATCATAATGATGAAGAGAGCATATTTTTAACTTGGGGAATAAGTCTAAATAGTATAATAGCATATACAGAAAATAAGAAGATTGTTAGAATATATTCTGGGCTTAATGATATTCAACTTAAAGAGGATGGATTTAATTCAAGTTCTATTTCTAATACAATTAGAAGAAAGAAAATAAATTATTATAAAGGATATTATTGGTGTAAATTAATAGATTGGCTAGATAACGATGAAATTATTAAATATAAATGTTTAGACTCCTTACCAATACTAAAGTTGAAGGATCCTGATTGTTTACCTCCGCAAAAAATAGTTAGATGTGATAAAAATTTTACAGTTCTTAATATTTATAATAACTATCATGATGCTGGAAAAGATGGTTATAATTTTCAATCTATTTGTAGGATATTTTCAAAGAATCAAGTAAAATTTAAAGGATATTATTGGTATAAATTTGCTAAATTCGAAGAAAGCCACAAAGATAAATTAGAAGAATTTTATAAAAATGATGGAAAAATTATTGATAAAGGACCTGATATAAAAGAAACAAGAATAGTATGCTTAGATGTAAATCATAAAGTTATAAAAATTTACAAAAATATTCTTGGAGTAAAGAAAGATGGATTTATAAGAGAATCTGTAAAAACTGCTATAAGAACGGAAGAGTTCTATAGAGGATATTATTGGAAACATTACTCTGATTTAGACCAAAATAAATTAAATGAATTTTATAATAATAAAGAAGTAATATTAGTAAAGGCAGAACTCTGGAGATATTTATGTATTGATTTCAATACAAATGAGATTATAAAAATGTATAAAGATCCGAAAGAACTTGAAAAGGATGGTTTTTTATATAGTTCGGTTAATAAGGTCATAAAAAATCAATCAAGTCACTATAAAGGTTATGGATGGTTATCATATGAATATGCTAAAAAGTATATTCCAGAAAAATTAGAAGAATATTATAAAGATCATCCAGAATTTAGGGAGAAATAAAAAAAAAGAGATTCGTTTATTTCGAATCTCTCCATGAAAATATTTTATATTTATTTTCCAAATAATGCATCATGACTCATTCTAAATGCTGAGTATAGTGCAAAAACTTCTAGGATTACTATAAAAATTTTACCTAGAAATATCATCCCTAATATAAGGATGATAATTACAATTAAAAATTTTTTCATTTTCTGAAAATTTTTAAAGGGTTGATACTTTTTCTAATGTTCAAATTTTTCTACTGATTTGTTGTAATTCCTTTAAAAATTTTACCCAACTGCCTACTGTGTTATAGGTGGTTGGGTTTTTATTCTTTCATATATAAGGCTTTTAAGATTTCACAGACGGAAGTTGGTTTTTCTTCTCCAAATCAATAAAAAGGGTGATTTCTAAGGGTGATTTTCTTATATATGAGTAAAAATTTAAAATAAAATTAATAAAAATGAAAGTAATTCAATCTAAAGTATTGGTCATAGTAGATAAAAAAGATACTATGACTCAAAAGATAGGAAATTTTGTTGTTCCTGTGAGTGAATGTGAAAAAGCTGAGGTTATTGGAGTAGGTGAAGAAGTTAGCGAGGGAGTATTAAAACCTGGTGATACTATCTTGATTTATCCAAACACAGGAAAATCATTTACTCAAGATGGAACAGAATATCGTGTTATAACTTTAAATGAAATTATTGTAGTACTTTAATTAAAACGAAACATGTCAGAAGGAAAAATTATTAATCACGGCTTTGAAACTCAGGCCGAAATTATTGAAGGTGTAAAAAAATCAGTAGAGGCAATTAAGAAAACACTCGGCCCGTCAGGTAAAGCCGTATGTATTTCAGGATTTACAGGTCCAGAGGTGTCAAGAGATGGAGCTACTGTTGCTAAGTCGATTTCATTTAAGAATCAACTTCAGAATACAGGAGCTATCTTTGTAAAAAATGCTGCCGCTCAAACAGAAAGATTAGCAGGTGACGGTACAAGTTCGACTTCACTATTAATCAAAGAAATGTGCGAAAAAGGACAGAAAGCATTACGGACTGGAGCTAATGTAAATGAGGTGAAATCTGGTATGCTTAAGGCCGGAAAATGGATGGCTGAGTATATCAAAAATAATTCAATTCCAGTAAATGATGATATGGAAAAGATCAGAAAAGTGACAACTATTTCAGCCAATAATGATCCGGCCATTGGAAATCTGGTAGTTGAATGTATGGAGAAAGTTGGAATGCTTGGTATTATTACAGCTGATTTTTCTAGTGGTCTTGAAACTACTATTGATGTAACTACCGGAATGAAACTCGATCGTGGTTGGGCTTCTCCACAGTATGTTACAAATCCTACTGATGGAACTTGTGTAATGGAAGATCCTTATGTAATTGTAGTAGGAGAAAGATTATCTAGTGTGCAGCAAATTCTTCCGTTAATGGAACAGCTTGTACCTACTGGACGTCCATTTTTGTTTATAGTAGATGATATTGATGAAGTAGTAAATACAACTCTTGTCATGAATACTCTTCAAGGTGCGATTAGATGTTGTGTTGTGAAAGGTATTGATTTCGGAGATTCAAGGAAAAATATTATGGCAGATATTTCAATTTTAACTGGCGGTAAATATATTTCTCCTGAGAACGGATTATCAGTCACACAAGCAACAAAAGAGGATCTTGGAGTAGCTAAGAAAGTTGTAATTTCTAGAGATTCATGTATTATCTATGAAGGTGGCGGTGATTCTAAAGAGATTGCTGAAAGAGTAGAAATTCTTAGTACTAAACTTACAGATCCAGGAATATCAGATTATGATAAAACTAAATTTGCGAAACGAGTAGCAAATCTTAGTGGGGGTATTGCAGTAGTGAGAGCTGGTGGTGCTTCTGAAACTGAAAAACAGAACCTTAAACAGACCATTGAAGATTCTATTCTAGCATCTAAAAGTGCTATTGCCGAGGGATGTTCTTTAGGAAGCGGTTATATCTATTATAAAGGATCATTAGAAGCAAAGAAAGATAAAACATTCTGGAAATCTTTAATCGGAGACGAAGTAGAGGGTGCAGAAATTGTATTCTCAAGTCTTCCAGTAATTCTTAAAACAATTGCGGATAATTCAGGAGTCTCAGGAGAAGTAGTTCTAGAAAAAGTTAAATCATCTAAACCAGGAATTGGATATAATGCTAAGACTCGAAAGTATGGTAGTTTACTTGAAGAAGGAATTCTAGATAGTTCTAAATCTCTTCGAGTAGCTCTTGAAAATTCTATTTCAGCAGCATCAATGATTCTCTTAATTGATTGTACAATTATCGATGATAATATTTCCGAAACTAAAATAGAAGGTTAATAAATAATAATATACTACACCTCATCCTGGTTTTGATATTTTATCCCAGGGTGGGGTTTCATTATTTTATGACAAAGATAATAATTAGTGATACCAATTCAGTTTCAATTGGATTTAGTGACGAATGGTTATATATATCTTTAGCAGATGGTAGATATCAAGGTTATATATCTAGATTAGCATATCTTTATCGAGAAAAATATAGATCAGATACCTCAAAACTTCCAAATTTTGAGAAAATTTTAAAATTAATTAATTCTCAAGATTCTTTAAGAGGTTATAGGTTTGAAGCTAAAAGAGAGAAATTATTTTATACAATTACTCACAGAGATAATTATAAAAGGATTGGAGTGGAATTTGTTAATAAATTTTTAAAAGGTGATTTATACGATTTTAATGGAATTTCTTCTGAATCTGAGATATATTACTATAGAACAATTCAAGGAGCTTATGAATTAACCGACAAAATTTCTATAAATTTTCCTGATTTTATAGAAAATATATTATCAAAAACGAAAGATGATATGATCGATCGTTTTGGAATAAGTTATATTATAAATTACATGCTTAATACGCAGCCGAGAAAGCTTGATTTTCTAATTAATGAGGTTAAATAAAATAAAGAAATTATGAAAAAAGAAGATGATAACGACTTTCCTCTCTATGATAGGGAGGAAGGAAATATTAATTTTGATGGACAAGAAGATGATTTCGATTTTGAGCCGGAAGATTTACCAGATTGTCCACTTACTGATTTAGTTATTAGTAATATGATGATGTCTAAACCTTTCGGAATGCACTGGGATTATGATAAGATGAAAGAATTTTTAGTAAAACTTGGATATAAGATAATTACTAGATATTCTGACCGTCGAGAAGTTGAATATGAAGTTGCAATAAAACCTAACTCATCTTTTATACCAGAAGATGACTTTAGTAATATTAAAGAAATGTTTGACTTAGAAGTCCAAGATATAATGATTGGATGGCTATTAAAAAATAAATAAATTTATGTGTGTTACAAATAATATTACAGAAAAATCATTAGAAAAATGGAAAGACCTTATTCTTGCATGTAAAAACTATTACATTGATTCAGTACCTACCGGAATGGATGATGCTGTATATGATATGTTAGAAGCTAGAGCAGCGCAAGAAGATGGATTTTTTGTCAGAGATTATGTTTATCAAACATATTTAAAAGGAACTAAGACAAAAAATTCTTATATAGAAAAAATTAAAAAGAAAAAAGTTGAAGAAAAAACTATGTTGAGTGCTCTTTCTGAGTTTATGAAAGAAAACTCTGGAAAATACTGTGATTTAAAGTATGATGGATCCAGTATAGCAATTTACTTAGATTCTTCAACGGGTATCCCAAAAAGAATAGTTACAGTTGGAAATTTAAACTTGGATAATTATGGAGTAGATCAAACTTGGAAATTGATAAACTTTCTTCCAAAAAGATTTCCAAAAGGTATAGTAGCAATTCAGGCGGAGGCATTAGTTGATATTAATCGACTTTCTGATACTGATCCTGAAACTGCTAGACAAAGAGCCAATGGATTAATAAATTCTAAGTATTGTGAATCTGAGGTAAATAATTTATTAACTCTTAGAGCTTATAGATATTATACTGATGATTCAATAGAAGGACAAATACTAAGAAAAACAGATTATCGAGAAGTTTTAAAAATGTTTGAGACTGTACATTCAAAAACTGATGGACATATCTTATTCTCTCCTGCTGATGTATGGACTATAGAAGAACTTATGAGCGCCGGAAATAAAGAATATACAGAAACAGATAAAACAGTTACTTCAACTGGTTATTTCTTAAATGATGGTTGGGTAGTATATAATGAGTTTGGAATATGTCTCGGCGCTCTTAAATTTGCTGGTGCTGGATCAGGAACTGAAGCTTTAAAAACTACAGTAAGAGGTATACAATGGAATTCTCAAGTAGCTAAAGGAAAAGATTCTTGGTCAGCTAACATTCTAATCGACCCAATTCAAGTAAAAGGATGTACAGTAAGAAAACCAAGTGCTGGAAGTGTGGGAAAAATGGTAAAAAAGAAAATTACCCCTGGAGCGATAGTAAGTATTATTATGGCCAATTCAACTATTCCAATGGTAGGAGATTCTTTTACTGAAGGTAATGGAGATTTTATGTGGCCGACTTGCAGTTGTGGTTACAGTATGTCGGAGAAAGATGTTTATGGAAGTCTTTTGAAATGTGGGAATCCTATGTGTACTGAAAGATTAGATCGAATGAATAATTATATAGGATCTCTTAGTAATATTAAACAACAACTAGATCTTAATAAGTTACTTGTTATAGATCGATTTAAGTGGGAAAGTACTGGGATTAATATAGATCAATTATTAGGAAGTGTTGAAAGAAATGATCCTGATAACTACTATAATCAATTAAGATCTTACCTAAAGACAGATCTGCAAGTGAGGAATTTAGATTTAGTCTGGAAAGCAAGTTATACAATCTTAAGAAGTTATTATGAAAAGTCTATTGGAATTTAAACAAGAAGCAATAATCGTAGAAAAACCAAAAGAAGAATGGAATAGACTTTATCTTGAACTCTTAGACTTAATAAAATCTTGGGGTTTGGAAGATAAAGTTAACTCTTTTAAGTATGAATGGAGAGGATCAGGGAACTCATTTAATAAACTATTCGAATTATCTTTTATTCGAGAATTAATATTTTATGTACTCGATATAGATTGGAGAGATCCAATTTGGGGAGATATATTCAATATTGAAAAAACAAATAGTACTCCTAAATCCTATCACGGTTCAGGAAATGATATCACTATTGAGACTTACTTATTTCAACTTGAAGATAAATCAAAGATATTAAATAGTCTTAATGGAAATTGGGTATTTGATCATTATAAAGAAGTGAAAGATTTTATGGATCAATATAATGATAAATATTTAAAACTATTTGAAATTAAAAGATTATTTCCATTAGAAGTAGAGATAGAAAATGTTTGATTTAGAGCGAAGAAAAAATTATATAAAAACAAGAAATGATACAGATTATACTGATACAGTAAAAGCAGTATATAAAATCTTAGTATCTAAATATTCCTATCGAGCAAGAATTTCAGATATTTTTCAACTCCTTAAGGATGCATTTGGAATTAATGAATTTATTATTCTTGATTACCAGCAAATGAATAATGCACCTTTTGAATCTTGGTTAGTTGATCAGTATATATCTTGGAAAAATGGTAAGGAAATAGATTTTATAGAGATATATAAAGCTATTTTAACTGTTGGAGATTTTACTACGTCTGAAAAAGAATTGTTTGAATCAGGTTTAGTTGAAGAGCGTTTATGGGCTATTTTCTTACTAGTTGATAGTCCCGAATTAAATATTATATAAAATAACATTAAAATGATTGAAGTAAATTTGTATTCTATTCCGGCCCAAGAAATGAATTCTATGGTAGGCCGTTGTGTTGCTCGTAGCCGTTTTGATAAAGAAGGTATGGGTGTAAGTGTTATGGAATTTGTTAAGGGTTTTTTAAAGAATAATTTAGCAAATTTCGAAAATAGTATTGGTAATGCTGAATTAGTAAGCTTTATTAATTCAGAAACTACAATGAGTACTAAGGATTTTTCTTGCATTAATTATTGGTTAGCTCAAGTTGGTTATCTTGTTCAAATCCAAAATGTAGCTGATGATGAAGAAAATGCATCTGGTATTCCGACAGGTGATGTGGTAGAGTGGAATGTGATCGATTACAATTTTATGCAATATGATTACCCAACTGCAACTAAAATTATTCCCGGTGAAGGTCTCGAAATTCCAGCTATTCTCAGACAAATTGTAGAACAGTCTGGTTTGTTTGATCCTAATAAATTAAGTGGTGTTAAAAATCCATTTACATTATTATTAAATAATATGGATAAAATTAAGAACACTACTGGATCCGTATCACCAGCTATTACTACTCAGATTTATAACCTTTTAGATCAGATGGGTATTAAGGTATTTTGTGCAACTTCTGAAGATTAATTACAATGACTACTCTACAAAATGATATTCTAGAAATATATAATTCCTTAGTAGAGTTTTCTGATAATACGATAAAAACAAACTTTCCGATTCCAATTAAAGTAAGATATGAAAAAGAATCTAGATTACTTATATTTGAACAGAAAGGTAAAACGGTATATCTAGGTCTCCCAGTCTATTATTGTTTAGCACTGGAAGACTTAGAAAAACCAACTTATCTATTACCAGAAGATTACGATTATCTAATGTCAACTCTTCAGTCTTTAATAGCATCTGGAGAATTGATAAAACCTAGAACTTGTCTTGGCCCTGAAAACTATGGATTCAATGTTTATTCAACTAATATTAATGAAATGTACAAAGGACCAGATGTAATTGGACAAGTAAAGTTTATTTCTGGAACATCCTGGTTATTTAAGTTTAAAACAAGAAAAAAGTATAAATTATGAATTTTAACGGAACGATTATTATCACAGATCCTTGCTATATTGCAGAAAACAAGGATTGGGGAAACGGATTTAATTATGATAATATGACTATCTCTGAAGAAGTAGGATTCTCTGATAATTATATTTGGGAAGATACTGGAGTTGGAGATGGAAGATGGAAAGTATCAAAACTAAAAGATATTCTTGGTTTACTTGAGCTTGAAAAATTCGTAGATAATATTGAAGAAGCTTACTATAATCTTTACGATAATCCTTCAATTGAAAATCAGATTAATCTTGAAAAATTAGTTAATCAAAGGGAAACTATTGGAAGATATTGTGTAGATTCTGGAACTTTTGGAGTATTTTATCTTGACGAAGTTTTAAAATATAAGCCAGATTTTTTAGTAGAATATGGAGATTGGTGTTATACAATTATTGAAGATTTTATTGGGGATTTAAATGTATATACTGATTCTCGTGAACAAAAACATTTTTTAGGTATAGGTAATAAAACATTTTATAGTAATACAGTATCATGGTTGTAAAAATTATTAATAAATCGGGTTATCCCCTTCCAAGTTATGCAAAACCTGGAGATTCTGGAATGGACCTTAGAAATATCGGTGAAGAATTTACATTAAAACCGTTAGAGAGAAAATTAGTTCCTACAGGCATATATGTTCAACTTCCCCCTAGAACTGAAATCCAAGTTAGAGCTAGATCTGGAGAAGCCTTAAAAAAAGGATTAGGAGTTTTAAATGGACCAGCCACTATAGATTCAAACTATAGAGGAGAAATTGGAGTAGTTTTAGTTAATCTTAGTCCTGTAGAGGTAACTGTAGAACACGGAGAAAGAATTGCTCAGATGGTTTGTGCAGAAGTAACTCATATGGAATTAGAGGAAGTTAATAAACTTGATGAAACAGAACGAGGAGGATCAGGTTATGGCAGTTCCGGAATACAATAACGATATAAAACGACTTCTTGGATTAAAAGGAAATACTCGATTAGAGATTCAAAATCAATTAACCCAACGAATCTTAGAATATGATTATACAGATAAAACTCCAGGAATAGGATTGAGATTTTTAGAAACAAAGAAAAGAAATCGAGAAGCTGGTGAATGGATTTATTATAATATTCTATTCGAAGCCAGAAAATATCAAGATACTCCTGAATATTTAGCACATATTCTAGGGTCATTGTCAAAAGTAGTAAAGATCTGGGGAGATTATTCTAATATTGATGTAGTTGGAATTCAAGAAGTTGATTGTGAAGAAGCAGATTATTATTATATACTAATTTATATTTTAAGTGATGGAAAAGACAAAGAAAAACTCGAATCCGATGGAGAGTGAAAAAATGTCGGAAAAAGATTATGAACTTCTAGAAAAAAGAAGAGTATGGGGATGGGAAAATGCAATGTCTGTAGCAAATGATTTATGGGCTAGTATTCATAGTTCATTACTTGCTGGAGATCTAGTATTTGCTTATAAAGATACTACAGGAGAGTCAGGATTAACTCAAATTGTTATAGTAGCACTTAATCAACCAACAGAACACTTTTCAGTTGGTATGGTTACATCTGGATATACTGCACTTCTCCCACATGTACCATTTGATTACCTAACTAATACTGTTCTAGGAGATCTTAAAAAGTATAAAGTTGATAAGAATATAATAAAGGCTTACGAACAAATTTTAGAAAATTATAAAAGATGAGCAATTTGAGAATTTTAAGTGTTGATGTTGGTTTCTCTGCTATTAAGTGTTCTTTTAAGGATTCCAACGGTTTAATAAAATTTGAAAAGTTTATTAGTGCAACAGCAAAACTCCCTGAAAAACCACTTGAAAGTGATGATGATATGGTATTTCCATTAGGAGGGGATTATTATGTATTAGGACCTGCAGCATTAAAAGTACCTAGATCTTATTTACTTAAACTCGAAACTTTTGAAGATTTAAAAGCAGTTTATGCCCCATGGTTGTCATATTTAATAAAAAAATATGGCGGAGATGAAGGAATAAATGCATTTGATAAATTAGCTATTGGTTTATCAATGGCTTTTAATACCAATGATAACGTAGATGAATTATTAGATTATTTATATGAAACATTAAATATAAATAAAGAAGATTATATATATTGTTTTTGCCAAGGCTTATCATGTAAATATACCTATAATGAATATGGGTTAAATGTTCGTGAAGCTTCTAGACGTAATGATGTTAAGTTAAGAAATGCATTAATACTTGATGGAGGATTTGAAACTTTAGATTTCTGTAGTATTATCAACGGTACTTCTTCAGCAGGTGCTGCTGTAGGAGTAAAAGATTCTGGCGTAATTAGAATAGTTTACGATCTCGTTGATTATCTATATAAAAATTATTCGATATCAATTTCAATTAAAGAAGGCCAAGTAATTTTAGATACTGGAGTTTTAAAACGCAGAGGAAAAACAATAGATTTATCTAGACAAGTTGAAGAGTTTTCAAAAAAATATATTATCGAAGTTTTTCAATATTTAGATAAAAATTATGGAGAGGTACTTGATGCTTTAGATGATGGTATTATTGTTTTAGGAGGATTAAGTTATTTTATGAAAAAATATCTCCATGATCCTGAAGTAGAAAAAGAAGTAGATAAAATATTTAGTGTATCTGAAATAGTATATCCAGAGGAAGACTCGGAATACTATAATTGCATATCATACTTAAGATTAGCTGAAAAAGTAGCTAGTGATAATATGAAATGATAAAAATGCACTTAGAGAAAGGTTAAAACCTAATATATGAAAGAACATTAGAAAAATTTATAAAAGAAATATTTATAGATCGATCTAGTGTTCTTTTATTGTTTCATAAAAGTTATAGGGGAGATAAGTTTAATAAAGGTTGCAAACTTTATCATTCTAAATCTCTCCTTTTTATTAATAACTTTTATGATATAAATATAATTAAATAATTTTAATTAAACAAACTTTTTATGAAACATCACACAACAGAAAATCAAGATGAAGTGAATAATAGTAGCTTATACCTTGATGAAACAGATTCAAACGGAATATCTCTTCTGAAACGAATAGAGAAATATCCAGACCTTCCAGAGAATGAATTTATCCCAATAGAGTATACTCATTCTAATGGACATACTGTAAAAAATATCTACTATATTAATAAATTAGGACAGATTAAAAACATAGAAACAGGAAAATTATTAAAATCTTCTAAAATTAGAAATTATTATTCAATACATCTCTTTAGTAATAGTGATGATAAGAAAAGATTAGGTATAAGATTACATAGATTAGTAGCTTCTACATTTTTAATTAATCCTGATCCAATTACTTATAGTGTAGTTAATCACATAGACTATAATTCAGAAAATAATAACTTATTTAATCTTGAATGGACAACACAAGCAATAAATAATAGTATAGTAAAAGGAAAGCGTAGATATATTTCTAAAGATAAATTAATAGAATATACTGCTTTAGATGATAATAGAAAAGAATTATTTACTGTTAATAGAGTAGATAATAAAGGATATAATGTAGATCTTATTGTTACAGCTATTTATAGAAAATATAAATATGAAGGATACTACTGGAAGAAGTCCAAATTATCCAAAAAGAAGAAACTCTTAAATTAATAGGATTTTCCGGTAATTTAGATGATTATGAATGGCATGAACATTGGAAATATCCTGGATTATTTGTATGTAAGGAAGGATTTGTTAAGAAAATTATTCGAGGAAATCATAGAATTTTATGTACGATGAGTCAAGAAGGGTATATTAATATTATCATTGGAAAAGGTCATGGAAAAGAGTATAAAGCTCATAGAATTATTATGGAATATATTCTAAAAAGAGATCTTAAAGAGGAAGAGATAATAGATCATATAAACTGCATTAGGCATGATAATAGTTTTTCTAATCTTAGAGTAACTAATGCAAAAGGAAATATGAATAATCCATTAACTATAGAGAAAAGAATTAAGAGAGTAATAGCAGCTGATTTATTTGGTAACTTTATATGTTATGAGTCTGGAAAATATATTTCAAAAAATATACTATCTTTATCATCAACAATATACAGTTCAAGTGCTTTAGTAAAATTGAAAACTCCAGGAGAAAAATAATCGTTATAAAACCTGGAGATAGAGAAGGATTATTAAGTAAGATGAAAACAGTAACATACATTTTTAATGATAAAATGAAAGTTATTGGTGCATTTATTAATATTAAACTATATAAACAAAAAGTAGAAACTAAAGTAAGCAAGACTACTATTAATAAATATCTTAATTCAGAAAAGTTAGCACCTGATGGAAATTATTATTTCAGAGGAGATAAAGCAGTTGAATTAATATTATCTCAAGGTCATGGAAGAGCTTGGGAATTTGAACCTGAAAATAAATAAATAAATAAAAAATTGATAAACAATGAGTAAATCAAAGATAATTAAAGGACAAGCATTTATTATTGAAAATGCTTTGGTTCAAGAACAAATTTTACTAACTCCAGGACAAGCAAGTACTACTAATGTTGTGGAGCTTATTAAAAATATATGGGATGACCTTAAGACAGAAGGTACATATAAAAGTAATAAAAAGAAAAACTACTTTTATTGGGAATATGAAATGACTGATACTGAAAATGAAGATTCAGTTATTAAAGTAAAAATGGAATGCCCCCAGCCAAAAGAAGGATTATTTGAAGAACCATATGATCCTGAAACAGTAGAAGGCGACTATGCTAAATATTGGGTAAAAAAACTTAAAGAATCTACTGAAAATTATGAATACAAGGCAGCAATTCAGAAAAAAGAAATAGTTTTCCCTGGCACTAGATACGTAAATCAAGAAGGTGAAGTAGTAGAAGTAGAAGGAACAAAAATCAGTAATACAGATATAGGAGATATTACTAATTTACTTGGATTGTTTTAATAGAAAATAAATTATGGAAGAGGAAATAATAGAATCAATCGACGAAGAAAAATTACCAACTATCATTAGTAATGATGAAGATGTCATAGAAGAGGTGATCCCTGAAGAAATCCCTGGAACTAGTGGCATAATCGGAGGCAATCCCTTCGGAAACATAAGAATACAGATCAATGGTCAAGATATTTTTATGTAAAATAACATAGAGAGGTTAGATACATTTTCTACCTCTCTTATTTTTATATACTTGAATTTTATATTATTAAAACTTGAAACTTACAAAACACGTAAAATTTAAGTTTTCTCTCTTATATGTGTGATGAAAAAGATGTTTAATTTAGAAACTATTTTTGTTATGTGTAAAGAAAAACCATTTAATCGCCAAGATCAAAAATATCCAGATCTCCCTGACTATGAATTTATTCCATTAGTATATCCAGGTGTTAAGGATATATATGAGATTAATAAAAAATCTGAAGTTAGAAATAAATACACTAAACAACTATTAAAACAACAAGATGAATTTGGATATACTACAATCTCTCCACAATATATAGAAAAGCATAAAAGAAAAGCAAAATCTATTCATATAATAATGGCTACCATTTTCTATAATAATTCAGAACCAAAAATATATAATATAGTTAATCATATAGATCATAATCCAAGAAATAATAACCTATCTAACTTAGAATGGGTTACTAAAAGTGAAAATAATAGTCCAGATAGACGCTTACCAGTTCATAAAGATAAACGAATTAAATATACTGCAATGGATAAAAAGGGAAATGAATTATTTACAATAGATTCTTTAGATAGTAAAGGATATGATATACGTTACATTTCTTCGATTGCTAAAAAAAGTCAATATAGCTATAAAGGATATTATTGGAAACGACAAGAATCATTAAATAATCAAAAGTTTTTTGATCTTATAGGATTTTCTGGAAACTTAGATGACTATACTTGGTATGAACACTGGAAATATCCTCAATGGTCTGTGTGTAGTGAAGGATTTATTAAATCAAATAGATTTAATAAATTAATAGGAACACTTAATAATAAAGGATATATTATAGTTGATAGTAATAGTACTAAAGCGCATACAGTTATTATGGAATATCTCTTAAGAAGAAATTTAAAAAAGGGAGAAATAATTGATCACATTAATACAATAAAAACAGATAATAGTTTTTCTAATCTTAGAGTTACTGATCAAAAAGGAAATATGAATAATGTAAATACTCTGGAAAAATTATCAGAAAAAATAGTATTAGCAGATCTATATGGAGACTTTTTAAATTTTGGTTTTTCGAGAGATATCCAGAAACTAGTTGGAAAAGACAATATTAAAAGATCCAGAGTAGATAGGTTATTAAGTAGTAATGTAATTTCTACAAAATATATTTGTATTAAACTTGGAGACAAAGAGAAATTACATAAAAAGATGGAGAATATAATATATAAATTTTCTAAAGATAAATTAAGAGTTCTTGGAGCATATAATTCAATTACATCTGCAAAGAAGGAATCAGTTATTTCTACTAAAAGTATTAGTAAAAATTTAAATTCTGAAAAACCTGCGCCAGACGGATATTACTACATGAGAGGTCCTGAGGCAGTAAAGTTAGTACTATCGTTAGGACATGGAACAGCTGGAGATTTTAAACCTGAAAATAAAAAAAGGAATCTCGAAAACCCCTAAATTCTTATATATGGAAAAAGGAATTTCAATTCTTTTTTAATTCTTACAAATGTATGTAAGAAAAAAAGGAATTTTTGAGGGCCTCAAATTCTTATATATGGTAGAGAAGATTGAAAGATATTATTTACAGAATCTGGAGATCTAATTTTTATAATAGACCCTGAAACTATTATAAATAAAATCTATCAAAAAAGACACAATATAACAACAAAAGAGGAGCCCTCATGGCGGAATAGGTAGACGCAGCAGACTTAAAATCTGCTTTTCTGAAAAGAAAGTTCCGATTCGACTTCGGATGAGGGTACAAGACATAATTATAACAGGGCCCATATCTCAGTTGGTTAGAGAAGCTGACTCATAATCAGAAGGTCGTCAGTTCAAGCCTGGCTGGGCCCACTAATTTAAAAGAATATTCATTAATTTGAATATTCTTTTTTTTATTTCCCCAAAATCCTTATTAATGTAATAAAAACTAAAAGAAAGAAAAATTATGGAAAAAGATTACGAGAAATTATTTGCAGTAAAATATGTTTTACAAAAAGAAGGCTTAGAAAAATTTAGAAGGAACCGTAAACATATTACTGAATTTGAAAATGTATTTTTTGAAGTTGTAAGTAAAGAACCCAGACCTATAAGAAAATATAAAATTTCAAGTAATATACAAAACTATATTCGATTTTATTCACTTAATAAAGAACGGCTATTTTCTAGCAAATTAAGAGATATAGTCAGTAAAAAGAACTTAGAAGACTTATTTAGAAATTCAGAAAAGAAAGCTAAATTTGGATTGATATATAATTCTAGTACGAAAGATAAACAGGAAACAGACTATAATGCCCACTCTATTTTTTGTATAACAAGTGAATATATTATACTATATGCATTTATTGGAAAGTGTATTATGGGCAATGATAAAAAAACATTTAATTCATTAGGAAGTGTAGTAATAAAAAAGAGTGATTTATTAAATTTTTCTGAATTAAACTTAGAAGGTTGTTTATATAGCATGGATGAATTTGTTAACTCATACAAACTTTGTAAACAGTTTAATTGTTTGGATAAATTTTTTAAAAGTATTCCTTCAAAAATGATGAATGAGTTTACTTCATTAGGATGGTCAGATACATTAGAAGATTACTATAAAGAGGTAATAGATAGTCAAGAAGATTTATTATCAAATAATAAAACTATAGATGATCTTATTAAATATTTTAAAAATAATTATAATCAAACTTTATATTCGGTTGAAGCTAAGGAATCATTTAGCATAAAATACAGATTTATCTATGAATCATTTAAAAGTTTTATATTTTTGATGACTTCTGAAATAAAAACTGAAACATTTGAATCTGTGTTATCTGGAAAAGTAAAAAATCCACCTACACAATTTGAAGATCCTAATACTGGCCGAAGAAATCAAGGAGTAATTATAGTAGATAAACTATACGATACTGAAATAAATATAGATTGTCCCTTTGGTGTAAGAGGTCATTGGAGAAATCAATACTACGGAAAAGATGCGGCCGGAAATCCAATACATAAAAGAATTTTTATTGAAGCATTTGAGAAGAAAGGTTATCATAGAAAGGCAACAAAAGAATTAGTGGAAAGCAAATAAAAAATTAAGAGAGGAAATTAATCCTCTCTTTTTTAATTTTTCTGCTCTTTTTTATAAATATTCCAAAACTTTTCCACTTCAATCTCTACTTCTAAATAATCCTCTTCAGTAATAACATTAGAGAGTCTTTTATTAAGATTCTCAAGATCTGATACTTTAGAAGTATTATTTTTTGATTCATAGAATTTAAACATTACATTTAGTTTTGGTTGAAGAGCATCAATTTTCTTTTCTACTTCTTTACTAGGATAACCACCTAAAGCTCTACTTATAGCTTTTCCTGTTCCATAAAGAACTTTTCCAGCTAAATAACTAGCAATCATAGTTGCTATTACTCCTCCTGCTTTCATAAATTTTCTATATTTAAGTTTTTTATTCACATATAAGGCTTTGACATGAAAAAAGAAGGGATAATTGTTAAATCCCTTCTTCTAATTTTAATCTCAAGAAATAAATCCCTCGAATTTGTAATAAACTATGTATTCCTCTTGATTTTCTCCTTTTATATAGCGAGAAATTCTAAATACAATACTTTCTAATGGTTTATATTTCATAAGAACATATTCAGTTAAGTGTCGTATTTTTTCTCCCTTTACTTTCTTTTCAAGTTCACTCAAAATCTCAAACTTTCCTGTAGTTCCTATCGAATGCTGAGTTCGGTTAAAAAACTCATTAAGATTTTCTAACTCAACTCCAACAACAATTCCTTTCTTTGGTAATTTAATTTCTGATTCCATAATATTAATATTTTGTTTATTACTACACTTATAAGGATTTGATTCGTTCTATTTCTGCCAACAATTCTTTCTCTGATGTGTAAATATACCAGGGATATCCATATTTTTCTACTAATAGTTTATCATAGCTAAAGTATAACAAAGTAATTCCTTGCTCTCTACACCATCTATTTTTCTTTATATCAGATTTTCTTGTTTTTAAAAATGAATTAAAACTACCTCTACAATGTTTACTGTAATGATTTGGACCTTGTACTTCAATAGCTATATTAAGATTTGGCAAAAATATATCTATTTTAGAATAAGATGAATATGAATCTAATTGAGTATTTACTATTAATTTATCCTGTAAAAAACTTACTAAAGATTTTTCCCAAGATGATATTTTCATATTTACTGATTTCTTTATAAACTTTAAATATTTTATCCATCCATTATTATAACATTTAGTACATAATCCTGGAAATTTATCATGCAATTCGCTTTTTGTAATTAAATTATCATAAATAAATTTCTGCATAAGTTCAATAGAGTTAATTGATTTCCATGAAATTTTTTCACGTTTAGTATAGTTTATATAATTAAGATCTTTTATCCATCCATTCGTAGTACACAAATTAGTTAATCCAGGATATTTATTTCTAAAATCTTTGGGAGACTCTATATTATTTTTGAAAATAAATTCTTGTGCATCTTGAATTGTTTTAATATGCTCCCAATTATTTTGTTTTTTAGGAAATTTTAGATACTTAATCCACCCTTTCTCACAACATCTATTATGTAATCCCCTAAAATTATTATATAGATACATTGGATTAGGTATATTCTCTTTATCAATAAAATTTTGAACATCTTCTATGGTTTTATAGTTTTCTGACCAATTAGTTTGTTCTTTTTGAAATTTTAAATCTTTTAGAAATCCTTTTAATCTAGCTCTTTTATATAAACCTCTATGAGGAGAACTTTGAAATTCTCTTCTGGTTTTTATATCATTGTCTATTATGTATTTTTGTGTTTTATTAAAATCAAATTCTTTCCAATTCATAAAATAATAAATTAAAATAAGGAGGGAATCAATTCCCTCCCTAAATGATTTATTTAGAATTAGATTATTAGTATAGTATATTAATGAGAATCATATATTTTTTAATCTAATTCTGAATTTTCTTTTCTCATATTTTCTGTATGAAAGAAGTAATCAATAGCATTAAATGTAGTTAGGTTATATCTCAATCTATCTACGGGCGTATTACTAGGTCCATAGGAAATAACAAGATCTTCAAATGATACAAAACTTTCATTTAGTATTAAACTAATTTTAGGATCCTCAAGATATTTCTTTGCTGTTCCTGGTTGAAGTTCAGCAAGAGATATATGAGGTGTATAAGAATACTCAGAAACAACTTCATACTTCGTTCTTAATCCTTTATTGATTAATCCAAGTGTTTTATACAATTCACTAGTTTGTTTCATTTTCAACACTATATAATCACTATCATTCTCAAAAGATCCGATCTCAAAATTATTTAAAATTCTTTCAGTATTTTCAGATCTTATATATTCAATAAAATTATCAAATTCGGGTTCTCCTAAGATAGTTTCGATATCTCCTAGAATATTCATCCTAGGGATTTCTTTTCCTTGAGCGTATAATAATGTTATATGTGATTCATTTTCAATTCCAGTATCTTTAAGATCTTCTCTACTAAATATAGCAGATAAAGATACTGGAAGATAGAGCGAGCAATTTAGCATTAAACAGCTATTATTTTCCATATCAATTACCTCCCATATTTAATAGGTTATTTTTACGACGGAATTTAATCTTTAAATCATTTAATTCTTTTTTTAGACTTGCTTACTAATTATTATCTCTAATAAATTTTAGTACTAGACTATATCTTTTACAAATTAGATTTCAATTTATAATTGTTCACATAGTCGTTGAATCTAGTTTTATAAATCTAGACTGCTAATTAAACTTTCTCATTAAGTCTTTCTAGCAATTCTAACAATTCTTAAGTTATATCTCAAACTTTGGACCATTTTATTTTTAATCCACCTTGGTTAAATCCCTTATCATCTACTACGGTTAATCCTAGACCAAGTAAATTATTTAAAAATATTTGATTATCTTCCTTCGCAGTGTCTTTTCTAGCACCACTAATAAATTGATCTGCATTTCGAGATAGAAGTACAGCTAATTCCATCTCTCCACAATAGATTAGTAATTTTCATACTAACCATAGACTATATCTTCTACTAGTTTTCTAATAGTTTTGTACATAGTCGTTGAATATAAATATAAATTTGACGATTAGTTATTATAATATTTAAATCCTTTTTCTGGTTTATTTTTAATCCATTTAGTTATAGTATGCCTATCTAAATTAAAATGTTTAGCACAATCATTTAGACATTCGTATACTACTCCATCAGGTCCTACTATCTTTTTTGCAGCTGGATGATCTTTTCCAAATTTTCCGTACATAGGATTTTTATCTCCCGTTAAACGTACATTAAACATAGGATTTTTATCTCCAACTAATCTTCCTTTATTGGCTTTAGAAATTTTATCTTTTGTTTCCTTACTATGTTTCTTACCATAATGAGAAGCTTTCTCTCCAGTTTTTCCATAGTTGTGATTTCCTTCACCCGACTGAGATTCTGAATATAATTTTCTAATATACTCAGCCTCTCTAGAAGATTTTATTATTCGTTTTATTTTCCTACCTTCATCATTAACCTCACATGTTAACATTCTAGTAAGAGCCTTCATTAATTTTTTATTATTGGGATAGATTCTATTTAATAACGTATGTGCAATAACATGTTCTCTATAAGTTAATAGAACAAGATTATCACTATTATCAGTTCCTCCCATAGATTTGGGGAGAATATGATGCTTTTCATAGTATCCATCCAGTTTAGATTTAACTAATCCTCTTTCTTTTCTAGAAAGTACTAAATTATTATAAGTTTCTCGATACCACTTGTTTGTCATATAATTTATATTTTGGCATCGTCAAATTTATATTATATACTGCTGATTTATCTACTTTTACTGTAAATATTTCCAGCAATTCACAAAATTTAAAGACTGGTTTGTCAATCTTTTGTCCGGTTTGTCTATAGCGTCCCTTTCCAAGTATAGGTTCATCTCGTTTGGTATTAATATCTACGCCATATAGACTTGATGTAACCTTATTACTATATGATGGTATCAAGAATATTTAATACAATATATTAAATTTAGACTATATCATCTGTATATAACTTCATACAGTTCTATATTTAGTCGTTGAACAAGTAACTAACGTTCCTTGATGCTGATTTGATTTGTTATCTTTCCAGCATTTTAATAGAATTTTTATCTACCACAATCCATCTAATTTATTATGGTATAACTCTTCAAGGGTCATATATCCTGCCATCAAAGGCTTATCTACTTCTATAAACTTTCCGGTCATTCCAGATACTAATTTATTATATTCTTCTGGTTCTAGGTTATCTTTTAATTCATCGAGATCTGTTAATTCAGTCTCAGGCATAAGAATTTTACTCTGACTTTCTACACCTAATTCTTCAGCCCATTGATTAACAAGTTCTGGTGTAAATTTGGTAGAGAAACATCCTACATTGAAATAATACATATCTTCTATTTTACTAGTATTATGACATTCGATAATTTCTTCGACATCTAAACTAGTAAAACGTCCAGGGTAGTATTTCTCAAGAAGTGGTTTAATTTTCTTTTGCCCTGTTTTTGTTTTCTTATAATCATCTACAAGATCGTGTAATTTATGTGCTATAAGTCCGAGTAGTGTTTCCATAAGGACGCTCGGAATTTTACGGTTAATTGTTGAATAAGGATTCATCACTACTTCGACTCTTCGCTGCTTTCCATCCTTATCAACCATTATAGGCATTAAATCATCAGATTGAACTTTTGATACAACACCCTTACCACCATATCTAGAGGTAATTTTAGAGCCTATCATTCCAATAGTTCTCTTTATGAGTCTTACACGAATAGTATATACAACTTTATAAGCATCCGGATCCATATTAATAGGATCTAATGTATCAGCTGCAATATACTCTGGGTATTTCTCGTAGATAATTTTTCGAGATTTTGTTTTTTCATATTCATCTATAACATCCTGAGAGGTATGTGTAAATGAATAGTCAGGTGATTTTACTGATTTAGGAATTTTAGGTTTCTTCATTTCCTGTATCATTACATCAGAAACTATTGCCTCGTCTATATTATTAGGCACAACTAAATGATCCTCGATAGTATATTCGGAGAGATCATGTCCTTCTCCGAAAAGTCCTCCGAGTTTTTCTTGTAGTGCCTGATTTATAGCATCAAGACGAACAGCTTTATATAATGTCACTACTGCATCTTTTGATTTAACCTTTGTTCCAATAGGGGCGATCCACTTAATAGCACTAGTACTCTTAACATTAATCATTAAGTCAATTATACTATAAGATGCTATACGATTTGCAAATGATTCTGATATCACCAAAGCATCCTCATTTACTAAACCATAATAGGCGTGGAAAAGTACCAGAGCATTAACGCCGGCCTTATATGTTTCAGGAGTATGTCCAACTGCACCAGTTATAATATCTCCCTGTTTTACTTTTTGGCCGATTTTTACTTTAGGCTCTGTAAATACCGCCACGTCATTTATACTCTGAATCGCTGTTCTTCGTAAAATATTTGTCTCAGTTCCATCAGGCAATTCAATTATAACTTCATCATTAGTTATTTCTTTTACTTTACCCTCTGGATAACTGAACTTTTCATTTAATATATTATCTTTCAACTCTTCATTCCTTCCAGTGTCAACAAGTGCACGCTCCGCATTAATTAGAGGTATACTCTGTTTAAGCATTGATGTCAAATCTTCTATAATATACTTTTAATTATAGTTTAGAATATAAATTTAACCTTTATTTTGGTTAGTAAGTCTTTATTCGTTACACTAAAGAAATCTATTATCTTTAGCTCGGTATTAGAATTTTAATTATTCCTTCACCGAATTTACTTACTAATTACTTAAAATATTACTACTTTAAGCGGCACATAAATTAGTACCCATGCTTATTCTGACACTATCTGTATACACTTAAATTATTTTTAACTTAAGTAGACTATATCATCCCAGGTTTTAGTTCCTAGGTTATACATTTAGTCGTTGAGAAAGGATTTATATTAGTAATCCTTTTTGCTGATTTGAATCTATCTTTCCAGCATTTTAGTATAATTTTCCTAATCTACTATAAAATTAGGCAACTATTTTATAATTGACAAAAGGAATTCTTCGAGTTGTACTAGATAATCTATAATCAGGCGCCAAATCGATCAACTCTATTTCTTCGACTGGAACCATTTTTCTTTTCATCCTATATTTAACTTCTACCTGACCATCTTTATCAGGTTTTAAAGTATTAGTTTCATAATCTACATACTCACTGGCAGCTACTTTTTTATTAAGATAGTCTATATAAGGTATAGTGACCTTAATAAAATTTGGATCATATACATCAAATAATACATCATCATCTGTAATATGACATGAAACTGTAAGTGAGTTCTGAAGATTAGTATTGTTATTTCATTAATCCTAAAAATTCACTTTTTAGGATAGACTATATCATTAGAACTATTAAAAAAATTCTATTTCATATATAAGTCGTTGAATATAAATTATAATTATATTTAAATCTAGAGTTATTTTATGGAAAATTAAATCAAATATATTTAAATCCTTTTTCAGGTTTATTTTTAATCCATCTAGAAATAGTATGTCTGTCGTGATTGGTTCTTATTGAACAATCAGTCAGTGATTCATACACTTCTCCGTTAGGACCTTGAATTTTTCTCGCTCGAGGGTGATGTAATTTAAATCCATCCCCGTTATAAAACTTAAATCCTTTTTCTGGAGACTTTGTTATCCAAAAATGTATTGTACTTTGAGAAACTTCATATACTTTAGAACATTCAGATAAAGAACTATATATTACTCCTTTTGGATCTATTACTCTTGTTCCATAAGTTTTTCCTCGTTTTCCCTCAGAAATTTTTTTCTTTGTTTCTTCAGAAAAGTCTTTTCTTTTCCTTCCGATTTTTGCTTTAGATAGTTTTTCTCTATGTTCCTTTGTTAAAGTTTTACCTTTTTGAAGTTTAGCATATTCTTCTCTAAATATTGCTAATAATCTAGTAGGAAATCTAACTCTATCCTTAGTATATCTGCTAATCATCGTCATTGCTATAACTGCATTACATAATGATATATTTTCAGGATACATACATGATAATAACATATGCGCTATTATATGTTGTCTAGAATTCAGTAATACTAAATTAGAATTTTCATCAGTTCCTCCTATGCATTTAGGAAGAATATGATGATTTTCAAAATAATTTTCAGAATTAGCTATATTTTCTGTTTGGGCTTTTAAAATAAGCGCTTCATAAGTTTTTAAATACCAAACTCTATTGTGGTATTTAATATCTTCTATATTTTCCATATCAATAACTTTATTATTTCATCCATAAAATATCTAAAGTTATATAATTATAATATATACTGCTGATATTCTTTATTATTTTAAGAATTTCCAGCAATTTAATGAAATTTTCAATAATTAATATTGCCACAAATAATTTATGGGTGTATCAGCTATATCGACTAACGAATAAATAAAGTTATTTACTTTATCACTAGACTATATCTTAAGGAATTTCCCTCTTTGTACATAGTCGTTGAATATAAAATAAGTATTAATTATTTTATACTGCTAATTAACTATCACTAGTTTTCTAGCAATTCTCAAAGTTTTTATTATAGATTTTTACTCTATAATCAGACTTAATCTAAATCTGTAAAAGTCGAATTAAATGCTACGCTCGCAGGGATAACAATTTTTTGGGAGATTGCCTCTAAGTTAACACTATTGACTCCAGGGGGGACCTGTAAACTAGAATCTCCTTTGTTATCGCTGCTTCCTTTAAAATAACGGAATGCTAATGTACTAATTGCAGTAACTTGATCTTGAATTTTACCATACTTTGTAAAATATGATGTAATTCTTCGTCTTGCTGCAAAATAGTTTCGTCCATTATTATTTCTAAATATATATTGCATAAAACTATTAGGAACTGATTCTAATGTTTTATCAATGATTAGATCTTTTAGCCTATCATCTCCAAAGGCCAAACATTCCTGTATTAGTTTTTGTGTAATATATTCAGGTTTATAATCCAAGTCAAGTTTGATCATTAATTTCTTGGTTTGTCTTTCAGTTAACTTCAAGATCTCCTTTTTATCAGTTTCCAAGTATTTATCAATGTCTTCAAACTTTATATCAATTGGTTTATCTGCAATTCCAAGTTCCGGATTAATTCTTTTTATCTTCAGAATCTGTTTTTGAATATCGTAAACTCTATCATAGTCGAAATTAACTTTATAATCTCCTGTACCAGACATTTTAATACGACAGTCATAATCAGATCCCATTCGATTAGTTGAAATACGATAAGCGCCTTCTATAATAAATGCACCATCAATTTCTTTAGGAACTTCGAACTCTGCATACTTCATTTCAGGATCTTCTTTCCCATCCGTTATAGTTGTATATTCAATTCTTACTTTATGTGTAGCAGTTAATCCATTTTCAATATAGTAAGAAGCTGGTTGAGGAGGTTCTTCTATAAATGAATATCCAATTTTTCCAACTTTTACTTTAGGATTATATGCATCAACTTTATTAAAAAATCGATCTACTATAATTTTTGCTCCAGTGTTTCTGAAATATTGATTAAAATTACTCATTATACTAATGGTTTTATATTTAATTGCTTATATTCGCAATCTACTGAATTAAAAAATGTTTCTAATTCTGATTTAATACTATCTTTTAAGCTACGAGCCTCTACATATTCTCCCATAGGTTTACCATCAAGAGATCTAAAAAAAGCTTCATAAGTAACAAGATAATTGAAGTTATCTTTAAGTTGATGTAATGTAAGCTTTACCGAAAATCTTTCATACTTCGGAAAAATATCATCTCTAAGTTTTTCATATAATATTTCTCTCGCCTGTATAATATTCGGATCTTGACTGTCTAAAATGTTATATGGAATTTCATATGATAGTATAATTTTATAATAATTATCGTTCATAACAAAAAATTCTCTTCTCTGGTTTTAATCATCATATATCCAAGTTCATCAAATTTCCTCCCCTTCGAGATGTAGTTGATGCTTTCTTGGGTTTTTCTTCTTTTTGTTTATCTCCATCCACAGAGATACATTTTTCTTGCTCGGGTTTACTTCCAAGGCTCGATAAAAGATTAGTATTATTAGATTTATCCACAGAGGAAGATGAGGTAGTAGTAGTATAAACCACCTCACCGTCTCTATGAATAGTTACATTAATACTCAACTCTTTTTCAAATTCTGGAAGATCTATTTCAAATTTAATAGTTCCCATAATTTGTTTTTACTTTTGTTTTTCGTCAAGTTTATTATTTAAAAGTAATCCTAATATAGTTTCTGTCATTACGTCACCAGAAAGATTTAATTCCCCTTTGAGAGCTTTAGACACAACTCTAGAGCTATAACCGTAAGACAAAACAGTATAGAATGATTTCTTATTTAAAACACCACTTTGAGTCCCTAGATACTGAATGTCTTCTATCTTCTCAGTCTCCGGATCTACAGTTACATCAGTCAAACCAGTAAACAAAAGCTCAATAAGTTCTTCCTGTGTAGCGTGAAGATCTGTTAAACCCGTAGATACAAAACCTCCATCTGTTAAAGTGTAAAATTGCTTTCTGAAGATTAAGTAAATATCATTAAGATTAGAACCCAACTCTGCAATAACATGATTCATATTGCAAACTCCGCTGGAAATTCTTTGAAACTTCTTAACCTCCGTACCCTCTGGAAAGTAATACATACAATCTGGATTATAATCATATTGACGATCTCCAATCCAAACCTCTATATCACCTTCCTTAGTCTCTTTGTAATGAATAACCCCATCATTCAAAGCATAACAATCAGATACAATAACATTATCCTTCTCAAAATATCTTGTGCCATCACTCAATTTATCTATAATTTTCTTATTATAGTTTAGAATATAAATTCAACTTATAAAAAAGTTGGTAAGTCTTTATTCGTTATACCTTAAGATTCTAATTATTAATCCAAGGCTTGGTATTACTAGTTACTAGCTTCACCAAATTTACTTACTTATAATCTAGAGAATTACTTCCTTAGACGGCAATTTTATATTCACCTTTGGCACGCATTAGCTTAATTTTCTGATAATCAATCACTTAGATTGATAAGATAGACTATATCATCCCTATAAAATAAGAGTCCCATATATAGTCGTTGAATGTGTAAAATTTTATAATTAATTCAAATACCTAAATCCTTTTTCTGGTTTCCGTCTACACCAATCTCTTAAAGTATCTGTACAGATATTATGAAAATGTGCAGCTTCTTTTACAGTATCAAATACTCTTCCATCAGGATCTATAATTTTTCTTGCTTTATTATTTTTCCCACCTAGTTTTGATTTTGACATATTTTCTCTACATTCCTTAGAAAACGGAGCTCTCTTTTTACCTAATTTTGATTTAGATATCTTATCTCTCGTTTCCTTAGGAAGTGATTTTCCAAAATTAGGGTTATTAGGACCACTATTTTTCTCTGAAATTATCTTTTTAGTTTCTTCAGAATGATGTTTTCCATAAAATGTATTCTTAGTTCCTAATTTTGCCTTAGATTGCTTTTCTCTAGTTTCCTTACTTGGAAATACATTTTTATGAGAATTTGACATCTTCATCTTAGCCTCTTCTGAATGATGTTTTCCTTTAAATGGATTTTTTCCTTTTGTATTTATCATAACTTCTTCTCTAATTAAAGATATTAATCTAATAGAAATTTTACTTAATTCAAACTTTCTAGATTGATCTTTATTAGTGGATAACATTCTTTTAGCTGCATATGATAATTTACTATTATCAGAAAAAGCTTTCATTAAAAAGATATGAGCAAATATGTGATATCGGATAGGCATTCTTACTAAATTATTCTTTTTATTTGTTCCACCCATACACTTAGGTAATATATGATGAACCTCCGTATACACATCTTCAGGATAACCTTCAGACTCCATTTGTATACATTTATCAATTAATTTATTATATTGTTTATAATACCACAATTCTGTCATAATTAATTTTATTTTTACACACTGCTGATTACTTCACAGTTTTCCAGCATTATAATGGGTATTTTCTTAGGTTTTTATTTCCTAAGCCTCAATTAATTTTTTAAGGCATTGAGTTTATATCGATAATTCATATTAATTTTTTCTTAATATGTCAGACTATATCATTGGAATAATTATCTTCCATTTCATTTATAGTCGTTGAAGAGATATAATAAATATCTCCTGCTAATTAGATTTATTATCTTTCTAGCATATTCCTGAAATTGTCATATAAGAATTTCTCCTATATTTCCGACATATAATTTATCGGTGAGGTAGTATTATAGGCTCCTCCGATCAAGTCACCTTTCTCGAATTTTGTTTTACCTACTCCTACCCAATTGTTAGGTCTAGGATACTTCAACTCTCCTCCCCTAACTTTTAGGTAAATCCATCTACCCTCCTCTCTAAACTCACATTGTTTTGGTGCTTTTAATAAACCTTCTGTATTTAAAACACGTTCATGACCCCCATGCTTCATTTATACCCTAAAGATTATTTAGGGATTAGACTATATCATCTTAGTATCTTACATAGTCGTTGATTATTATGAGTTTATTTAACAAACTTAAACCCCTTTTCAGGATGTTTATCAATCCAATTTCTAATAGTTTTTCTATTTACTTTATGATACTTTCCCGCATCCGTTATACTACTGAAAATATTTCCATCAGAATCCATAACCTTAATTCCATTAGATTCTGAAATTTTTCTTTTATGTTCCTCTGAAAAATGTTTTCCATAATTAACATTCTTACTTCCCATATGAGACTCAGATAGTTTCTTCTTTGCTTCCTCCGTATGATGTTTTCCATAGAAAGGATTGTTTTCTTTCCTATTTGCTTTAGATATCTTTTCTCTAGTCTCCTTTGTAAGATGCTTTCCGGTATTAGCTATAGATAATTTCTTTTTCGTTTCCTCTGTAAGATGTTTTCCAGTATTAATCTCAGACAGTTTTTGTTTCGTTTCTTCTGTATGTCTTCTACCTAAACTAGATATTCTACTACTTTGAGACAGTTTTTCTTTCGTCTCTTCTGTATGATGTTTTCCATAGAAAGGATTGTTTTCTTTCCTATTTGCTTTAGATATCTTTTCTCTAGTCTCCTTTGTAAGATGCTTTCCAGTATTAGCTATAGATAATTTCTTTTTTGTTTCCTCTGACATTGGGGGTTTTGGCTTACCCCGTAATCTATTAGAGATATTTTTATTATGCTCCTTTCTTAAGTTAGAAAGATAATCTATATCTATTTCTAAAGTATCTAAAAATTTTCCATTCTTAGATTTCTTAATACTTAACATAAGACTTAATGAATAAGTTAATTTTTCATTAAACGGATATATTAAATGTAGTAATAGATGAGCTTTTAAATGTTCTTCGAAAGTTAATTTTACTAAATTATCCGAATTGTTACTTCCTCCCATACATTTAGGAATTTTATGATGAATTTCATAATATACTTCTTCATCTAATTTCCTTAAACCTCTATCATTATTTGTAATTAGATAATAATCTCTTATAGCTAATTCTGTATTATTTCTATAAAAATCTATTAGATCTATTGTAATGTAATTTACGTTTATTATACTTTTTATCATAATATTGCTGATTTTATTAATAAATTAAATTCCAGCAATTGAAGATATTTTTATTAGAACTTATTTAATAAATTCTAAGCCTCCAATTAAAGGCCAAGCGCTGATTGAGTAGTACCCTCAGTCAATGACGTAGCAAAAGATAATCCTATTGCTGCTCCATCAGTAAAACTGAATTTAGTACCAATCAAATCGGGGGTAATTGTGCTAAGATCCCCTTTCCTCTTAGTAACGATTGATCTAACTAATACTAGATCATCTTCTGAACCATTTACAAGAGGCTTGTCAGGTATCTTTTTTCCATTTAACATTGTTCTTCCCAACGCTTTATATCTTGGTATGAGTAATCCTGTGTTTTCTGGATCTTCTCCTTCATGATATATAAAACTATTTAAAAGGAATGAAATTTGTCGTGTTAAATATCCTGAACTAGGCCATTCAAAGAGATTAGATATTATAATTTTTAAAAGACGTCTTCTAATCTCTTATCCTGCTTACGCTTATTCACGTAAGATTAGACTATATCATGATTAAAGAGTTTCCTTAATCTAACAATACATAGTCGTTGATCTTATCTTTGTTTTCTTCTACTATTATACCTTTTTGGTCTTGGTAGATATTTTACATTATTTTTCTTATTCTCTCGATAAGCTTTTGTTTCTTGAATTTTTCTATATTCTTCAATTCCAGAGAGTATAGTTCTTGCTATACTTCCAACAAGCCTTAGAGTTTCTAAGAATTTTTCAAATCTACACATTAAGTTTTAAAAAGTACTAATAATTCATCTTTTTCTCGTTGATAAGTTGCTGATTTTAAAAAACTTTGACTTCGTCTGTCTATTATTATTTCCAGCATTTCTTTGTTATTTATAGTGGGCTACCATAAAGTTCAGGTTTTATTTCTAACTCCACTAACTTTGATACTTTGCAGTGACCTATTCTCACTTTTATAATTAAATTTAACGAATTTAATAGTAGACTGTATCATTTTACCTCTAGTTACAGTCGTTGAACTTCGGAATTTAACCGAAGATGCTGATTCAATTTTTATTATTCCAGCATTTTTTAGAGTTTTAATGCGACCAAGATCAGGTCAAATCAAGAGATCGCATGAAGCTGATAATCTTTTTCTGTATATCCCGAGAGTAAAGTTCCTCGAGTTATAACAGGACGTTCATCTACCCCTGACGTAATAAATTGGGGCATACTCATAGCTACAATTGAGGCTAGTTTTACACGATTTGCGCGTGCTAGTTCATTCTTTAAGTCTGAACTAAAACTTTCAGAAACTTCTTTCTCATATTTTTTAAATTCCTCTGTCATTATAAGAAGTTTCTGTTTATCAGTAAGATCTTTTGAATCCGCAACATTACAAATTCTCTTATAAGTTTCAGTGTCACAATCTGCATATAACGTTTTATAATCAAAAGTTACGACACCTGCTAACGTAACGACCATAAGCGCAAATTTGGTAAGAGCCTTTCTTTTTTCAACTCCGTCAGGGAATTGATTAAGGTATAGGCTCAGTTTTGTTGCGCTCTTTGCTCCGATACGTTCAAACTCATTAGAAAATATTCCAATTTTATCTATATCTGCATCAATAATTTTCGAAATCCTAAGACGTCCATAAGAAGTAACTTTTGATTGATACTCCACATTTCCTATCTTTCCAGTAAATACAATTGGTGTACCTACTTTAATTTTCTTATCTATTTCTGCATCTTTAAGTAATTGGACATAATCTGTATAAAAATGTCTTGGATTCTTAAGCTCATCCTGATCATCAAATACATATTCCGTCGCTACCGCAAGGCCGTTAAGCGTCTCGTGATTAAATTTATAAATAGGTTCCAGATAATTTTACAATATTACTGTAAACTTAGACTATATCATCTATGAAAATACTAATTTCATAGTTCTATATTTAGTCGTTGAACATCTCGTTTTACACTCGATGATGCTGATTTATGTTATACACTTTCCAGCATTTTAATAGAATTTTCTTAGAATTTATTAATATTCTAAGCAACTTTCTAAAAATTGTTCTTTTTATAAATTGTCACATATCTTGGCGACATGCGCTCATAGGTTTCGACAGCGGCTTCGGGTGGTACGAGTTGGATCGATACAGTATCCTATTAATTACCAATGAATTACATTAATATAAGAATATAATTTCAAGATATATTATCTTGGTAAGTCTTTATTCGTTACACTAAGAATTATATTTTAATTCTTAGCTCGGTATTAGAATTTAATTATATTCCTTCACCGAATTTACTTACTGGTAATTTAAGATATTACTACCCTAAACGGCAATAATTTACCATCAAAATCTGCATTCAAAGGCTCGCATACCTGAATCGGAAAATGTATTGTATAATCGTCATGAATTCTTAATTTCATGGCAAAAATACTGTACTCCATTTTTCTTAAATTAAATTATTTAAGGTTAGACTATATTATATCTTTTTAATAAAAGATCCCTTACTATAGTCGTTGATTAAAAATAAACAGAAAATCTATCAATTACTAAAGATTAAATATTACTAAACAACAAAATCGTAAATATTAAACGAACCGTGAATATTATTAAATAATTCATTTTCGGTTAAAATAATATACTTATAACTATTTTTTCTACAATACTTTTTTGCTGCTATTCGCTTTAGTAAAACTATTCGAGATTTCTTTACTAAATTGTTTGGCTTTATTTCTACTATTACTACTATTCCCGTGTCTAATGTTAACTTAAAATCTGGTAGATAATTATGTACAGTTCCATCATCTTTTTTATATTCAATTGGATCTGGAGTTTCTAATTTTATAATATTACTATCCTTATCACAATTTTGAATAAAAGTTTTCTCCCAGGATGACAGGTATTTTATATCAATATTTCCTGCTTTTACTGATTTAATTATTCCAGATTTAAAACCCTTAGTCGTAAATCTATCGGTTGTTTTAAAATGTTTTTTAGGATCTGTTATTCTTTTTAAAGTCCCTATAGACATATTTTTTCTTATTTCTGGAGTAAATACTCTCCTTTTATTAGCTTCTCCGATCTTTTTCTTAGCTTCTGGAGAAGATTTTAAACCAATATGACTTTTTGACATTTTATCTCTTGTATCTTTTGATATTTCTCTACCCTTTAGACCAATATCCATACAAGATTTACAACAGAATCTTTGATATCCATCATACATATTATAAAACTTTACTTTTCCATGACAAGTTTCACATCTAGGCCGATCTTCTATAGATATTAAACCTAGAACAACTATATCATAATATAATTGAATAGTTATGTTATACTTTCTTAGAAATTGTTTAATAGTTTTACAACTTATCCAGATATCTTGGTCTTCTTCAATCATCCAAGAAAACACTTTATAGTAAATTTTTGCTTTTCCTTCAACACGTTTATATTCGTTTTCAGAATATTTTTTACCTTTCAAAGGATTTCTATTAATTAACTTATTAAATACTATATCTTCATTCATATAATTTATTTATAATATAGTAATCAATAAATTTTCTGTCTATTTTTATTGCTGATTGATATTAATTATTTTCCAGCATTTTAAAAGGTTTATTAATGTCTCCACAAGTACAGTAATAATTATTATGGAGACTTGGTTGGCGATTAACTCTGTGATAATCAATACTTTAGCCAACTTATATTGATTACCCAAGATATAATTCTATCTTGCAAAGACTATATTTTCCATGGTTAAAACTAGGTTATCACAACACTAGCCTGGTTTTGTCCATAGTCGTTGGGTTGAATAGTTTATATTTACAATGAGTTTTGTATTAAAAATTCTAGGTCTTTATTTTCAGAAACTCTATGTTTTAGGAAGTCGTATACTTGTTTTTTGACTTTTAGATCTAGAAATTCAGTATATTTTGTTCCGGTTTCATTAAGTTTCGTATAGTCTTGAAATTTAATAAGTGTATCAAATTCGAGGTCAGCTAATTCGGTTGTAGGTCCAGAGATGATTGCTATAACCTGTCCACCCAAGATATGATTCATGTGTGGAAATTGATAGTTTATGCGCCTATCCCAGTCCTTAGAGAATCCGATTTTAACTGACTTAGGAAATTTAACGAAGTACATATATCCTTGTTCTCCTTGAAATTTATTAAAAAGGAGGTTTCGGTTATTTACTCTCATTGCATATTCAGATCCATACCCTTTAGCATTTTTATCTAGGGCATTTTTAGTCATAATCTGAGCCATTCTTAATCTTTTCTCTTCGCTAGAATTCCACAGCCCAATTTTAGAAGTTCCGGTATATCGTCCTTGTGCGTGAAGCGCTTTCATATGTTCGGAACGATTCCAGGGGCTGTTAGAAGATAGCGAAGATGAATATAATTTTCTTTTTATCTTCATAAGCTCTTCTTTTTTAGGGTTTTGTTTTCTTGTAAATATAACTTTCAACTGCTGATTAGAAATAAGATTCTTCCCAGCAATACACAAAATTTAATACTACAGTTTTCAGGTACTGTAATATTCTAGGATTCACACCTAACGTACCAATTAGGAAACCATTAGTACGATTTGTTTTTCCGCATACTCTTTAAACATTTTCAGAGTTTCCGGATTATTATATTCTTCTTTTGTTGCTTTGAGTGCTTCGTTTTTGGTAAAATTCAGCTCTTTCATTAAGTAATCTAAGAAACCTTCCCGACACATTTCATAAGCGATATGTATTGGAACAGAGATTTCATCGATAGCTAATGTAGTACTAGGTATAATTGGGCATCTAGCAGAATTTTTAGTACGGACAGAATACAAGTCACGTGCTAGATTTTCTTTAGATGTATTAAGTAGTGCTGTAGCTTCTTTTTTCCCAGCATTTAGGAGAGCACGTAAAAGGGCTGTATATCTAACTCTTTCTCCAGGGGTATTAAATTTAGATGTAACTTCCTCATAGTTCAAGTCATTAGATTTTTTATCTTCTACGCAACAAAGTCTGATAATAATAGAGTACCAAATACTAAGTTTATGAGATCCCATTACTTTTTTCCCGTTTTTAATTCCGAGAGTAAAAGGTCTCATCATAGCAGGTTGTACTAGGTAATACCGATTAATTAATTTTTTAAATTCTGTAAGACGAGCGGGAAAATGTTCTTCAATAATTTTAATTAATCCTTCGTAAGAACATAGAGCTTCATCAGTAATAAATTCTGATATTTTTAGTTCTTTTGTTGTTGGATTATATTCGAACTGGCAGGTATCAAAAACTTTAATACCTAATTTCTTTGCTCCTCTTGCACTATAACCATTTCTTCGAAGATCGTCTCCAAAGAAATCTAACACAATTTTACTATCTTTAAAAATATCTTCGAAAAGTTCTTTAAAGATATCAAAACGTAAATCATTCAAGTAATAGAAAGGAAGTTCAATTCTAGCAAATCTTCTCAATCCCTCTTCTCTTGTAAATACTCTTGCCCCGCAATGAGGACAAGGTTCAGCAGAGGGTTGTCGAATTTTTCCACAAATACATCTATCTTCCATGGGTGAGCCAAAAATATCGACATCATAGACTCCACCAGCGATAGGTTGTATTCCATTGTACTTCAGGTCCAAGTCTCTATGATTAAATAGGACTTGATCTTTTCCATCACTTTTAGTATAATCGATGATAGCTTCATCGGTTAGTAACTCAAGAGATACTGACATAAAATTTTAATATTTTTACTGTTTAACCATTCCTTCGACATCTTTCCAAATTATCTTAGTAGCTAGTTCAGAATCGTCAGGATTATTTTTTGACCAATCTTTATATACTTGTTTTACATCTGATATTGCATCTGATCTGGTCTTGTCTTTTAATCTTTCATAAACTCCTGCTTCTTTATCTATAACTACCTCAATCATATCTGAAATAATATCTTGAGTAATAGCTCTTGATGTATTAGTAAATCTGGATCTATATTCACGATAAACCAATACGTCGTCATAAGTAAGTTCGAGATCAGAGTATTCGGCTGATGATCTAATTTCGGCTGGTTCTTTATTAAACCATGATAACTGTAACTTTCTAACTCGATCTGCCACAGCCTGTCTACCCATTTCTTCGTACTTCTTTGCTAATTCTTCGACGATATCATACTTAGCTTTTAGGATTTTTCTCATTGCTTCTTTTATCTGAGTTGCATATTCTTCGGGCATAGTAGGACATTCAACAATTAAGTCATACATACCAGAAGAGAATAAGAAAATAATAAAAGCTGGAATTTGTCTTTGTTTTCTTCGCTTTGATATAATAGAGTCTTTGCTAATATCACGAGTAGCCAAAAATTCTATGAATCTTGCTATTTGGTTTCTCGCTTCTTCAGCATATCTCTTATTAAATCCAGAATCATCCTCATCTTTAAAGTCTATATCAACATCTTCTCCGCGTAAAGGAGTATCAGGTGTATAGAGGCTATTAACCATACGAGAGTGACCTTGCTTATGAAACAAATCTTTAATAATATTTCCGACTGTATTAACTGAAGTATGTTTAGGATTAGCCCAAACTATAGTAGTAACAGCATCTTCAATTGCATTATCTTTATCCAATTTTCCTGCTGCTATTATGTCATCGTATGCTGTAGATAACCAAAGTTCGTCCTTAGTCATCTTACCTTCATACTGAGACTCATCTACTTTAATTTTCTTCTCATCCTCGTCATCTCCAATAATACTCTCATCAGAACCTTCAGAGTCATCGTCGTCAGAATCATCTCCTGTTTCGTCTGGACCTAGATATCCTTGATTTTCTAGGTCTTCTTCTTCTTCATCTAACAAATAATCGTCTTCCATTCTTTATTAGCATTATTATTTTTAATTAATTAGTATAAACCTTGAGAGGACCTGAAATTTCCTCTCAATTATTAGGGATTGACCCTTGTTTTAGCGCGTTTTGAAGGTAAAAAAGGAAGAGAAATAACTCTCTTCCTTAATAAAATTACTCTATAAGAAAATCTTTTGCTGTTCCATGACCTAAAGATAAAACTAATTCAACTGCTTTAGGTCCACGCATATAGTAATTTCCATATTTATCTAACTTATTCTTATTTAAATAGTTATCTCTTATTGCGTCTTTTTGTAAAACTTTTAAATTATCATTGGATTTTACTGACTCCACTGAAGTAAAAGCCCCTAAAACTTCTGTCTTATCTTTATTAAAAACATATACAATAGTTTCCATCTTCTTATATAAATTGAAACTATCCCCTACCTCAATACATATAAATCGTTTACTTACTGTATTAGAATATAAAAATCCTGTTCTATTAAATTTATTACTTTCTTTTGACTTATTTAATACTTTTTTGCTAAGTTCTTCTGAAGAAATATAATCTAAAAAATCTCCATATAAATTACAAAGTACTATATTCTTAAATAATTTTTCTCTGGTCGTTTGATTATTCATATTTCCTTTCTGATTAGTTACTCTAAGATTAGAAAATCGATTATCATATGGAATTGTATTAATGTGATCTACTACTTCACCATCAGTTAAATTTCTTTTTAAGATAAATTCCATAATAATTCTATGAACTCTTAGCGAATCCTTATTAAATGTAATTCTAACATATTGGTCTTTATCAAGACTATATAATAACCTTTCTCTATATTTTAAAAATCCTTCCTTACATACATATAATCCAGGATATTTCCAATGTTCATACCATTCATAATCATTTAAATTCCCGGAAAATCCATGAATAATACGATCTTTTTTGTTCTCTACTTTCCAATAATATCCTTTATATTTTCTATTATGTTTTATAGCAATTCGTATTGATTCTAAAACATAATTCCCATTATTTTTTCTATTAAATCTAAACACTTCTTCTCCACTATCATTCAATGCAATAAATTGAATTAACTTATTAATATCGATTGAAGTACTTTTACCACTAACTTTATTATTATTTTCAGCTGAAGTAACCCATTCAAGATTAGAAAGATTATTATTCTTAGGATCATGATCTATATGGTTAACTACCGAATAAATATTTAAATCTGGATTTTTTAAAAACGTAGATGCAACCAATCTATGAAGAAATATATTATATCTTTTATCTGAAAATTTTAAAAATACTCTACAATAATTCTTATTAACAGTGATTTTTAAAATTTTTCCTGTTTTTATATTTTTTACTTCACCGATTTTATTAATTACATAAATATCGCCTGGAATAGTTACTCCACTTGGATGAATATATTCGATAGGTATAAATTCTTCTTGTGAAATATTAGGATATTTTTCTTCCCTAGGAAGATAATTATTACTTAACATACTATATTTATAATTCTTTAATTAAACGCTGTAACTTTATTTATTTTCTTTTTAATAATTCATAACCTTTAATCTGTTTTCTAGATCCATTTTCTTTTCTCTCGTACATAACTATGGGCTTAACTTCAAAATAATTTTCTAGATCTTTCGCCTTAGGTGTAGCATCATAATTGATATTAGAATATAAATAACCTAACCTATCCTTTATACTAGATAATGTTAACTTATCTCCTACCTTAAACTCTGAATAAATGCTAGATTCTAATAGTTCATAGGAAAATGTTACTATTCCAAGTTCTTTCTCTATATCGTATCTATTATATCCTAATGCTTTTAATCTTTCTGGGCCTAATGATATATAATAAGACTTAATATTATCATGCTCCCCTATCTGATCTAACACTACTCCTATTACTTCATCTGAAAATCCATATTCACATAAATATTTCAATTTACTCCTAAAGGTTCCTAATTTTTGATATTCTCTCAGAAATTCAGATACCTCCTGATTCACTATATCATCATTACAGTATTTACCTGTTTTTCTACATTCCAAAAGATCCTTACACTTATCTATTATGCTCTTATCAAATTTCAACTCTAAGAACTCAAATACTGAATCTATATCTCTAAGTTTCTTATCTAAAATTTCTTTAAACACAGATTTTACATTGTCTCTACCCTTCCCTGGTAGATTAGAGGATATTCCAAGCAAAATTCCTAAAATTTCTTTAACACTATTCTTAAATTCAGTTAATTCTTTATTTATAATACATGGATTTATTGGAAGATTTTTAATATTCTTCACTACTTCTGGATTTTTAAAAAAGTTTACTATTTCATCATTATATTCAAACCATTCTCTACCATAATCTATATACAAATATTTTCTAAACTTATATTGAATATTCTTTTCATCTTCTTCAGTCAATTCAGGAAGTTCATATAAAATTTTACAGGTTGGATTATGAAGTTTATATGCATTAAATCTCCCTTCTTTCTTTGTGTCTTCTGTATATCCAATTTTTAACAAATCTATATAATTGTTATCCTTTCCATAACCTGCACTCTTAATTAAATATATCATAATTTAAATTTCCTTCTTTTTTAATAACGTATAACACTTTATCTTTTTCCCATCTTCATATATACTAGAGTTTTTTATTTCAAAAAATTTCTCTAAATCAGTAGCCTTAGGTGTTGCAGTATAAGAAATAGATTTATATAAATAATCAAGTCTATCTTTTATACTAGATAACGTTAATTTATCCCCTACTTTGAATTCTGAATAAATACTAGACTCTAATAGTTCATAGGAAAATGTTACTATTCCAAGTTCCTTCTCAATTTTATATTTATCATACCCTAGAGCTCTAAGTTTTTGTGAACCTAAAGAAATATAGTAAGATTTAATATTATCATGCTCCCCTATCTGATCTAATACTATTCCTGCTACTTCATCTGAAAATCCATATTCACATAAATATTTCAACTTACTCTTAAAGGTTCCTAATTTTTGATATTCTCTCAGAAATTCAGATACCTTTTGATTTATTATATCATCTGGAGATAAAGTACTATATATAGTACTAAATACAGTAAATCTATCTTTATAATCTATTTGTTGTATTCTAAAAGCTCTAATCTCATTTACTAATACTAAATTATTAAGTACAGGTATCAAAGTTCCACTCTGATGTTCGTTTACTGCTATATAATCATCTTTATAATTCTGTGTTCTAGCTAATGTTTGGTATCTTTCAGCTACAGTTAATCTTGCTTTTTCCGGAGTAGAATTATAAGAAAGAAGTAAATCATTAGTAGCTTTCTTTTTTCTTTCTATTTCTCTATCAAACTCTTCTTGACTAACTTTTCTATAGTCACAAGTAGATCTGTAATAGAAAATGGCTTCATTCTTCCAAGGATTTTCAAAGAGTCTTTGTCTTCCGAGAATTTGAGGTAAATCTTCACTAATATCTACCGCTAAAGAGTCTATATTAGAATCCGAAAATATAAATGATCTAGCACAGGTAGAATAAAAATCTGCTCCTAGGTAAACAGTCCTCGTACAAAATGTAAACATTTTAGGTTTAACTCCTTTTAATGGTACCTCTCCGATAGTAAATCTCTTTCCTAACTTCTTTTGTATTCTTTTTAAATTTTCGGGAGTATCAGAACAAAGAATATTTACCTCTTCTGGTTGGAGATCACACTTCTTTATAATAGATGTAATATGATTAACAGAGTTTACGTAGAATACAGCTTCATCCGATATTACTCTAGTAGGATATCCGTTTACCATTCTAATAGCACTTTCAAAATTACCAGATTTATAAGAGTCTATTATCTCAGGTAATTTAGTTCCTACTGATTTCATTGTTAATACCTTAAGAGAAGGTTTTAATACTCTAGTTGAATCCTCCTTACCCCAATCCATATTAATATATGGTAAACCATCAAATTCATCTAACATATTTAAGTATTCCTCTAACATGGGTGTAGCACTAACAAATAAAGCTGAATGAGATTGATGTAGGTGATAAAGAAAGTCTAGTTCTGTATTAGACTTAAACTTAGAATCATGTAAGATTGTCTGAAATTCATCTATAATAGTATAGAATGATTGGAATATACCAAGACTTTCTAGGATATCTTTTACAATTCTATAAGAATCATATGTTACTAGTATCTTGGCTGGTTTATCTCCTAAATATTTTCTTTCATTTAGGTAGTCTTTTATTTCATTCATTAATCTATTATAAACTGTATCCTTTCCATGAACTATCTCATCCATTTTTTCCATAAATATCTGAGATTTATCTATTTTAGAAAGATCCTTATCAATAGCTACTTCCTTTTCTAGTTCGTTTATAACCAAATAAACATCCCTACCATGCTGGTCTTTCTTATTTTTGAGCAACATTTTTCTAGGAGAACAAAGTATAACATTCTCAGGTCCTCTTAAGCAATATTCAGTAAATCCACACCCAGGGAGTTGTTTATTAATAATACATTTTACAGGTAACTTGTAAAATCTAAAGTCTGTTCCTAATTCTGATATAAATCTTATTCCTCTAGGAACTACATAATCATTTAATCTTTTTATCATACTATTTAATATTTTAAGTTTATTATCATATTAATATTGAATTCTAATACAGAATCCAGTTACATAAAATTGAAGACATAGGAGTTTCCCTTCTTCATTAATTAGAGTTTGAAAGGATAAGAAAAGCAAAACAGAACTTTAAATAGAGTAATTTTAACCATATACTAATATAATAAAATATATTTAAAAAAGTTCTGTTTAATATTTAGATTAGATTCGCCTCCTTGGAGAGGCGAAAATCAATAATATAAAATCTTTATAATATCTCTATTCTTTGAGTTTATCCCTATATATCTTATTCAAAGTTTCTTCCTTAGACACCCCTAGCGGTAGCGAAAAGGGGTGTAATATAAGGGAAGCTCCTTTGTCTTCATAAATAAGTTACATTTTGCTCTTTAGGATCCTTTAGATTCTAATATATGAAGATTAAGAAAAAATAAACCCCAAGATATTTTCTATCTCAGGGTTGTAGTGGGTTTAGAGTCAGTCGTCAAACATTCGTCTAAACCTCCGTCTTTCTCTGTCTACATTCATTTGTGCCAGAGAATCATTGAATATATCTATGAGGGTATCTTTTAATTCAGAATCCTCTAGAAATACTATCACTGCGATTATAATTATAGCAATGATAGCATATTGAATAATTTCATTTTTATTCATAATACTGGTCTAGTTTATTTTGGGTTATTTTTCTAATGCCAGTATTTTTCTATGAATTTTTCTTAATCTTAAAAATTAATGCTAGTTCCTTTTGTATATTTCGCACATATACTTTAGGAGCTAGCTCATTTATTTTTTTTTTACATATATAAGGCTTTTAAGGAATAAAAAAAGAAAGGGAAAATTAATCCCTTTCTTATATTGAACTTACTTCGACGTCATGCCATTTCCCCTTACTTTCTCCGACGGGTTTTAAGATATCTATACAAAATTTATATCTTTCATTCATGGTATCTCTAACTTCATATATTCCATCGATACTTGGATCTGATTTACATCTAATTCTTACTTTTGATCCATATTTAAATTGTTTTCTAAGATCTCTAGATACAGCAATCCATTTAAGTTTTCCTTGATTTAGTTTTTCAAGGTCAATTTTTGAATTATCTGCTGTTACTAGAGGATCAGAATCACATTGACTTTCGACTGGATTATAGACAGTTGCAGTTACCTTTATTGTCTTTTCGTCTTTCAGTTCTTCTTCCTCTTTCATTATTGAGTCGAGGAATTGTTCATATTCATACTCCTCGTCTGATTGCCAAATTATTTCTTTCGGCTTTGGTGCAGGTGATATTACTATTGAAATTACTAATATAATTCCTACGATAACTAATACAGTACCTAAACACCGATCAATTTTTTCTATTAATTTTTCTAGTTTCATATTATAAAAATTTAAAACTCCCTAAGCTTTTTTTTATTATTGCTTAAGGAGTGTATTATCATTTACTTATTTTTCTCATATATAAGGCCTTCAAGTTATATCATCCGGCCAAAATTAAAAGCCCTCTATTCATCACGAACCAAGAGCTTATAAGTCAAAGTACAATTTAAATATAACATATTATTTATTTCATCATATATAAGGTTTTTAGGCTTCTTTATCTACTGGCCGGAAATAAAAAAAAAAGAAGGGAGTTTTGTATTTACTCCCTTTTAAAAATATTTAATTATATCTTCTCTTCTAAGTTCCGGATCTTGAAATAATTTTACCATTTTGTCATAGTATCCATTCTCTACATATTTTCCTTGATCTGATTTTCTAACTTGACTATTATTTATAAATGTAATAAATCTAACAATTCCAGTAGGTTCAACTCTTCCAAATACTACTCCATCTTTCATTCTACTTATTGTTCTGATATCTATTAACCTACTCGGATCTTTCTTATCAAAAATGGGAAAATACTCTAAGTTGAAGTATATCCGATTTCTTTTCAGAAAGGTTGAAACTAAGTCTTCAAATGTCACTTTTTCTGGTTGCACTGATTCTAAGTATCTTTCACGATATCTTTTTATAAGATGTGGCTCCAGTAACATTACCAGTGTTTTTGATTCGTATCTCGCACATGACTCTATAAAGAACATTGCTACTTTATTTCCAGACCAAATATCATTAGTTATTATAAATGGATGATATTGTATTAATGATTTCTTTATTTCTTCTTTTGGAGAACTTATATCATTTACTGCGATATTATAATTTGTACCTCTAATTTTCAACTTTCGATCTATTATAGGTACAGGCTTTTTTGTTCTATCATAAATTTTCTTGATCTTATATTTGTTATTATTTAAGATCTCCATTAATTTTTCATCAATTATTTCTTCGTCTTTTTTGTGCTCTTTTATCATATCTGCACAGCTCATTCCAAGTACTATCATAATTTATTTTTTATTATTTAACATTAATAAGGTTCTCAAGAATAAAAAAAGAAGTAGGGATTTTATACCCTACTTTTAAGTTTACGAGATTTATAATAGAAAGTATCGATTTCTTGTTCTAGTTTTTTATTTAAGAAGAGACTACTATATGAACTCTTCACTAGTTTAGCACATAAAGAATCGTACTCTTTATTAACCTCATCTTTTTCTTTTTCTGTAAGCTTTCTCGAATCACCTTCATAATTTCTCATAGCGTTTTCGAGTCTTCTTTCTAGTTCATCTTTTTTAGTTCTTAATATCACATCATCTAACATTATTTTTGTTAGAAATAGTGTTCCTGCTGTAACTAAAGCAGTAATTAATGTTTCACTCTTCATTATTGTTTATATTTTTATTGTTTACATTAATAAGGCTTTTAGGTGAGTATTTTATTAATGCACATCCTTTTATACAATTCTTTCTTAGGGTACATCTTTCTGCACAGTATTTTATAAATAATTCTTCATCAATAGGGATGGGCCGAAGACTAGAAGTATTAATAGTCTTCTCCGAAAATCCTGAATCTTGAGCAGAATGAACAATTGAATAAATCGGCCCTAGAATATCGATGACGTAATATTCTTCAGGGTCTCTTTTTCCAAAATCTCTAATGATCTCTAGAAATTCAGCCCAATCTATAAATCCATTATTCTGTGGATTAATTTTTACAATATCACCTTCTTTCATTTTCTAACCAATTTAATATATCTTTCCATTCAGTCCATTCAAATCCAGCTTTATCATCTAAAAGAATATCATAGTAAGGTTTAGTTTCAAAACAAGAAATTCTTCCTGATCTTACTTCTGGATTTTGATTGAGGTATTTAAAATTTATTCCATCTTCCCTGAATTTCTCTTGGTACATTTCTAATTTTTCAGGATAACTGGATGACCATATTATTAATACAGTATCTTCTCTAGCTGATAATTCCTGAAGTGCTTCTTTTGAGGATCCTAAGTATGTAAAGTTCTCAGTTTTATTCCATGAAGGTTCAAGAATGGTACCGTGAATATCTACTGCAATATAGATTTTTTCATATCCAAGTTCATGATTTTCTTTATATGTTTTCTTTAAGTATTCTAGCATAATTATTTATTTTTATTTATACACTTATAAGGAAATAAAGAAAGAAGGAGTGAACTTTCTCACTCCTTCCTAATGGGTTTTATTCATCAAAAAATAACCATCCTAAAATTGCTCCTCCGATTAAAACAGATAGACCTGCCTGAAATCCACCCTTGCGGTATTCATTAATAGCCAGTAATCCTATTCCTGCTTTAAATATATTCTTAGGAGATACTTTAATTAAAACTTTTTCATTCTTTTTCATGATTATAATTCTTTTTTAATATGAATAAATCCGATAAATTGCTTTTCACTATTAAATACTCTTACGAATAGGTTATTTGTCATTTCGTAAGTATCTTTTATAGTTATTACTCTACTCATCAATTTATTCTTAATGAGTTTTTGTAATTTTATTTTTATTCTCTTTCCTAGACATACTTTATTTACTATGTCTTGAATTTTAACACTACTCCTGCCATTAAAAGCAAGACTGTATTCTCCTTCTCCCGGGAATTTAAATTTTACTGTCCCTAAGATATTTCCTTCTTCTGGAAATATTTGTTTTTCATAATTCTTTTCCATTTTTCTTTTCTTTTAAGTTTTAATTACATTAATAAGGCTTTTAAAGGATGAGAAGAAAAAAAGAAAGGAGATCAAACTCCTTCCTTCATCATTTCCTCGTCTTTTATGGCATCATGTTCTCTTTTCGGTGTAAGGATAAATTCTTGATATTGTTTCATTAAGTCTCCTGTAGGTTCTAAGTTTTTAACTAACCTGTGAAGACTACTAAGTTTATTCAATAATTTCCCTCTTACTGAAATTGATACCTTTAATTTCTTTTCGAGTTTTTTGTTTTCTTCTACAAGATCCTTAATAGTTTTAGTTTGGATCTCGTAAGTTTGTTTTAATTCTTCATTTTTTGCTGTGAGATCTCTGATAATCTCAGTTTGATCTTTATTAGCTTGTTTTAATCTATTAAGCTCCTCTTCTTTGATTTCTAAAGAGTGAAAAAGCTTAATAGATGTTTCTTTGTAATAATTCATTTTTTCCTTACAGGTTTTATTACCTATAAGTTTTCCTACTATACCAGATACTATTGCCGTTCCGGTTGTAATTGCTATAAATTGTTTTGAATTCATAATACTTTTGTTTATTGTTTTTCATTAATATTTTATTATCTCATTAATAAGGCTTTTAAGGAATAAAAAGAGGAAGTTGTCTCCTCCCTCTTTAATTATCTTATTTGAATAGATATATTAAAAATATATTTCCTATAAATAGACATATTAATTCTATCCAATCAAATTTTTCATATACTTCTTCATCTTTTCTTCCTGTTAAGAGAGCAAAGATAGAGTATAATACAGCTGCTCCAATTATAAATACAGAACTATCTTCTACTACTTTTCCTATTCCAAGCTTCTCTACTATATAAAAATTCCAGTAAAGTTGCCCAGTTATTGCAATCATAACAGTTGCAAATATACCCTTAAAGAAGCAATTAATTAGTTTTTTCATAACGTCTTAATATATTTTGTGCGGTTCCAGAAGTCCATCTACCTTTTCGAATAAATGCGATATCTTCTGTTGATATAGTTGTCATTGCTGAATCTCTTTGAACATCGTCTTGATAACCTCCGGCCGTTTTAAATAACATAGAAGCTAAGTATCTAGGTTTTTCAAGCATATGATAAACTGTAACTCTTGAATGATTCTTAAGATTATCTCTTAACCAATCTTGAGCTAATCTATCAACTCCGATACATTCAGCTACTACGAATTCTGAATCTTCGGCCGCTGCTTCTACAAGACGAGGAACATACCATTCTTTAAATTCTTCTTCAGTAATATCTCTATGTCCTGAAATAAAATAAATTTTCTTTTTCATTATTATTCTTTATTAAAATTTTATTACATAAATAAAGCTTTAAGTCCCTTATAAATGTAAAATAAAATAAAAAAATATGAAAAATTTGAATATTCCGTATGAAATAACATTAGTTTATTTTGACCATGGAACAGATTTGTTTCCAGAAGTTGTAAATAAAAAGGACTTAACAAAACCATTGCGTAAGAAAGTATATAATAGTGTTAAGTCAGCTAATTTCAATTTGAATGGTAACAAAACAGTGGAAGAGAAAGATATTTCTGAGGTTATTGTACTTAACTCCGGATTTCATATATCTTTAGCAGAGAATTCACTCTTTTCTTCATATGGAAGATATAATGTTAAATATGGAGAGGGTGGACCTAGAGTAGCTGTAAGGATTCAAAATGATGAATTAGATTCAAAACTCCCAGGGCGAAACGTTTATATTTATGTAGCTATTGAAGGATTTTTTAAGATTCTTCAAGATACTAGATATGTTTCTGATGGAAATCTACACGGAACTTTCTCTTTAGGTATTGGATGTTTTCCTAGTTTAAAATTAGTAAAAGAAGATTCAACAAATAAATCATTTATATGTTCTACGGAGATTGGGAAATTGATTGCAACAAAACCTAAAACAACAAAATGGAAACCTGGATATGTATATGCATTATCTCCGATGGAATTAGTTCTTTATCTAGGAAGTTATATTGAACCTTTTTCGCTCAAACTGTTCAGTTATAGTGGAGGACGTGAAAAGGTATCAAGTATATTTTTAAATTTCTTTGATTCATATCGGTTAGATATTGAATCAGATCGAGAAATACATTTATGTATTCCGATAAATAAGAGAAATAATATTTTAGAAAAATTATCAGGAAAAAATAATAATATAAAGGATTTTATTCAAGGATATTTCTCTGAAAATGTAGATAATATAAGAGATGGTATAACTAGAGAAGTTTTAGATATTAAGAAAACTGCTATGAAAGGAACAGAAATCGAGCAACTTTTGGTAGGTGTAGATGATACTTATAACCCAAGAGATGTAATTGTGGATGTTATTGAATCTCTTTCTCATGTAGATTCTATAGATTTCTCTGCATTATCTAGTAAACCATTAGTGGATTTAAATGTAACAGATGGGTATTATCTTAGTATTCTTGAGATTGATCTTAAATTTTTCTTAGGAAATTATCCGAAATTAAAAAAATTTTATATAGAGAAATTACTTGAAAAGGATAATGTTGAATATAAACGAATCTTACAATATAAAAGTCTTTATAGTGATACCTCTCTAGATAGTATTCTTAATCTTACTCAGTATTATAAAGGAGTATTTATTCTTAAAAATCTTAGTAATTATTTTGGTTTAACTGAAGATGATATAAAACAATTAGTAATAGATAAAGTAATGAAAAATTAACTCTATGGAAACTATTAAAGAAGCTGTTACAGAATTAGGTGATATTAGAAAATCAATAAATAACTATAAGAGTATCAAAAATAGTATTAAGAAGACAATTACTGAAGGTTTGGATGAGATGATTAGATTTCTCATGGTTGGTCCAGGAGTAGTTAGTCCAGAGGCAACAAGAACTAGATGTAATAAAGTTATAGATTTGATTAAGATTTGGTATAAAAAGCCTGAAGATAGGGATTGCATTGAAAAAATTTTAGATATTAAGCGGAAGTTTATAACTCCCTCACTTACGGCTGGAGACTCTGAAGAAAAATCTATATCACAAAGGGAAGAAGAGATAGTAACTAGATCAAAGGAGTTAGAAGAGAAAATTCCAGCCGATCTTAGGGAGAAATATCTTCCGATGTATATAGAAAGACTTAGACCTGAAACTATTGAAAGAGGTGATGTAGCATTTCTTCCTATTGGACCTATACTTCACTATTGTATTGTTTTTAAAGTAGTTGGAGAGATATCATTTGTCTTATCAATTACTACATCAGGAGAGGCTAAAGGGTTCGTAGGATATCAACTTGAAAGATCTAGATTCTTTAAAGGAACTGCTCTGTATACTCTTCACCAGGTTCCGACTGCTTTAGTGAATAGGAAATTTGTTATGCCTTATGATAATAAAGCAGAATTAGGAAGAATTTTTACAGGTTGTGAGGAATATCTTAAAACAAATGTATTAAAAAGAACATATAATAAAAGAAAAAAGAAATGAGCACTAAGATTGGAGTAATTGTTGGTAGATTTCAGGTAGATAATCTAACAAGAGGACATAACTATTTATTAGATAAAGTTAGAGGAGATTTTGGAAATAATAATGTAGTTATTTTTATAGGAGAAACAAAAAACTCAGAAAGAACTGCACATGATCCTCTCCCTTTTGAAGCAAGGAAAGAAATGGTACTTGAGTCCTATCCAAAGATGAAAATATTTAAAATTAGTGATCTAGGTAATTATCCTAAATGGGTTGAAACGCTAGATCATAGAATTAATTATTTAAAAAGTCTTGAGGAAATACCACAGGATTCTGAAATTTATATCTGTGGTTCTAGAGATTCTGTAGCTGAGAGATATAAAGAAAATGGAGGATTCTATAATATAAAAATTTATCCTGATCAAAAAGATGATGTGCATGTAACTTATTCTGGAACAGAAATAAGAAGGAGAATTGTTAATTGTTTTACACCTAATTGGAAAGATGAAAAGTTAAGAAAATTTTTAATCTGGTGGTATGGAAGATCATGTGAATAGACTAAGAAGAATATGTAAAGAAACATATAAAGAATATCTGAGTTTATGTAGAGATATAGATACGTATTTTCATAGAAAAATTTTTCAGGAGGATAAATCTTTTGTAAATCTCATGGAACCTTTCAAAGTTTGCTTAGATCTCAGTGATAGCTCTAACTATTTAGTAGAATATTATACTGGTAATGGAAATTTTCTGAAGATAGATGAGCTTTCATTCTATTTCTTAGGAAAACTTTTTCGAGATTACTTAGAACCTTTGGATAAAATAATGAAATTTACTAGTAGAACGCAATGTAGATTTATGAGGTTTTTAGAAGATCTTATTAAAATTAATCCAGAAAGTAACTACATAAATTCAATTCTAGATAAATGTGAAATAAATTTTCAGTATATTCGAGATAGAGTGATAAATAATATTGGATATTTTGGGTATTCTGAACAGATTTTAGTATCAACATCAACATATAATGATGAAAACTTTATAACTGAAACTGTAAATTTAATAGGAGAATTTATAAAAATAGGAAGATTATATGAAGAAGAATAGAGGAAAAGAGTTAGCATATATTCTAAGACATAATCCGGCCGAAGTAGAAGGAGCGCTTGATTCAGAAGGTTGGTTAGAAACAAAGAAGTTAATTGATCATGGCTGGACTATGTCTGAACTAAAAGAAATAGTAGATACTGATAATAAAAAGCGCTATGAATTATCGGCCGATTTAAGAAAGATTCGTGCTCTTCAAGGTCATAGTGTTAAAGGTATTAATGCTAATTTTAAGAAGTATACAGGATGTAATATTGTCTATCATGGAACGCAAAGGAAGTTTTTAGAAAGTATATTTAGAGATGGGTTAGTCCCGGGGAGTAGAGAATACGTACACTTAAGTTCAGATCCTTTGACAGCAAGAAATGTAGCTCTTCGAAGAGGTCCTGAGATAGCAATACTTAAAGTAGATTTAGAAGGATTAGAAGATGAAGTATTTATATCTGGAAATGGGGTTATTCTAGTGAAAAAAGTTAGTCCAGAGCATATTATTGAAGTAGATTATGGTTCCTGAGAGAAATAATAACTATACGTTTATCATAGAAGTAGATTGTGATGAAGGTGAGGAGAATATATCAATTACTGAGATATCTTTAGATGAATTAAATCAAGTAAATCCTCTTCTTTTAGACATAAGAGAAAATCAAGGATATTATCCAACCGGAGATTTCTTGGTGTATCCTGATCCAAGTCCTGAAGAATTTTATGGAACTAGATTTAGGGAAAGTTTTGATATTCTAGAATCAAGACTTCCATGTCCGAAGAGTGGATTTAAAAGAATACTAGAAATTAAGGTATTTTCAGAATCCCCAATTTCCTTATATATGTAAAATAAAATTAAACAAAAATGAAAAACTTAAAAGACATGGAAAAGAATGAAAACTACTTTGTTAGAGAAGACATTGTAAGTGAACAACACGTACACCATAAAGATGAATATCGTGAAAAGAAGAGAGATAAAGTCATCTTTACGAGTACGATTTTGGAAGAAACTACACCACAGCCTAAAAGAAAAGAGGATTATGAAAAATCTGAATACTTTCTTGGGTAGTTTAATATAAAGAAAATGGTTTTGTTGGGAGAACTTAGGAGGAAATCTTAAGTTCTCTTTTTTGTTCCTTGCAAACTCTTATTAATGTATTATCATAAAACAATAAAACCATGAATTCTTTAAAATTTTACATTGACAAACTAAAAGATTGTGATGCACACGAAGTTATTAATTCTTTGAGAGTAAATCCAGTATTAAGTGTGGAAGAGAAAAATTTAATTTATTTATATCTTTTCCCTAGACCACTCTTAGACCGACAACTTCCAGAAAGAATTATAGCTTACAGAAAAAATAAGAACCCACAAGGATCTCTTCAACCAGATCTCGGAGAAATTGGATTACTTGTGGAGGCTTATCGTACGGAACAGTATAAAAGATTTATGAAACATTTATTCCACTCTTTTACAGATCCTGAACAACTCTTCCCTATTGCTGGTTTAGGACAATGTGAGTGTGCAATTTGTGGAAAAAATATGTATGAAGAAGGAGCATGGTCTGATTTATGCTCTAGATTTGAATATAATCAGCTAGAAAAAGAGAAAAAAGAATATCTTGCCTTTGGAAGCAAAAATTCTGGTATAAATTTATGTCTAGATTGTATTATTCAATTAAAAGAAACTTCAATACTTTTAGAAGAGATTGAGCCTGGTTATCTTCTAGATTGGAGAAGTAGATGTAAACCAGCGTTATTTGTGTAAAGAAATAAAAATCCCAAGCCTTATTTTATATAATAGGGCCTGGGTTTATTTTTTATAATTTTTGGAGATCTAAAATTTTAAGATCTCCTATTTTTTCTTTTCCATAAGAGAATTCATAATATTCTGCTTTAGAATCAATCAAGAATGTATACGTTTTATCTTTATCTTCATTAGTTAAAGTAATCGCATAATTATCTTGTTTATTGTGTTTTAATTTTAGTTTATCAATTCTAAAGTATAGAATTTCTGGAGTCTCTTCGTCAGTTTTAATCACTGCTGCAATATTATAATTACGTCCAAGAAGTTCAGATTGTTCTTTAGAGTTTGATAGATTTTCAAGAGCTTCGATAGATAGTGTTTTAGCATTATCAAATTTCGCTAAGAGTCTATCATAAAAAGCTTTCTCTTCTTGAACCTTAAAGTGCATTGATAACGGAAGAAATCTCAATGATTTTCCCGTTTCCTCTGGACTTTCAAAACTAAAGCCTTCCGGAATAATTCTAGCTTCTTTGACTTCCTCTTCCCCAATTATTTTATACTTAATAATTGAAGTTGTAGTCATAGGATCATAATCAGTTATATCCTCAACTTTTACTTCTTTAAGAGAATAGTCCCATCTTCCAGTTTCATCTCTAGAATAATCAATTAGTGCTAAAGAAGATCCAATATGTTTTGTTAGATCTCCTCCTCTAGGAACGTAATTTAGATTTCCTTCATAGAAACCATATAACTTTTTGTACTTGTCTAATGTTGTTAATTCTTTTTCTGGTTTAAATTCTAACATGATTTTATTGTTTTAGTTAATAAAAAAAATATTTTCTTTCACATATAAGATTCTCATCCTATTAAAGGAGCAAAATAAATAACTACACCAATCCATAATAGACTAGTGTAGTTAATATTATTAACTGTTACAAATTTTTATTTCTATGTCATTTAAACGTTCAAAGTAGCCAATCCATGGAGTACTATAAGTAAAGAAAGTTCCATCATTTTTCTTTAACTTCAGAGAATATCTACTGTATTGTCCTTCTACATACCACCAATTCTTAGCAGCTTCTTTTTTAAGTTTTTCTCTTGATTCAGAAGTACATATATATTCTAAATCCATTGCAAATTTATAATGCTGTCGAATTGCTTCTTCATTTTCTTTTGCGATAGATATATTATTCCAAGGATAATCAATAATATCTACATCATTATGCGTTTCAAAAGAACTTCCTGTTTGGTAATAAATGATCAAATGTATGATGTCTTTTTCTTGAATATCATTGATTATTTCTTTAAGTAGATTCTTGGCAGCTTCTTCATCTTTTACTCCAAGCGCTTTTAATTTTTCCAAGTATTTTTCCATATAATCTTTGTATAAATTCTATAGTCCAAATTCCAATTACAAATAGGATTGCTAACCCACAGAGTAATATTCTAATCATAAAATGGTACTATTTTCCAACTTGCTTGTCCTATCTTCCAATTCACTTCTATATAAAAAACATTACCTTCATTTGTAATATATTTCACATAAGATCTCCAATCGCGAGTTATAGTTAACCATGGTTTTTTATTATAATTTACAGCATCGATTGAATCTAATTGTCTGTATATATCATGTTCATTTAAATATGTACAAATTTTTTTGGCAGTATCATAATCAAAAAATTTAGCATCAAATCCTACATCAAACTTTATGAAACCAAGATCTTCATTAGTATTTGAATCTATTGTTTTAATTTTATAGTATGTAGGAAATATTGCTTTAATTGGTTCTGGTTCTCTTTTTTCTAGAATAACTTTTGTTAATCCGTCTATAAACATTTCAGCCTCTATTCTGGACATTCCTTTAGAAATTAGCGTTCTTATGTACTTCTCCATAACGTTTTTGTTTTACTTCAATTAATTCTATTTTTACTACACTAGGAATAGTATCACAAACTATAATAGTTGAATCCTCAGCAAATCGTATAGATAACTCAGAGGCTTTAACGTACTCTATGACTTTTTCGGTATTATCTTTGAGAGTAATCTTAAGTGTATAATACTGAAATACTCTATTATTTACCCATTCAGTATAAATAGTAGATACAATACACGCTGTGATAAGAATTAGTCCAATTCCTAGCCATTTTCTTATTCTTCTAGTCTCAATTAAGAGAAAATAAACTCCTATTAGACATATTATTATTGAGAATATAATTACTATAATCGTCATTTATCTTTAGAATTAAATTTTTCTAATAACTCCGCTGAATATTTCTTTAAAGCTTCTTCTGGGGTTAATGAATAATATTTATCAATTTCAAAATCCCAAGTTGTATCTCTGTTTCCTGATGAATTATTAACTCTGAGTTGATATGTTATAAGCGGTTCATCTCGATTTAATGATAAGTTTATATTTACGCATTCAACATCATAATACTTAAGCTCTCCATAAGTAACTCGATATAATCTTGTTCCTGGTTTATATTTATAATTTATTTCTATAGTTTCCATAATCAATCCTCATCACTATTTACTATAAAATCCCAAACTAATTTAACAACTCCTCCTGTTATGAAGAATGTAGTTAGCATCTCTGTAAATTCTGATTTTTCTGGAATTATTGAAAGAATAACTCCAATAATTATCAGAACTAAATTTTGTATAAAATTTCTCCATTTCATGATGTAAGTAAAAATTTAATTGCATTATAAATCACGAAAGCCATAAAAATTATTCCAATGATATATGCTGTAAGAATAAATACTCCTACTGATAGCGCGAATACAATCTTAGTTATAAATCCTAGGAATAAACATCCTAAGAACATTATTACCAAGAACATAAAACATCCTAGACAACTTTTTCCCAACATTCTATTATCCTTTCTTTTAAGTAATTAAAGTATTCATTAATAGATTTTCTTTTCATTTCCGACCATTTTTCATCTACTGTTACAGAATATTGATTTCTTATCATGTAAATTAAGAGATCTTGTACTGTTGTTCCAGAAGGCATTGGAAGTTTGTAATCGCCTAGAATTTCTTCAGAATCTATCATCTCAAGGATATATAATTCTAGTGCTCTAACAATACTACAACACATAGCTTTTCCTCTAGTAGGATATTCTCCATTATCTCCATATAATCCAGTTCCATCCATAAGATCTGGATCATCAAAAGTTTCTGGATTATAAAATGAAATTTGCCAATTCCAATTTATACCTTGACTATAAAATTCTGGTTGGATATGTATTATTACGTTATGTTCGTCTAACCATCCTAAAAGACCAATTAAATTTTTGGCTCATAATCTTCTCCAAGTTTCTTAGCAATATATCTATATAGATCATTTGCATAAACTAATAATAAATCTAATCTTTCTTTTTCCATCTTTTTCTTGTTCTAAATAATATGTATGGAGTTAGAATAAATATTATGAATGGAGTTTGTGATGCTACTACCCAATCCATATCTTTGGTAGTTAGGTATATAATAGGATCAAATATAAATTTCCAAAAAAGACATATTAAAATGAGTTCACAACCTCCACCTTTCTCATCTAACCATTCCTCAAATTTAAACTTTTTCATATTACTACTCCTTTCCACATTCTTTTTTCTAAAGTATTTGTTACTTCTTCCGGAAAATCAGCGACGTTCCAGTGTGCATCAAATAATTTATGTTTACAGATTTTACATAACCACCATGGAAATTTTTCATATAACCATGCAAAACTATTAAAAGCCCAATCACGACTTGATGCCCATTCCGTCGCTAAAAATCCGGAAGTATAGATTGGAATACACCCTTCTTCTTTAAATAACTTCCTTCGTGAGACTCTAGGGTCAATCCATGATAATACTTTAAGAAAATTATATAATATTTTTACACTCCATTTATATCTCAATTTTTCTTGAATCGGATAAGTAACTTCATGAAACCACCAATCTCTAAAATATTCAAGACAAGGCATATCATGATCACTTTTATGTTCCCAAAAAGTTTTATAATATTCTTGAATAGGATTTTTATGAATTTCTTCTAACCCTTGAATTACATGATATATTTCTACAGGTTTATCGTTTAATGTAATTCTGTATTCTATATCTGAACTACTAGGTCTAAATTTATCATACGTCCATTTGTGAATTAGAAAGACTGATATATAGTCCTCAGAATTATCACAATTGTAAGTTTCAGACCATCTCCCACATCCCCAAATTCCGAGATACCAATATTTAAGTCCTCCATTAGAAAAACTGAAAGACATTGTCATACTATTTCCCCACTCTTCATTAGGGGAAGTGTCGTCCTCAGATAAGATGGGATTTATTCCTCTTTCTTTTAGTCCATTCAAAATTAATTCTGTAATCTTTTTAAATTTTTTAATTTTTTCTTCATTAATATTTTCCATGATTCTTATTGTTTATCAATTTTAAGGCTTTAAATCCTTATAAATGGAAAAGAGAAAATCCTTTGAATTGCATATTATAGTGTGAGCCCCTGCCTGTGATAGGTCGGGGTTTATTTTCCTTATATGTGTTATGAAGAAAATAAAAATAGAAAGTATTGAATTTTATAGATTACGATATAACAAAAATATTATAGTTGGTTATATCAGATTTAATCAGTTATTTAATAGAGAAGAATTTATAAAATTTATTTATGATAAAAATATATCTATTCTTCGAAATAAACTTTTGAATTATCATATTCTAAAGAACTATGAAGAATTAAATGCAGCTAGATCTCCAATAGGGAACTGGATTAGTCCTTCTGAAGTTAGAGATTTAGTAATGGTATTACCTGTTTATTTACATTCTGAGGATAATTATAAAAAATTAACAAAACGAAGTTTATTTAGAAAGCTTAAGAATAATCTTATAATCTCAGAAACAGTTCATAATAATCTTTACAAAGATATTATAATGAATATTTGTCCTTCTGATATAGAATTACGAGGTTTTATTGAGTATTCTCTTAGACTTCCAGATAAACCAGATAAAAGTTATCGTAATTTTATAATGAATATCTTGGATTTTTTAGAAGCTCTTGAAACTCTTACTAATGAATAATAAATAACAATAAACATAAGAATTATGGAAAAAGAAATTAAAATTAATGGTTCAAGATTAAAATTAGTAAAGTACTGTGATTATGAGTATGGGAAAAGTACTGAGATTATCCTGAGAAATAAGAAAAATCTAAAGTATCAATATGTACTTTTAGCAGATAAACTTAGTTCTTCTGGTAATCCTTGGTTAATAATGGATTCTTATGGAAAAAATAAAATAAGAGTTAGTCCTAGTGTTCATAATTACGCATCTGCATGGGGAATAGTAAGAGAAAAAAGAGTTGAAAGATACTCTGGGGAAACTTATTCAACCCAGGATCTTAGAATTATATTATCTTTTCTAGGAAGTACAATTAAACTTGAATACCTAGATACTGCTGAACTTTTAGCGCAAGCAACAAAAGATGAAATAGTTATCAAAGGTTTTTACGAGATGTACGGTCGTGTAGGGATGACTAATTATATTGAAGATCTTAATGATATTATTAAACGTTCCGAATATACACCCAAACCTATTGAAAGAAAAACTAAGTATCCAAAAATTTATTCAGATTATAATAAATATTCAATTAGTAGGTTAATAACTGATTTAATTGAGGATAATGCAAGTATTCTTATTAATCCAGAGTTGATCGGAGAATATAAAAGACTTTCTCCTAAAAAAGTGGATAGTAATACTGCTGTTACTTACCAAAAAGATAAATGGGCGAAAGTGACAGGAACGATTGGAAATAAAAGACGAGCTAACTTAGGAATCTGCTTTGATACTAATGTGGTAGTTAATATCCCAGAAAATACAGTCGGAATAGAACCCGGCGAAAAAACATATAAAACAAGACAATCTATATGTTTAGTAAAGGATGGTCTTCTTAATCAGTCTTTAATAGGAGTTATGATTTCCAATAAACTCGCCGGGAAATTTAAACGACTGGGGATAATAAAATCAGAATTAGTGTTTTCTGGAGAGTATCTAATAGATATCTCATCTCTTCCAGTAGTAACTAAGTGTGCAATTAGAGATATTAGTAGTTATTACCTTTCTCGATTAGAAGTTAAGTATAAACTTGCAGCAATAGCTAATGAATATATTCAAGAGTACTATCCTGAGAAGGTAACTTTAGATCCAAAAATAGAGTTTCTTAAATCTCTTGGAATAGTTGGAGATTATTACTTCCCTAAGAAGGAAACTGATAAAGAAGCTACAAGAAAATCAGAAATGATAATGGAATTGGTTAGTTTTATTTCTGGTATCCCTGGAGAAAAACAAAAAAGACAACTTATGTATAAAGAATATCAAAGAGGAGCATTACCAAAAAGTAGTGTAATCAAAGTATTCTTAGACTCTATTGGTTTTGGAAAAAGGCCAATCGAAGAGATTCGAAAAGAATGGAAAACTAATCTCACTAAATATAATGAAGAGCTTAGAAGAAGAAAGTTTCAGATCATTATGTCAAAAACAACGAGATTTAATGATAAACATTTTCCATTGATTGAGAGTACTAGTAAGACGGTTGATATCTTTTCTTCAGATCATACAGCAACAGTTTCTTGGAAATTTTTACTAAATACTATAAAATCATGAGAGTAATAAATAATTTAGAGACAGTAAAAAGTCTTCTAAAATTTAAGATATCTTCTAAAGGTAAACCGGAGATATATTATTTTGTGCAAGTTATACAAAGAAGAAAAGAGAATCCTGATTTACCTCTTCAAGAAATACAGAGATATGCTTGGTGGGTGACAGATTTAGGAGTTCTTGAAAAATCCTGGAATCGATTAACGGAGATGTGTGAACATTATAAAGCAAGAGCTTACATATCTATTACACCAAGATCTTTGGAAAAATTTGGAAAGCAATGTATGTTTGAATATTCTAAGAGAGTAGCAAACAATGATTATACAAATATACATAATCTTCCAAAGAAAGTAGCCTTAAGTAATGAAACGGTTCAATCAAAAGGAGTTGTAGATAAACCTAGGTGGATTTTAGATATTGATTCTGAAGATAAATCCTATCAACATGATATAGAAAAATTTATCTCAGGATATACTAATATTCTAGGAAAAATTAATACTCCAAATGGTTGTCATCTTGTGATAGAGTCATTTAATTATGGACTTATTAAAGATTATCTAGTTTCTAAAAAACGAGAGGACTATAAAATAATAAGTGATAATGAGGTTGAAAGACTATTTACTCTTAGAAGAGAAGGGAACACAATTCTTTATGCAGTAACTAACTAAACTAGAACATTTAAGAAGAAGGAATGAAATACTTCCTTCTTTTTTATTTTCTTCTCCCCTGAAATTCTTATATATGAAGCGGAAATTAATACAGAATCCGCTTCGAAAATAAATGCGTAAAGAATTAAATAACATTAATGAATTAAATTATGAAAAAGTTAAAAACAGTAAAAGTTCCCACATCTAACGGAGAAAAAGTGGTAGTCTTTAGACCCATTGAGAAAATTCCAACATCACATTTAATTTGTGATAAAGAATGTCCTTATGGAAAATGTTGTTCTTTTATCCCTGATCCTAGAGACCCAGGAAATGAAGAACTATCATTTATCGATTTTTGTAATGATCTTGGAGCTAATGAAGGAGAAGATTCAGATTTAACCTCAATGGTTCCAAAAGAAGGCACTCTTGAGGAAATTTTCAAAGATCAGCCTGATATATTACAAAAAATCGCCGGAAATAAAAAATTGGTTTATCTCGACGAAGTAATCGATAAATGTTGCCCTGATATCTGTGAATATTATAATAAGGAACATTCAGAGTGTACCTTAGAAAATAAGATGTGTATTCTTCGCGGATTGTTTGTAGGTCCAGTTAAAGAAGACAAACCTTCTAAAGAAGAAACGCAGGGACAGGAAGCTGTTGAAGAAAAGAAATAAGTTTTAGGGGAGTATGAGAAAATACTCCCTTTATTTTATATAAAATGATATTATGGAAAATAATAATTTATTAGAATTTGAGTATAATGGAAGTATTGTTCCATTTGCACTTACAGGAAATGATGTAATGATTAATGCTACTGAGATGGCTAGGCCTTATGGTAAAAATAAACAACCATATGAATTTATTAGATCTCAAGGATTTAAAGAATATATAGAAGCACTTCTCGAACCGGGAAATTTCCGGTACGAAGATTTAGTAATAACAGTAAAAGGTGGTTCTAAAGATGGAATTCGAGGTGGTACTTGGCTTCATCGACTAGTAGCAATTAGATATGCTCAATGGATTGAACCTAGATTTGCTGTTTGGGTTGATATGAAGATAGATGAGATTATAAATAATGGATTTGCACTTAGAGATGCTGAAATTGGAAGATTGAATTCCGAAATAACAAATCTTCAGATAATTATTCAAACCCAACAGCCTCAGGTAGATTATTATAGTCAAGTTCTAACTACCTCTGAAAATCTATATTCAACCAGAGATATTGTAAAAGAACTAAACTTAGGAATATCTAATACCGAACTCTTGAGATTACTAGAAAAGAATAATCTAATTTTTAGATCTCCAGATAAAAAGAAATGGTATTTACGTGAGCCTTTTGATAAATTTGGATATACGAAAGTTGTTACTATTCTTGATAAATCTGGAAAGCCAAGAAATATAAAAAGATGGACTGAAGAAGGACGTCATTGGATTTATAGTTTATCTAAAAAATTATAGAAGAGTATGGAAATAACAGGAAAATATGGTAAAGCAATTGTCTTTACTGATAATATTGAACCCGAAGCAGTTTCTCAAGTCTACGAACTTTTAAATACTAAGATGACTGAGAATGAGAAAGTTAGGATACAAGAAGATTGTCATGCAGGAAAAGGTTGTGTGGTAGGATATACTCAAACCTATTCTGGTGGTCCCCTTGATCCTGATGTTGTTGGCTGCGATCAGGGTTGTGGTATGCTAAGTGTAAAGTATAAAATGCCTTTAGGAGATCCAGAACTAGCTCTTTGGGATGCTAGAATTCGTAGAGATATTCCGATGGGTATGGAAGTAAATGAGAAAACTGTTATCCAAGAAAAAGAATTTAAGAAATTTTTTAAAACAAAATTAGAAAGAGCGAGAAGTTTATGGCCTGAGTTCGTATGTTATGAAGGACTTGGAGAAATAGAAAAATTCATATCAAAAACCCTAAAAAGAATTGGTATGGATGAAGGAATTTTCTATAAATCTCTTGGTACTCTCGGTGGAGGTGAGTAAATTTGATTGCCTCCAGAATGATTAATAGTCATTCGTTGTAAAAGTCGTCCATATCGGGAGAAGCTGAGATGCTAATCGCCGAGGGAAGGTTAAGATGTTTTTATCAATACCCCCGTAGAGAGCAGAGGGACTTGGCCTGGCATAAAAGTCAGAAGGTGTGCTCCGAACTAGTAGGAAAAGAACTACTAGAGATAGGCAGAAATGACCTATCCAATACTTGAAAAGGTATTAGTAACAAAATTGAATCACTTCTTAGAACTTGGACAGGTAGAAGAAGATAAAGAGTCTGTTTGGGTTACTATTCATACAGGATCAAGAAACTTAGGAATAAAAATACTTGCTTATTGGAAAAAACAGATTGGGAAAACTAGGATAATTGAGGCGGATATGAAAGCGGCCGAGAGAGGAATTAAGGAAAAGTATAAAGGTCAAGGGAAGAAAATCAAAGAAGAAATAGAAAAACTTCATGCTTCCGGCCGATATACAATTCCGCCTAGTAGATTCTTAGTAACACATGAAGATATATCCGGTTATCTTGGGGATATGTTTTTTGCTCAAGCTTATGCAGAATATAATCGAATGGTGATATCAGAGAGAATTAAAAAAGCTCTTGGACTCGGAAAAGAGCTTGAGAGGATTGAGTCTATTCATAATTATATAGATCCAAGAGATAGAATAATTAGAAAAGGATCTATTCAAGCTTACGCCGGACAAAAAGTAATTATCCCTATGAACATGGCTTTTGGAACTTTAATTTGCGAAGGTCTTGGTAATCCTGATAGGAATTATAGTGCTCCTCATGGTGCTGGGCGCTTAATGTCTAGGCGAGAAGCAAGAGAACGATTAAGTCTCCAAGAATTTAAAGAAAGTATGGGTAATGTATATTCTAGTTCTGTATGTCTTGCCTGTATTGATGAAGCGCCCGAGGTATATAAAGATCCTTCTGAAATAATAACTGGAATACAAGATACAGTAAAAATTTTGGAAATTATTAAACCTATTTTATCTATTAAAGCAGGAACTGGAGATGGTGAAGATTAGTTTTTACAGAAGACTTCAAAAAGAATTATCAACTGATATTGGAATTGTTAGTGGAAATATTCTTGGAGAGAACTTTATTTTAGAATATAATTTAGATGGGTTAGCGACTAAGAGAATAACTCCTAAACAAATTTATGTAAAAACTTGTCTTGGAAAATTTTGTATATTTCGATTTTGTGATGATACTTCTTTATTAGAACATCTTCGATATAGAAATATAATCGATTACTTAATCATTCAGGAAGTTAGTGTTGACCTAGAAGAACTCAAAAAATCATTTATCCAAGGATCTAAAAATCGTCCTTATACGAATGATTTGAAACATTTAGTAAAAAACTTAGATAATATAAAATTTACATGACAGGGATAATAGTTGATACAAACGATATGATTGAATTAAGAGAAGTAATAATTCGAACTATGAAAAATTTAGATATTTACATATGTATTGATGATCAACACTATAATTATCTTAAAAGACCTAGACGAAAAGATATATATGAATCTATTGGTTTTGGTAGGTTTTATTTTGAGTTACCGGAAAAAATGTCAAATAGATCAATTGTTAAAGTTTTAGGGACAGTAGAAGGAATAGATTATAAAAAGATAATTCAGGGTATGAAGAAAGCTTTTAATGATAAATTTTGGGGTGGTGATGACACTCAATTGACTATATTAAAAGATATGATAAATAATTCAAAAGAATATTTCCTATGATAGCAGATATTGTTATATCGAATTATTATTTTAAATTACATTCTACTAGAGATGCATTTTTAATTCTTCAAACAAGTATAGATCTTTCTATTAATATAACTGTTCCTGTTATATTAAAACGACCATCTTATAAAATTATCTACGCTTTTATTAGAGAAGGGTGTTTTAATATAGAACCGAAATGTACAAATGATAGTAGATACGTTATTATCGGAAGTGTAGAATTAGATGCTCAAAAAGTTATAGAATGTTTTAGGGAAGCTCGTAAAACAGAATTATGGAGACTTTATATAGAGAAGTCTAATTTAGCCAAACTTGACAAACTTTTATTAAATCCGGAAATCCTTATATGTGATAAACATAAACTATAAAAAACTTATGGAAGAAGATAATAAATTTAAAGAATATCTAAAGCCTGACTACTCTTCAGAAGAACCTCCATATGATTCAGGAGATGATGACGATGATGATATCAATGAAATCGATGAAGCAGAGGAGGATGAGAGAATAGAAAAAGTAGTTAAAGGTCAAAAAGAATTGAATGAAAAAATTATGCAACAGACACCATTTGGACAAAGTGTAGGTGGAAGTAATTGGGGTCAACCATCAACTCCATCTTGGAATAATAACGGAGGATCTTCGTGGGGAGGAAGTAATAATCAACAGTATCCATGGCAAACAAAACCAGCTGGAGGAAATTCTTGGGGAAACTCAGGAGGATCTTGGAGTGGATCTCCTGGCTGGGGTAGTGGTGGTAATACTGGAGGATCCTGGGGAAGTAGTAATACAAATAATGGAAGAAAAGAGATTGATCGACAAAAACAAGTAATATTTTGTGATGTCTTAGATTGTTTAGTAGAAACTTTCCAAAGTAACGGAAAACCAGGTCTTCTTCCACGTGGAATTTATGATATTAGACTCCGTTTTGAAGTTTGGGATAAGATTTTATGTTTTAACCCAAATAAAGTTTATGCTATGGTTCCAAGAAATCTAATCTTAAGTAGTAATGGTTCAGATTCTTGGAAAATAATGTTAGAATATATTGTTTGTGCTTTATCAGAATATCTAAGAGTTCCGTATGATCATTGTCAAATCTTAGTACAGAATGATTTTGGACAATCTAAAGATAGAATGATGGATGCTGTAATTTCTAAGACTCGTGGATTTGATAAGAATTCAGCCATACAAATTGGACTTGAATCTGGTTTATATGGTCAAAGTAATAGAGATATATTAGCAGCAGAAAAAGTAGGAATTGATTATATAGATCTTGGACAACTTCTTAACATATATTTCTAATGATTAACCTAGAACAGAAAGGAGAATGGGGCGTATATTTCTTTGATATCGACCATGTTCTTATATATTCTGCTACAATAGAATTAACTCCGAAGAAATATACTAGGAATCCAAGTATAGTTCCTGGAAAGAAAAATAAATTGGTTATAGAATTAGGAGTTGAGCCTGAATATTATTTTAAGAAAACAGGGTTAAAATGTCTTATGAAGCGTATGGAAAGTTTAGGAATTATTAACCTCGAAGATAAACATCGAGGGAATACTTCTTATGATCCTATTATTTGTGATAAAAATTGGAAAAAGATTAATTCATTAGAAATATCTTTAAAAACGATAGTCGATATAATTAAAAAGAAAGATACATATTTAATTGTAGGAGATTCAAAAACTGTAATAAATATTCTAAATTCTTCTGAAATTCTTATAAATGTATAAAATATAACAAATAGAAAAATGAAAAATTTAGTAGCACAAAAATGGATTGATGAATGTGGAACTTTATTTCCGATTGATGGAAATACAGTACTTTATCCAACTCCAGGTTCAGGAATTTTTGAATTATATCAAGGAAAAGGTCAAGATAAGAGAATCGGTTTAAAAAAACTCTCAGAAAAGTTTGAATTTAATCACAAAATATATGATGTAGGTTGTGATAATTTATTTGATATAATTCAAAAAACTTGGGAATCAGATAAATTTGTTGAAGGGAATAAGAATCTTGGTGTTATTTTCACAGGATATAAAGGAACAGGAAAAAGTGTTGGTGCTAAACTATTATGTAATAGATTAGACATTCCTGTCATAATCATTCCTGATAATGAAATAGAGGGAATGGTAAGTTTTATTCAACAACTCGACTTTGAATGTATTGTTTTGATTGATGAAGCAGAGAAAACATTTAAGCGAGGAGAGAGTGATGAAGTATTACTAAAATTAATTGATGGGGTATATAATAGATCAAGAAAATTATATATTCTAACAACAAATACACTTAACGTAAATGAGAATTTACTTGGACGTCCTGGAAGAATTAGATATATCAAACAATTCGGAAATTTGTCAGAAAAAGCAATAAACGAATATTTGGACGATAATCTAAAAATTCCAGAAGAGAGAGAGAATATTCTTCAAAAAATCGATCTTCTTGAGATATCTACTATTGATATTCTTGGTTCGATTGTTGATGAAGTAAATATTCATGGAAAACTTTCTGAAGATACTTGCCTTAATATTCCTTTGGCTAAATATGTTTTCGATATCATGAAATTCCCTGTTGAAACAGAGGAAGATGTAACAAGGATTAAGGAAATTCTTCGTCCAGGAAGAGCTAATTTCCCAGAATGGCTTGGAAAAGATTGTGAGATGGAAGATAAAGATTCAGATACTAAGACAAATGAGGATTATTGTAGTAATATCCTAGATGGTTGGAAAACTAGAATGACATCTCAATTCTCAAGTCTCTGGAAAAATCAAGAACTTAGTATTGGAACCATTCTTGAAGATCCTGATGAAGACGGATTTATTCTAGTTAAGGATATATATGGGGATGGCGAAACATTAGTTAAGATAATTAGACAGAAAGGTAATCCAAGTTTATATCGAGGTGGATTAATGTTCTGATAATAAAGATATAGAGTATTTGAAGACAGAGGGTGGCAAGTCGTGAGATTATGGCTGCCCTCATTTTCTTATTTATGTAAATTATGGGAAAAAAGAAAAGAATAATAACTAATTTTTCAGATGTTATTACAAATTCAAGCACTGAAGTATTTTTAATTCAAGGACCAGATGCATTAAGACAGATGATTGGTACTGGAATATATAAAAAATATCAAAAAGATTTCCTTGTTCTAAAAACTGAGGAAGATGTTGAATATTTCTTTAGATTTCAAGGAAAGAAAGGATTTAATCATAATTATTCAATATGGGATTTAAAACCTCTACTAGGAAATCTATTTAACTTATACCTTGATATGAACAATGAATTCCCTGATAAAGAAGATGATATTTGGGAAATGTTTAAACCAAAGATTATGGAGAGATTAAAGGGAACTATTGTATATATTGATATTAAACATAATCAAAAAATTATGAATAGACTTTATGAACTGTATCCTGATGATAAAGACTATTCTTATGAGTTAGATAACTTAGAAACAAAAGGATTTAGATATGGATGGAGTCTTGACTGATACTTCGGGAATAACAACAAATAAATTCTATGTATATACAGATGAAAGAAACCCTCGATATTCTATTTGTTGTTTTAGACTTGGGAGTCAGGTAAAACTATCTCTCCCTAATGAACTTTTGAACCTATTTGGAGGTAACCCTGAAGAAAATATTTATGCTGTAGATCATATTATTTGTTTAAGATTCGAAATAAAACAACCTATCCTAAAACAACTAACATTATCTAAGGTATGCAAAAGTATAATTGATATAGTTGCACTTACTCCAGAAGAATTTAAGAGTAATGCTGGAACTATATCACGGCGCCTGAGATTACTAACGTTCAATCAGATAATTACAACGAAGGAATATATTAATAAAGCAACTTTCATTCGTAACTTAGGGACAAAAGTAACATTATCAGAAGAATTACTATATATTATAAAAAATTATGAGCAAAAGACGTTTAATCACTAGTTATTCAGATGTAATTACTAATTCGAGTACACAAGTTTTCTTCTTAGATATTGAAGAAAAATTAATAAATCTTCTAAATGAAAATAATATAACTGATAAAGTGATTATTATAAATTCTAAAGAAGATGTAATTCGTGCTGTTGAATTTTATCAGAAAGAAGAGGATAGTGGGGGATACGGAAATAGTGAGATATTCAATCTTATTAATTTCGTTTATGAGTGGTATGATATGTATACTGAATATGGTAAAGGAGATAAATGGAAAGAACTTAACGATGCAGGTAAAACCGATAGAGAGATTATTGATTTTATTTGGCCATTAATAGACGGGGTTATCGGAAAAGTATATTATTCATTTGCAGATGATTGTGGTATACCTAAAGAAGCTGATATTCTTTGGGAAAATGGATATAATAGTTACAGAGAATAATAAATAGAGTTATTATATAAAACTATACTTAAAATAATAGGTATAGTTTTTATTTTTCTTCCCTTAAAACTCTTAATGATGTAGTAGATAGTTGTGTTCTGCTACCGTAAAATAAAATATATGAATTATGGATAGAAAAGAAGAATTAATTAATCTCTTAGATATTTTTCTAGGAGATTCAAAGAAACAATCAGAAGAAGTTAAACCTAAGATTGTTGAGATATGTAAGGAAAGATTTGATAAAATCCACGAAATTTATAGAAAATATGGATTAACTGATTCATGGTATAACGAATATGATCCTACTCGAGGAAGTCTTTGGTTAGATGATGATTGCAATGAGGATGCTATTAATAATAAAAGTATTAGTTTAGAATATACGGATAGTTGGGGTTATGGTGGTAGTTGTCATTGCTATATGGAATTAAAATTTTCTCAACTTGAAGATTCTTTTATAGAGGCGCTAGATAAATCCCTTAAGAGTACGAGGATTGCTTCATTAAAAAGAGAAATAGAATTACTTGAAGCTCAATTAGAATCTAAAAAAACTTATTTAAAAGAATTGAAAAATGGCGATAAATAATAGTAGTATCAATATTGAGAGTGGTGATATTAAAATTTCTGATTTTATTGTAAAATCTGTGGTCGAAAAAATTTTATCCTCTATACAATCGGATGAGATTTTAGATATAGTTATTAATTATCTTCGAGGTTATCTAGAGAAAATAGTGGATAATCCCGAAATAATAATGCAAAATAATGAAGCGAAATTAGTATCTATTGTAGATGAAAGAATCGTGGGAGGTTTTAATTTATTACAAAGATTACATAATATAGAAACAGCTATAACTAATATTAATAGTGTTATTACAGGAAATAATATTTATTGGAATAGTGATCAAGAATTTTTCTGTAATTCTCCACTACGTAATATAGCAAGTGAAATAGTTAATATCAAATGTAGCATTGATATGTTAAAAAATAAACTTTGTATGCTACAAAATCAAATTCCTTAACATTCTGAAGAAAAAAATAAAAAGAGGATCAACTTGACTTTTAATTAGTCAAGACCTCTTTTTTCTTTATAATTTCCTTTTGTTTAGTTATAGTCTCTTGATATATAAAATCAAAAGGAAATCTTTAGTTTCCATTTCTGTTTCGATCTTGAGTTTAACCTCGTGATCTCATCAGGTTAGGAATTCACCTAACTACAAAAATGAAAATGGAGGGAAATTTTGTTATCCCTCCGGTTAGTCATCAATGAATTTTTCTTCATTGCTGTTAAATAGTTCCGGAATCGTATATCTAAACCAATAATAAATTCCGGCAGTTCCCATAATTATTGCTGATATTGAATAAATTGTATCAAATCCTAATATCCAAGCAATTCCTGCTAATATCATTATCATAAAAATAATGACTTCTGTTATCTTTTTCATAATATATTAATTTTGTTAATTATTGTCTCTAAACCCAAGTTAATCCATAACTCGGGCTGGTTGTTTTAGCTTATTCAGCTTTTACTTCTTCAGCAGGTTTTTCTTTCTCTGCATCTGGTTTTAGGTTGGCGGCTTCTTCTACCAATTTTTCAAGATCCTCATCTCTAAGACCTTTCGGTTTGAGTTTTTTATAAACTTTTTGACCTCCTAAGGTAGTTGCTGCTCCTAATGCCATTCCTATTCCAACTGCTGCAACTACAACTTTTGTTGCACCAAATTTCGTTACTGCTGAGTTAATTAGTTTCATAATTTTTCCTCCTGTTATTTAAGTTATTAATTTTGTTAATTATTGTCTCTAAACCCAAGTTAATCCATAACTCGGGCTGGTTGTTTTAGCTTATTCAGCTTTTTTGTTTTTCCGGTTATTTAAATATCTTTTTGTTTTCTTATAACCATAATCAAATACTACTTTTGCTGCTATTCCTCCTACGAAAATTCCAACGTTTTTTACAATTGCTTTCATAATTTTATAATTTTTGTTGTTAATATTCTTTTGTCTCTATTTTCTAAGTAACTTACTTAGAAATGGTTGTTTTTACTTTAAGCTTCTCTCTTAAAGATTTCTAACTTAGAATTATATATAATCTTTATAATATCCTCATCGGTATTTATCATAGGTTATATATAATAATTTAACTGTATATTAAATCCCTCTAAGTTCACATCCTATTACTAATAACTCTAGACTATACAGGTCCTTTATTATTTTCATAGTTCACCACATATATTTGGCTACATGTCTTTGATATATTTCTCTTGATAATCCTTTATCAGGTTTATCTCAATATATCGTGGCCTTATAATATCATCTACTACAAGGAATTTATTTAATTTTAATTTATTTTGTTAAACTCGGCTAAATGCACATTATAATTTGTTAGTGCTTGCCAAGTTTTATGTGTCCAACCTTTATCAATTATTAAGTTATATTAAGTATTTTCTCTATTTTGATAAATAGTATAATTCAATATAGTAACTTAATATACTTATTTAATTACGCTCAGAACTTATCCTTGTAAAAGATATTTTAATACTATTTAAATATCTACTCAAGTGGTATAACAACTTCCACCTGTCCTTATATTATATTTCATAATTATAAGTTAGATCAAGGTGATGAATTTTATAAAGTCGTTCTGACGACTTCTAGGTTAGCAACTCCTAGTCTCTCCTTATAATACTCCGTCATCACACCTTTCGTATGTATTATAAGTTCTAGTTATATCTATGTATAACGCTAAAGTATAAAAGACATAATATATCCTTTAAATTAGATATACTATGTCTTTAGGTAATATTAGATATTTCTATCTTTTATTACATATATAAGGCTAATAGGGTTTCTTAGACGGTATTATTTTTAACCTCCTAGGAACTCTATTTTCCTTTCATATATAAGGTTTTTAGTCTTTTTTAGACGGTGGAAAATAAAGGGTGGAATTACCCACCCTTTTCTTACTTAACTGCAAGTAAAAACGTTTTATAATCAACAACAGACTTTCGATATATACTGTCTATGTCAGCGCCAATCAAGTAGAGGGATTGTTTATAATCTCTCAATGTTTCTGGCTCATTGATATAATATTCGACTAATCTGTTTACTATTGTTTTTATTAATCGCAGTTTTCTTATCACATAATCTCTATTAATTGAAGGAACATCAAAATCTTTTCCTTCAATCGCGTATTTATTTAAGATAGCTGTATAATTGTCATAGCTATCTTTTAGTTTATCTACCATTCCGTTGGATAAACTATTTTCACCCGAGACATCTATGTAGTTCTTTACTCCGTCTCTTAATAATCCTAATGCACTTAATATCGTCATTAGTGTGTTAAGTTTTTCTATCATATTCCTTTTCTTTTAAGTTTGTTTTTTTTCTCACTTATAAGGCTTTTAAGGAATATCAGACTAGCAAAAAACTTCAGCGTCGTAATAGCCTTTTTCTAGTGCATTTAAGAAAAATTCAACATCTTCTGCAGACATAGGAGTAAAATCATGAGCATCAACACCCACATCCAATCCAAATCTCTTGATCATTTGTCTTCCATGAATATGTCCAAAAAGATTATACTTTTTTGTAGAATTCATAGGTTCATGTACAAGTGCTACCTCTTTTCCTAGAAGTTTTGTTTCTGCTTCAGTTAGGAATACTTTTGAGAATCCAGAATCTATAAGTTCTCCTATAAAATCAGGTATATCTAAGTTTCTTTCAGATTTTTCTTTAATCTCGTAATTTCCACAAACTAATCGAATATCTCCATTTAAATATTTTAAGTAACTTCTATCACCAAAATCTCCAAGATGCCATACAATAGCTTTAGGAGGAATTTTAGTATTCCATCTTTCTACCATAGTCCAATCCATATCTTCAACATTCAAGAAAGGACGTTTAGATAATTCCAAAGTTCTTTCTGCGCCAAAATGTGTATCGGAAGTAAAAAACTCTTTTGAACCGGACTCTCTATTAGATATTTCTCTCTTTAATTCAGATATACATTCATCTAGAGAACTATATACATTTTTTATTCCATATGTTTTAGCTTTTTCGATTAAATACCTTCTTCCGTGTATTTTCGGCGCAATTCCTAAGATTATATTTTTCTTTCTAACTAAATTTTCAGTAAGTTCAATTTTAGTAGTTTGTGCATAATCTCTTCCAGGTATGTCTTCAATAGCTTCAGGAATCCAAAATAATATAAAATCTGATACTCTAAGTCCAATTGTTTCCCAGTCTACTTGTTCTTTATATTCAGCATCAGATAAACCTCCTGAAATTTTTTCTTTTCTTCTAGGGTTTATCCAAGTTACTCCCTGAATATTTGGAACTGTTTCTTGCCACTCTGGAGCTCCTTGAATAGGTCCTCCCAAAAATACCCAAGTATCTTTTTTCTTGGGAAATTGTTCTATTGCATAAATCATTTTCATTTGAAATTTATTTTTGATTCTGTATCTGCTAATTTTATAAGGTATGGTATTCTAAAATTTCCATACATACTTTTAATAACTTCAGAATAATCTTTATCTTGATTAATTGAATCTACATATAAAGGATTTTTACTATTTCCTCGAAAACATGAAAAAGTATGTATATTATTATCACAGTAATAACTTTTTGCAATTCCAATAATATTAAGATTCTTTCTTCCAAGTTTTTCATATAGATGTGCTCCTAGTCCTGGTTTAGGTTTTTCAAAAGATTCTTCATCATTCCACAACCAAACATGAGAATCTAATATGATTGTATCGAATTTATCAAGATCTATATTTTCTAATAATTTTACAATCCCAGGAAGTTCTCTTTTATAAAATTCTCCAGGAATATAAGAATCGAAATTGTTAATAATAATTGAAATTTTATCTATAGGTTCACTATCTTCCCAGTTTTTAAAAATAATACCTGAAATTTTTCCTAAGTGTTCCTTTTCTTTATAATATCCATCAATTATTATCTTATTCATTTTTTAATAATCTTTTTATTTAAATATTTCTTTTTCTTCTCATAATCAAATTCTAATCGATCTAGTTGATTTTGAATAATAGAATTCCAACTTTCAATGGCTTCCTCTTCTGATTCATATAATTTATAATTATCTAGATTATATCTATTAGGAATTAATTGAAAGTAACCAACTATCATATTAGTAGTTTTGTTTCTTAAAGGATACCAGGTAGTGTTTCCTCTATATCCAGATCTTTCCTCTTTCCCTAAAACTACTTCTTGTGGGGAGTTTATGTTTTCAAATTTATAACTGTATGGACCAATATAAAATCCAAAAGTCCAGAATATTTGTCCTATAAGTTTATCAAGTTCTTCATATGTTTCTGGCTGTTTCATAATTTTTCTATTTTAGAATTTAAATATCTCAATCTTTCTTCATAATCATGTTGAAGTTTATCTTTTTGATCCTGAACAACTGCATTATAAGCTTCTACACACTCTTCTCTCGTTTCAAAAAGATATGGTAGAAAAAATCTTATGTGATAATTTTTGAAAACTAGATTTTTTATTTTACTTTTTAAAATAAGAGAATAATCACTTTTTTCATCCCAATTAGTTACTAAGACTTCGATGGGTTTTACTAACCTTGTACATTTATAAGATTTACTAGAAAATTCTAACATAAAATACCAAAGTGACTTGGAATTTTCTTTATATTCTAACAATAATTCTTTTGTTATCATATTAATTTGGATTTTATATATTTAAGCTTTTCTTCATAAAAATGTTGAAGTCGATCTACAGTATTATGAATCTGAGCATTATAATATTCTTTACATTCTTCTTCAGTATCGAATATTCTCACATAAAATTTACATTCAGAATTTGTGATTTCTCTATAATCTCAAAGACATTCAATTAGAGCGTCATCAGAAACTCTTCGAAGGTATAATATTGTTTTATAACAATCATTATTACTTGTCTCTATTCTCAAAATGATTTTTACTGGCTTTAAAATGCTGGAACATCTAAAAGTTTTCTCCCTAAAACCAATATAACCATACCAAAATGTTTTATTTTTAGGGAGATTCATTATTTCTTCTGCTGTTAATTGTGTTATCATTTTATTATCCGTTTTTTAAGATTTCTTTCGGTGGCTTTCCATTGATCTTCAAAGAATTTCAATTTACCCTCGATATACTTATTTCTATGTTCAATACACTCACTTGGAGTATTAAAGAAATGATAATGAAGTTGATAATTTTTTAATACTTTTCCAGTATCTAATATCTTTACTATTCTAGGAGCACCGCCAAATTCATCAACAACTTCAGCTTCAGATGGTGGAATATCTCTATAAACTCTTCCAGTATCTGATATTTGTAATGAATAAATCCAAACTGTTCTCATAATTCTTTACATTTAGTTAGAGTCCACTCTTTATAATTCATTCCTCCTGTTTTAGTATCGAAATGCTTGATAATTTCCTCGAATGGTATTAAGAAGGTTCCAAGAGATTTTGCTAACTCAGAATTAAAACCTACATCAACTTTAAGATCATAAATACTATTAATATATTCAGTAAGGTGACCATGAACGTGACCAAATAAGTGAATAGATCCATGAGGTTTATGATTCCAAGATACAAAAGGATAATGACACATAGTTACCATATAATCTTTTCCTGAATGCTCTATATGAACATCAAGAATATCAGAGATTATTTTGAAATACCCTTTAAGTGGTGCCTGATCAAAATAAAGTCCATAGTTATCATGATTCCCAACAATTTTATAAATATTTTTACAAGGAATCTGATTTAAGACATCTTTTATATCGTCAACAGGCATTTTCCAAAACATATCACCTAAATCGAATATAATATCTTCTTCTTTAGTTTTTTTAAGTTCCTCTAAGATATAATTATTCATTTCAGTTACATCTTTAAAAGGTCGAGAATCATATTTTATTACATTTTCATGACCATAATGAAGATCTGATATAAAATAGATTTTTCCAGATCCAGCAGTTGTAAAGGGTTTTTTAATCTTCATAATCTTTTGCTATTTTTATTAATTTATTCTCTTTATAATATCCGATAATATTATTAAATACAATAATCTCTAAATCTGTAGTATCTAAATCCTCTATATCCAAATTATGTTTAGAATACTCTCCGTAATCCATATCAACTTTAATATAATTAAATGTTTTGTTTACATAATATAATTTTTGAATATTTCCTGATATAGATTTAGATTCTAAACTCTTATAATCAAACACAAGATCTTCAAGTGTATCTAATCCAGTAAATTCAAGGACTTTAAGTAATTTAGTTATTACTGAATCTACTAAACGTTTCCTATAAAGTTTATTTAACTCTATTAATTCTTTCCTACTATTCATAATCTTCGAGTTTCCACTTACGTGAATAATCTTTTTTACTTTTATGAGTGATACTAGGTCTTAAGGATACTAACTTTCCTGTTTCTTTAATTTCATTATCTCTCCTAACTTTTTCGGCTAGGGAGATTAATTTCTTTTTCTTCTTTTTCATCTGATTATTTTATTACATTTATAAGGAAATCCAAGTTCCTTATATGTGAAAATAGATAAAAGAATTATGATTAGATGTTATGAAGCTAAGTTATCAAAAAACTTAAACCCTAGAGTTAGAAGTTTTATTATGAAAGAATGGATGGAGAAGAGAAATACTTATGGAATTGAATTGAAGAAATATATTATAGATTCTTCATCAGTAGATCAACATCCAGTATTAGGACTTTATATAAAAGATCAAAAAGTGTTTGGAGATAATATATTAGTAGATAATAATTTTTCAGAAAGATTATTAGGAAGACATGTTATTTACTTTCTTAATTCAATAAAAGAAAAACAATTATGGTTTTATAAGAGAAGGATTCTTAATTTTTATCCTGTGAATTATGAAGAATCCACTTTCTTGGAAAATAAAATGCGTTCTAAACTTGTTAAAGTGATTGGAATGTTTGGTGAAAATAACTATAATGTACTAGGAATTATTTATGGAGATGTATATCAAGTTAGAGAAAATTATAGAGAATTATTTTATAATATATGGAATTCTAAAGTAAATGGAAATTATGAAAAACCTATTAATCTAGGGAAAATAGAAATATAAAAAAAAAGAGGACTTTTTATAGTCCTCTAATTATTTTTCTTTATTTTGTAATCTCTAATAATGTTTTGGAGATTAGATCTATAGCACCTTCTACATCTCGATAATCACATACTTCAACTTGAGTATGCATATTTCGTTGAGGAATAGATACCAACATAGTTTCACAATCAAAAGCACCTTCTTGAATTGCTGAAGTATTTGTTCCTCCTGCATACGAAGCTGCAAGTTGATACGGAATTTCATTAATCTCAGCAACTCCAATCATTTTACAACGAAGATTCCAAGATTTATCAGGTCCATTCATGATAACAGGTCCTTTTCCAAGTTTTATATCTCCATAGGATTCGGGTTTTATTCCTCTACCTTCATCCGTGGCGAAAGTAACATCTATATCAATCGAAATATCAGGATTTATTCTTTTACTTGTTACCATTGCACCTCTTAGACCTACTTCCTCCTGAGTATTCGCCACGCCATAAAAAGTATATTTGTCAAAAAGTTCCTTAAAGGCTTCATGATTCGCCACGTTCTTTAAGACTTCAGCAACAATAAATACTCCAATCTTATCATCTAGTCCTTTAGATGCAAATCGATTTTTTCCAAGATGTTCGATGAAATTTGCTTCAAAAACAACTCTACTACCTATTTCTACTAATCCCATAGCTTCTTCTTTGGATTCAGCACCGATATCAACAAGAAGATCTTCAATAGGAATTAATTCATTTTTACTATTATCATCATACTCTACATGAATTGGCTTTTTTCCAATAATACCAGTTACATATTCTCCAGGGTGACCAATTTTAGAAATCATTACTATACTTCCAGGGAGAACTTTTTTATCTATTCCCCCAAGATTGATAATATTTAACATCCCTTGGTCTGTAACGTTCTGTACCATCATTCCAAGTTCATCAATATGCGCAGAAATCATTACTTTCTTACTCCCCGAACCTACCTTAAATGCTACATTTCTCATTTTATCAGTAAATTCTTCTACTGCAAACTTAGAACAATAATCCTTAAATACTTTAGTTGCTCCTTGTTCAAAACCACTAGGACTATACGATCCTAGCAGTTCTTTTAAAAATTCTACAGCTTTTAATTCTAACATCTTTCTTTAATTAAAAATAAATATCGTTTCACATAAATTTCTTTCAATTCTCATATTCCAATTATATTTAAGAGAGCTTGGAATTTCATCATCCAAAATCATTAATCTAGTGTGAATAAATAAATCATAATAAATATCTAGATAAAGATCAGGACCATAATTAAATCTTGATAATTCTACTCTATCTATGTGTTCTACATCTTCATAAGTAATTATAATTTTATTATCTACCTGAAATGCTGAGAAATATTTTAAGATTTCTATAGTTAGGTTAAAATAATATACTTGATCTGTCGCTGACTTACATCCAACTATTCCACCAGAACCATTTCGAATTATGCTTAACTCTTTAACCATTATAATCTAGGTGTAATAACTTGATAAAATCTAACTTCATCGACCCCACAATTAATTCTTCCTGCACAATTCCAAGTTATATGAGGATTTGCAGTTTCCCAACATGATTTATGAATAATTGTGTAGCTTCCATGATTAGAGGTACATATTCCACAATCTGAAAAATCCTTCCAATCTTTAATATCACGTGCTCCATCAATTATTTTACTATCATAATAACCAACATCTTCTAGAAGTTCAATTATATCCTTACTAACTTTTCCGATATAAGCTGAATTAAGAAATTGAATACCTTCTCTAGGAAATTTATCTTGAAGTTCATTTATGGTTGCTTTATGATAACCTTTCTTTTGATTATCTTTTATCCAATCTTCTCCATTAGTAAACCATTGTTCGAAATCTGTATCTCCTCTAAGAGCAGCTATCCCAAGAGCTAGTTCTTTAGTTACTCCACATTGAATTCTTTTTACAAGAGATACTTTTCCAGATGAAGAAAATTTAATAGCTTCTCGAGTTATAGCTGTATATTCTCCAGTCTCTGCACAAGTAATAATACAATTTCCTTTATCTGGATTAAAGGCTAAACCAGTTCCAACCATTTCAGAATATCCTAGATCTTCAAACTCTTTCCTAAGTTCTGGTGTATTTTGATCTAAGATAATACTATATAAATAATCTTTCCTCTTCATTTAATATCTAGGTTGTTTAATTATATATTCTAAGTTATTGTCTTTATAGTAACCGTTTAATTCCTTTGAGCTACATAAAGGAGTAAATCCATTCTCCCCAAATGTATACTCACCTCGGAAAGAATCAAATACAATAAAATCATCATCTCCTCCATTAGCTGGATTAGGAATAAATTTAGCCCATGTTTTAATTAGACGCTCCCTTTCCTTTGGCCATATGAAAAATCTCTGCTCTGAAACTTCTTCCTCTATGGCTAGTTCGATATCAACCAAAGCATCTTCAACTACATCAGCAAGATAAACCTCATCTTTTGTTCCATCTGCTTTTCCGAGATCTATTTCTAGTTTTTGCATAAACAACTCTTCAAGAAGTTGATCTTTTTTATCTTTTTCCATTTTCTTATACGGTTTATAATTTGGTGTATATAATCTAGAAACCCATCCAGAAACAGATTCTTTATTTCTGGTGAGAGCTCCTATAATAACTATTATTTTAAAAATTACTGCAATTACTAATAATAATGCTATTAAAACTAGTAAAAAATTCATTTATTTTTCTCTATCTTTTTAATTGAAAATAATACTTTATCTCCTATTTTATATGTTGGATTATTACTACTAGGAATTCTTTCACTTAATCTAATATCTCCATTAGAACCAATTTCGTCCCCAGCGATGTAATAAACAGTACTAACGCCGTAAGAATTTAATCCTCTATCAATAGATTTTATAACTAATTCCTTACTATATTCTACTTTATATTGTGGTAAATCTTTTCCTTTACTATCACAACTCACTAATCCTATAACAAGACTGACGATTATTAATAACTTTTTCATAATTACTTTCTTAATAATTCATTACATACGCTCTTTATTCCTTCTAATCTAGCTTGTTCATAAGAAGGATAGTTTAGATTATTACTACTCAATGAACTATTCTCCATTGGGATAGCAAATATAAATCTTTTCTCTCCTTCCTTATTAGTAAATGGATATACGAGAATGATAATATTCTTATGTAATCTTATCCATTCTACTATTTCTACCTCAATTCTCTTTTTCTTTATTGGTTGTTTATATCCAAGTTTTACTAATTTTTCCAGGACTTCATCATCTACCATTATACTTCAGTTTTTATATAGATTTTCCCCTCTTCAAGTTGTTTTTCTATATCAACAATCCTCCATCCATATTCATCAATTAACACCCTCTTTAAAGTATCAATATAACTATCCGGAATTAGATTAGGATTTATAGAGACCCAAAATTGAAGGAAAGGATCTTTTATAAGTTTCTGAACTAGATTTATAAGATTCATAAGCTTTACTCATCTCTTCAGCTGCTAAATCAAAAAACTCTTCTGGTGTAATTCGAAGGTAACTAGCATAAATAAATTCTCTCATTTTTCTTTTAATTTAAAAAAATCATAATCGTAATCAGTTTCAGTTCCGTCTTCTAGAACATAATGTTTCCTGTATGTTATTATCTGAACAACATTATTTCCAGGAATATCATTTACTATAGTATCTTCTATAATTTCAGTATCTGATCCTAACCAGTTCTTTTTTAGATGATTTTCTGTAGTATAATAAACATTTTCTTGTATTCCTTGAGTTATTGTTTTTATTTTAGTTGGGTAAATTTCATTAGAGCTAAATTTATGTTTAACATAAATTTCATCACCCTCTTTCAATCTAACCCTTCCTGTCGAGTCTGAATAAATTTTAATAACTCTTTTACATGGAACTACTTTTTTATCTATCAAATCCCATAAAGCTTTTACAATATCAGTTTCTGCTATAAAATCACCAATATTCCTATCTTCCGGAACAATAAAACTATTTTCTAGATCATCCTTATCAAAATACTCACTATCTAATTTCCAATCTATTTTCCATAAAGGTATTAATTCACCTTTCTTATTTTTAATACAATCACAATTAATAAATCTGTTCATAATTCTATATTTATTTATATTTATCACATATAAGGAAAATAAACCCGAAGAATTATCTCCTCTGGTTTGATTATTAACTAGGATTTTTCTGATTATTAATCTTTATTAAACATAAGAAGAGCTTATTCCTAGTTTCTTTACTCTTCACAATATTTAGGTTTTCGACCTGTTTCTAAGTATTCCAAAATCTCTTTAAGTACCTGATCATGATTAAACGCCCAATCATAACTATCAATATCTTCTGCTGGGACAAATTTAATATCATCTACTTCATTAGGTTCTCCACCTCTTGATACAGTATCACAGTTAATTTCCTTATCAGCTAATTTTTTCTGAGTAGCTATGTAATCTACGTGAATAAGATATCTAGAAACTATGTTTTCTCTAACATCTTGAGACGGATCATCTATAGTACAAAAATGATCAATTGCTTCATTGGGATAAATTTCAAGATTAAGTCCAAGTTCTTCATAAAGTTCTCGTTTTACTGCTTCTTTTCTTGTTTCACCCCAATCAAGATAACCACAAGTAACTGACCATTTTCCAACATGATCTGGACACCCTGAACCTCGTTTAGATACTAAAAACATTACTCGACCATTGTTATCTCTAGTATATACAATTCCTACTACTGCATTTGCTCTAGAGATCCAATACTCTTTTCCATTTTCCTTTGATGTTACTTTAAAATTTTTCATAAATAAAAATTATTAACAGTTGTCAATGTTTGTTTATCAATTATAAGGTTATTACCGATTGTCTTTTTCACCTTCTTTAGAATTTGTATAATATTCTTTTTACATAAAACACTATCATCTTTAATTGATGACCAATCTTTTATAGTAGAAAAGTTAAATTCATATCTTTTTACAGTAGGTATAAGAGTATATGCTTTCTCATCTAATTCCTTCTTAGCTCCAAAAACTAGTTCTATGAAGGGTAGTAGAAAACATTTTTTATCATAAAATACTACTTTATAACTACTATTATATCCATTTCCAGGAGGTGTATCATTAATTTCTAAGATACTTCCATCTTTTATAGGGTTAAGAATATCATTTATTACTATTTTACCAGTACTATCACTTATTTTTCCTGGAATACTATAACTCTTCTTATAAAATGGCCATAAGTTTATATTCTTAGTTTTTGGAGAAGTATATGAGAAATCTAGCATATTGTAATGAAAAGAATATGATACAACTACTAATCCACCAATCATTTCTTGATTAACTATATCAAAATTAAAAATATCCACTTCTTAATTAAACAAGATATAATTTGATATAAGTATTTAAATCTTCTACAGCTGGTAATCCATACTTTGCTGTAAATTTTCTAGTAGGTTTCTTTATATATCTCACATAGAAATCATCTACTAGTGGTTTTATAGTTTCCATAGAATTCTCTCCACTAAGTTTTTCTGTCCCATGAATATCTTTGATTATAAAGAATATAAGAGAAGCTACAAATGGAGTAAAAGACATTTCTTCTTCAATTATCTTTTTCACTATATGTTCATTTTCTTTAAGAACTCTAGTAACTTCCTTGTAACTCTTATTACCTTCCGTTTGTCCGGCGGTTTCTACTATTAATGTGAATAGTTTAATATATTCTCTAAATAATTCTTCAGTTGTTAACATAGCCTTTAAGTGTTTCTATTATTTTTATTTTTTCAGTTTCTTTGAGAAGACTCCACTCACCTCTTTCTAATTTTTCTATAATTTTTGAAATATTATTAACAGGTATTTCTGAAATCTCTAAAGTTCCTGGTATCAAAGTATACCCTAGATGTTCAAGAATAGACTCAATCTTCTCAAGTTCTTTAACAGTTGCTACTCTTCGACCATAATAATTATCAACTCTTGGATGATTAATAACAATCCTTGAATCTATTACATACCATTTCCAAAGATTATCTGGAAAATTAAATGCTCCTCTTTCATATCCACTAAATAAACCGAACCAACCATCAGGTCCATCTTTACAATCTACATAAATCTTTCCTATTTCCATAATTTATCCAAAATATAAAAATGGATTATCTTCTGAATCTTCTTCAATTATCTCAAAATCAGATCCAGAACAATCTTTTAAATTTATCATATACTTCAAAAGTAAATCTATACCATAACTATAAAAATAAGGTTTATTTTTATCGTATGATGCAATAGATTCTCCTTTACCATTTACTACTTTTACATAATTCTCATTTTTAGAATCCAATGATGCTTTTATTCCCTCATCTGTAAAATTCTTTTTCGCATGTTCTTCTGCAAATCTTACAAGTGGATTTATTGTTTCTCCGGATATACGAATTTCTTTGTTAATGAGATTTTTAGAATAAAGAACAATCTTATCTATTACTGAGAAAGTATACCAATTATCAGAACCTATCAACTTGAACCAAGGATTTCCGGTATCATCAAAATAAACTCCTGTAACTCTAGTATAATTTCCATCACTTGTTTTTATAATAGGTTTATATCTTAATCTTCTACAAATTTCTTTTAATAAATTAGATCTTTTCTCCAAACACATCTGCGAAAGGTTTTAAATTTCCATTTGGATTATGATCTCTTCCTGAATTTCCATCATCGAGAATAGCAAAACATATTTCTTCAAATGCTCCAATAAATTCTGGTTCTTCCAAAACTTCCTTAAATAATCTTGCTACATGAGAAGGTGGATTTTTAAATGCTCCACATCCAAGTGCCCCTAGAACAAGTTTAGTATGATTATTATCTAAAGCTATTCTAAGGATTGTTCTTATTTTTCCTTTTACAACAGGAACATATTTTTTCATCATTTCTCCAGTATTCTTATCAATATCAGGTCTTACTACTCCTGCCACTGAAATTACATTACATTTAAAATAATTACCTACAGTTTCATAAGTTCCTGGTTTTCTATAAACGCATACCCCTGGACTATATATTCCTCCATAAACTGGAATAGGGTAGGAGAAGTCATTAAGAACTTTTCCTGAATAATAATCTCCAAAGTATTCATCCCATTTTTCAGGAGAGTATAAATATAGGGATAATAGCAAATTACTTCTTCTACATAATTCTTCTTCCTGAGCTCTAGAACCTGTTTCAACTCCTCCACCTGGTCTTTTAGATGAAGCCATATTAAGAACTGCACACTCTGAACCCAATTCCTTTGCTTTTTCAAAGGTATCTATATTCTGTACATATATTTTAAGAGGAGTTTGAAATTTAGGTTTATTATTTCCTTTTTGAATAGACTTATACATTTTTGATTCATATATTAGTCTATCTGTTTCTGGAAATTCTATATAATTATCCTTATATTCATACTCTCTAGAAATAATATCTTCTATTACTTCTTCAAAAACTTTAATTAATTGTTCTTTTGTTTTCATATCATTAATGATTTTGAATTATCTAATAAATTATATTTCACAATCCCACACTCATTACAATTATCCTTTGAGAGAATACATTGACTACAGTAATTTAATTTACCTGAATCTATTGTATATCCTCTTCTTTGAAATAATCTAAGGTTTTTCGAAAAATGACTTATTTCCTTTGATGAATATTCCATAAAAACTCCATATTCAAGATTTTCAAGAGTTACAAGTTCTTTTATTCTATTTTTTATGAAATCCAAAGTAACAATACTTTTTTCATTTAATTCCTCTACAAAGTCTATAAGAACACTTTCATTTATTCTCACACGTTTAACTATTCCTTTACGATTATTTACTGGATAGGAAATAAGTAGAGTGCTATTTATTTTATCTCCAGGGAAAAAGAATTTATTAGGTCTGATAGAAGGTTTGAAATTACATAAATCACATTCTCCAGAAAATTTACATACTTCTTTACATACTATATCAGAAATCCCTGGGAAAGATCGAAAAATCAACCTACTATTTACTATATCAGTATTAGATACCAATATATTTGTTCTTTCTCCATAATATCTATGTTCTGAAGAACGTCCTAATTCTAAATCTACAGTTTCATATCTAAAATTTCCAAAAAAACCTACTACACCAGTTACTAATCTAATAAGATTGATTTCATTGATATAGATATCATTATTGAACCAAGTAATTATATCTCCTGGAAGATATTTTTGATAGTATAGTCTCCTTTCAGTATTCTTTGTCATAACGTGCTAAATTATTATATGCATCTGTACTATAAAAATTAGTTAGATCGAAAAAAATCGAAAACTCTCTTTTGGGATTTAAAGGTGATTCCGGACGATATCTATCTAAGATAATATTAAATCTAAATTCATTACCCCGATCTTGCCTTATTTCTACAATTATTAAAGGGTGTTCTGGTCCAAATGCTGCATATTCACCACTACCCCATAAATATCCAGGAGACTGAAAATAAACAATATCACCTACTTTATAATAATCTGGATCTAACCTTCTTGCTACTGCTTGAGGAATTCTGGCTAATCTTTCTTCCTTAAGATATTCCATTATTTGAGGGATAATTGATGTATAATCATGTTCTATAATTTCACATTTTTTATCAAAATCATCTATACTCATTCTTTCTGGAAGTATAGATGATCCCCAACATACTTTATAATAATGTCCCTTTGAATCAAAACCACTACTGTAAATAACTCCTATATCTCCAGTATTTTTATTTTTGACTCTTGATTGCGTCCAACTATCTACTCTCATCTGTTATCTTATTAATTATTTCATTTTTTGCCTTAGTCCAACCATCTTTAAATGATTTTCTTTCATTTCCGACTGTATAAATAAAAAATCCAACAGTCATAATAATTATTCCTAAAGGCTTATACCACTCAATTATTTTAATTCTGAATGGTGAAAATGATATCTCTGTATGTCCTAAATACAGGAAAAATACAATTAATAATACTAAATAAACTATAACCTTCATCATATTTCTATTTTATAAGTTTTATCTTTCATTACTACTAATTTTCCAGGAACTGACATTAAACGATCTTTAACACTGTCTAAAAATGTATCTAATATTATAACATCGCCAAAACTTGAAATACTAATATAACATGCATTGAGATCATCAGTCCATCCAAAAAATACTTCTTCAGGATCAGCACTATCCCATGGAGAAAGCACTAAACGAGGCAATCCATCTTTTAATCTTATTGCGGTAACAACTTGTAAATCTTCTTCTAGATCATACAAAAATACGTATCCAGCTACTTTTACATATTCTTCCGTTTCCATATAAGTTCTTTTAAAATTGGCAAAGATTTCTCCATATATTCAACTAAAATATCTTCAAAGAGAAAATATTCTCGATTCATTACTCCAAAAGAATCTCTAGCCATATGATGTAATTCATGAGACCAAGTACTTAAAAGTTCAGATTTGGTCACTTTTCTGCTTTTTGGAATCATCATTATAAATTTTTTCTTACCAGCTCTTGAATAAACCATACCATTTACTGGAGGAGGTCCTATTCTAATGATATCCTTATCTGTCTTATCATAATAGATTCCAGAAGTGGACATTACATAACTTACATCACCCTTAGATAGTTTTCCAGAGATTTCTTTTTTCTTCTCTACCTCTAAAAGAAGATCATCTATGTATATAAAATCTAAAAGCTGTTGAGAAACTAAATATCCAAAAATATAAGCTTCTGTTTCACTATCAACTATCCCTCGTGAGGATGTAATTATATTAACAAATTTACTAGTTTTTCTAAATATCCACTTTACTTTTTCTTTTGTAGTTAGATTTGACAAGATAGTGATCAAATAACTTCTACGATTATTAACAGCTAATTCGTATCCTTCTGACCTTGGTATAATTCCATATAAACCTTTAAAAGCTTCAAGAGAACATTGAATAGTAGTTAGTCTTGTATTAAATATAGAAATATCATAATATGCATATTTAGAACCAACCTCCCTTCTTAAGTTTTCTTGGTAACACTTTTTATTAAAAAATTCTGCTCTTTCTAATAAATCTAATACATCTTTTAACATTTTCTTTTTTATTTTATTACATTATTAAGGATTTAAACTCTTATAATTGTTATGAAGAAAAAGAAAATGATAAAGATTGAATACTATTATCGTAGTGTTGAGACTAATAAGTACACTTATGTAATAATAGATAATAGAATTATTCTCTTATTAAAAAATCAATTAAAGAGAGTTTCATCTAATTATTTATTACACCACATAGAGTATAAAGATATTTGTTTTAATTTTTATAGAGACGCTACAAAAATAAAGGAAGAAATTATATCTGGAATTAATTCAGAAGATATTAGAAAAGCTTTAATTAAAGTAATAAACACTACTACTGGACTTTTTAATCTTAAAAAATCCATAACTCAATTTAATGAAATATATTATAATTATAAAAAATATTATGATAACTTTTCCACCAAACTTTAGAATATACGTAATAGAAACTCCTCTTAAACTAGTAGATATACACAATGCTCAAAATTATCTAACTTCTAAGGAATATAAAATAATATCAAATAGTTTTAGTGTATTTTCATTTCTAGGAAATAGAAATAATCTTCAAGAAGTTTCAAAGATTGTAAGTTTTTTGAAAGGTAATGATCACCTAGGAAAAAGTAAATACTATATTTCAATTACCTTAAATAATTTTGAAAAACCGTTCCGAAAAATCTGGACAGCAAAAAATATGACAAAATATGTATACAGACTGGATTTAATAACAAAAGAAAGTTTTAGGTATTTTAAAAAACATAATTCGGATATTATTACTATTGAAAAACCGAGTATTCCTGAAGAAGAATTTATTAAAATTATCTTGTATAATTCTTTAGCAATAATAGAGAACTGCGAAAAGGGATTAATAAACATAGATAATGCTGCTTATTATATGAGCAATTACAATTATTCTATTCTTAAACTATCTAAAGAAGAAGGTTTAATTTAGAAGAGAAAAAACTAACCAAGGATTTTATTTCCAAGGTTAGTTCTTTTTTATTCGCTTTTTGCAGCGTCATGTTTACATATTTTGATCAAGTAAATATATTTATTAACAGTTTCGAAAAAATCATCTGTTCTGTTAATAATACCTGACCACATTAAATCATCTCCAGCTTCTCTTTTTATTCCAGTTAGTAATCCTCTAATATCTACTAAGAGATTTTCAAATTCTAATGCTTCTGGAAGAATAGGGCTTAATGTTCCTGGTTGAATAAATCCCCAGAGAGCTTGAGCATTTTCCATAAGAGCATCATCAAAATCTTGAAATTCACCATCAAAATCATCAATTAATTTATGGATGCTCATAGTGGGTGCTGAGAAATGCAGTTCTTTCAATCTCGTGTGTATTCCATGAAATTGATTTTCCAAATTTAAAATAAACTTATTATTCATAACTTTTTTAATTTATAAATGTTTTATTTTCATAAACTCTGATAATGTTGTTTGACTAACTCCTAATCTTCTAGCTACTTCTGCTTTACTCAATCCTTTCTCAAGTAATCTTGTAATTTCACTATCTTTTCCATCTAATTTACGCTTCCTAGGAATTCCAACAGGTCTACCTAATCTCACTCCATTAGATTTCATCATAGCTAATGCACATTTTGTTCTTCGACTTATTAGCTCTCTTTCTTTCTGAGCACTAATTATATCAAAGAAGGTTTCATATACGGACATAGAATCTTCTTTTATTATCTCCCCTTTCCAGATAGGTAAGATAGCAGCTCCAGTTAACATACAATGATTTATAATTGACATCACCATATATACATTTCTTCCAAGTCTAGAAATTTCAGTAACTAATATTAAATCCCCTTTCTTTATTCGATCTAATATTAATTTTCCAAGAAGTCTAGCACTAGGTTTTATAGCCCCTGAGATGCTCTCTTCTATCCATGCATCTACTTCAATTCCATTTTCCCTACAATACCTGTTTATTTCGTACCTCTGTACTTCTACTGTTTGTTTTTCTGTAGATACTCGTATATAACCATAAATCATTAGATAGTTTATTTTTTAGTTATTAATCAACTCTTCAAACAGAGTTTCTTATCAATAATTAGGCTTTCACTTAAAAAATAAAGCAAAAAGAGCATAAACCTTGAAATTCTTATATATGGACGAAAAATAAGCGCTAAAGTTTCTGTCTATAAAACAAATAGAAAAATTAACAATTTAGTGATTAAAAAAAAACAAGTAAAATTGATGCTAAAAATTTAGTATGAATTCGGGTGAGTGTAAACGAGAAGCCACGAGTAAAGCTACTGAGAGGTAGTATAACATTTTAATAAAAAAAATTAGTAGCTTTATGAATTACGGTAAAATCTTAAGCGTTGGCTTCAAAGTATTAGTTGCAGCAGTTGCAGGCGTAGCTGTATTTATTGGTGTAGATAAAATCAATACTAATAATGGCAATCAAAATGGTGGTTTTAGACAAAAAAGTATTCCTGACGATCCAAGTTTCTCTTCAGGATCAGAGTTTCAATCAAATAACAATACTCAGATCCAACAAGTAAAGAGAGATAGGAATGATAGTAATATTGTCGAGAAAATGAAAAATGTTCAGGATACTTGTGGAAGATTATTTACTTTCGTTCAATCATTGACAATGGTAGTAGATAATTTTAGCAGAATATTTAGAAATGATGGAAATAGTTATCTAAGTCAACCTTACTATGGTGACCCTTGGGGATATCGACAGCCTATTGATATGGGAAATGGCGTTTATTGGAATAGAATATCTCCATACATCATTGAAGCTTCGTCAACACCAGATCCAAGATATTATGGTCGATTATAAAATCTTAAGGAAAGGAAGGACTAAAGATTAATTAATTGCTACACCACCCAATAAAGAAGAAATATATATGTACGTTGTATAAAAATGCCTTCCGAAAATAATAAATTTATTATACAACGTACTTATGAAAGAACTTGTTATGCCATAGGAAATTATCCTATGGTTTTTATTTTTCGCTTCAAAACCTTATTAGTGTACAAAATAAAAGAGAAGTATGGAAAAAGAATTTGTTGTATATGGGAAAAAGAAATTTAACCCAGAGAAATTCAGAAAAATTAAAAACAGAAAAGGATGGTGTAAACCTAAAGCTGGATTATGGGCTTCTCCGATAGACTCTAAATGGGGATGGAGAGATTTTATAATATCTGTAATGGAATCCTGGAAGAAAGATCTACAAACATATTTTAAATTCAAACTTTCTTCTACAGCTAAAATTTATATCATTGATACATTAGAAGATTTATATCAAGTACCGTTTAAAAGAATATTAAAACTTCAACCTGCTCTTTCAGATTATTTAATTGATTTTGAAAAGATGGTATCCGAAGGTTATGATGGAATATTACTTACAGAGAATGGTCAAAATGAAACTAGAATGCCTGAGTTTAGTGGATTATACTATAACGGAAAAAGTTTTAATCTTTATGGTTGGGATGTAGAATGCTTATTAGTACTTAATCCTAGGTGTATAGTTCCAGTAAATTCACTAAAAAGAATCAACTTAAAGAATGGAAGGAATGCATGGAAGAAGAATGTAGTGATAGCAAGAACACAAAAATCTATATCTCAAGATGATCCTGAAATTTTAGAATGGAAAGGAGAAACAGAAGATACAATGATACTAGAAAGAGGATCAACATACGGTTCTAAAAAAGCATTTATCAGATCTCTCAGAAAGTTACAATATAAGATCGGAGATGATCCAACTTCAAAATTTATCTTGAAGTAAAAAAAAGAATAGAGAAGAAACTTTAATTGTTCTTCTCTTTTTCTTTCTTCTATCTATTATATAGTCTGATTATCATATTCTTCTTTAGTTAATAAACTTCCTGAAAGATAATCATAAGCACTGATTAATTTAACAGATTGTTTAAAAGAATGAATCTCTTGTATTCGAAGTTCTCGTCTTTCTATGTCAAATACCTCTAGGAATTTAACTTCAAACCATGCAAGTTCTATCACATCAAGATCTTTCCAGTATATAATATCTCCTGGTTGTAAAGAATCTATAAACTTCTGTACTTTCTTTTCTTCGGCTAGAATTTTTAATAAACTTTCTACTTCTACTATATTTTTTTGACTTGATCCTATTCCTATAATTGGATTAAATCTTCTTTTAATTCCAATAGATAATAATCCTATATCACCTCTTTTCATTATAATCTTTAATTAAATCGTTATACTTTTCTGGTATTTTCCCAAAATCTATATCTTTATATACTTGACCTATTCCATCTTCCATATATCTCAAAGAAAACATTAATTTCATAATCTCAATGTAACTATCTTTTGTATATCTAGGATCAGAACTGAGAATATATTCAAATTTTAAATTATCCTTAAAATAATTCTCGATTAAATATTTTTCAAATTCTTCAGGAGATAAACTACATAAATCCTTGGACTTATCACCGAATAATTTACTCGGCGCATTACATTCAAGAGTTCCAGTTATAGGATTAGTTGTAAATATAAAATCTATATCAAAATCAGATCTAGTATTTACATGCCTATAATCAAATCTAGGCGCCGAGGAATGTCTTTCGGTGATATCCCAAAATGAATCATAACACTCATAAAAATCATACTTCATAAGAATTGGTTTAAAATTTTTCATAAAGTATTCTAAGTTTCTATAATGTGCTCTAATAGTTCCTAATTCATGTTCGGTTGGGTTCTCTGATATCCATAATACTTTCTCAAAATTATCTTCGAACTCTTTACCTTCTACTATTATTCCAGTTCCTTCATCACAAAAAGAATTAGTCTTTTCTGGATAAGTAATCAAAGTCTTAAACCATGCTCCTGTGACTTCTACTCTCGAAAAATCAATCTCAAATTCAGTCCCTTCAGGAAGAGATTCTAGTTCTTTGGTATATTCTTCTGTATATCTTGTAAATAATGTAACATGCCCTAAAGTATCTTTCTTTTCTAAATCGGTATACTCTAAGTAACCACATATAAATTGATTTCCTGCAGAACTATATCCTCGCTGTACTAAGAAATCTATATAATCTTTAGCAGTCTTCATCTTTAAAAAAGTCAGTTAAATAAATAAATGTAAATGTAAGTGTAGTCCAATTATCTATACCACTAATAGTACTATAACTATATCCAGATATAATAACAGGATACTTGATTGGTAAGAAATAAGGATTTGTATATCCCTTAATACAATCATTTTCTGGACCATAGTATTCAAGATGAAAATTGTATAGTTTATTTAGTTTTTTATAAAACTCAAGCCATTCTTTAGGAGACTCTATTAGTTTTTTCATGCTCAAATCCATTATTTAATATTCCCAACCATTCTTCTGTTTTTTGTACATCTCTCTTCATCTCAAGGACATTCATCCAAGAAAAATAGAGAACAATACAATCTGGATAATCCTCCCTAGTTCTAAATACTGAAAATTCTATCTTATCACCTATCGACATCTCTCCATAAAATAAAATTTTTCCAGAATCAGAAAACTTAGAATATGTAAATGAACAATCTGAATTATTAATCATGAAATTTCCATGTTCTGTCGGAAATAGCTCACATAGACCATATTTTATTTCATTATATACTTCACGCTTTTTTGTCATACATTAATAAGTTTTATAATTCTTTCACGTATAGATATAGGAATTCTATCAATCTCAACAATACAAGGATCAGATAATAATTTTTCTGCCTCTACATAACCTTGACAAACAGATATTATTCCGGCCGCGTCTTCTATAATTGTTAAAAAAGCATAATACCTCGAATATGTATAAGTTATATTTTGAACTTTTATATATGTATTTCTTTCAATAATATCACCGGCCGTATTTTGATCCTCCACAGTTCGATAATAAACAGATCCTATTGTAACGCCTCCTAAACTCGACTTCATCAATTCAAAATAAGTCCTAGTATAACCTAGAGAAGGAAGAATGGAATCTAAAGGCGTTTTCCATGTTTCTTCTAATTCTTCTTGTGTTGTATAAATTTTTGCATCCCTAAGATTAATTTTTGCTGGATCTAATATTATTAACATAAGTCATTGATATAAAAAGAGCCCAAGGAAATTATCCCCAGGCTCATTATTTTTACTCTATTCCTAACGTATCTTTGCATAACTGAATTTCGGCCGGATCACCAGTATGTTTTCCTAAGTCGTCTGAAATTTTAATACATTTAGACCACTCACGTTTAGAGTTAATTCTACACCTTGACAATTTCATTACTATATTTGCTGGCTTAACTCCAGGAATATCACACATTAAATTTGTACCTATCCCAAAAGAACATCCAACTCTACCCTTACAATATTCTTGTAATTCTAAAGCCTTCGGAAAATCTAAAGCATTACTAAAGATTATATCCTTGTGAAGTGGATTTACGCCAAGTTCTTTAAAACGTGCTATTGCCATTCCAACATACTTAAATTCATCTCCTGAATCACATCTTACACCGGAAATTAATTGCGCAGTATCTTTTGGTAAATTCTCAAAAAAGATTTTACTTCCGAATGTATCTGTTAAAGCAATTCCAAGATAACCATGATATACTTTATTCCAATTTTTCATAGTTAAGAAATTGGCTTCCTTATATCCAAATAAAGCTCCATGAAAGGAGTACTGTTCATGGGCAATAGTCCCTAGAGGAGTCATACCATATTTCATTGCAAGATATACATTACTAGTTCCAGTCGTATAAATTGCTTTCTCCTTCACACGCTTAATAACGGCATCCTGTATATTAAAAGAATATCTACGTCTAGTTCCCATATCACCAAACTTCATGGAATTTTGATTAGATATTTCAATTTTTTTATCTAATCTTTCTATAATTTCTTCCATGTTAATTGTATTATTCTCTCGTTTATGTAATAATTCAGACACTATTGCCAAAATCATTACTTCGTAGAGAGTCGCACGATACATCTTATCTGTAACAGTGATATGAAGATGTTTTTCAGAATCTAACCAGACTTTTATTTTATCTGGATCAAATCTCCAGGACTTAAGAAATTCAAAATAAAATTCACTTATATATGGTATTTTCTTACAACACCATTTAAACTCTTCTTCAGTTAACGCTAAAGATTTAGTTGCGTAAAATTCTTGTTTAAGTTGATCCACGAAATCCTCATCAAATTCAAGGTTATTTCTATCTATAAAAGTAAATTCACCCTCTGCCTCTGGAAATAACGTGGCATAAACATAAGACATTGATAATTTGTATAAATCAGTGTCTAAAATTGATTTTACAATTCCCATAATTTTTTTCAATTAATTTTATTTATATAAGTTTTCATATCATATATAAGAATTTGAGGACCTGAGAAAAATAAAGAGGGAAATTAATCCCTCTTCTAAACAACTACTTTCTTAAATCCATTAATAAATGATTTACCGAATTTTACTAGTTCTCGATCTCTAGCTACTAAGGCTAATCCTAAAATAAATGGAACTTGTAAATTTTTTATTATCTCTTTATACCAAGGATCGATAATATCACTCTTAATGCAATATTTTCTCATTGACCCATAAAGTTCCTTAATCGCCTTGCTTTGATATTTTAGGTACTTAGTTTTTTCTAATAATTTTTTAAACCTCGCTTTTAATGCAAAGACCACTCTTGATTTCTCAATAAATTCGTCTTCAGTAATTGTTCCTTTTTCAAATTCAAGTTTTACCTGTTTGAAATTAATCTTTTCAAACTTAACTTTTAACTCTTGAAATTCTCTTCTGATTTTTTCTCTATTTGTCTTTTTCATACTATAAAAATTTAAAACTCCCTAAGCTTTTTATTATTGCTTAAGGAGTATGTTTTTTCTCATATATAAGGCTTTGAAGGAAAATAAAAAGGAGAGGAATTTTTATCCCTCTCCATACATAATAATTTTAGATTTCAAACAAGTCGAGAATATCCTTCCAACATTTTATAGTTGTTATGTCAAATGATTTTGTAAACTTTTCTCTATACTCATCTATAGTCAGTTCTGTTCCAACGGTTTCGCCTCTATAGGTTTCCAACCAAGCGGTAAATTCGTTATTTCCCTGATCTTGAGAATGTTTTAACATAAAGAGTGTCCTACATACTCTTTTTGGTTTAATTTCTGTTTGCTCATCTAAACTTTTAATTACAATAATCGATCTTACGCGATTATTACAATCTTTCGGCATGAATAGTTCTCTTAAATTCTCGCCGAATTGATTTTCGATATCATCTTCTGATACATAAAATTTTGATCTACCATGAACTCCAATTTGAACTAGAGTTGCATAATAATTGTTCTTTTGCTCTTCTTGGCCTTCTAATACTGCTGACCAAAGTTCTTTTAAATTTTTCATAATTATTATTTTTATTTGCCTTCTATTTGCTTCAGGCATTGCGTTATTATTGTCTCAAAAAGTAAAAAAGACATAATATATCTTTTAAATTAGATATACTATGTCTTTAGATAATATCAGATATTTCTATCTTTTATTACATATATAAGGCTAATAGGGTTTCTTAGAAGGTATTATTTTTTCTTTCTGCACAGTGATATAGAATTCGATTAAAAACTAGTTCCGCCTAAAAATGTTTCAAAGCCTTATATATGAAGAGAAAATAAATGAGCTAGCTCCTAAAGTATATATTGCAGATATACAAAAGAAGCTAGCATTAATTTTTTAAAGTTAAAGAAAAATTCATAGAATAAATTTAATCCGTAGAAAAAGGTGTAATTAAAATGATTATTTCTATGAATAATAAAGAAATTATTCAACATATCATCATTGCAATTATCATGACAGACACTAATGATGATATTTCTAGAGGATGATAACATTCTCATAGATATATTCAATCACGCTATTGCTTTGGCAAGAACAAAAATAGAGTGTGATAAATTAAAAAATAAAAGAGTAGATTAATTCTTTTACCCTAGGACTTAAACGGTTCTAGGGATTTTATTTTTTCTTTAACTTCATTATTAAGGAACTCAACCATCTGTAAGAGCAAAATCAACCTCTCTTAGGATAGTGGGTTATTTTGGCTCATTTTATAGGTTAAGATGGCTAAAAACATCAAAAATAACCCACATTTCGCTACCTTTTTCTAATGTATGCCTTATATATGTATAGAGTTGTTTAATCTTTAATTTTATTGTGTTATGAAATATAGAATTAGTGAGTATTGTAAAGTTCAAAAAATTTCAAGAGGTACAGTGTATAGTTGGAAAGAAAAAGGTATAATCTCAATGGAAACAGATAGACAGGGTAGAGTCTGGGTCATTGAAGAAGATCCTAAGAAACTTAATCCAACCGTAGCTATATATACACGCTCTGAAGAAAAAGAAGAATTAGAAAAGCAAAAAGAGAGATTATTACTATATTGTTCAGCTAAAGGATATGTAGTAGATCAAGTAGTCGAAGAGAATATTGGACTAGATTCAGAAGATACACCTGAATTAGAAAAATTACTATTATCTTCGGCCATTGATATTATAGTAACTGAAGGAAAGGACCGAATAAGCCTGAGTTCTTTCGGTCTAATATCTAAGTTACTTGAATCTGCCGGCCGAAAAATAGAAGTAACTAATCTCTCTTCAGGACTTACAGCAAAAGAAAAAACAGAATTAATTAAAAAACTTAAACTACAATGAGTAAGTATGATGATATATTCTTATCTACAGAAACTATTCAAGATTTTATAGATAAGAATAATATAAAAAATAAAAAAGATCTACAAAATAGATTTGGAAGTATATATAATATTTTTAGGAAAGATCCGAGAAAAGATAATATAATATTTCCAAACCCTCAAGTGAATTATTCAACGGTAACTTTAGATCAAGTACAAAATTTAATTGACTCTGAAGGAATAAAATCTTCATACGAATTTCATAAAAAATATAGAAGATTATTTCGAAAATGTAAAAATGAATTACATATTTTAGATAAATTAGTATTTAAAAGAAAACCAAAAAATATATTTAATCATTGGAAAGATATTGATACTATTGAAGAATTTCAACAATTTATAAACGATAATAATATAATTGGGAAAGGTGATTTTAATAAACGATTTAGAGGATTATGGCAAAAATGCAGAAATAAAGGATTTTTAAATAAATTATCATTTCCCAGATCAATATATGGATCTTCTTGGGAAATGTATGTATGCGAATCAATAAAATTAAATCTGAAAATACAAAACTTAGAAATTCAGAAACAATTTACTGAGTGCATTGATAAAAGACCATTACCTTTTGATTTATATTTTATATATAATAACAGAAAAATACTAATAGAAGTACAAGGACCTAGACATTTTATGCAAATAGATTATCATAAAGATGGATTTAATGAAGATGAAGTATATAAAAAATTTCTAATATGTAGAAAACATGATATAATAAAAAATAGATTTGCGAAAAATAACTCTATTGAAATCTATTATATTTCATTAAATACCAATTTATCAAATTATGATTACCCATATTATATTTATCATAATATAGATAAATTAATTTATGATATTAAAAACAACCAACCATTAGGCATATAAACCTTATAGATGGGAAGATAACATAATTATATCTTCCCACTATTTATAATGAAAATATATTTAATATTAAAAAAAATTTAATAAACTAAATTTTATTTTATGGAAGAAAATAGTAATGAAATTAGAGTTTTAGACATTATTGAAGCGATTAGACGTCGCCCTGGTCAAAATACAGGCCGTTTAAGATAGTAATATCTTAAATTACTAGTAAGTAAATTTGGTGAAAGACCTTAGAGAATTAGTATCTAAGTAATCTAATACCAAGCTAATAGTCTTAGACTTTATCTAAGTAATTTATTAGTATAACGAATAAAGACTTACTAACCATAAAAAATAATATGGTTAAATTTATATTCTGTTCTATAATAAATCTTATTATAGTTAACAAAAAGATGTATATCGGCGGCGTTACTAATGCAGATATCTTAATGAAAGAAGTTTGGGATAATTCAGCGGACGAGAGTGTAAGCTGTAGTCATTGTGATAAAATATTTATCGATCAGAATTGGAATGGGTATTCTATTGTCGGAGATAATGGAAGAGGAATTCAAATTTCAATGTCGAAAGATAAACCAGGACAAACTTCTTGTGATACCGCAGTTAGTTATGCTCATTCTGGAAGCAAATTTCTAGATACTAATATAGCTAGAAGTGGTCAAAACGGGATAGGGTTAACTGCGGTTAATTCAACATCGGAAGAATTTATTATAATGTCTAAAGTAACTCAGGAGAATTATAATACTTCCTTGCCTATTGTTGAAGAAGCATGGAATTCTTATGGCCCAAGATCTAAGAAAGATATTTTTTATATTGTAGCCTATAGAAAAGGAAAAAAATTTTATGAAGGATGTGATAAATTAGATAATCTTGAAAAGATGATCTTTGGAGCTTCTGGGCAACCGTATGAACCTTTACCTAGGGGATTTAGTACTATTACAATGTTTAAACCTGATCCAGAAATATTTGAATCAACTAGTGCAAATATTCCCATTAAAAACATTCAATACTTTCTACTTATTCAAGAAAAATTATACAAGAAAAAAGTAGAAGTAATGGCTAACAGAAAATTAGTTAATGGAACTTTTAAACCATATCAGTTTGAAATATTTAAAACAATAATTCCAGCAGATACAAGTAAAAATAGTTCTGTAACTGTATATACTACTTTTGAAGTTGATCCAGAACTTGGACAAAAAGTAGAAGCAGGATCGGCATGTGGTCTTTCAGTGGATCAAGGAGTTCATATTTCATATATAGAGACTTGTTATGAAGAGGCATTAAAAAATGAATTTAAAATAAAACATAGATATCTTCTGAATGGACTTAGAATCTGTATTATAGTTATAGCTGGCGACCTTGTTTACTCTTCTCAAACTAAAGAACGTCTAAAATCAATATCTAAAGTAAAACAGTCTGATTTTGGAGATATTACTAAAGAATTTCAAAAGATATTCAGAAATAATCCAGAATATTGGCAAGAACATGTAGCTAGGTTAAACTACTTAGCTGATTCAATGAAATCTCTTAGTGCATCCGAAAAAGCGCAGAAAATGATTGATGACGCTCAGGGAAGAAATATGTTTAAGTCAAGGGTTGAATTAATAGAGGGTTTTAGTGACGCAACTGGAAAAAACAGATGGGATTGTGAATTATTCCTCTGTGAAGGTCTAAGTCCAGCAGGATCACTAAAAAGTGGAAGACATAACACTCAGTTCCACGCAGTACTCCCGTTAAGAGGTAAGATACTTTCGGTGCTAGATAAGACTGTAGATCAGGCACTAGATAATAAAGAAATTCATACTATATTCAAAGTAATTGGACTTGGTATGGATGTAAATAACGTAACAAAGGATGCAAAATCTTTTGAAGAAGCTTATGAATTGATAAAAAAATACAGCCGTTATGGTAAAATTGTTATCGCGGTTGATGCGGACCCTGATGGCGAACAGATAAAAAAATTAATTCTATATTTATTTGGAAAATTCGGAAGATTTTTGATAGATTTTGGAATGGTTTATCAAATAATGTCACCAATATTTGAACAAGGTGATAAAAAGTTCTATCCTGGAGATCCATTACAAGATAATGGAATATTTCCGATAGGATTAGATCCGAGTAAACCATTTTTTCGCAGAAAAGGTCTAGGAGCTTTTAATTCTGAAGATATTTATGATATCTTTTATAATCCGGCAACTAGAAAATTAATTCAAGTAACTCCGGATGGTTTCGACTATAGTATGAAACTGACAGAAGATATTGAAGAAAGAAAAAAACTATTATTTGATGCCGGAATTATAACTAATCCATATGGATTCACAGACTTATAAATATCCAAATATTCCAGAAGTTAAGATAGTAATATTACTTGGTGAACCACAAAATATATGTTGTGATAGAGCTAAGAAAATATTAACTAATAAAAATTCTGGAATTTATAGGTTAATGAGTAAAGAGAAAAAAGAATTCATAAATTTGTATCTGAATGAAGAAGATTTAGTAATGATTTCATATTCATTATTACTTCAAGGATATGTCACAGTTACTAATTTAGAGAATAAAAAGAGTATGAAATTTAGCACTCTGGAATTAAATATCTTATATTATTATTTCGGGAAATTTAAAATAATTGATAATGGATTTACAGATTTATAAAATTAATGGTATTGAAAATAGTAGGAATGTATTACCAACAATGAAATATTTAATTAAAATAATTTCTAAGATGGATAAAAATACCTACTATGTAAATAATAAGAAAAGAGAAATATTTTTAGATGGAATTAACCTAGGAGATATGATTCTTCTAGAAATTCCTCCTATTCTTGAAAGAAATTCACGGTCAGGAATGAAATCTATAAGAACTAAGATAACAAATCTTAGAAGTAATAAATCAATAATAGTTCCTGGAAGTGCAATTGATGAATTTTGGGATGCTATAAGAGAAATACAAGTGATAGATCATGGAAACATTTAAAATGGGAGATTTCAATATACAAAAATTACCTACAGTAAAATATACAGTTCAGGTAATTTCAATGAACAAATATATTGAAATGAGCTACAGTACAAGTAAAACTTTTGAAAAATTTATAAGAGATATTAAACAAGGAGACCTAATCCTTCTAGAATATCCACCAATAGTTATGTCTAAAAGTGGAATTGGAGGAGGAATTATGTCTTTCTCAATAAAAATAACAAATCTTAATTCAGAAAAATCGATTTCAATAAAAGCAGGAGTATCTGAAGATTTTTGGTATAATTTAGACGAATTTAGAATAATTGAATAATATGGCTAGAAAAAAGAAAGAAATAGAATTACCACAAATTACACAAGAAGAATTAATTCAACAGAAAGCTATTGGAGAAATAGCAAGGGATGCTTTTTTAGATTTTGGTAACTATATTAATAATCAAAGACATACAGCATTTATACAAGATGGTTGTAAACCTAGTTATAGAAGATTAATATATTCAGCTCTTCAATTTCCAAAAGGGAAGATGATACCTAGTACTACAGTAATTTCAAGTGTAGCAAATTATCATCCTCATAGTCTTTTTTGAGAATTCAGGAAGCATAGAATAACATCTATGAAAATTCTATTAAAATGCTGGAAAGAATTTTATTCTAATCAGCAAAAAGGGTTATCTTAGATTGATCTAAGTAATATAAACCCTTTCTCAACGACTAAATATAGAACTAAGTTTGAAATATAATTTAGATGATATAGTCTATGGAATTAATAAAATAATTTCATGCTGGTATTGAAGAACTTAATGCTAATCTCGTACATACTGGAGTTTTTGAAGGTCACGGTTCATGGGGATATACGGAAATAAATGGTGTATACAATCAGTATGCCGCTCCTCGATATACAAAACAAATGGTTTCAGATGTATACAATAGAGTACTTGGAGAATTGTGGAAAGAGGTTCCTATGATAGAATCGCCAGTAGGACCAATGGAAATATCTTATCTTCCACTTCCTATACCTCTTTGTCTTTACATGAAAACATCGGTAACTGGTCTGTGCATAGGTGTTAAGAATGATTATCCGAATTTTAGTCCGAAATCATTATACCAAGCCTATATAAATAATAACCCGTTACTCCTAGAACCGAATGCAAACTTAATAATTGACAAAGAAAATTCAGAACTTGATAGATTATGGAAAACAGGTAAAGGTAGAGTAATATATTCATACAAATTAACAAGAGTAACTGATGATTTTGGTAATCCAGGAATATTATTTGAAGGAGATACTTTCTTATTTACACCTAATTTTAAAAAGTTTAAAAAACTTGCAGAAGAAGGAAAAGTATATATGGAAGATCTTACTGATATTAATGGTCCTAAAATGGTAATATCTAAAGTTCCAGGAGCAAGAGGAATATCTATTGAAGAAATTGAAGATCTAGCAAGAAAGTGTTGCTATAGTGCTACAAACTACACAACAAACGTAACTACTGGATCCACAATGTTTCGAATTGGTTTATATGATTGGTTAGATTATACTTATAAAAATTACATAGATCTAATTGTAAAAGTAAATCAGAAGAAGATAGAAAAAACTACTTTTGATATTGCGGTTTTAGAGGCTATTCCATTAATTTCGGATTATATATTAAACAAAAATCCAAAAGCAACTGACGAAGAGATTATGAAAGTATTTGGAATGCCTCAGGAAATAGTTAGTTCTGTTATGTCAAAGCCTATCAGTTACCTTAGAAAAAATAAAGATACTTCGGATCGTATAAAAGAGCTCAAGACAAGATTGAAAGAGCTTAAGAAATTCGATCCGGTAGCATATACTGAACAAATTATTAATCAACTTTAAAAAATATAAGATATGAAACAAGAAAAATACCTAGTATCAGAGATGTTTGATGATGAAGCTATGGCAATTGATTGGAAATATGTACCTGAATCATTTCTCCCTAAAATATCAAAAAACCTATATAATGTATCAGCAGTAAGAGAAGATGGGACAATAGTAGAAAGGACTGTTATATTCATTAAGCCAGTTGATGTATTTGTTAGGGATGTAGATCTTACTGAATTTGCTGGGATATTACTAGGGAAGGAGATAAAAAAATGAATTCCGTATATTATGGGAATGGATTAGATGCTTTTATCGAGTCTATTTACTTACAAGAAGAGATAGATCCTTCGGTAGGTAGTCTAATTCACGTTAACCCAAAGAATCCAACATATATAACCGGAAAGATAGTGATAATTAATACGGCCGACTACTCAATGGACAAAATAATGACTCTGGTAAGAAATAAATGTAAAGTTATTTCTAGAACATCAGAACCAGGAGAGTGTCAGGGAGTCGAAGTTTGTCCATATATTCTTCGGCCGTGTTTTGATGTGATATGGAATGGGAGAACGAAAAAAATAAATACTCACCCTGAACTAGATAAATTTTTAGAAGGAAATGAAGATGAATGGAGTATGATTTTCCCGGACTACAAATTATATTTCCCTAAACTAACAATATGGGATAAAAAGATTGTAGTAGATGAATATGGAAACTTGACCGGACTTGGATGGATTTTACAACAAACAGGAGTAAATCTTATCGAAGGTACTCCATTTAATGACTTAGATCTAGTAAAAACAAAAAAGCTAGATTTTATGTCCTAAAAAGAAAAAATAAAAGAAGGAGAACTGTAAAAAGTCTCCTTCAATTTTTTTTATTTTCTGGTTCTTAGATTTTCTATTCTATCTACAGAAATGAATTTATTATCTCCTATAATTTTCCAGATAATACAGTTCTGAGTTTTTCTCTCAATACATCTATATTATCATTCTCAAGAGATCGAAATGTTTTAGAGAATTCAATTAACACATTCTCATCAAAGTACATTAAGTGCAAAATTCCGTATTCGACAGTATAGACAGATTCAATAAAACCACCAAACCTTTCTTCATAACATCTTTTAATTATATGAATAGTTTTCGGAAATCTTAGTAATTTAATCCCCTTCTTTTTCTGTCTATTTAAAAATCTTTCACTAACATTTACATCATTACTAGGAGTTATCTCATTAGATAATGATGAATTACGTACCTTCCCTCCACTTCTTTCACCTATAAATCTTTGGTATAGATCTACTAGGTCTTTTCTTACGAATCCTCTATAAGATTCATCGATTAATTCTTGTTCAATTTTCATTTCTTTTAAGTTTGTTTTTCATGTAATAAACTACACATATAAGGCTCTTAAGGTCTAAACCTTATAAATAGAAATAAAATTAATATAACTTATGAATACAGACCTAATTAAGATATTTGCTATGGGATGCAAATATTATGCAGAAGAGATTGAACAAGGATATATCATTCCAACGTATCTTTTAAAAGAAGATAACACTCACATCTCTATTATTAAAAATAGAAGAGATGCTCTTATCGCTAATGAAAGTAGTTTTTCAAAAAAGTTTGAAGAAGATATAGAAAAAATAAAAAATGAATTAACGCAAGAAAAAGATTTTACAAAGTATATAAAAGAATTTCCCGTTCCAATAATGGATAGAGAGCTCTGGAAAGAAATATTAACTAAAGAGAAAGTTCCAAAAACTCGAACAGAACTTTGGGAGAAACATTATATACTTTCTGATTATTTCTTTTATAAAGCGAAATTCATTGTAGAAATTGATTCTAGTTTTCATGATGAAAAAGCTATTGATGATAGAGTTAGAGATACTTATATGTACTTCAAATATGGTCTTCCTACATATCGTTTTTATGAATATGGAAAAAGTACTATAGTAAGAGGTAAATTCTATAAATCTATCAAGAAAAATATTAAAAATAGTTATAGTAGTTTATTTGGATTAAATGTATATAATAACTATATGTTTGATTTTTCTGATATAATTGTTAATAACTTTATCATTAGTAATAAAGGAGCCTTAGAATTCATAGATAAACTTTATAGATATATCGGAGGTTATAATAATTTTAAGTTTAGAAAAGGAATAATACTAACTTTGAGAGATATTTATAATATAGATTCGAGAAATTTTGGAGTATTTACTAATAAAGATCAATTAAATATGTTCCTAGATAATATAATAGGAATAATGAGATCTGTTTTTAAAGTATCATTACATATTCACCAATCTATGTTATATACAATAGAAGAAGTATTATGGGCACTTTCTGAAAAAAACAAACACATCTAGATGGGATAATATAAGAGGAACTAAAATCCCCTATTGGATAACTCGAATATTTGGTAATCCAGAACAAAATGATAGAGTTAATTGGAACAACATGGAAAAAGAAAAGATAGATGATAATATACAAGAATTAATAAATAATCTACAAAAATTTGGGTATTTCTAAACCCCTGAAATTCTTATATATGGTAGAAGATAGAAATTTTATATACCTCTAAGGTCACTGTAAAATTCTATAAAGGTATTTGTAATTATTATCTTTGGGAAATACTCATGATAGTTAAGAAATTAACTATTAGAACTTCAAAAAGATATACCCTTGTAGCGATAAAGGTTAGCTAAGATAAATTGAACTTAAAGTAAGTACAACTTTTTGGAATATTTATCAGGTCAGGTAGTGGATTGCGAAATAAGTTTGGTCCATTACCATTTTTTATTTCTTCAAAAAAAAATAAAGGCAAGAGAATTAAACTCTTGTCTTTTTTAATTTAAAAAGTTTTCCTGTAAATAACCAAACTATCTCAGATACTAATTCATTTTTCGAAGAATATTTAGAGAGATCTTCAGAAATTTTTAATATTTCTGGGCTCATCTTCTTCCACCCCGAATACTTCTCTGGAAATGTTGATATAAGATGACCTATAATATTATTAACATTCTGAAGTGCATTCTTAGAAAGTTTACGAGATTCATCAAAAAATATATAGGAGTTTATTAACTGTATTCCAATTCCAATTAACATTCCTCGTTCAGATAGTTTTGTATAATATCTATCCCAAGGAAAATATTGATCTAACAAATGTCTTCTAGTCTCTGTTCCTGGATCATCTGCTATTTTCAGAAACTCCAAAAATGGTATAAGATCTCTTTTCATTTATTCTTTTAATTGAAAAAAATCTTCTCAATAAAAAATTTAACCACTTCCTTACGAAATATTAAATTTTGAATCAACATAATTTCTGTTTTATTTCTATATTGAAGTGAACCCCTAGAATCAGAGTATTTATTTTTATACTCTTCTAGATCTTCTAAGAATTCAGAATATAAAATTAATATTCTTTCCATTTTTCTTAAGTGTTAATATTCTTCCTAAAAATCTATCTAAAATCCAATCTTGAGCTTCCTGTTGAGAATTAAATGTTTTTGATATAAGAAATGTTTTTGGAGATTTTAGATTCTTATATTTTTCTGGATTTATTTCTTCAAGTGCTTTAATTATAAAAATCATAACTACACCCAATATATAAAGAAATCCTTGATTATTATAAGATTTAATAATAAAGCAAGATATACTTGACAGTAAATAATATACTAGTTCATCTTCTGTCATTCTTTCCTTAAAAGACTTTATATAATTATTATAATTTTTATAATCTAATCTTTTCTCATATAAAAGATCCAGATATTTATAAAATTCAGGATACGAAATCATTATTCTTTCCATATTTCTTAAGTGTTATTATTTTTCCCACTAAATTATCTTTAAGCCATATTGCTAAATCTTCCTTAGTTTTTATACTTCCTATACTATTAAGATCGATTTCACTAGACCACCCAATCAACTCTGTATGATATACTATAAGAGTGTGATAAACTGGATCTAAACTATTCGCATATTTACACAAAGAATGAATTAAGATAAACTTATGGTAATAGTCATCAGCATATTTAATTGTATGAAATCTTACTTCTAAATACTTTGCAATTTCTTCTCCATTATTTAAAACATCTATTATTGATATCATCTCTCAATCCTCCAAACTCTTATATATGCATAAAAAATAAAAAATAATTATATAAATCATTCTGATAAGATCTGGCTTGTGAAAGTCGGATCTTAATTTTCTTCTCTTGATAACAATAAATCAATAACTCTAACCTCGTTTTTTCCATGTCTTTTTATTGTTATCAATTTTCCAACTAAATTACATCTTAACCATTCTTTCAGATCTCCTACTGTTTTAATTTTTGCATAACTTCTAATATTAACTTTCCCTCTCCATAAATCTATACCCTCTAAAGCAGTGGCAAACGTTAATTTCTTTAAAGTTATTATTGCTCCATTAGATATTGATTCAGCAAGAAGAATTAAAGAAATTATAGCTTTTAATTCTGGATCTTTAGTACGATTAAATTTACTTAGCAGATTAAACTCTACTCGATTTTCTAGTATATACTCAAAATCTGCAAAACTTATCATCTTTTTCATATCATAAGTAAGGATTTTGCTCTTCTCTGCCCAGATGAATCTTATATATGATAATAAATAAATAAAAGAATATGACTACAGAAGAAATTATACAAACAACAAGAAACTTAATATCTGAACATTTTTCTGATATAACATTTATAGAAGAAGGACATAAGTATTTTATAGGAACTGAAGAATATACACCAGTTTCTAATATAATTGAGAACTTTGTTAGACCATTCGATAAACATACAATCTCAGAACGATATGCAAAAAAGAATGGAAGAACTCAAGAAGATGTCCTCAGAGAATGGAAATATAAAAATGTAAAATCAGTAACACAAGGAACGAAGTATCATGAATTTGGAGAAGCAATGACATGGATAAAATGTGGTTACCCTGAATTAATTCCGACCAATATCCGAAGGCAATATATTCCAGAGGAGGGTTGGTTAATTCCCTTCGCACCTAAAGAAGAAAGTATCCTCAAATTTTATTCTGAGTTACCGCCTTCGATAATTCCGGTCGGTGCAGAATTCAGGATGTCATCAAAGTATATCCCAGAAATTAATACTAAATTTTGTGGAACTACCGACCTTCTATTCTACTATGATTCCCCTGATAACCCTGGATTTATTATAGGAGACTGGAAAACAAATGAAGAACTTACGAAAGATTATCAGAGGTCGAAGGGAATCACAATGTATCCTCCTTTTGATAATTTAATAGATGAACCCCTAGGACATTATACCCTACAATTTAGCATGTATCAATTAATGTTAGAATCAATTGGCTTAAAGATCCTGGGGAGAAGATTAATTTGGCTTAAAGGAGATGGAACATACGAAACTATAAAGATCGATAATGTCTCAGATAAACTTCTTAAAATACTATAATTCTAATCAAACTACACTGGTCCGAGATGGATAGGTGTAGTTTCTTTTTTGTCGTACCTGAAAGAAAAAAGAGAGAAACCTTAAAAGTCTCTCCCTATATTTCCTAAAGTGATACAAATCCATCAAACCTATAATAAGCTATATAAACCGTCTCGCCGTTGTGTTCATGACGTTCTTTAAACTTAGACAACCTAAAAACCACATTCCTTTTTAACTCTGGATTATATTCCGTCATGAGAAATTTGGCGAGGTGTCTAATCTTTTCGTACTTCACTTTTTTCTCGATCTCTGCTAGGACCTCAAACTTTCCATGAACCTGTACTAAATGCTCTGTACAATTCAAGTAATCCTCTAAGTTCTCAAGTTCAAAGCCAACTACTATTCCTTTCTCTGGTAAATTGATCTTTTCTTCCATAGTCTTATATTTTTAATTATTAACTACACTTATAAGGAAATCAAAGGAAGAATAGTATCAAAACTACCCTTCCTTTTAAAAACTCAATTAAAATGCAAACACCTGAGTTTTATTCATCAGTCATACTCATTACAGTGTTCATGACTTTTGAGAGAATCTTAGTGATATCTTCTCATAGCTTTAAATTATTAAAGACTTTGAAAGCAATTTCAATTTGGTTATGTAAATAATCAAATATGCCCTGGACAATTAAGTCTGGGGTTCTTTTTTCCCACATATAAGAAAATCAGAAGTTTAAAGTAGCAAAACTTCATTTTTCTCTCTTTACTGTGAAAATCTTATTCTTCCCTGTAAAATTGAGTACTTCCCAATCTATAATCTGTTGTTTAGTTACAGATGTATTATTTAAGAATTGTAGGTCAACTTTCTTTACCCAACTATATTTAATCGGATCTATTTCTAGGAGAATAGAAAACCAATTATTAAAACAATAAGACGCCCTTCGATGAAAATTAGAAGGAGTTAGAAGAAAAGCTAGATTACTTATCATATAATCAATAATCATATCTTCATTATTCTCATGTTTATGATATTTGTGTATCTCTGAAAAATAATCTATATTAGAGATAAACTGGTAAAATTTTATTGGTAACTTCATAGCACTTATAAGGTTTTTATTCTATTGTAATTTATTTTTGAGGACTAAGGAACCCTTTATCATACCTTCCGTTCACCACTAAAGGGTTCACTCCAGGGCCCTACGGGCTCTAGATTGAATAAACTATATAGGGGATAAATGGAGTATAAGAATTCGATCTCCTCCCAAAGGGAGATCGAATATATTAATTGATGATATTTTTTAATAAGAAAATATATACTTTATCTATTACCAAATACACCGATTTTAAATCATCAAAATGCGTCTCTACTAACTTTAAATCCTTACAATTGAATGAAGATTATAAAGGGTATCCCTAGTCTTCAATTTTATGTAACTGGATTCTGTATTAAAAAGAATCTATAATAAATTAAATTAATTAAAAACTTTATAAAACATGAACAGAGAAAAAATTATTGTACCTAGAGGAATTAGGTATATAGGAGAATGGAAAGATTTCTGTTTTTCTAATTTCCCAGTAAAGTGTATTATTAATAAACAGTTACCTGGCTGTGGATTTACTGAATACTGTTTAAGAGGACCAGAAAATGTTATTCTATGTTCTCCAAGGAAAATGTTACTTAAGAATAAAAAGGATCAACATAAAGATAGTGTTTATTTGGTTGTGAATGAAATGGAAATAGAAGCAGAAGTCGATAAAGATATTTCCAAGCCTATAAAGAATCCAAAAGAAGATGAACCAGAAAAGAAAGATAATTCTGAAATTTATGAAAGACTATATAGAGAGATCGATACTTATACCTATCAAAGATATCTAAATAATCAACCTGCTAAAATTCTTGTAACATATGATTCTTACAGGATTGTTAAAGATATTCTTGAGAAAATTAGAATATTTGATAGATTTGTGACAGTAGTGGATGAATTTCAAAGTATTCTACATGATGCTAGATTTAAGAGTAATACTGAACTTAGTTTTTTGACATATTTAGCACAATCTCCAACTGCATACTTCGTTAGTGCAACTCCAATGATGGATGAGTACTTAGAGATGTTAGATGAATTTAAAGATTTACCTTACTATGAATTAGATTGGTATAGTTCAGATTCATCTAGAATTATAAAACCTTCTCTTAAAATTCTTACGATGAAATCAGTAGGAACTAAAGCAGAAGAAGTAATTCAAAAATATCTCAATAACGATTTTGAAGAAATTACTGTTATGAAGAATGGTGTACCTACTAGAATAGTATCAGATGAGGCAGTATTCTATGTAAATAGTGTTAATCATATTATCAGTATGATTAAAAAGAATAATCTTACTCCTGAACAATGCAATATACTTTGTAGCAATACAGAAGATAATGCCAAAAGAATAAAAAGGAAATTAGGAAAATCTTTTACTATAGGAGAAGTACCATTAAAAGGAGTTAAACCTAAAATGTTTACTTTCTGTACCAGAACTGTATACTTAGGTGCTGATTTTTATAGTTTATGCGCTAGATCTTTCATTTTCAGTGATTCTAATTCAGACTGTTTAGCTGTTGATATAGCGGAGGATTTACCTCAGATTCTTGGACGTCAGCGTTTATTTGATAACCCTTGGAAAAACAGTGCTACTTTCTATTATCGAACTACAGCAGATTATAGAGAAATGAAGAAAGAAGATTTCCAAAATATAATAGATAGCAAAAATAAATCTACTGAAAGTTTATTATCTGCATATAACACTGTTTTAGATAAAGATAAATATGATTTAGCAAAAACTTATCAATATGTAGCCAAGTCAGCAAATTATAGAGATAATTATATAGCTGTAAATAAAGTTATTAATTCTCAGACTGGAGATGTTATTCTTAAACCGGTTATTAATCAATTAGTTCTTGTTAATGAGATTAGAGCTTTTCAGATACAGCAGGTGGATTATAAGGATAGATTTAGTGTATTTAGTTCAGTTCATTCCAAACTTACTCCTGATGATATAGTAAATAGAGATGTAACAAGATTTTTCTGTATCTATGATACATTAACTACTATGCATGATAAACTTAAAATGTTATGTGAATACAATTTTATATCTGATATTGAATTAAATATAGTTCTTGGACAAATAGCTGATTCTGATGAAGTTAAATCTTACTATCTCGCTCTAGGGCCTAAGAAACTTAAAGCTTTAACTTATAGTAAGACTTATATTAAAAAAGAACTTGGAATAGTAACGTTTAGTAAAGAGTTATTAATTAATACTATTACTTTAAATTTTAATCCTGGAGAGAAGTATAGTTTATCAGATCTCAAGGTAAAACTTGGAAATCTTTATAATTCTATTAATTATGATGCTACACCGAAAGCTAGTGATATTGAAAACTATTTTGACGTTAAATCAGTAGTTATGTATGAAAAGAAAGAGGATGGAACTAGAAAGCAGATTAGAGGTTATGAATTATTAAAAAGAAAATAACATTAAAAGCCTTATAGATGAATAAAAATAGAAAAAATTATGAGAAAAAAGAAACGAATGACATTTGGCGATCTTGAGAAATATGAAACAAAAGATTATTATAAAGATCGAAGGATACTAATTGAAATAGTAGAAAGAGAAATTTCTGAATTAGATAAATCTCCAACATTCTATATTAACATTATTTTCTTAAAAATTAAAAGAAAGACGGATGACATGTATGCTTATAGTGTTCGTGTATTAGATAGTGCTATTTTGGATTGTTCCGAGGATATTAATGTAATTCTTAAGTTATTATTAATATCTAAGAATAAAAGAGCTAAGAGATGGTTATTGAAGACATTATCAGATTATCCTTTTGGAGATACAGGGCATAAGGTGGGAGAATACATAAATCGGAAAACAGGATTTTTAGATATAGAAAAAGCTGAGAAAGATCAAGAAGAAATTTGGAGAAAGAGAGAGAGTAATTAAGTTTACTCTCTTCAATTTATTATTTTTTAATTTTATATATGTTAATAAAAAGAAAATTAATTCAAAAAGAATTTGCAGAAACTAGAGCAGATTCATTACATTATGTATCTAAGTACAATGATGAAATAGGATATGAGATAATCAAAATGATTGAATTCTATGATGATAAAAACAGTGACCTAGAACATTGGATGACACAAATAGATGGGTTCTTTGACAAGATTAAAACTCAAGGAAAACTAGCTGTTCCACCTGGCTCACCTCAATATGGATTTATAAAAATTGAGGATAGGAATATAATAGAAAATAAATTAGGGTCAGATTTTGTAGAAAAATATGTTGAAGATTCTGCAATAGATTATATAAATAGTCTAAAGAATGATATACTTAAAATGAAAAAGTCCGGAGAATTAAAATATGTAAATGCTATAAGATCAAATGGAGGATTTACTTATGATTCGGAGACTTATAGATCATTTTTTAAGTATATTGCTCTTTGTTTAACAGGACAATTAAATTACTTATCTATTAATTTCTGGGATGGTTTATATCTTATATCTAGAACCACAATAGACTTTTCGAAGAGGATAATAAATATGAACACTGATTATTTATTTAAAATAATCTCAAATTGTTTATATCAACTTAAAGGTTATTCAGATCCAGCAGGTAAGTTAGTTAAATATTTGGCTTAAAATAGTAAATCCTTGAAATTCTTATAAATGTAATTAAAAATAAAACAATAATGGAAACAATTGAAAGAGAAATTACATTAACAAAACAAAGATCAGTAAGTTTAAAGAAAGGTCTGAGTAAATTAAAAGTAGAAATTGTTTGGAAACCTAATTCTAGAGCTCTTAGAAGTAGTAATTATGATTTCGACGTAGATTTAATTACTGTTGAGCTCAATAAAATGGGTAAATGTCCTAGTCCAGATCATTTAGTATTTTATTCTAGTATCTTACAAACTTCGGAAGGAATGTTAACAGATCCATTCGAAGCTGTACAGTATGGAGGAGATAATACAGGATCTGAAGATGAATCTGGAGATGATGGTTATTGTAATGAGGAAGTTCTAATTTACCCAAAGAAAGTTGATCCAAATATAACTGATATTCTATTTTTGGTTAATATCTATGATTCTGGAACTAGAGAACAGACTTTTAAAATGATTGATGGTGCAGAAGTTAGAGCTTATGAAGATGGAAAAGATATTGCTAAACTTGTGTATAAATTAGATGATGACTATAAGAATGATACTACTCTAGTCTTCGGGAAACTTTCTAGGGTTGAAGGAAACAGATGGGAATTCCAAGCACTCGGAGAAGGATCTAACCAAACTTTATTTAAGAGTTTGGTAAAATATGGCCTTAAGTTCAGAGAGTCAGATATTTAATGAAGGCGATTCATTATACATGTTTTTTAGGGAGTACTAGAGGTATATATCAATATTTGATTTTTCCAGAGTTTGAGATTGAGTGGAGTATGGATTATAATACTGATCACTCGGGAATTAAAGACCGTCGAGATTTGTTTGAAGCTAGATATAATGATCTTTTAGAGAATATCAACCTAGATAAGATTTCTTTACAATTTCCGATAGAATCTTTAAAACATCCTGGAATATATAGTGATAGTGTTGTGAATGTTTATAAAGCAGCAGGTCCATTACGCTGTAATAATGATTATTCAAGAATGCTCATGTTTGAATTTCACTCACACAAAGCTTTAGGAAATAATCTAGTTGTTTTATCTAGAAATTCTTATGCAAGATATATAACATCTGATTTTCTTAGGGATGATTTCTTTAAAGGTCTTATTTCAAAAGATGAAGTAGATTTTTTAAAAGAAACTCCGGAAACACTTCTAGAAATCTTAATAAACCCAGAAACAACTCCTAATTTTGGGATATACTTAGAAATGAAATTATTAAAACAGTTTAATTTAATATAAACAATTATGGAAGAAAGAGTAATTAGCTTAAGAAAAAATGGTACAAGAACAATTAGCCTAAGAAAAAATCAAGAAACAGAAGGTGAAAACTTTGATTATGTTTATGTAGGGCTTAGATGGGCTCCGGCAGTAATCAAAGGTAGAGTAACTGGAAGAAAGACTCATGTTGAAAGAAAGACAGTTAAGACAGGTAACTTCTTTCAAAAACTATTCGGTACAGGTCCATCAGAGATAATCGAAACTGAAGTAGTAGATAATCCTGGAACATTCCGACCTGATAAACAACTTGATATTGATCTTGATGCTAGCGTTGTAATGTTTGATAAGTCTAAGAAACAGTATGATATTGTTTATTACGGACATCAAACTTCTAAAGATGGTTCAGTTGCTAGTTTACTTGGCGATGACTTAACTGGAAAGAATAACTCAAAAGGTGATAATGAGTTAATTCGAATGGAGCTTGGAAAAGTTGCGCCGGAAGTAAAATATATGGCTGTGATTTTGAATATTTATCAGCACATGGGAAGAGATCCTAAAGCGCTTGTATTCGATCATATTCCTTCGGCGACTATGAAGATCTATAGTTCGGATATGAAAGTAACAGATAGTAATAAGATTAATCAACTTAAGACTTTCGCCGACTTCCAGATCGACAATAATCCAGACTTTATTGGTAAGAAAGCATTAGTTCTTGGTACTTTTGTTAGAACTGGAGAAGGAAACTCTTGGAAATTCTCGTTATCAGGAGCAATGACAACTGAAGAAGGAATTCAAGAGATGATTAAAGGTTCAATAAAAGCTGCTCTTAAGGAACTGTAATATAGAATAAAATTAAGAAGAAGATAAATCAAAATATCTTCTTCTTTTTTGTTTGTTCGGGGAGGAGAAAAAAGAAGACAGGATTTTTGAATGTCCTATCTTCTATATTTTATTAGAGTCCTCTTACTTCAAAACTTGTTTTAACGAACTCTGCTCCACATAATAATCTGGCAAGTGATACTACTTTTGTTGTTAGATTCACTTTTGTAGTTTTTCCAGATTCTACGTTAATTACATCACCTCCTTCAATTGTTGCATCTCCAAGAGGTTTTACATCTTTTATATAACCTAAAGAAAAACAGTCTCCGTTTGTATTCTCTAGGTTTGAAAGATTTAATGTTCCGACTCCTGTATCCATTGTAAGAGGAGCCAGTTTATATTTTCCTGATTGTCTGTAATAGTAATCTAGCGGTTTTCCTTCATTGATCAACTTCGTCTTTCCTTTCGAAGTCTTTAACCTATACACAATTCCTCCGATCACCAATACTGCAATTCCGCCAAAGATCAGTAATTTAACTGTTTTCTTACTTAATCCTTTCTTCTTTTTTTCGTCTTGTTCTTCTTTCATAATCTTTTAATTTTTATTTAATTATTTATACATTAATAAGGCTTTGAGGGGAGAATAAAAAGGAGGGAAATTTTAACCCTCCTCTTCTACTTTAATAATATAACCTCCAAATAAATCTTTATAAGTTTCTTCAAAATCCTTCATTGCTTCTTCGAATTTTCCTTCTCTAAATTTATCTCTCAGTTTTGATTTCTTTGTGATTAACCATCTAGATTGTGTTATGCCATATCTTGCTAACATAACCCATTCTCCATAATTAAATTTGAGTAAACTTTTTCCAGCCGTACATTTAAAAGTAACAGCTATAAATCCAGTATTAAGTGCTACAGCTTCTAAGTGAGTATAAAATAACATTCTTCCGAGTTTTGATCCTTCTATAGTATTTAAATTTACCATAGGGATTACTTTCTTTATTGTTAATTTACCTTCAGATTCATTTATTAGCTTTATTGCCCAACATACTCTTACTAGGATATCTGTTATTAATGCAGCTGGATATGTTGAAAGGTGATATCTAAAATCATATCCTTCCAGGTACATTTTCTCAACTATTCCAAAAATTAATTGTCCATAGTCGCCGAAATTTTCCAGGTATCCAATCACGAAAGTAAACGGCGCTGGTAATCCTCTGGTTCCATTTACATCTGAAAGTTGATGTTTTATTACTAGATTAAATGCATCTACTAATTTTTCAGCAACTCTCTTATTTCCGTCTTTAAAAAATCCTTCCATATCTATTGTTCGAATTTCTCCAGAGTCCATAAAAGTCGCCGTATTTTTCATCGTGTCTTTTATTCCTGTTACTATACCGGCGGGACTAGGATCATGACCTACTCCAGTAATATGATGAAGACTAGGTGATAGTCCTTTAATCTTATGTCCAGCCCTCTCTACAAATTTCTGAGAGTTAACTGATTGATCAAATGTTACTTTAGCCTGTTTTTCAAGTTCTTTCACTGTCTCTTCTGAAAGTTTATTATCGAAGAGACTCTGAATCATTCCCGAAATTCCTGAAACTTTTTCCGGACCACCTCTAAATACCATATCTACCGCAAAACCTACCATTGCTGAACCTATACAAATTAAATGTTCAGTTTGGTCTAAGTCTACTGTATCCTTGAACCTCTGATCTAATGTTTTATAAGATTCTGCCCAGGGATATATACCACTAAAATTCGGTTCTGGGTTTATTTCTTGTTGTGCTGCTAATACTAAGTGCTCAAACTTAGGGAGAATTAGTAATTTTTCCTCTCGAACCATCATCTTATTGTTTAATTCTTCGAGAGCAAATTTTTCTCTTATCTCCATAACGTCTTCATGATAACCTTTAGAAATCAAAACATTTTCTAGAAATGCTACTCTTTGTTCTGCAGATTTCCTTAGATTTATTAGTTGTTGATTATTAAAGGACTGATCTCTTGTAAGTTTATTTATAACCTTACCAGAATTTTCTAAAAATTCTTTCATACCACTTTCCTCCTTTCTTTTCTTGTTCATTAATTTTTTCAATTATTTTCTCGGTTAACGCGTCTCCTTGTTTAACCAATTCTGAAATCTCCCAAATATCTTGTCGATTATCTGATATTGCCATTGATAATCTTATGATATTATCTTCGATTTTTTCACACTGTCTTTTTAGTTCGGCAGTTTCTTCTTTCTTTTTATTTCTTCCAAATAAATCCATAATATTTTAATTTTTTAAGTTATTGTTTCTAGGGTTGTAAAAAGAAAATCTATAAAACTCTACTATATATCAAGTTCTATAGATTATTCCATACATTAATAAGGCTTTGAAGGGACAAAAAATAAAAACCTACTCATCTTCACAGACTTTCGGTTTTCATCAATTATTAGTGGGATTATAATGTTTCTAATTTACATCCTAATTCCTCTTTCAGCATAAATTCATTAAGTAGATTTATTCTTGTCTTGATTCTCTTAACTAAATCTTGATCAAATATATAACTGCTTAAGTTTTCTGCTCCGATGGATATTGTCGCTAATTGGATCCACTTCGTTAATTCAGTGAGCGATCCATTATAATATACTCTATAAAATCCATCTCTTTCGGTTATCATAGACAATGTTTCAGTTTCTGGAAAGATATTTTTTATTTCTTCCAGAGTTAGTGATAGTCTACAATCTACCCATTTTATGTTATTCTTGGGATTGAATTTTTCTTTGATTTCATCCCAAGTTTTCCATCCTCCTTCATTTAATCCTACTGCTGCTCCATATCTTACTACAGAAAATTCAGCTCTTTTTCTTAGGATTCCTTGAAGTTCAGTTTTTGATACATCATATCCTAATTTTCTCAAATTAGTACACAATGAATCAATATCTACTGCTTTATAGCTATGTTCAACAATTATTCCTGCAGCGTAATAATATAAATCTTCATAGGAATCTTCTTTAATCATTTTCTTATCAATGACTGATTCCTTCATTACTATTGCAGAACTAGTCTTACTTACTAATACTTTCGGTTTTTCTTTACCACTTAAGAGTTTTAAATATTCTCTTTTTGGTTCTTTTCCTGTAATCTTTCTGTATAATTCACAACAGATAGATAAGTCTTTTTCCGCTTCTCTGAATACCAACTTATCATTTCTTCCGTCATAATATACATTTAGCGTTACTGAATGTTTTGATAAACCATTTACCCAAGTTTTTATTTGGATTTGATTTATTCTTTTCACACCTAATACCTTGGCAACATTATTTCCAGTTACTCCGTCACCTCTGTTATATGTAATAGAATAACTTAGCGCTTCCATGATATTGTCTAAGGTGTTTATTCTAATTCTTTCTTCTTTATTCCTTTTCTTCGAGGGAGTAGTTATTTCTTCCGGTTCTTCTTTTATTTCCGGCTCTTTTCTTACTCTTCCCGATTCTTTTACTAATACCTTTTCAAGTATTTTTTCAGTGAAGATTTCAAACTCCTCGTCATTCATAGCTTCTTCATTTTTCAGCTTAATAACAAGTGGAGTTCTTTTTCCTTTCATTTCTTTCTTCACTATATTTAATTCACTGTTCATCCATGTGAATAACAACTCATCAGCTTTTCTCTTGATTAAAGCTTTATCCAAGCTTCTTCCAATTTCACTATGAACTTCGCTAATTAAGTTTTTTACATGTACGTCTGAGATAGTTTTATTTTCTCTAAGTGAATTTAACAGACCTCTTACCAATTTTTCCTGGTAAGCATTTTTTTCTAGTCTTTCCATTTTTTTTTTATTTTTATTGTTTTACTTTAATTAACGGCATATTTCACAAACATATACTTCTATGATCGTATAGTCAGGAAATTCCGTTTGATCTTCTTTAACAGTTGTGTTACCAATAATAGTGTAAAGTACATCCTTACGACTAGGAGATAACACTACATCATCTGTTATTGTTTTGTACTTAACTCCAACTTTATCTAATGCGTTCTTATAAGGGACTCCATTCCCTAAAAATCTCATGTTAATTGGAGTATTTTCACTAATTTCTTTTAGTTCTTCAAGAGAGATAGTATAAAATATTACTTTCCCTCCTACTTTAAATACTTCTTCGAACATAGAACTGTGAAAAGTTCTATTAACCGCCCAATACTGACGTTGTTCTTTTTTAACACTTTCTTCCATATTCTTATTTTTAAGTTCTTTTTTGTGTCAATTTCCCATTCTGATAGGCTAAATTTTGAATTTGTCTCAGAAGGGATTTATTTGTTGTTTGGAGATTTTGATTTTCTCCACGGACAATGTCTAACTTTTTTTGGGTTCTATGTGAATTAATTATACTGACAACCGCACATGTTAGACCTATTCCTATAAATGCTAATTTCCAATAATTTTTCTCTTTCTTTTTGTTTTCTTTTTCCATATTCTTTTAAATTCTTTTTACATATATAAGGCTTTCAAGGAATGAAACAAAAACCCCGATCTTCACAGACCAGGGAATTTTTTGATTTAAACAAAACTATCATTAATAAGGCTTTGAGGAGAATAAAAAAGGAAGCTTATAAAAGCTCCCTAAGTTTTTCCATTTTCATTTCACTATCAATTTGATCAAGGCTGATTTCTTCTGCTACTTTTCTAAGTAATTCACAGGTTTTTAAGAAATTTTCAACATCCTTTATAACATTTTCATCAGGACATTTAAATCTTGTAGTGTGTAACAGATCTTTAATTTTCCAAATAAGCATCTCGTGATTTCTTTGAAAATTTATGCAATCTTCACTGTACTTTTTTCTTACTTCCTCTATCCTATCAAAATACTCCTTTTTGAAGTCATTCCTCGTTTTCTCTAATGAATTGAAAGTTCCATTTTTGTACTCTTTGTATTTCTCGAAGAAATATTCTCTTTTAATTTTCCCCGATTTTTCTTCATAATCTCCTTGCTTAGCTAAAAACAAGTTGTGATTTATTGTCTCTACCCTCATTAATTCCATGAGACGTAAACAAATTTCTTCTTTTTCCATATCTGTTTTCTTTTAAGTTTATATACACTTATAAGGCTTTTAAGTTATATAAGACATAGTGAAGAGAATATTTAAATAAAGCAAAATTATTATATTTAATACTTATTGTAGATAATTTATAATCTTCCAAGAAAGTTTTTCGATTCATCTTATATGGTGAAATTCGTTTAGGATTAGGAATTAGATATTTAATATATTTACCTTTCCTAATCTTTTTCTCATGAAGTCTAAGTTCCTCAAGTTTTAATGTATATGGTCGAAAAAGTATCCAATCTCTAAACTGTTTAATTCCAAGTCTCTTATACTGTCCTCCTCGATTATTAATTTTTAAAACCATATCAAATGTTATTCCCTTTTTGATTCTGTTATCTAGGATATTAAGTATTTTTTCCGGATCCATCCAGTAAGATCCTATAGTATTCATCATATGTTTTTTAGATCTGAATGGAAATTTTATGGGAATTATTATTTCTTGTTCGTCCCAGATCGAATATGACGAGTTTATATAAATTTCTTTCATAACACATATAAGGAAAATAAGGGAGAAACTTAATCGTTCCTCCCTATTATATTATTACTTTTGAAAAAATCCTGGCGCTTTAATATTATCTTTGAAATCTCCATCTGAACCAAGTTTTTGAGCTTGATTTTCCAGAGCTACTATTCTTTCTAAATAATCAGTTCCATTATTTTCAAGAGTTGTGATCTTACCATTAATTTGTGTGATACTAGTATTAATTTTACCTATTTCATTAGTTAAGTTAGTATTTACTTCTTCTATCTTTGTAGTTAGATTAGTTCCTAGTTCAGTTATTTTATCAGTAAGCGTTTTCTCTAATGCTTCTATCGTTTCCTTGAGTTTTTCATTTTCTGCTTCAAGTGCTGAAATGTTATTCTCTAAGTCTTGAATGATAGTAGTTAGAGTTTTATTACTAGAATCAATTACTGCATTAGTTGTTGTCTGCAGAAATATATCTTCTCCGTTTTTATTAATTTTGAAATCATACTTTTCTAAGTTTTGCAATTTCAGCCTCAAGTTCTTTCACCTTAGACTCAAGTTCATTAAGTTTTTCTTCTTCTGGATCAGGAGTTGCTACTTTAAATACTGCTGGAGTTCCATTAGCTTGGAAGAAACCGTTAGGAGCATTAACTTTACTAAATATAACAGCATCAGTAGTATCAATCTTAAGATGTCCACGATTAGTTTCGTGAGGATTATCTCTTCTAGCAATGTGAGCGTTCATAGCTGCCTCTACTTCATCAATTCTCTTATTTAATTCAGCATCAGCGGCTTCACGTTCTTCTCTTTCATTTTCAAGCTCTTCCTGCCAATCGTATGTTCCATCACTCGGGCCTACTCTAAGTGATGGGTTACTACTGCTGGAAATTCTTACACGAGGAGTTAATAGTTGTGCCGAAGATGTTTTTTCGCTAACGGCACTAATAACTTCTTCCTCGTGAGTTTCTTCATCAGCAGAAATATCACTCATCATTATTCCTTCCGAGGCCATTCTTCCTGCAGATCCAACAGACATAAAGAATCCATTAGCTGTAACTTTAGAGAATGTAACTTCATCACTTTCTCCGACACCAAGCTGTTCACGAGTTACATTATGAGGATTATTTTTGTCTTGGATATGAGCATTAAGTTTATCCCAAAGATCGTCAATTCTCTTATTTATTGCTTCATCTGCTTCTTTTCTTTTATTTCTCTCTTCGGATATATCTTCACCCCAAGCAACTATTTTATCGATTTCAAGAAGAATTTGATAAGCTACTTTTGCAGATATTCCCCAGTTATCCCATTCAGTAGGTACTTCTAAGATTGTAGCTGGTCTCATTAATTCTTCTATAGTTCGAATCAAATCACGTCCAATACTTTTCTCTACAATAATACCATCATTCTTAACAATAAATGCAGTTCTTCTAAATTCATCTACATAAATAATATCATTCCAAATTGGATCTGATGCTGTCCAAGAAAAATCATTAGGATCACTAGAAGTTACAACAGCTACTTTGTTTCGATAAGCATTGTATACTGTATTATTTTCTTTATATTTATAATATTCAGATATATAATACTTTTGATCCTTTTCAGTTACCTGTGGATGATCCCATTTTAAAGCTTCAGATTGAAATGAGTTTGGAGTGTCAGCAGTTACTGGTTTACCTTCACTATCGATTTTACTAGGTTTTCCATTTAAATATACAAAGTATGCTGCTGGGTCTAAAGGATCTTCACAGAAGTCATCAGGAAACATGGCTACAAGAGATTCTACATATTTTCCAGGATATTCTAGAAGATCATTTGGTATTTTCCCAGTATCATCTACAGTAACTAAACCATGGATTGGAATACTATTATCATTTCCATCTACTACACCATCTTCATTAGTATCTACTTTAACTGTAGTAGATGAGTTCTTATTTAAGAATGCTAATGCTAATTCTTGATAGATACCTCTAGCTCTACCTACAAGAATTTTTTCAATAGCATTTTTATCATCTGCATTATTCGGATCTAAGTATGTGTAATCTCCATTTTCTTCAGTATCATGAACTTCTGCAATAAAAGCCATATCATTTTCGAGATCACTTAATTTTGTAGGAAGATATCCAGGAGCCCATTTTCTAAACTTATAAGGATAAACTTCCCTTTCAATTGGATCAGTAATAGAACTAGGTATCGAAGCTCCATCTTTTATGCTACTATCATAATAAAATTCAACTGCAGATCCTGAAGAGCTACTTGATTCCACAACTCTTACTATACAGCCATCTTCAAGTCTTCCTTTTGGAATAGCTTTAAGATCTTCTATTGTTCTAACACTTTTCCAACCACCTTTTCCATAAATTGCTTCGTGGGTAGGATATGTATCTTGATCAGTATAAGGAACTATAGGAGCTGAAACATTTATACCTTTTTTATTTTTTTCCATATTATTTAAATTCTATATTTAAAACTCCTGTTTGAGGATAATCAAATACTATTACAGAATAATCTTCTTCACCGAATTTACAAGAGAAAGCGTTATTTTCCATACTTCCAGTTAAAAGTCTTATAGGATTTTCATTTTCATTAACTTCTCCATAAATTTCGGTAGGGATCATGTAATATACATATAATCCTGAAGTATAATTATTACCTTCATCATCTATACTACAATCTACATTATCTAAAACAATTGAACGTTCTTTGGATAAACTTCTATTTCCGTAAGTTTTTCCATTAATTACTATTTTACTAATATCATTTGTCTTAGATTTACCCCAAATTCTAGAATTAATAAATTCATAAGTAATATCTTTAGAGATACTAACAGATCCAATAGAATCTGATGAACTATCATTACCATACAGGACAGATAAAGTAATTACAGTATCTCTTGAAATATTTTGATTATAAACCCATACCCAAGTGTATTCATCTTCACTAGGATTATTCATTCCTCCAGAAAAAAGACTTCCATTTATATATATGCTTACACTAACGTCTTCTCTTTTTAATTTCATCCCATTATACCAAACTTCCCAAGCAAAAGAAGGTTGTATTCTAGTTCCATTTTCATAAAGACCGCCACTTATTGTTGGGTTACCTGAAATTGTATAATCTGGAAGTAATCGTATCTCTAGAACTGTTCCAAGGCTATGTATAATATCTTGAATTCTTTCATTTAATCCATTTAATGCATTAGTTACAGCATTTTGAGACATAACATCGTCCTCAGATGAACCTGTGGTTTGAAGTACATTAATACCACCTCGAATTCGAAAAAAACCTGTAATTGAATCTTTTTCTATATCCTTGTAATAGGTATACCATTTTCCATCTACAAATACCTCAAATCCATCAGGAATAGGGTATTTATCATAATCCCATGTTCCTAATTCTCCTATTCCACTAACTATACCTTGTCTTTTATCTAGGAATACTTTAGCGGGTAATAAGAAATTTGAACCTATTTTATTTGCCATAATTTATTTTATTTATTAATATTTTCCACCGCTTATATTCTTAGCAGCTATAGACATATTAGAATCAGTTACAATACTAGAATTATCAACATTGACTCTAATTTCTGTACTACCATCTTCAAGCTGTACTAAATTAATTCCAGGACCACCAACAAAGCCTTCACGTATTGACAATCCTTTAATAATTTGTTCAAGTTTTCCAAGAGTATTGTAATTTATACTAGCTCCACCTAAAATCTCTTGTCTTAAATTTTCTAGGTCAGTTACGGTTACACTAGAATCTTCTGTAGATGTTCCTTCGAAGAATGTTGGTAATGAGAATGAGAAAACTTGCTGAAAATTATTATAATTCAATGCAACATCTTTTATATAAACATTATAATCAATATCATTTACTTTACAAGATTCTATCGAATAATCAGTTATATGATTCATCCCAGAAGTTGTATCATAAATACTCATAAGATTTCCATATAGTTTTGGATATGCAAATGCTATTTTTTGTGAATTAAGATCTCCTTGGAAAGTAACAATTGAATTTTCATTTCCGACTACAGTATTTTCAAGAGAATTTAAAGCAGCTTCTGTTATATTCCATCCACTTTCAGGAATTTGTCCATAGTAGAAATTATAACCAAACTTAACTGTGTAGTATGAAGTTGCAGTTCTTATGATTCCTGTATCTGGATCTGTATACTTAACAGATAATCTATACTCTGTTGTATCTGTAAGACCTAAAACTGTATATCTATTACTTTCAGGGAGAGTTATTTGTGTGCCATTTAGCTCTAAGATACAATCATTAGTAACTTCGTATGTATTTGTTTCTCCAGTTTTTGTATCTATATCAGGAATAGTTACTCTGATTAAGAAGTTAACAGCGGTTCTAATTCCTGTTTGATAAAGAGGAGTAGTACCATCATCTTGTCTGTTAGAGTCATAAAAACTAACTCTTAATGGAAATGTAGCTGAATGGTTTTTATAAGTTAACTTCTTAATTTCTTCTAGACTTTTAAGAGCATCTTGAATATTAACATCCCAACCAGAGATCATTTCATTAATTTCTGACTTAGTATAGAAATCGTCTTCCCGTTTTAATACTCCATCACGATAAAACCATCTGTATTTATCTTCTATATTACTAAAAATGAAAGGACCACCAGTTATAGGTTCTATTTGTCTAACCCCACCAGTTTCGTATACATAATTCCAAATCCCATCTTCATCCTTGTAAAGATATAGTTCTCCATGTACAAGAAGAGATACGTCTGGGAGCTCAGTTACTACATCTCGAACTAAATCTAATCCGCCAAGTGTAACAACTTGATAACAGTCTTCTCCTATTCCATTTTTAATACCTAGAGCGAATATAGTATCTGTTTCTGTTTGTTCAGAGTTAGAATAATATCTAACCATAACAGGCTCTCCGACTAAGAATTCATGTTGATTTAATCTTAATCTTGCTATACTTCTATCTCGTTCTATGTATTTGCTTCTGGAAATTTGTATTTGAAAAGAATTTAAACTACTCATAATTATTTATTTATAATTGAATAAAATAATAAAAGAATAGACTTAGTTTTATAATTTTTCTAAGTCTATTCTCATAATTTAGGTTTTGAAGCTTTCAGAAGAGAATTTCTGTTATTTAATTTTGATAATTCGGAAAGATTCAACTAATTCTGCAGTAGACCAAATAATAGAAACTTTATGATCTTTATCCATATAAAATTCAATAGGATTATTAAGAATACCTAGATCATAGAATTTACCATCAATACTTACTAAAGCATCTGGATATTGTGATTTAAGTTCTTCACTAGGAGTAATAGTAACTTTAACCACTTCTTTATCACCAGTCAAACCATATTTATTGACTTCGTAATTAGGATATACAGGTTCTAAAACTGCAGCACTCTTATTTTCGCTATCGAATTCATACCAAGTACTTTCATCATCTCCTAACCAAGGACCTTCAATTTTATAGACCTGATAAAATCTACTAGGAATAATATCTTTTCCATACTTACCCCAAGTAGCATCTTCATAAATTTTAACTTCTTCGTTCATAAATTTTTGTTTTTATTGTTATTTATTTTATTCATAATTATAACCACTTGTTTCTATCGGGCGACTTTGATAGAATTAAGGCATTTATTCGTGGTATATAATTATAAGTAGCAGTTTTCTTAATTTCTTCTACATTCAACTCTATATTAGATTCATTTATCCACTCCAGAATGATTAATCCAATAGGTTGATTTATTCCAGGAATACTAATAAATATTTGTCTTCTAGAACCATCTCTACTATTTACTAATTCGTATATCCCATGGTATTTTTCCATAAATACGCTATCCCTTGGACCATCACAGTATACAATTTCTCCAAACTTAATATCTTCATAGATACTAGTAATCAATCCAGTATTTATACTTTTATACTGTTCCGGATCTATGGAAGGTACAGCAAAACCGTTATCTTGTTGGAGAAGTTCTACGTATTTGAAGGGAATAGATACTAGATTTTCTTTAGAATTATGATATTCGAAGTATAGTATTCTATCAGCTCTAGAATTGCTTCTGAACTCTGTAAGGAGAGGTTTTAATTCTGCTAATAACTGATCTCTAAGTTCCATCTTCTCAGAATGTATCTTATCATAAATCTCAGAATATATTTCTATAGTATCCTTTATTATAGTTTTATAATTAAATATAGCTAAGACCAAACAGAAGATAAAAATATACTTCACGAACTTTGAAAATCCTATATTTTTATCTATCTCTGTTATAGCCTCAACAAATTCTTCTAAAGATAGTTTCATGATTTATTATATTGCAAATTGAGTTAACCTAATCTCTCCTGATTCTATAATACTTGTCTTTTTTGTTATTGGATCTAGATTAGTAATTTTTAAGACTATTACCGAACTTAACTCTTTTCCAGTAGTATTAGCAGAATATATTAATCTTTTATTTAGTTGATCTACCCTAAATTCTAGTCCATTACTTTCTTTTACCAAAATTTCAATTACAGGCAGAGATGTTATATCTATTTTAACTTTTTCTTTTATTTTTGAAATATTATAATCATTTATCAATCTATACATATCACATTCTAATGTTCCTAATAGATTTATATACCCTCCAGATTTCTTAAGACTACTAGTATCTTCTAATGCTGAAAACGATAGAATAGATGTAATTTGCCTAATCACAGAGTTATTGTATATCTTCTCACCGGATACATTATTATATAAGAATGAGCTGCTATGTCCACTTGTTTTCTTATTTCTTATATATTTATAGTAAGATTTTTTTGTTACTATTTTTTCTTCAGGAGAGGTAAAAATATTAACTCCATAATCAATACCTATACCTTCCAAGAATACAGTATCACTATCAGCTATTGTTTCAACGTTTGCTTCTGTATATTCTGGAAAAGATAATTCAAAAAGATTAGACGATATATTTAAATCTAATTTATTGAACTTAATTATTTTTCTTTCAGCAGCCTCTAGTTCTGTTATTATAAATGCTATTCTTTCTGTTCGATCTGGATATATACCATAGCAATAAATAAAACAATATTCTGAACTAGGTTCAACTAAAGCTGCTTTTTCTTCTTCTGGGATATCAATGTTAATTTTTAAGAGTTTTTTATTGCTATCCCAGATTGAATTTAGAGGATATTCTGAGGTTTTTCTAACATCATTATACAGATAAGAACCTGAAAATAATTTCTCCATGAATTCTTCTCCAACTGTATATGAATTATAAATTGTTCCTATTACATATTTGGTTATCTTTAATGTGTTATCTATCCTTCTTATACTCTCTAAGAATTCCTTTTCAAAAATAACTCTCATAATTTTATATATAATTTAAGTATCCATCTTCATCAATGTAATATAGTAGTCCAGAGATAGATGCTATAATTTTTGGTACTTCTGTTTTGAGAGATGCTTTAAAATAGCTTCTTCTAAATCCTGTAAGAATAGTTCCAAATATACCTGTTGGGTTATTTCGATGAATTACTAATATTTTTCCCTCATTATAATATCCCTTATATTTTTCAAACTCTTCATCCTTACTAACTAATATTCCAAGTTCCTCTGAGTACTCTAATTCTGAATTTCTTGATGTTGCTCTAGCTCTTTCTGTATAATAACTAATTCCTGGTTCATAGTAGATAGTATAATAATCTAACCCCAGATCTTCATCTACTGTATGAATCATTAAAAGACTATTATTAATTAGTATCGGACTTTCATCTGTATTTACTGTATATACTAATCTATCAATACAACTATAGATATGAAAATCTTTTTGTGAGGATTGTTTATTTTTAAAAACATACCAATCTCCAACTTTTTTGATAATATTGATATTTGTGTATTTAGTATAATCAGTTAAATTTAAAAAAGTGCTATTAATGCTAGGAATGTAGTTAGTAATACTTTTATTAGAAATATTTCCAGGAATAGATATAATTCTACTTCTAGGATCAAGAGTATCTAAAAAGAAATTTTGATAATCTGTTGAGATCCATTGACTTTTCTCTGTATCATATAATTCAAGAATACTAGGATAATTAGTTCCAATAGTAATTATAAATCTCCCAGAAAAATAGAATATTTCTTGATTACTTTTCATATCCTCGAAAATAGAATAGTCTGCTCCTGATGAAGTCGTGTATACTTCAGGATTACCAAATCTTGTCTTTTTTACCAAAGATTTAATAGAATATTTATTACCTGTCCAAGAATATAATACAATATCTTTTCCATAAAATCCAATTTGATGATTTTCATAATTATGTGAGTAAGGATCTATATTAACATCATGATTCAGATTGATTTTATGAAAACCAGTACTATTTCCAATACCATAATCCAAGAGAAGATTCATTTGTTCATTATCTTGAATATGGTATACATGAGAAGTATATCTAGAGTAATTATCAGTTCCTAGGTCCTGCTTTATAGTTTTCGCTCCAGGGTAGTTATATAAATTTATATCATCTAAGAAGTTTTTTCCAGTTGTTGAATTATTCTTTAGTTGATCCAAAGAATTACTAAGATTTATCTGGATTTGACTAGATATACTAGAATCTAAAGATACATAAATATTTATATTACTACCCTTTCCTTGAGGATTTAAAAATTCTGTATAACCAATAGGAGTATTATCTATTACACTCATATAAATTATTACAGTAAATCCAGAAGGAAGATTATTTTTGTATTTAAACGGTTCTTTAGAAGTAGTTCGACTTAATCTAATATAATTACCACCAGAGGAAGTAAGCAGGCTAGAGTAAACTTGTTTAATATTATAGAGAGATATTTTTGGTAACTTAGGATCCCAATCATCATTTTTATTATATAGTATTACTTCTAAGCTATTGGATATATTACTAGAATTTCCAATAACATAAGTACTATATCCTGTGTTATAATTTTCCATAAGTTATTGTACAATTACTAATAATACATTCATCTATGTCAGTTGATTTAGATACAACTCTAATAATATTATTAATACATTCAATTACAATATCAGATCCAATTTCTTCTATGTAGTCTTTAGAAACTAATTCTCCTTGTTTATTATATCTAGGTCCTGAGAATGTTGTTTCTTTGGAATATAACTTTTCGTTACCTACTAAAATTAATTTTTCTTTATCTTCAGGATCCTCGACATACTTAGTTTCATACTTAGAATATTGAATTCCAAGATCAATTTTGGTAGAAACTCCAGGACTAACGGAATAATTTATTAGTTCTGTTAAATCTACTGTATTGGTATAGATATCAGAATTGAATGGTATAACGTCGATAGTAATAGAATTGTTTAGAATATCAACCACATTTTTTGAAGTACTATACAAATAAATTTCGTTATTATTCATACTATTATATAAGTTATATATTTCTTTTAAGTAATTATTTTTATTATTCTTGAGGTAATCTAGATATGAATTAAATTGAGTTTTTTCTTCTTCAGTTAATTCATATTTATCAATTTCAATACTTCTTGTATCTTCATCAACCTCATTTATTATTCCAGAACCTTTAGAATAATCATCAATACATACTCGTAGATTCCCTTCTGAGCCATCTTTACCTGGGATAACAAACCTCCGATTAGTTACATTCCAATCTCTGAGTTTTAATTTATTACTTAACTCAGATATTCTGGTCATTCTATAATTTGAATCATTACATACTAATGCTCGATTATTTCCAGTTAAGTAAAATTCTTTCTCATTTTCTTGTCCTGTTACTTGTGATATAGAAATATTATCGGAAGTAGTGGTTATTAATTCTATCTTTTTCATTTCTTGTACTTATCTCTATAAAATATATTCACTATGTTTCCACTAGTCACATAAAGTCTGACAATTTCTCCTTTATTTCCCTCTGTTTTTCCAGGAACTATAACAAGAGCGCTACTATCTGTTAAGTAATAACTAGAAATTGCATCATGACTCATATAGGCGTCAAGAAGATCTACAGAAATTGTTGTATTCGTATTATTTTCCTGTGTAATTACTGTAAGAATAAATGACTCCTTATCAAATCCAGATACAGGAAGGTAGTTATCTTTTGTATTATCAGTACATTGAAATTCTATTACATTAGCTGTTTCTGGAATTGGATATTCTTTAAAACGGAAATTATTTACTAATGATTTTTCTAAGTTATTTAATTCTTCGATTTTATCTAGGTAAAGTTTTTCAAGTTTTTTTATATTTTCCATCCAATCTTTATCAATACTACTAGGTAACCAAGAAGTAACGCTATCAAAAGTATTCTGATCTCCATTATTATAACCTTTTCCGTATCTATATCTAACAACTGAACCCATAGGATCTATTAATTCTTGAAGTCTATAAATAGAATCTGAGTTAGGTTCATTAGTATAAGTGTATTGTCGTAGAATTACATAATTAGCGTCTTCTGGATAAATATCAGAAGCATCATTAAATATAACCTCACTTATTTCTGGAAGATTTCTCGATATCTTAAATACAGCATTATTAATTTCTGGAGAGATTAAGATCATTGATAAGATATTTTTAGAGTCAATTCCAGTTCCGTTCAGAAAATCAGATAACTCAGAAGAAATAGATAATGAATCATCTCCAGAATTAAAATAAACATATTCAGAAATTATACCTTTTTCATCAAATCCTATCATGTATGTGGATAAAATTTGAGATAGAAGATGTGCAGTAATTAATTTATCTTCTTTGCCTTGTTCTTCTTCTGAATGATTTATATAATTAAAATACTCTTCTATGTTATTTAATTTATCTCCTAAATATGGTGAATAATTATCAGAACTCTCTTCAGGAATAACACCAGAAACAGTATTATTTGTTTTATTAGTTGGATTTTTAGCTGTACAGATATAGATAGTATTTCCATAGACAACAAAATCCCCTTTCTCATATTCAGTTTCTTCTGAATACAAAAACAGTCCTTGAACGTGTGTATTATTTAGTATCATATTATCTCTTTATAAGTTTTATGGTTGTATTATAATATATATTCATTAACTTCAAGGTATATTCTCCTTCTTCTGGAGTATTTATATTTGCAGACCTGAGTGATACCTGAGATGGACCGAAACTCTGAATACTTCCATTTGCTGTAAATTTATTAATAGTTAATGAATTTCCTTGAGAGTCTTCTATAATAACTTTTTCCAAGTTACTATTTGGATAATCTTCAGAAATAAACTTAAATACAGCATTACCTCCAGAATTTATCTTTAATGAATTATTAGATACTTCAAACCCAGAGAACTCTATAATACTAATAGTTACTCGTTTACTACTAAGTTCTAATGTAAGAGTAGCAGCCGAGAAATTAACTTCAGGAATCACAATACTATTAACGGTATTGATTTGTTCCGGATAATATATTTCTGGTGCATCTGGATCTCCATTTTCATATTTTGCTAAGACTCTTGAAATAATATACCCTGAAAGTTCTGGTATTCTAATTTCTGCTCTCTGATTAATTAGGACATCTACTTTACCATCTTCTTGTATATAAGGATCATATTTAGTTTCATCACCTATAATTAATTCAGATACCATAAAGTTATTTTCTCCAAATTTTCTTTTCCATTCACCATAATCATATACATCACTTTCTCCAGATATCATAGCTTTCAAGATTATATAAGATCCTGTATATTTTAGGTTGAAGATTAGATGATTCGTTTTTAGAACCTCTTCCCAATTAGTTACTGTTATTAGGTTATTTGGAATATTATAATTAAAATTATTACTTGGCGGAAATGGAATTAAATCTTTCACATCAAGTAGACATGGTATATCTTCATTCAAAACATATCCAGGATTAGGATATATTTTAAAATCAATAGGAGTTTTGACAGAAGGGATAGATATTATTCCAATAGGGTTGCAAGTTCCTCCGATTTCTGGGGTTACTGATACAACTATTCTAATTGGTTTATTTATATTTAGAAACTCTGAAAGAATCCACTTAGATGAGAGCGCCGGATTATTATTAAAGTTATTATCTGATACTGATTCCCAAACTTTTCCACCTAGAATTACTTTATCTCCAATTTTATACGTAGTAAAAGGAAAGTACTTAGGATAATCTCCGGCTCCTTTATACATCTCAATTAATCCTCGTTTATTTCCTAGAATTAATAATCTATTATCTTCTATTTTCTCATTTCCTAAGAGAGTACTAGAATTCGCATCAATTAGAATCTCTGGAACATCTTCAACAGTCTCTATTATCCCAACTGAATCTATTGTAGACCAGTATTCATCATTTCTAAGAAGATACTTATTCATATTTCTGTTAGGATTTGTACTATCTACCCATGATTTATAAGATAGATTTACACTCTCCACCTCAGAGTTATTAGAAATTAGCATACAAATCATCTTCTCTCCAGTAACTTCATCAAGGAGTTCTTTCTCGCTTACTAAATCCTCGCTGCTTGTAGTCTCGTCTGGTTGTCCTAAAATTAATATAAAGTTAGGAATAGAAGTAGGTTTAATTCCAGCGGCGGCCATTGAATCAGTATCTATAAAGTCACTACCTCTAGAGTTGTTATTATTTTTATCGATTATTCCCTCATATAACTCCAGACGTTTAATTCCAGCGGCGGCTTTAAAAAGAGCGAATACCTGATTGGATATTATAGTAATTCCGAAATATCTATCATTTTCCTCTGTTAAATTTTCTCTAGAGGATGTTGGGAATATTATTGATTCTATTTTTTCTAGGGAATTTGATGTTTCTCCGATTTCTTTCAGGGTTTTTTCTCCTAGATAATTTACTAAAAATTTATCATTAAACTTATCTTTAGTGATGTCATACGAAAAGTCATACTCACTAAAGTCTCTATTGTAAAGTAAAGAACTGTTAGATCTGTACTGAACTTTACTGTATTCACGGTTATCTAGGTCACCTTGACTGTAAAACACTACTGTTCCGATATCCGTAAAATTGTTATTATTGATAATCAATTTCATAGGGCGTTACTGTCATTTTGTTATAGCTTCTTAAGTTTGCTCCAATATAATTCTGAAACTTACTTTGAATAGTTAGATCTATACTTCCAGAACCTATATTAGTATTAAGTCTGGTATAATATATAAGTGCATCTAAAAATTTCTTAAGAAGTTCGTAAAATAAGCTTTCATTTTCTACACTTAAGTTCTCAAAGTTTACTGTTATTTCTCCTGAGTCATATATAATCTCTCCATCGAAATCTAAAGGAAGATACTGTATCATATAATTAAATACTTGAATAGTTCCTTTTACACTATAAAATAATTTACTAAGATAGTTTATAACCTCTTCGTAATCTTGATTATCTGGGAGACTTGATTTTGGAATACATAATCTCAAGAAATTTTTCACCGGATCACTTCCAGAATAAATATAATAATCATCAAATGAACCTTGTTGAGTTGAAACTACTGAAGAATATTGTTCCTCGTAATCTTCAATCATTCTATAAAGCTGATCTATGATTTCTATATTTCTTAAGTGTTTAGGTATATATATTTTCATGATTCTATAACTGAATTAATAATGTAGTTAATTGAGAAATATACAACATTCCCTTCTCCATATACAATCTCAGGAGAAACTACAGAACCATCTTCATTAGTATAAGTTATTTCCATGTCAATTATTCTCTTTACGTTAGATATTTTACTTATAAGAGATTTTATTTCTTCTGTTAACTCTGGAAATTTAATATTGAACTTATTACTATAATTATCCAAGATATCACCAACTTCTGAATCTATACTACTATTTTGATATATCTCTACATCTAAGTTAAAGATAGCTGTATATTGAGATCCTCTTTCTATAGTAATTTTATCAGTTATATAGTAAGCTCCTTTAGTTTCAATAAAATTAGTTTTTTCATCTTCTGTTAGAATTGTAGAATTAGAGTATGGAACATAGTAGATAGTGATAGAATTACTTTGTGCTGAACTACTAAATCTATAAGTTGTTCCACCTGAAATGATTTTATTTGGATAAGTCTCTTCAAGTACAGTACCAATATCAGAATTACTACGTAAAATTGAATTCACATATCTATCACGATTAGCTTTGTAATGGATAGTAATTAAGTTATCTCTATCAACTTCAGACATACTAGCAAGACCAGTTCCTAAGATTTCATAATTTCGTCCACTCAACCAAGAAGGATCAAATTCTACCATCTCAGCTCCACGAATATTAAGCTTTTTTAATTCTGAAGTATTATACCCCAAGAGTGTTGAAAATTTATAATAAAGAGCTTCTACTACTGTATTTGCTGGAGTCTGTGTTTCTTCTCTTTCCATCACTGTTCTAAAGATATCTGCTACATAAAGTCTAGAACCAAATCCAGGGAGAGTAAGATCAAAAATACTACCATCTAATATATGTCCTGAAAATAATCTAGTTGTTGAGAAGAAATTATCATTAACTTTAACCCAAAAATCATCAGAGAGATCATTTTCTAGACAATTAACATAATAAGTATTGTTTTGATTTAAGACCCACTTCCTAGAAACAGTTTCTTTTGCAATTAGACATATAATAGTATAAGTATCAGTATCATTCACGGCCGGAGACATTGTAATTGGAGAGTATACAAAACCTTCGTCTCCAGCTATATCTTTATCATCTCCATAACCTCCTGGCCGTGTATAATTTTTATCATAATACCCTAAGTAATAAGCTTTAAAACTATTAGAACTTATAATTTCATCATAGATATTAAAACTTAAATACTTAGTGGGTTTTATATTAAGAATTACGCGAGGACAACTACCACGAAATACCGAATACATATCATCTACACAATGTTGAATCTTTGAATTGATAAGTGTAGATTTCTCAAGAGATGCTTCTTGTGCATAGGCTATGTTTTCTACTTCACTAATAAAAGATGCATTAGCTAACATCTGAGACAAAATCTCTACAGAATCTCCGGTAATATTAAGTTTATTAGCTATTCCTCTATAAATATCTATATAATCTTGTAATGATTTCATAATAATTATCCTGTTGTTTCATTTATATCAACTAGTATATCGTCAGACTCTACCTGATTAACACTTATTACTAGTTTTACTTTTGTTTCATCTATTAAGTCGAGTGAAACAATTTTTATATCAAGTGTTTTTGTAAATTTCTCTTTTATTTTTGTTATTAACTGTTCTACTCTACCAGTAATTTCAGATGCTAAATCTTTTTTCTTGGTATTAGTAAAAATAAAGTTAAACCCAATCTTAGATGCTCCCGGAATATCCTTTGGCCAGATATTTAAGTAAAGTTTGAAAAGATCTATAATATAATACTCTACTTGATTTGTTATTTGACCTGTTGAAAGTAGGTAATTCATAATCTTGATTTATAATTTTTACAATTATTACATTTAACTGTAGGATCATCATCATTGAGAGCTACAAATTTACTACAGTTAGATGCTGATATATTCGTAAGATCTAAATCTTTTGGAGAAAAAGCAGAACAATTTGCTGCACTTAAGTCAGGAATAGGTATTGGTATTTCTATTTCAGGAATAGGAAGATCATCAATGATATCACCAACATTAGCTCCAACTAGTGCAATTAATGGTTTAGCAACTGCCTGTGTAGTTTCTACAATACTCATTACAGATCCAACGACCGGTATAGTTCCCATAAGAGATTTTAATCCTAGTTTACTTACCTTAGCATCAACTCTATCATAAACTGCACTAAGATTATCTCCTTCAGCTTTAAGTTGTTGAAGTAATGGGGGAGCTAATTGAGCAGAAACGCCAGGACCCATAGGAGTTACAGAAATCAATGCTGGAGGAACCATTGCAATTCTCGCAGCAAATTGAGCTGTTCCTACTGAAAGATGACCTAAATCTTGTCCAAGCTCATTGAAATCTTCTATCATTTGATTATACATCTGACCAAGTTTTTCATTAGCTTTATCCAACATTTCCTCTCCTCTTTTCTTCATATCCTCCTTAGCATTATCTAGAGTTTCTTTATATTTCTTTTTTGCTTCAGGATCTTTTATTTCATTAGATTCATCCTTAAACTCAGGAAGAGAATCTTGATATTTCTTTAATGATATTGATTGAGCTGCTTTAGCAGACAATGCACTTAATAAATTTTTCATAATATATCAACTCTCTAATAATATAGTATCTGATGTAGGTATAGGAGATCCTGGAGTTAAGAAAGTAGGTGATAATACAAAAGGTCCGAGAGCTGTATGTCCTCCCGCTACTACTTTACCCTTTACTGTTAATGTTCCAGGACCTTTAAGTGTAATATCAGATCCTTTAATTACTGCAGATCCAACTAATTCTACATTTGTTTTCCCATTTATAGTAACATCACAATTTTTTCCTATATTGATAGTTACATTAGATCTCATATTAATATCCATGTTTCCATCTTTATCTATAGTCACCCAATCGGTTGGTTCAGGTCTAGGATTATTATTTGGATCATTATACTCAGTTCCTGGATCAAAAATAGCAACCCTTATATAATCAGGTGTAATATCTACCATTTTTCCATTACTTCTAAAACCTATATAATCATTTTCTTTTATTTTTTGATATAAGTAATAACTCTGAAATACTGGATCAAGACACTTAAGAAATACGAAATCACCTACTCTTGGCTCATCTACTTCTCCTCTAAATGGAAATGCCTTAACTCCCGATTTTATTCCTGGGATATCCACCTTTATTTCATACAATACTTTATCTAAAACTTCTACAATTGTTCCAGTATAGTATAAATCTGCTTCTTTCATATTTTTCTATTTAATTTGTTGGATCTACAATTGGTAATATTTCTTCTTTTTCCTCTACACCTGATAACAATGAAGTCCAAGAAAAACTCTCTCCATCAGGGCCTACAGAACTGGAATCTTCAATAGCCATAAATAATTCATTAGATCGAACTAAGAATAATTTAAATGGTAATTCTGTTTTTTGCTCACCACGTTTATACTTCAAGATATCACCAAGTTTATATTTAGGCATATCAAAATCTTTTATTCTAAATGCAGTGAAGAAATCAGAATTCATATATCCTAAGTTTCTCCAATAGTTATGCATAAGTTGTTCAAAATCTTTTCCAACAATTGTATAATCTTCATAAAATTGGAGAGTTCTAGAATTTTTAGGTTGAAGATCTGTATAATCATCTGTACTATTATTTGCTTGCTCCCCATTATTCTCATCTCCTTTAACCGGTTCCCATGGATTAGTTGGAGTATAATAAATTAAAGGATTATAATTTAGGTTATAAGAATCTAATTGTAAGAATTCAGAAGAACCCTCTATACTATAATATGGTTCTTGATTTCCTCCATGATCAATACCTATAATCTCCTTCATTAAATACCCTTCCCATCCATAAGCAAATATAGACTTTTTCTTAAATCCATATGATAATTTAGAACATAATGATTGATTTGTTTCTGAGTTTTGAAAAATTGTAAGTTTATTATTAATATCACATTTACATCTTATATCTTTTTTTCCTGGATATAAAGATTCAATAGCTGAAGTGATATCATCCCACTCAGCTTGTATAAGTTCTGTATAAAATTTCTTATCTTTTATACAGATAAAGTTTAGAGTTAAAAAGTTTTTAAAATATTTTTTATTAATTATGAAAACATCAATAATATAAATATTTCCACCTTCCTTCTCCAAAGTTATCTGTCCAGTATATTGATCTGTAATTAATTTAAGAGCTTCCCCAGAACCATCATGTGACATACTAATTTCCCCACTAGCTATTTTTCCGCCAAGTTCTTCGTACATATGGATATTATCAAATTTATACCCAGAGTCAAACCATGGAGTGAAATTAATAGAAACCTTATAAGAATTAATATATTTCATAAACTTCCTAATATGTTATCTAATACTCTTTTTGGAATTAATTTTAAAATTGCGCCTCTTTTGTAAGTTTCAAGCCCTCTAGAAGCTTGTAACATTAGGAGGCCAGCATATGAAGTAGAACCATAATAATCCTCTGCAATAAGATCTGGTCTATATTCATATGCTGTTATTTCATAGGATTCTCTTTCTATGATTGGATTATTTAAGTATACTAATATACTAGAGTTGTATACATCAATCCCATCTATATAATTTGAAAGATTCTCCTTATTGCTAATTATTTCATCTTTTTTAGTATACATTTTATCCTCCTAATAATTTTTTATTTTCTTCTATTTTTTTATTTATATTATCTTGTAATATTAACTCCATTGCTTGTCTTTCTTTTTGTGTAGCATCTCCTCCTATTAATTTTTTAAGTCTAACATCAGTAAATTTAGATGCTGGTTTGAAAGTCATTGTAATATCACAAGATAAAGGACATAGATCATTTTCTTTAGATCCAGTATCCCACCTCTTCATCATTTGTTTGGACATTTGAAAAGTAGCACTCTCACAAACAAGATTATCAATAGCATAAAGTGAGCCGAATTTAAGCTTAAGAGTTCCAAATTGTATTTTATCTATATTATCCAACTCAGCTTTAAATCCACCAGGAGGGATCTGCCAACCAAAATATCTATCAACTAATTCTTTTATCAACGCTACTTCAGTATCATCTTTACTTGCTGGCTCTCCACTATCATTTAAAAACTTAACTAATTTTCCAAAACAATATGGATATAATTCCATAATCTGATCATATACAGATTTGAATTTCCCATCTACATAATCAGAAAATATAGTAAATTTTATCGTTAGATTACCAAATCCAACTCCAGTACCAGAATAGTAAGAAAATCTTCCAGTCTTAGTTACTAAAGCTCTATTTAAATAATCAGTTCCTGCTTTTGCTAATTTTTCTAGAACATCAGTTGTTTTATCAAATATTTGTCCAATAGTACTAAATATAGCCATCCTATCCTCTTCTGATCCAGTCTTCATTTCCTCTTCTGCACTATTCATTTTTTCAAGTTCTTTAGAGAAAAATGATAGATATGGTGCATAAGGTTTAAATTGATTAAATACATCATTAATCTTTTCATCTCCAAATTCAGACCAAGAATTAGAAATAGCAGCTTGATAATCTTCAGACATAATAGCTCTACATAATGGTTCATAAGAATACCCATCATCGTCTTTTGCACCGTGATATTCACCCCAAGATCCATCATCATAAAGAACAGAGTTATAATGAAGAGAAACTGACATTAAATCATTACCACGATTAGTATCATAGTAAAATCCACTAACTTTGGTTCCACTACTCATTCCTTCTCCATAATGTTTTTGTTGTGGAACTTCAATTCTTGGGGCAGAAGGAGATGATTTAACCATACTACCTAATGATGGAGGATTAGGAGTTTCTATTTTTCCCGGTTTTTCTGCTGTATTTAATGGCATATTATTATTTTAATAAGTTATCTATTTTATCTTTTTCTCTTTTCAGACCATCTCTCATATTATTTTTCGCAGCAGTAATAAAATCTTTTGTAGACTGTCCACTAATGAATTTCTGAAGTGATATATCAGAGTATTTAGTAGATGGTTGGAAATTAAGAATAACATCACAGTATAATGGACTTAAAGTATTCATTTTCTTTGATGCATCCCAATATTTTACTACTTGCTTTGAAAAACTAAATTGAGCATTAGTACATACAAGAGAATTTAGTGCATAAAAAGCCCCAAATTTTAGCTTGAGTGTACCAGTTAAGATAGTATCCATATTTAAAAGATCCGGCTCATATCCAGCAGGAGGCATTTGCCAACTAAAAAATGTATTAAGCAATTTTCCATCTTCTCCAGTAATTCCAGTATTAACGCCTTCTTTATTAGATTCAATTTTTGATCCTAGTACTGTTCCATTTTCATCAACAACTCCTTGAGTATATTTACCCATTATATATGGATATAACTCTTGAAGCTGTTCTGAAACCGTTTTAAATACTCCACCAGAATAATCAGGAAGTACTGTAAATTTCATAGCTAAATTTCCAAAACTAGTACTAGTTCCAGAATAGTAAGAAAATCTACACCCCTGAGTTACAAGAGATCTATTAAGAAGTTTAGATGCTGTACCAGTTGCAGTAGCTATACCAGATAATACTTTTTTTGCTAGTTTTTCAACAGTACTGTCTCCAGTTGTATCTCTCAACATTGATTCAGCTGTTTTCGTAAGTTCTTTTGCATATGGAGCATAAGGTTTTAGATTATTCCACATACCACCTATAGGATCATCTCCAAAATCAGTCCAGGAATTACCAGCTTGAACAATAAAATCTTCATTTAGAATTCCTTTATAAAGAGGTACTGTATTATAACCTTCTTCATCTAAAGAATAGGATGAACCCATTTTTTGCCATTCCCCTTTTCCATCTAAATAAGAATTAGCATGAAGAGTTATATGAGTAAGAACTTTATCTATTTGTCTATCATAATAAAATGCATGATGTCTAGAAACAACTGCCCCACTATTATCATCCTTAGGGTTAAATCCACATCTTGCTAATTCCCTATCTAGTTCTTCATCAGTAATACCAGCCATAATTATGATTGTTTAAATAATTTATCCTCTATAAGGGGGAGTAGTAATACTCTGTACTTTAGTTCTTCCATCTCCACCACCCATATTTATATTTCCTCCAAACTTAAGAGATGCTATGGCTGTAGAAACATTATTAATTGCTTCTGCTTGTGCTATAGATGTTTTTGAAAGAAGTTTTATACTTTCATTAATATCAGAAACTTTTATATAAAGATCTTCTGTCCTATCTTTTTCTGCATCAGCTATTAATTCTCGTCCAGCAGATTCTGAAGTATTACCTGGAATAGATTTTTCTGAAGTTGGTGTAGTTGGTGTAACTTTTTCTGGAGCTAAAATACTACTCTGAGCCATTATCAATCCAGAATCACTTCCAAAAGAATTAACACTTGCAGTATTCCAATCATAAGTAGGTATACTAGATCCTTTATCTGTTTTCTGTTCTACATAATTATCTGGAATTGTAGAAATGGAAGAATTATTATCCGCTAGGTAAGTTCCAGATGCATCAGGAGAAGTAGTTGGTTTAATAATATCATTTATTACTGGTGGATTCTCTAAACTTTCATCTGGATAATTAGATTGAATATTTTTTACAGTATCAGCTAGAATTTCTCCATAATTAGGAGCAGTAGCATATCCACCTTTTACAACTCTATTAATATAATCATTAATACTATCTCCATCGAAAGCTTTATATCTATCCCTATTTACAAAATTAACTTTATATTCTGCAAAATCTTCTAAGGATTTAAAGTCTCTAAATTTATCATAAATTTTCTTTTCTACTCCATTTTCATATTCAGTTGTTTTACATACTGTATATAATCCTTTATCTATATCATCTTTATCTGCTTTTATGCCGCTAAAATTAAATTTTCCGGACTGACTTTTCCCCCATGCAGATTCAAGAGCTGATTGAGCTGTTAATACATCCGCATATTTAGTATCAATTCCTTTTTTCATTAACACATCTTTATATACAGCTCTCATCTTATCTACAAATTCTTTCTGATTTTTTGCTAATGCAGGATATTTTTTTATCTTTCCAGAAAAGTAATCTTTTACACTATCTATTGTATTACTCATATGTTCACCGACTCTTTTCATGGGAGAGTTTTCTATGTCATTTTTTAACTCATCAGATCTTTTTTTTGAATTCTTAATAACGTTATCTAAATCTTTATAAACATTGTCAATATCCATATCATAGTTAGATGCTTGTTCTCCTGTTTTTAAATCATAAATTTTTGGTCTTTGACTACCTTCAAACTTATTTTCTAAATAAGACTGAACATTAGTAGTATAATCTTTATCACTTAATTCAAAACTAGTGCCACCTCCAATATTTTGTCTTATTGTATCTATAACTTTTTTATCTATTACTGGATATTCATATCCTATTACTGTTCCATCTTTTCTTTTTTCACCCGTTACTGGAGCATCTAAAGGAACTAGTTCGTAAGTATACTTATTAGCTACCCATTTATTTATTACTGCATCACTTCCATTAAGAATAGCTCCAGCATTAGGACCTACTATATGATTAGGATTTCCAGTAGCCATTGCTTTTCCAGTATTATAAATAAGTCCTCCATCACCTAATTGAGTAGCATTATTAAATATCATTGATTTTCCAGCAGTTTCTAAAAAATCACCAGCACCTTCTCTAGCTAATTCTTCTTTTGTTTTCTTTCTTTTATGATATTTAAATTTTTTATTTATAATATTACCTGAGTTTCTTAAATTTTCTATTTGATCTACTGTTAAATATTCATTTAAGAAATCTTGACTTACTGGAATAGTTCCTTTATCTATTATAGCATTATTTAATCTACTTAATCCAGCAGAGACTTTAGCTGTTTCTACATAACCAGTCTTTTTTGCCATATCACTTGACGAATATGCGAGTGAATTTGCTTGTGATATTGAAGAAGAAACTTTATCTGTTAAATTTCCATCACTATCAATAGCACCTGGAAGAACATGTACTGCTGTCTTCCCATCTTTTTTTTCTGTTAATACCTTATCACCAAGTGAAGTATTTGAAAAAATTCCGCCAGCTCGATCCTCTACTTTATGACCTATATTATTTCCTATACCAAAATTTCTTTCAGACTCTATAGAAACTCTATTTATACTATTTCCAATACTACTTTTTACTGCATCTGCACCACCAACTAATGCTTTTAATATATCTCCTAAATATTGTACCATACTTTTTAAAGTCCCTGGCATATCTTGGAGATTTAATTCAGGTATTTTTATTGCTTTTACGGCATCTCCACGTTCCTTAAAAAAGTTACTAATTGCTTTACCAAGTAGCTGTAATATACCATTCTCTTTATCATTCCAAAAAAGATTTTTAAAAGCTTCTCCAAGAGATTCACCTTTTTTTCCGCCAAAAGCACCTACTAACCACTCACCTATACCATTCTCTCCTGTCCAAAGTTCTCTAAAAAATTTTTTAAATCCAGGTTCACCTCTTTCTCCTGTCTGAGGATCAGGTTCTCCAAAAAAGAAAGTCTCTACATTAGCAGCAAATTTAATAATTCTTTTCCAATTTTTTGCTAAGAACATAGTACCAAAGAGGAAGAGAATAGTTTTAAATTGTCCACCTACCGAAGATGCTAATTTCCTAGGGTCTAATCTCTCTGAAACACTCTTTCCTAAGTCAGATAAGTGTTTCATTAATTTATTAGTACTTCTTGTCAAGGACCACTCACGACGTTGATATTCTTTTTCTCTGGCCGCTGCTTGTTGATTCTGTTTAGCAAAGGCATTAGATATCCAAGTTTTAAATCGAGCCTGTCCTTCATCTGGATTTTGTTTTACTGCTAATGTTCTCCCTTGGACAGGACCACCAATATTAGCAGCGGGAACAGCAACGTTATTAGTCGTCGTGTTCGTAGTGTTATTATTTATTGTTATCTTCTGTGGAGTTACTTGTACACTCCTTGAAGATGTTCGCTGTACTTTAGGTTGTCCAAGACCATATTTTCCTAAGACAGCCTGAGTTTGTGGATTCATTGCCTGTACTTGTTGTTGTACTGCTGCTCCACCACCTAATCCTCCAAGAGCAGCCATCTCTACAGCTTGACTCATAGTTTCATTATTAGCTGCATCAGCATTATTTTCGAGTCTAGCTGTTTGTAAGTTCCCCTGACGTTCTGCATTTATCTGAACAATCTGGTTTTGTGCTTCTTGGAGTTGTTGTAAGTCTTTCCCATCCTCTGGTTTCTGGGAAGACATTTTTCTTACTTTATTTTCTATATCTTCTACAGCCATTGTTTATTTATTAATCATTATAAAAGAACATACTATGATAAGTTGATAAATCCAATAATCTATATTTATTATTATGAAAATAGTACTTCTCATATTTCAAAGGTATAAGTTTATTCATCTCATTTTGTTCAACATCATCTATATACTCATACCCAAACATACACATAAGATAATATACCTGAAAATAATATCCTGTATTGTGAAGTAATTTAAAATCTATAACACTATCGGAATCTAACTTATCTATCAGAATATCTCTTACTCTATTATCTTGCTCTAGTTCTTCCCTAATATTGGTTACTATACTTATATCCGGATAGAAGTTACTAGTATCTACCAAACAAAAACTAATCCTAATATTAAATTCTTCTTTTAATTTATCAATTTCACTAGATAAATTGATTAAATCTTTTAAATATCTACTAAGATTATTTCTTTCTATACTATAGGATCTTTTTATTCCAAGAAAAAATTCAATAGATTTTATATGAATCCAAGTCTTTATGTAATCTACTATCATATTATTTCTTTTTAAATACGGACTTTATTGATCTTTTCAAGTTTTCTATTTTATTTTCTCGATTAATCTTTAATCTTTCTTTTTCTGATGGAGTTAGATCATCTAATCCTCTATTTAAAGCCTCTAATACTTTCTTAGATCTAGATAATTTATAAGTTTTTAAAGATTCATTTAATTCTTTTTCTGCTCTTTTTAATTCTTTACCCTTAACTCCAACATCTTTTAAAAGTTTTATAGCATTATTACTAGCACTTCTCTCTTTTTCGACTGTCTTAGAAGCATTTTTATATTCTTTAATAGCTCCAGAGATTCCTTTTGGTTTTACTCTACTAATAAATTCTTTCGATACTCCTTTACTACTATCATCTATAACATGACCTATTTCATGTGCTAAAGAAGCTTGACTTCCTTTATGATTAATGACAAATTTATTGTTAATAGCTGCCTTTCCTAATTTTCTTTGTTGTGGCTTATTACTATTAATTAACCTATTTCTCTCAATAGATTTTATATTTTTAGCATCTATTTCCCAATTGTTTTTGCGGGATAATCTAATTTTTGCTTTCTTTCCTGTTTTCTCTCTTTCTTTAATTAATCTTTTTGAACTTTCTATAGAATCTGATCCTAAGTTATCTTTTTTCTTACCCTTTAGTACTTTTACACCTAATTCTTTTGCTTTTCTTCCAAGAGATTGCATTATTTCAGGTCTTTTATCAGAAACATAATCCTCTTTTATAGATTTGTTTAATTTATCCATAGATTTCTGTTTGTTACTTATCATACTATTCAAGATAGGTCTAACAGTTTTTCTGAGTATCTTTTTTACTAGTCCATATTCTCGTTGTTCTAGTTCCCAACCCTCAGAATATAATCTTTCTACTAGATCTCTGCCAGTGAAAGTTTTAGTATTTAATTTTCTTACTATAATCATAATTTATTTTGTTTATAATTCCCTCTTAATCTTCATACAATTTTAAAGCCTTATATATGAATAGAAATATATAAGATTATGAAGAAAGATATAATAAAAGCTTATAAATTTATTAACTACAGCGATCATGATAATTGCGCTTGTGATTTAGCATTATCACCTGTAGAATGTTATCTTTTCTTAGAGAAAGAAAAGTATGAACAGTTTTATAAAGGTAATATTCAAAAACTTAATGAAGAATTAAATGATATTACTTGTGGATTATTACAAATTAATATATTACAGGATTACAGATTAGATGACTTTAAACTAATTGATGAAAATTACATACCGAATAATAAAGATTACATATTAATATTTTTACCTACAGTATGCGAATTTAATATAGTAAATAGTCAGTTAAATCTATCAGATGAAGCAATAAAATATATTAATTCCATTCAAAAAGAGGATTAATTTCCTCTTTTATTTTTCTTCCACATTCTCTTTCTTACTTTTTCAAACCGTAATTATTGGAGTTTTTAATTTTTCAACAAACTTATCTATCTCTTTATTTCCAAAACCTAATATAACTCCTAAATCATCATTATACCAAAATTTTCCGGGAACTTTGAGAATACTATATAAACTCTCATCACAAACCATAAAAGTTATTAGGTGATGTTCATATGTATCACTTACTGTTATTACCTCAGTATCATTAGAAATAGTATATTTATCTAACTTATCAGTTCTTATCATAATAACTGGAATACATCTCTTAAGATTAAAAGATTTATCATATTCATTATTATCGATTAGGACTCCTCTTACTAACCTAGGAGAGTCTTTCTTTTTCTCATCACTGGCTTTTACGATAGACTGTTCATCATTTTTCTCTTCTAGGGTTTTCGTAATAAAATCTATGACCCCAAAAATTAACAGTAAAGCTCCAAGAATTATTAACCCAGGAATGAGTAATACAGCTACAATAATACCTGGAACTAATAACGATAAAGTCCAAGATAGCCATTCACCGTCATCAAACATCCAATCTATTAAATTAGTTCTCTTCATCTTTCTTCCTCCAATTATTTTCTATGTATTCTTTCGTATCCTCTATAAATCTAAGTAACTCGGCAGAAACCAGATCATAATTACTTAATAATTCGAGAGCATAGTAATTATCGACAGTATTAATATTCCCTTTATAAAATACTCCTCTATAACGACCTGAAAGTACTAATCTCTTGAAATCATTAGTCTGTATAAATAAAGTATCTTCTGGAATATTATCAAATTTATTTTCTTTGAGTAAAATAAACACATCTATTCTATCAGATCTAATTCCAATAATAGAAACTATATCACTCTCTTTTGGAAATTTTCGAACTCTCCCAGGGTTATAACCAGAATATTCGCTAAATCTTAATATATTTTCTATGTTTATATAATTCTCATCTATCCAATATGCCATAATTTTATTTTTTAATTTAGTTCCTGGGCAGTTATTATCCCAAACTCTCCCAGGATTGTATGTTTTTAAGAGTAGAACTCCTTATAATCATCTAAACGCTTTATTCTTTCTGGCTCCTCAATATCACTCCATACATTTACATAATCACCTGTTTTTGTATCATAAAACATATAAGAACTTTCATAAGCATCCTGAACTCCAAGAGGAATATAACGTTTAGGATCAAATTCACCCCATATATTCTTTATTTGATTATAATCTGGAATAGAATTATCTGTGAATCTATAATTTTCATTAAATTTAACTCTATTCATATCAGATTTTACTTTCGGATATTTCTTGTAGAATTGATCATATGTCATAGGGCGTTGATTTTCCCAATTAATTCTTCTGTTATCTATTAAAGAATTACGTCTTATATTATCACTATCAATTCTCTTCTGTAATTTATTTATTTGCTTTTTTCTGAAGTAGTTAGATGTTACATAAGCACCTGTAGCAGCTCCTATAGTTCCACCTAATAAAGCACCACCTCTTCCTCCAGCAAGACCTAGAAGAGCACCAGTTCCTCCTAAAGCTCCAGTAGCAGCCAATCTTTTTCCTAGTGTTGGCTTTATACTCTTTAATCTCTCTAACTCTTCTCGATCCGAAATATTAAATAATTTTCTCTTAATGATCATAATTTTATAATAAAGATCTAGGGGAATTTTTACTAATATAACCCCCCCCCACTAGATCAACTTTTAATAGAGGGGAGTTATATTTTATAGGTCTAGGAGGTTTACATTTATTATTCCTCCCTCACCCATCATTTCTTTTCTCTCAGCTTCAGATTCATAGTAGGCTTGACGTTGTGCTGCTGATATACCCTTAAGCCTCTGCCCCTTCTTTCCACCAAAATTAAGAAGTGGGAAATCTGGATCAGTTCCTTCAGTAGTATCAAGGAAATTCTCATAACACTCTCGAAGCGCCTTAAGAGAACTCAGAGTATAACCTTCTATCCCATCTGCCTTGAGAAACTTATTTAAATAAAATTTTAGATCCATCAATTGGGGAATTGTTACAGATGTCTCGAAAGAAGTCGACAGTAAGAGATTCTACACTTACTGCCACACTCCTCCTTTCTTTCGCTTTCTTTCCTTTATTACATTCAGGACAATATAGTTGAATAGGTTCAAGTCTATCGTAATATAAGTCACGAAGAGCAAGCAAGAGAGTAACATCACCATGAGTAGCCCCTAAGACATCTTTCTCGATCTGTGTTCCCTGATAATCAAAATCTTTAATCAAGGCTATAGTTTTAATCATCTTCAAGTCAGTTACAGTTCGATATCTAAGGTAAGTCTGAAATACCTTCATAAACTCTCTAACTGTCGGAACTATAGTCTCGTATCTATGCCCTCCAAGTTCAATAAAAGCACCATTCATAATCTTTTGATCGATCTGTTTAAAGTGAATATCTTTTTCGAAGGATATAGTTTTCTTCATTTTCTTTCCACATTCTGGACATGTTACCTCAATTTCATAAGATAATTCTCCAGAAACCGTACAAAGCTTTTTATAAAATATCAAGAAATCTACATCCATTAAATAACAATCTAGGATAGTTTCATCTTCCTGGATAAGTAAGTTGATATCATATAAGTATTTTTCTAGTGGATCATCAGAAGGAAGATTCTCAAGATATCTCGTTATCTCTAAGAATGTCATAGGACTAACCTTAACACTTGGGAATTTATATCCATATCCTCCTGATGGTAATTGTGATGTTAAAATATTCATAATCGTTAAACTCTCATTTTTTTTATTAATTAATCTTCTTTTTCTCTACGCTCTAATTCTTTACGAGCCTTTCTTGCTTCTGATTTATGATGAAGATGTGCAGCTGCAGCAATTCCGGCACCTGTAGCAGCACCGATTCCAGCTCCTATTAAACCTCTTTTTAAAGATAATTTCTTAGCTAATCCAATTGAAGCTCCTGTCACACCTAAACCTATCATCGCTTTAGCAGCAGTCTTCTTTATATTCTTTTTCTCTCTATCAGTCAAACCTTCATCATATCTAGCTCTTTCTTTAAGCCATTTATCTGACTTTCGAGAGAATTTAGAATCATCAAATTCTTCTGACATCCCAAGATATGTTTCTTCATCTAAATCATTATCAGCCTTAGAAAATTTATTCTCTCTAAGTTTTTCTGCACGTTTCTTCATTGAATGGTTTGAAGCTAATCCCGCCGCTGTTCCTAATAAAGCTGCTCCTACCAAGATCTTCTTATTTCTCTTTGAAGCTTTCTTTGAAATTCTATCCTTTAATCTATTAGAAGCTTTTTTAAGAGTTTCGATTTTAGCATTATATTCTTCTCCAGCTCCTGTTTTATAGACATTTTCGACATAATCAACCTTTCTATCAATATCAAGTTCATTAGCAAGATCTTTTATAGGATTTCCAGTTTTCTTCAATCTCTTCTTAGCCAATTCTCGAACTTTATCTCCAGTATTTCTTATCTTATCTAGTTTATTACCATAATTTTCGCTAATTTTATCTACATGTTTATTAGTTTGTTTAGTTACTTTATACATAGCTTCATTTCTGGCAATATCAGAACCTAAAAGACCTACCCCAGCTACAGTACCACCAGCTAAAATTCCATGTGCAGTAGCTACTCCTTTACGAGTTTTATCAATCTGATCTGCAGCTCTCTGTTTTTTCTCTTCAGCTGTTAATTTCTTAGAGAATAATTTTCTTTTTATTATCATACTATTTATATACTATTTAAGGGGAATATTAAACTTCATACCCCCCCCTTTAGAGAATATGATTTTTTTATTCAAAACAAAATTCCCACTCACCTTTACTGGCGAATGAGAATTATTATGTCCCAAGTAAGTGTTCGATCTTACCTCATAAAATATTGTTTATTGTTTTCAGGTTATTATATATTCCTTGATACTCTGGCTTAACTCCTATAATATCAGTAGCTTTCACTCTCTTCTTAGAGCCGTCAGAAAGTATTTCATTTACTTTAGCTTCCTTAGTCTCAAAAAAGTTTTCTAGGTCTGTAGCTTTAGGAGTAGCTGTATAATTAATTGAAGAATATAGTCCTCCAAGAATTTCTTTTATCTTTGCTTGACTTATTCTATCTCCAACAGAAAATTTAGAGAGAATGGTATTTACCAAAAGTTCTTTACTGAAAGTTACTATTCCTAGTTCTTTTTCAATTTTATATCTATCATATCCTAAAGCCTTTAATTTTTGTGGTTTAAGAATAGTATAGTAGGATTTAATACTATCATGTTCTCCTATTTGATCTAATACTATTTGTATGGCTTGCTCAGATAATCCATATTCACATAGTAATCTAAGTTTTTGTTTGAATAAAGTTAAATTTTCATATTCATTCATAAAATTAGATACCTCTCTATTAATTAAATCATTTGTATCTAATGCATTATGAACTGTACTAAATACACTAAATCTATCCTTATAGTCATATTGTTGTATTCTGAATGCTCTAATTTCATTTACTAATACTAAATTATTAAGTACAGGTACCAAAGTTCCTCCTTGGTGTTCGTTCACGGCTATATAATCATCTTTATAATTGAATGACTTTGCCATTTTCTGATATCTTTCTGCTAATGTTAATTTAGCATCATCTGGAGTTGAACTATATGACAATAATAAATCACTAGTAGCCTTCTTTTTCCTCTCTATTTCCTTATCAAACTCTTCTTGACTAACCTTCCTATAGTCACAAGTTGTTCGATAATAAAATACTGCACTATTACTCCAAGGATTTTCCTGTAATCTCTGTCTCCCCAGAATTTGAGGTAGGTCTTCACTAATATCAACAGCTAAACTATCTATATTAGAATCTGAAAATATAAATGATCTAGCACAAAGGGAATAAAAGTCTGCACCTAGATATACAGTACGTGTGCAAAAGGTAAACATCTTAGGTTTTACTTCTTTTAAAGGTACTTCACCTATTATAAACTTCTTTCCTAATTTCTTCTGTATTCTCTTGAGATTTTCTGGAGTATTACTACATAATATATTTACCTCATCTGGCTGAAGATTACACTTCTTTATAATACTAGTAATATGATTAACAGAATTGACATAAAATACAGCCTCATCCGATATAATTTCTCTTGGATACCCATTAATCATTCTAATAGCTTTCTCAAAGTTACCATCCTTGTAGGACTTAATAATTTCTGGAAGTTTTTCACCAACCGATTTCATCGTAAGTACCTTTAAAGCAGGTTTTAATACCCTAGTAGAATCTTCTTTACTCCAGTCCATATTAATATATGGGAGACCATCGAACTCATCTAACATGTTTAAGTACTCTTCTAACATCGGAGTAGCGGATACAAATAATGCACTATGAGATTGATGTAGATGATATAAGAAATCTAATTCTGTATTAGACTTAAATTTAGAATCATGTAGAATAGTTTGAAATTCATCTATTATAGTATAGAATGATTGAAATATTTCTAAGGATATTAATATATCTTTTACAATCCTATATGAATCGTAAGTTACAAGAATTTTATAAGGTTTATCTCCTAAGTACTTCCTTTCGTTTAGATAATCCTTAATTTCATTCATTAATCTATTATAGACAGTATCCTTTCCATGTACTACTTCTTTAAGAGTATCTATAAATACTTGAGATTTATCTACTTTGCTTAAATCTTTATCAATATTAACTTCTTTTTCAAGTTCATTCACTACTAGATAAACGTTATCCTTATGCTGGTCCTTTTTATTTTTTAGAAGCATTTTCCTAGGGCTACATAAGATAACATTTTCTGGTCCTCTAAGACAATATTCAGTAAAACCACAACCAGGTAACTGTTTATTAATAATACATTTAACTGGAAATTTATAAAATCTAAAGTTTGTTCCTAGTTCTGATATAAATCTTATTCCTCTAGGAACCACATAATCGTTTAATTTTAGTATTGACATATACGTATAATTTTATAGGTTTATTATAATCTAATATAGAATCCAGTTAAAATAATTTCTATGTCTCTTAAAATTGAAGACATAGGAGGATTCCCTTTTCAATCATAAGGAATTGAAAGGATATTATACGCATTTTGTCACATTAAAAAGAGTAATTTTAGTACAGTACTAATATATATTTTATCTGAGAAAAAAGGGACACTTGCTCATATAGATAAAGAACATAAGATCATGTCGGAGACATGGAATATTTATGTTTAGGATTTCTATGAGCTTTTAATCTAGAAACACCACCCCTGGCCCTCCAGAGGCCAAAGGGGTGTCAACTTAATTAAAATGATATTATACTAAAATTTCCTATATATCTTATTCAATGTTTCTTCCTTAGACACCCCTAGCGGTAGCGATAAGGGGTGTAATATAAGGGAAGCTCCTTTGTCCTCATAAATAAGGGACAAACCTATATAAAACCTCCCTTTTATCAATTTGAAAGCCTAGTATATGTAAATGTAATATAAACTTTAAATACGTAGAATCATGAAAAGAATAGTCAAAGAAGCGGTAATTGAGAAAAAACTTACTGATGAAGAGAAAGATATAATAAGATCTCATTTAGAATGTAATTATAAAATAGTAATGTTATATCCTATTAACGAAAATACAGAAGTACCTAAAAATGCATTATCATTATCCTCTGAGATATGGAATATTCCAGAAGGTTATTACGCTATTGAAATTAACATTTAAATATTATAAAATTATGAATGATAAAGATATTAGCTCTATAGAAAATCCTATGATAAGATTTGAAAAAATAGTAGAAAATCTTAATAAATCTAATAAAAGTATGAGAGTAAAAAGAAATGAATTAATCTTTTTAAAGGATTATCATAATACATCAAAAACTCCTTGTTCAGATTGGCTTGATCATAAAAGAGTAGACTTGTATCCTATCAATGAAAATACAGAAATACCTAAAAATGCATTAGATCCAGGGGTATGGAATATTCCAGAAGGTTATTATGCTATTGAGATTAGAGATTTGGATTAGTTTCCAAATCTCTTTATTTATTTCTATTTTTCCAAGAAGTCTATTAGTATTATCTGAGATTATTTTCTTAACTTCATTAATTTCATGGATTCTAGATGCATTACTTAAATGTTTCTTTCCAGATTTTTGTACTTCTTTTGGAATATCATATAGCTCTTTATTTTTAATTTAGTTCCTGGGCAGTTATATCCCAAACTTTCCCAGGATTTATAGTTTTACACTCTATATTCCTTAAAAGCCTTTTATATGTAATAAATAAAATATATAAGATTATGAAAGGATTAGGATTATTTATTGGTTATCGTAACTTTTTTAAATACTTTCGTCATTTTGGAAAGATATTTTAGTTACGATTTATAAGAAAGATGATATTAATTATTTATCATCTTTCTTTTTATCTTTTTCCTTCTCTAATTTTTTCTTTTTCTTTCTATATGCAATTCCTCTAGCTAATTCTGACATTCCTGCATTAGTTACAGCAACTCCAGCATAAGTTCCTAAAGCTACACCTAGGTTTTTTCGACTAGCTTTCATTAATTTCTTAGAGGCACTAGCTTTTTTCATTAAATCTAGACCATGTTTACTTGCCATAGCCTCTGATACTAGCCCTGGAGATTGAACAGCTAAACCAGATGCCCATCCGCTATGTCTGGAGAGTTTTGATTCTTTTTCTCTGGCTGCTTCTTTTTCTGCTGCTTTTTTACCTGATCTAACACCTGCTATTATTCCTGCTGTAGGAGCTAGAACTGTATGATTCAACATTCCACCAGTTTTTAAATAAGCTTTATGGGCAACTTTACCAATAGCATCACTTACTGATTTTACTTTTCTTTTATCATAGTGAGCATGTCCCATTTCATGTGAAAGAACATCAGCTGCTTTTGTTCCACTTGTATAAATTTTATTATTTTGATATGCAGGTCCCATTCCAGTATATGTAATATTATCTACTTTATGTCCTCGTCTAGAAGCTAATCTTTTCTTGTTTGAAATGATTTATTTCTAATATAATGTGGATCATAGAAAAGAGTTTTTGTATCTCTTTCGGTTAATCCAAGTTTTTCTTTAAGACTTTTTATTTCTTGATTTATCATCCTTTATCTAGGAAGTAATATATTTAGTAGGCTCATAGTAATTGTTTTAGTAGAAGAGTAACCGATCAAAGTTACTCTTCTTTATTGTTTTTTTTATAATAGTATATAATTATTTAGATTTCCTTTTATTTATTATTTTTCTTCTTAAATTATATTTCTGTCTTTCAGTTCTTCCTTTATCTCCAAAAAGTTCCATTAAATCTTTTTCTTCTTTATGAGATCCAGGAAATACTTTATAGTTATCTATTTCTTTTGGATGTAATTTATTTAATAGCTTTTCATTTAAGTTATTTCTTAAACTATTTCCTTTTCTATATGTATCTACTGCAGCATTTTCTAGACTTTTGGCATATTTAATCTCTTCTTTCGTTGCACCAGCCTTTTTTAAATCCTTTATTCCATTCTTCCAGGCATTATTTTCTTCTTGAATTCCAATAGTTCTTTTCCCAATATCAGCTAATATTCCTTTACTATTATTAGATTTATCAGCTAGTTTTTGAATTGCAGAATTAATAGATTTTTTACTATTTTTAACATGACCTAGTTCATGGGCAACAAACGGGGTGTCTTTTCCTATTGCATCAGAGTTAAGATTTATAATTGCATCTTTGGCCGAACTTGATCTGGCTAACTCTCTACTAGCTTTATCCAAATTTTTATCATTAGACATTTGCTTAAGTAGATTTCTCTTTTCTTTATCGAGAATATAGGATTTATCTCCTTTAGGCTGATGTACTAGTTTAGAAAATTTATTATCGGGTATTATATCAGTGTTTACTCTATTAGCTTCTTTTTTCAGATTATTGGCTATTAATTCATTCTCTTTTGTTTCTTTTCGAAGATTAGTCAATTTTCTTTCTGTCTTCTTCGTTTTTGCAAGAAAATCTCGTTTATTTTGAATTAATTTGTTCACCACATCTCTTTTTTGTTTCCTGATATAATTTTTCGTTCCTTTCCTTAAACCCAATTGAGATATTTCTGAAAGTATACTAAATTCTTTCTGTTCCTCTGGGTATTTTCTTAATATGATCATATTAGAGATTTAATAAATTTTTTAGCGTTTTCATCCAATTCTTTTATAATATAGTAATCCTCTATATTATCACATTCAGAGTTTGTACTTTTTATTTTATATTCAGTACTGTTCTCTATTTTTATCGTTTTTGGGATATCAATAGTTTTTCTTATTAATACTACATACACTACCTTACTTGGTTTAGGTAATTCTTTTATGATTGGGTTAAAAGTATCTTTTTCATTAGAATTACCTGGACTAAAATATCCACTAGCTCGTATTACATTCGAACTCTTATACCCATTGTTTAATCGTTTTCTGAGGTCTTCTAGGTATTCCTTTCGGCCTTTAAGATCATATTTTCTTCCTCTATTTCGTTCATAGAGTGGATCATAATAAACTTCTGTTCCAGTTCTTCCAATTAATCCAAGTTTTTCTTCAAGATTTTTTATTTCTGGCTCTAGTTTTTTCAATTCTTCCTTTTCTCTTCTTCGTCTAGGGAGTGGGAGTAATATATCTAGTAGGTTCATAATAAATAATTGTTTTAGTAGAAGAGTAACCGATCAAAGTTACTCTCCTTTATTGTTTATGGTTGTATTATTTTTGGCTGAACTATTATATTTGGAGATTCACCACCAATTAAAATTCTTCTTAGAACTTCAGATATTTTCTCATATGTATTGTAAGTATATGGAATTTCTATGAGAATTATATTATTTTCTTTACAGTATTCTCTAACATTTTCATCCCTTTTTAATTGTTTTTGGAAATCTTCTTTTGTTTTATGAAAGAAATTTATAAATTTGTAATGTTGCTGACCATTAACTTCTATCCAATATTTTAAGTTATTTATATTTAATTTAAAATCTATCATTATTTTGTTAGAATTCCTTCCCGCTATCCTATTTAAAATACTGTATTCTGAATTATATGATAACATTTTATCATTTTTTACTAAATATTCAAGATAACTCTCAACCATAAATTCATATCCAGATTTCTCTTTCATTGCACAGAAAGGACATCCATGAATATTTCTAATATGATGATGTGGAGATTGTTTAAACCATTTTTTACAACTATTGCAATAAATCCATACATCTAATTTATTATTTATGTAATTAACTTTAGAGTAATCAAATTTATCTCCAAACTTATCTTTACATTTCCTTAACCAAACTTCTTTCTGTTTAATAGACCTTCTTTCTCTGGAATCTATTACTGCACATTTAGGACAAGATATTTTCTTTCTATCTCTTAAATGTTCTGCTGGTGATTGATAAAATATATTCCCACATTTCTTACATATTAGTTTTACAGGAGTTAATTTATCAATATAGTTTACTTCAGAATAATCTAAAGCATCTTCACCATATTTATCTTTACTTTTTTGAATAAAACTTTCAGTATCTTTTGCTCTAAGTTTCATATTGATTGCAATTTTTTTAAGGAAATATCTAATATATTTCTTATGAAGAAGGGCAGATTGATCAGATCCACCCTTCCTTGCAATCATAAGAAATAATAAATTAGATACTTCTAGTTTATTAAGTTATTTTTTTTAAATATTATCAAAAGTTCTTTCATACGTTAATCAATGAATTTCACCTCATGACAGACTATATCACCTAAGGAATTTCCTCAGTCTACATACATAGTCGTTGAACCTAGATTTATGTTAATATCTAGGATGCTGATTATTTGTATACAAAGATACAAATTTTCCAGCAATTCTTGTAGAAAACACCATGAAATTTTCCAAAATGTTCAAATTGCTTTAAAGTCATTAATTATTTTTATCAATGAATAGACTATATCATCTAAATTATATTTCAAACTTAGTTCTATATTTAGTCGTTGAGAAATTAGATCTTTTCTAATTTTTGCTGATTATCTATTTGATATTCCAGCATTTTAATAGAATTTTTCATAAAGTTTATATTACTTTATGCTTCTTCATTTGAAAAAGCTGACTTGGATATCTGCTCGCATTTGTTAATATACATTAATATATTATAGACTATATCATCTTAAGAATTAATACTTCTTAAGTTATACATTTAGTCGTTGAGAAACTATTTTTAATAGTTTTTGCTGATTTATACTTGGTATAACCAAGATTTTTCCAGCATTTTAGTATAATTTTCTTAAATTTTATTATTTAAGCGACTAAGCTATTAATCGGTTCCGTCCTCAGTCTGCCCATTTTCATCAATCGGTGCATCCTGAAGAATACAGTTATAGAAATTAAGAGTACGAACTTTGATACGGCTTGAGTTAGTTAAGATTAATCTAAGGTCGCATACTAAGTCATCCTTTCTGAAAGAATATTTAGTATCACGATCTGCAATTTTCTGGCGATAGTCCTTATGGTTTTTGTTTTAAATCATACTAGACTATATCATAAAGAGGAACTATGACTTATCCTCTTTCTTTGTACTTAGTCGTTGAAAAATAGAATCATATCTATTTCTGCTGATTATTTTTCCGCTCTTAGTTTTTATTATTCTTGAGCGATTAAAATTTCCAGCAGTTCACAAAGATTCATTAAGGGACTTTTAATTTCTTAATGGACAACTTTTAAATTATCAAACCAGTAAGTAATTGCTTGATCTTCCTTATCTACAAAAGCTAATGATAGGGTTCCAGCTGTGTTTTGACCTGTCTTCTGAATGATAGTATAATTACCACGCATTCTCTTTTCAAAACCTGATACACTATAATCAATACCTACCTGAACGGCATTTAATCTAGCATTGAAAATATCAGTACCAGGGAAATAAACTCAAACATTTGTTCTATGTTTAGACTATATCATAAAAGAAATCTATGGCTATTTCTCTTCTTTGCTAATAGTCGTTGAGAAATAGATTTTATTATCTATTTTTGCTGATTTATCTATAAGAATTTATTCTGTTGATCTTCCAGCAATTTACAAAGTTTTACTAAGACAATTATTTATCTTAGGTACATTAATGAATTGAAGTTCCCACATGTCACCACGAAGGAATTCTTTATTATTATCTTTATATGTACTTTGATAGTCAATAAACTTCATGTATCCGTCGCTTCCACGGACTAAACTTGCTACGCTTGCCATAGTTTTTATTATTTTTTATCGTAATTTAAAGTTATATCGATCGTCATATTATTATCTACTAAGTCACTCATTCTAGATTCCACTTCAAGTCCTAGTCTATTATTTGGTAAGTCTAGGTAAAATCCAGTAATAACTAATGAATCTATATATGAGTACCCAGTTGATATTCTATTTAAGATCTGTTCTATTCTAGCTCTTATATCTCCGGCTGATTTAGTACTAAGAATTTTCCATTTATTCTTTTCCAATTCTCTCGCTACTTTTCCTATACAGAATCTCATCCACCCTGAAGTATTGAAGTCTTGTCCATTTTGATATTTTTTATAGTAATATATCTGGTTATTGAATACTAGATAATTACTTTTGTATTCCTCAAGTTTATCTTCTGGTGATTCAAAAGTGTAAGGATCTGTTGTAGGTGTTTGATATAAGATTTGATCGCTAGTTATTGAGTAAATATCTTGTAAGAGCCCTCTAATATGTAAGTAATATCCAGGTCTATCTTGCCCAAAAATTGTCTGCCCTCGATAAAAATATAAGAGTCGATTATCAGCATCAGAGGTATAATTAAAGACGTAGTTATTTCCGGCCGTATTAGTTTCCTCAGGGTCAGTTGTTTCTATTAAGTTTCCATTCTCTACTTTATAGAATTTTACTCCTCCAGTAGGTTGTGATACTATATAAATTGTTCCTGAGGTTATATCTTCGGCCGATGGAAGTTCTTGAGTTTCTACGTAGGTCCATCCATTATCAGAATTTTGGAATAATACTTGAAAACCTAAACTCTTCGCATATCCTAAAAATCTCTCATATTCTGGATAATAACTAGTCTCCGAGCCTGTCTTCATTCCGGCCGAGTATTTATAGATATCAGGGACTAAGAAATAATCAATAATTCCAGCGTTGTCAGATCCAAAAATAGCCTCTGCCGCTTTCCAATATTCCCCATTTATATCTTCGGCCGTTTCTTTCCAGGCTCGTTTAAGATACCATGTTCCAGAGGGTAATTCAGATTCTTTAGAACCTTTTTTATACTCTACCTCTTCATCTGTCTCTCGATTTACGTAAGATGTTGAAAGAATACATCTAACTAACTTAGACTCTGAAGTAATTATAGTATCAAGCCTTTCCTGTCCAATAGTAAATAAACCACCTTCATAAATTTCTTGATATTTATACCTCTCGATTGTTACTCTATATTTATCATCTCCCTTCAGTTTCTCAATATTTACACTAATATCACTATCTAAATATTCGGAATCTCCACCTTCAGTACCAGTTGTTTTCGATATAAATCTCATTCTAGTACTTCCACTCGAGATTTTTGATAGTATATTGTGTGTAGTGTTAAAATCTGGTTCGAATAATAGACCAGTAATATTAGTAAAATAGGTAACTTGAATAGAATATGATGTGTATATTTTGTAACCCTCCGAGATATTTCCTTCGATAGTATAACCTAATTGACTTGGAATTATAACTTCTACTAACCTCTTGAAAATTTCCTTATTACTTTCTTTTGCTTTAATTTCAACCTCAATTGCTTCATCATAATATTGACTTGGAATATTAGGGATACTATTAATTTCCTCTTTAAACCAAATCATTATATTTTCATAAGAGTCATTTTTAAGTTTTTTCAGGATTATATATTTAGAAGTTAATCCCTCGTCTACCGGGTAAAAATCTATCTCAGGGTTATATACTAAGGAATAAGCTAAAGTTTCATACCCTTTTGATACTCTTAGCAGATCAGGAAGATGAGATAATAATACTTCTTCATCAATTTTTTCAGTATAATCAACATCTCCTTCCTCTATATATTTCGGATAACAATATTCAGGTCCAATAAAACCTGGATAATTTATGTTTAATACATCTCTATTTTCTAGAGAACTCGTATTATTAGTGTCAAGATTTTGTGGTAATTCTAGGATTTTCATATATTCTCCTAGATAATATATATAAAGAGTATACCACAGATTTCCTTCTTTATATTCGCCTTCTCCTGTTACTACTTTATACAAAACTTTATCTTCTCCGATTTCTGGAAGTTCTGTTAGGTTATAGTATAATTTTTGATCTATAGAATATTCTTTTAGATCAATATAGTCAGGAGCATTAGTATTTTGTTCAACCTTAATTGGTCTATATAAAAATAAAGTAACTCCAGATTCTAAAAGTTCATCGTAATAATCTTTCCCTGGAAAATCTGATCCAAACCAGATGTCAAGTTCATCAGGAGTTCTCACAAGTACTGGTTTCTCATATGACATCTTAGAATCTACAACTTCAGAAAATACTGTAAAATCATCTTGTTCAGTGGAGTACTTTATATTAGTTGTTCCTAATCTTAAATACATAATCTTATTTTATTTAATTAGTTTCATTACTGAATTTACTCCACTTTCTACTATAGAACCATAATCCGTTTTTGAAGAATTATCAGGAGCTTTATGCTGTATTACTTTAACTTTTGGAATTTCTCCTTCATTTGGATTCTCTCCTACAATACTAAATGATACTGTAAGATCTCCTGCACCATCTCCAATATCTCCTGTATATTCTTCAGAAAAATCTTTCATTACTAAAAGTAAATCAAATTTTTGAATTGTACTATATTGCGGTGTCATAACGTATATTCTACATCTGAAGCATATATTTTTATACATAGCAATACATACATTATTAGTATCTATTGCAGTTAATCCTAAAACTCCTTCAGTACCGCCTTCTTTATAATAAGATTCATCATGTCCTTCACTATTATAAATTGCAGCTTTAGCACATTCTTCAAAATATCGTCTCCAAGACTTATATTGATCGTCAGCTATAGTTAATCTAAATTCATTAGTAAATTCCATTGAAACAGGATAACTGATTTCACCATCATATAGATTGAGTGTTTTATTTGTTAATTTAGATTTTTGAAGATCAAAACTAACATAAGGAATCCATCTATTATAAGCAGTATTTACTCCGTGTTGAGCTATATTTCTAGTATTGATTTCATGAATTCCAGGAAGATAATTAAGATTTCCATTTTCAGGACCTACATAGGGTTCTAAAACAACTTCCCAGTATGCATTAGTATCTAATGTTTGAGTTCTATAATCTGAATATCCAGTTGAGGTAAATTTATCTGGAGTAGTAATAAATGGGCTAGATTTTAATACATTATACAATCCTTCTACAGTATTTGCATCATCTGTGCCAGAAATTCCACATAATTCCTCTAATGTGATATTTATTCCTTTTCCAGATACATAATTAGATTTAAATTTATAAGTTGTTTCTCCACTGCTAGAGCCTAGAAGCATATCTTTTGCTGCACTTCCTACTTTTTTCCAGAATTTATTACTATCCCCACTACTTCCACTACTTTTAGTTATCTTGGATAATAGATTACCTTCTTTTTGAGAAAACTCTGAATGACTTTGTGTTGGTAGAAATGGATTACTTCCTGATGGTCGTATATTTCCTTCTTCCCATCCATCTCTATGCTCATTTTTTTCTGGTCTATTTATAGGATTAGAGATATCTACAGATTTGCTTCCAACTATTGTATTAACTGCATCACCTAGTTTATCTCCCAAGTTATCAAGAGCACCAGAAACTCCTCCAGATACTAAATCACCTAATAAACCTCCATCATTTCCAGGTAATCTATATCGATTTGATTTAGATAATTTTTCTAACTCATCTCTAGCTACTACAAGTGCAGCTATTGTTTCATTAAGAAGAAGTTGTCTCGCTGATCCATGTACTCCAGTCCATCCAATAGTTTTCTCAGCTGTCCACCTAAGATAATTACTTAAGTTAAGAGATTCTAATCCAAATTTTGGTAATTTCATAGAAGGACCTTCCACTCTCGAAGACTCTTGTTGAATTAAGATCTCCTTTCCAAGTTTATTTATATATTCTTCTGCTCGATCAGGAGATATGGCTTCTGAACTAAGATATGCACTTACTAAAGATTGCATTTTCTTACCCCACTCTCCAGCTTCTTTCTCACTAAGTAAACGAATAGTTTCTTTATAGAGATCATCTTCGGTTAATTCCTTTAAATATTTCCAATCTTTTTGACTTTCATCTACTTGTGCTTCAGGAATTTTTTCTTTAATATCATCATTTAGCTCTTCAATAATATGTTCAGTATCTTCTGGAACTTCAAGAATAGAATCGTAAAAATTTCCAAGATCTCCACCAAGACTATCTAATTCTTCTGGACCAAGAGGAGTATAATCCCCAGATTGTCTAGGAGCATCACCTGTTTCAGGAACTTCAAGAAGAGAATCATAGAAATTATTGATATTCCCACCAAGACTATCTAATTCATCTGGACCTAATGGATTATAACCTTCATACTCATCTCCAGAAGTTTCAGGAAGTTCAAGTATTTCATCTTCAAGTTCGGTATCTCTAGAGTCTTCAAGTTTATCTATAAAATCTTCAAGACTTCCAGGTTCGAATTCCTCTGTACTTTCTAGATTTATCCTTTCATCCTCTAAAGAACTCGATTCATATTCTTCAGTATCCTCTAAGTCTATTCTCTTGTCTTCTAAAGATTCAGGTTCTGCTTCTTTAGTCCCAGTTAAGTCTATCCTAGTATCCTCTAACTCAGAAGCTTCATAATCTTTTGTATTATCTAATTCATCAAGATAATCTTCAAGTTCGGATACTTCAGCTTCTTTTGTTCCTGTTAGGTCTATTCTAGTATCTTCAAGAGAATTATTATCTTCTACACTTAAGTTTTCTCTATAATCCTCTAAAGTAGATATCTCAGATTCTTTAGTGCCATTTAGATCAATTCTTTCATCCTCTAGCGCTTTAGGTTCAGACTCCTTTGTATCTTCTAGGTCTATCCTTTTATCTTCAAGAGAATTATTATCTTCTACACTTAGGTTTTCTCTGTAATCCTCTAAAGTAAATATTTCAGATTCTTCAGTACCATCTAAGTCTATTCTAGTATTTCCTAGTTCTTCTAATGTTTCCGCAATACCCTCAAGAGCTATTTTATCTTTAGGTAGGTTTTCTAATTCTTCCCCACTCCTAAGAGATTCTTTGTGATTCTCTAATTTATCTAATTCTTCGGGAGTTTTCTTAAGATTTTCCCTATAAGTTTCTAACTCCTTATCTTCTGCAGTTCTCTCTAAAGATACTTTGGTTTTAGAGAGTTCAATATCACTTACTGGATTTCTAAGCTTAATCTTAGTACCATTAAGCTCCTCTAGTTTATCTTCTATATTCCCCAAAGACTCTTTATAACTCCCTAATTTATCTAATTCTTCGGGAGTTTTCTTAAGATCTTCTTTGTGATTAGATAATTCAGGATTTTCCGTGGTCTTCTTTAATGATATCCTAGTAGTATCTAATTCATTTTTAGAATCTACCTCTAGTTGTTCTTTATAAGATAAATCTCTAAACCCTTCAAGATCTATTCTCGTTAGATCTAGTTCTGGATTATGATTATCAATAAGAGATTCCTTTTCTTTTCCTAGTATTAGATCTTCTTCTGGAACCTTAAGTTTTTCTTTTGTATTTATATAAAGATTTCTTACATCCCTAACTCCTTCTAGATTTACTTTTTCTTTGTTAAGTTCATCTATCCCCGAAGAATCTGTATCAAGATTTTCTCTGTGTTTTTCAAGTTTAGGATCCTCTAAAGTATTTTTAAGATCCTCACGTTTATTCTCTAAGGATATTTTTCTTTTATCCTCTAAATTTTCACGTGACTTTTCTGTATATAATCCTGTAGGTATCTTTTCTCCTTGATCATCACTCAAAGATATTCTACTACTTTCTTTATATAAATTCTTTACACCCCTAATTCCATCTAATCCTTCTACATGATCTTCAAGAGAATTGATTTCTGGAATTCTCCCTGTTGTTCTTCCAGGGAGTTCTAAGTTATCTTTTTCTAGGAATGTATGATTTTCTTGAGTTGTTCTAATACTTTTAAGATATTTACTAAGAGCTTTTACTTCCTCGGGTCTAGTAAGTTGATCACATCCAGGAATTTTATTTTGCTTCAGAATCTCATTTTCTATATTTCTTTCTCTCATAATTACATATCTAAAGTTTCAATAATACTATTCAATGTATAAACATAGAATACTTCAGCTACTTCAGAGTAACCCATTTTAAGAGATATTTTAAATCTGAATGTATATTTTCCACGAGTATATTGTAATTCATCCCCTACTTCAAGAGATCCATCATCTGTATATACTTCTAGATTATCTCTGTTTCGATTCCATACATCTCTTAGTTCATTCTGATTTAATATCAATTTTGTAGTAAATTGATCATAATCGTTCTCTAATGTACTACTTGATGAATATGTACCTCCAAAAACATTTTTCCATTTTGAATTACTCTTTGGTCTGAGTACTACAAATTCAGTCCCAAGAAGTTTTAGTTGTAATTTTATATTTTTCATTCCAATAGAGTAAAGCCTATTTGCCTTATCTAAGTTTTTTGAAATCATATCCGCCATAATAGTATGTATTTATTTAATCACAGTCAATAATAGTACAAAATTCTTCTGTATCAATTATTTCACGTATTAATTTATATATCTGTTCAAAAGTAAGAGATCCTGATAATTTCATTACATATATATTCCTCTCCAAGATCGTAGTTGTTCTAATATGAGCTGCCATAGATCTAATAAAATCGTCAATCTCATACTGACTATATTCAAGATCTTTGGGAATATATATTTTAATTGAAGAAGGATCAGGATATATACTAATCACATCGTTGGGAATTTTACTAGAAACTTCATAATCCCCGATACGATCTTTATCCAATTTCTCTGTTAATTTCGTTATCATCTTTCTAGCTTGTAAATCTGAAAAATATCGAATTCTAGGTACTATCATTTTTCAAATATATTAGGTTTTACATCAGTTGACATGAATTTTTTTAAGATAAAATCAAATTCATTTCTTGTTTTTATTGTGTAGTTATATACAACTACTTTTCCAGTATCTACTCTATTTACCATTGTTTTCAAGTGACTCCAGAAAATAGAATCAATCTTTTTAAGTTCATCGGTATTCTCTTTATTCACTGTTATTACGAATATTCCAGAGATCATTGACATATTAATACCAGTATCTTCACCGAATTCTCCAACAGTATAATCTAAACCTTCAACATAACGAAGTCTTTTAAGGCTATTTTCTAAGTACTTATTTCCAAAATCCCCTCGATATGTAGGAATTATATCAGGATCATTAGAAAAAGCTACCGCAGCACTATAAATTAAACCCATAAGATCTTCAGATTTACCAGAGAATAAAAATTTTCCTGTCTTTCCAATAAACTTCTTTAAATCATATTTATTTAAAGATTTAACCGAAAAATCCTTCTGTTCAACTTCCTTAATTCTATTCTCAACTAAAGCTTTGTTATCAAGTAAATTTATCTTAACGTTCAGAGTTTTACTTAATTCCATTATAAAGTTGGCAATGACTTGATAATTTGTAAACACAATAGCTACTGAATAAGAATTATTTCTAGAATTGATTGCATAACTACTATACTCCATTCCTGTATACTTTTTACAATAATAGTCTAAACTATCTGAAGTCTTTTCCAATTCCTTAGAAGTCATTCCAAAAGTATACATGGTAATGGAATTATCTTGTATTGAGAAATTTAATTTATAAGCTGTTACATTTCGATCATTAAAACTAAACTTCTCATCTATTTTTGCTCTTTTATCTAATGAATCTCCTATAGTTACTCCGGAAGCTCTATAAATACCAAATTCACGACGAATTAATTTATCTACTTCTTGAAATTTAACAGACGACATCGGATTGTGTAGGTAATTTAAGAAGAATTTTAATACTACACCCGCTATAGTTCCATATTTACCTCCAGTTATAGCACCACTAGTAATACTAGCATCTTTTAGGAGACTACCAGTAACTCCCCCTATCCCAGCACCAGCTAAGGCAGATTTTCCGATTACTTCTATAGCTCCTGGAACCTTATCCATATCCTTTGGACCTGTATAGTGACCCTCCGGAATTGTATATTGTTTTTGTCTAAATTTTGTCATACCATAAGATTTTTTAAATAATTAGTTGAGCTATTTACTACATCTTCTACAACTCTGCCTCTTTTACTATTTACATACTTAGATGCAGCCTTAGACATTTTATCACCGACTCCAATCTTCTTCCACATAGTTTTTTCTGGTTTTCCTATTACACTAACTAAAGCAGATGTCCCAGGAATAGGTACTGTTTTCATAGCTATAGAAGTTATAGGTGCTTCTATAGATGGTTGAATTACTTTAGTATTTACAACTCTTCCTGGATTAATGGCTGCTTGATTTGCCGCCATTTTTACTCCTTCTACCTTATTTAAACCTCTTGCTACTCCAGAAAGAACTTTATTTTGTGTTTTTATGGCGGATCTTTTTGCAGCCATTGGAGCCTTTCTAAGAACTTTTTTATTAAATCCAGCTAATATTCTAGTTCCTGCAAGAGAATACAACTTTCTTTTTATTATCATAATTTTATATATTAAACAAGTAAATCTCCATACCATCCAGATTGGAGTATATAATTATCACACCTAGATCTAAGCTCTTGATATGCAGCATCAATATTATTAAGAACTTCCAAACCAACATTAGGTAACATTAATGAAGCCTTTAGGTTCCTAATATAGTCTAGTAAATGAGTCATACAGAGATCCATAAAAAATGTACCTCTCGACCCTTCTTCTACATTCAACCAATAAATAGCTGCTTTAGATGATCCTGGATTAAACATTTTATCAGGAAGAAAGTCAGGAATTATTGGTCGACTACATATCCCCCTAACATAAAATTGATCATAACTAGGCATATCCATCATAAAAACATAAGGACGTCTATAATCCGTAAAATAAGTATAGTTCCCTGGAGCTGGATAAGATATAGAACCTATTCTGTACATAGGAATAGAGTTTGGAACTAATATAATCTGATCTTCCGATATTTTACAATCAAGAAATAATGTAAAATTACTCTTAATCTCACAATACCCTTCAAGTCCCATGTTCTCACAACTACACATCTGAGAACGGTTCATTTTCATCTCCAGAACTAATGGTAAGGTATGTTCAAATTCCCTTAACGACTCCTTAATTATCTCCAGTAATATCTCATCTGGACTCAAAAAATCGTTCAAGGCTAAAATTTCATCAAGAGACGTCAAACTTATAAGAGCACTCCTGATAAATAACTTCTTTTTAAGATCTATTAATAATGTTTTATCCATGATATAATACTGGTAATAATTTTGGTTCTACTTTTGTTGTTACGTCTTTACCTTCTTCGAAAAATATCTTTATGATTTCAGGGATTCTATTATTGTCTTTGTAAGAAATTCGAAGAAGTTTTATATTATTTTCTTTGCAATATTGTTCTAAACATCTATCTCGATTGACTTGATTTACGAAGTCTTGATAAGATTTATGAAATTTTTTAACCATTTCATAATGTTGTCTTCCGTCATATTCTATTATTGTATTTAATTCTGAAATATAGAAATCTACATATATTTTTGTTCTAATTGACTTAAAGAAATCACTATCTATTTTGATTTCATATTGTCTACTAATTAATGATTCCGTTTTGTATTTCAAAATATTTAAAAAACAGATTTCTTCTTGATTTGAAATTCCAGATAATGTACATTTAGGACATCCACATTTAGAATTATTATTAAATAATGTATAATAATCAATACTATATAATAAATTATGTTTTTTACAGAATACATTAACAGGAGTTTCTGTATTTACAAAACTATTTAATACTGGAGAGAAATCATAATTATCTAAATATAACTTATTAGCACTAATTACCCTATTATATGCTTCTGTATTAGACATTGTTTTATATTTTGATAAATATTTAGAATTACACTTTGAACATCCAATCGATCTATTACATACTAAATTATAATAGTTGGTTTCCCAGTAATAATCGTGCTTTCTGCAATATAATTTAATTTTAAATTTATCAAAATCAATAAATGAAATGAATTCTATATCTAAATTTCTCTCTTTATTTAGTTCATTAAGTGTATTAATTATATTATTAGTATATTCGATTAATTGCTTTTGTTGTTTGCATTTTTTACACAAGAAATGATCTGGTGATTTTTCTTTCCTTGATAGATTTTTATACTTCACTTCAAACTCTCCATGAATAGGACATATTAAGATTACAGTATCATTATAAGATTTGAAGGAATCTTTTATTTTTGAAAAATCAATATTTTTATTGTTTTCAGAAGATTTAAAAAATTTTTCTATTTCTATTATTTTATCATCTATTAATCTTGACATAATTTATTTTATAAAGGATAGTATGTCAGATTTCTCCAACATACTATCATTATTTTTATTTGCTTCCCGTTATTCAAGAGCTGCTCCTCTAGTATCTTCGTACTCTGAGACTGCAAGATCCATACCAACATCGAAAATGTCGTGATATCAACATGTTTGCTAAGTATTATCTACTTATGTTCAGACTATATCTTTTAAAATCTTTAGAATGATTTTAATTATACACCTAGTCGTTGAGAAATAGAATCATATCTATTTTTGCTGATTCTTTGGATTTATTAAGTTCCAGCAATTGGTATAATAATCGCATATACTTTACGATGACATATTTCAAAGCTCTCTGGTATCTAACCAAAACATTAACCACCATTTTATTCTGCATTATTGTTAAACTTAAATATAAAATAAAGCCAATATTTAAGATCAGACTATATCATTATAATAAGTACATAGTCGTTGAGAAATAGATTTTATTATCTATTTTTGCTGATTTATTTTATTATCTTCCAGCAATTCTCTTATTTTTCTTGGTAATATAAAAATCCAAGGCGCAATTATTTACGCTGAATTTGAACAGGGTTATTTGTCTCATCGATGATAATACGGTAATCATCAATATTATAAGACATTGGGAGAATAGTTGATTTAAACCAGTAATCAATAGTCCCAATCGCACTTTCCCACAGTTTTGGTGCAATTCTCCAGCCTATGTACTGTTTTAGTAGTACAGGCATAGCTTTTGAGATACGAATAGCTAAACGAGAGTTACCTTCATCTGAAACAATGTTATCTACACTTTGCTTAGTATAATTATCATTCATGTTCCAAGCATTAGTTTGATAATTCCAGAGTACAGTATTTACTCGTTTTGATAGCAGAAGTTGACGAGTTTTCTTATTAAACTCTGTCATAGGTCTCTGATACTGAACAATACCATTAGTTTGTCCAAGCACGGGAGCAAATTCTGCATTATTTCTCGATATTTAATAAGATTAACTTAATAATCTAGACTATATCATCTAAATTATATTTCAAATTTAGTTATACATTTAGTCGTTGAAAAATTAGAATTTACTCCAATTTCTGCTGATTATACTTTATTATTATGTATTTCCAGCATTTTAGTATAATTTATAAACCGCAAAAATAACTTACGGTTTCTAGCTACAGCTTCCCAGTAAACAACAGCAGGTGAGCAATAATATTTCCATCCAAATGTACCAGAGTCGATATCCCAAGGTGCAGACAGATAGAGTTTATATGAATCTTGTGCTATTTTAGTTGCATTATTAGCAATAGTCATATAATTTGTGCTCTGAACTGTTGATACTGGATAGAAATAGTTAGAATTGATAGCCATATTAGCCAAGTAATTCTGGAAACTTAGTGATGTATTTCCAAGGTCACATAATCCTTCAACCACATAGATTTCCTGAATATTGATTTCGTCAAGTGCTTTCTTAAGATCCGATTCAGATACATCAAGAATATCTGTTTCAGTTGGATCTACGCCTAATTTTGCATAAACTTGATCTCCACCATTTTCTTGATATTCGTAGTACTTATATGAACTTCCAGATCCAACTCGGTAAACATCTCCAACTGACATACCTTTTGAGTTGTAAAGATCAGTCATTGAAGAAACTGTTTGTTTATAAGAACCTGCATTTGGATCATTAGGATCAAGTTCTACCCATACTTTATCATCAGCTCCGTATCCATAGTAGTTCAATCCAAGCTCTCTCATATCGTCAGGGAGTTGAAGTTGAATCATACTTAGGAGTTCATTGAGTTCTGATACTTCCATATCTCCACGGCCGGTTACTTTACCTATATTAAAGAACTGTACTTCGTCAGAAATATTAGGATCAAGAACAGCGACTTCATAAAAATCTCGCTGTAGGATACTTTCTGACGGTTCTACTGTTCCTTTCTTGGTATAGGTATCTAGAACGGCCGATAGTACCATATAAGGAGAATCAGAGTTTTCGTTCAAAGCAGGGTTAGTTAATTCTTTGGTAACTACTGCATCATGGTTAAAACGTCTAATTCTAACTCTCAGGTCAGTATTAGAGTTATATTGATTAACTGCATAATATTTCTGTTCTTCGAAACCAGACCAAGCAGAAGCATTAATATCTATAAGTTTTTGATTAGGATTATCACTAGTCCAATCAGGTTCACAAATCACGATATACTGCTTTCCTAGTGGACATCTAGAGTCTGAAGTATCTAGCATATCCTGTCCTAGATAAAGTTCATAGAATACAACTGCCTTTGCTTTATCGGGATCAGTTGTTTCATTTTCAGGAACAATATTATTAGGATCTGTGAAGAATTTATAAGATGGAGAGAAGAATTTATTAGTTTCATTCATTTGATCTACTAAGTCAGGGAGAGTTCTTACATAGTAATCATATTGAGGACCATCATCGGTGGTACGATTACCAAGAATACCTACTCCATTCAAATTAATTGACCATCCATCTTGATCATGTTCTGCATCATCACCATCAATATCAAGAACAAACTTAACGACACCTTTATCAGCATCTCTAAATCCCTTCATTAAAGCACCATCTCTAAGGATATATGTACTATAATCAGTTTTAGTCATGGGTTTAGCGTAGTAGATATCGTTAGCTTTAGATGCTCTACAAACCAGCATAACGTTAGAGCCAGCCAATCTATAAGCATTCATCCACATTGTTGCAGCTACATTTTTATCTCCTGTATTATTAGCATCATGATAAAGATTATTCAAGGATGCCATATAATCTTCTGTTAAGTCCCCTGAAGCATAAGTTTTTAAGAATTCAGATTGACTAGAGATCAGTGTAGGAACTGCTGGGCCTGCATCAGAAACTAAAGTCACTCCGATAATTAAACTTTCACCTGCAGTAGGATTAAGAGCTGCGGTATGTACTCTCTCTATAACTTTTACATACGGTTCGAGAGTTTCAGTCCATTGTGCCATAATTTAAATATAATAATTAATTGTTTTATTTAACCAACTTCTACGAGATATACTGGATATTTATTTCTTATAAATTTTTCACATATTCCAGCTATTAAACCAACATCAGCGGTTCCATCAGATATAGTAGTTATAGAAATCTCATTATATCTACTTTTACTTTCTTCTGTTACTGCACTTGAGTTTGGTAGATTTCGTATTATGTTTTTTGTTATATCTTTTAGTTTATTATCTGCTATTGTATTTACTAGAAGTCTAAGTTCACCAGAATTTCTTGTTATAGCTACACTTATAGCTGATTTGAGAGAATCCGCCGTTTTAGGATCTCTTGTAAAATCGGAGCCTTCTTTAAAACCTGTTTTCTTAAGATCCTCTACTACTCTATCCATTAATCTATTATCAACGGTTAACTTTCTGGAAATAGCCTCATCACCTTTTTTTATAGTACCAACTAAGGCTCCAAGAGCTGCTCCGACTAATGTTCCGGCGGCTACTACTCCAAGTCGTTTAGCAAATGGACTTAGAGCATTTAATTTTCGGAAAGTAGGGTTACTTCCTTCATATTTAATATTTTTAGCATCTTTTCCGGATAATGGTAAACTTAGAGTAGCTACATTTCCACCAATTATAGCTCCTTTAACAGTATCAGATAATATACTAAAGTCTTTTCTTCTAAATGTAATCATGTTATTATCATTTTTCTCGGAAAAGATTTTTTTAAATTTATAAGAGGTTGTCTTTTTAGGTTCTTTTACTTCTACCTCTTTTAAAGTTTTATTAACTCCTCCAAGTGCTTTAGTTAATCTATCCATTGCTTCTAGCTGTTCATCTTGATATTTTTTATCAGAATTTTTTCTAGTAGCATTAATAGCAAGATTAGTTCCAGAAAATCCAGCAGTAGCAGTAGTAATTTTTGCCGTAGGGTTATTTTTATAAAACTCCTTTACATCTCTGATTATTTTCTTTGGTTTAAATTTTGCCATAATTTTTTATTAATTTTAATAGGAATAACCATCTCTTTGAGTCATATTTGTCTTCCAATCCTGTTTTTCTCTTCGTCTAGCCTGTCTCTGAGCATAATTAAGTCTTTTATTATACCATTCATTATTTTCAGCTTGTTTATTTCTATTTCGAAGAGCCATTCCACCTGCTAGAAGACCACCAACAACTAATCCAGTTTTTCCACCTTTACCCATTCTTCCAAGTAAACTACGACCTGCCTTATTCTTTCCAAAAGCTCCAGCTACAGAACCAACTGTTCCACCAAGAGCAGCACCACCAAGAGCAGCCCCAGCTACAGAACCATATCCAGGAGCCTGTTTTGGTTTTTCAGCAAGAATATCTGAATCCTTCATTCTTTTAAGATTATCAGTATCGTCGTATTTAGTGAATAATTTTCTTTTTATAATCATTGTATTTCTTGATTTTTAGAATCTTGATATTTGAAAGCATCTTTATCTAAAGCCCGAGCTGTTTTATTTACTATCTTCTCTCCAGTTCCCCATGTTGCTCCTAAAACTGCTGCACCGACTGGAATACTACCTGCTAAGGCTGTTTTGGGGTTATCCATAATGAATTTACCTGCTTTTTGAGACCATACTGAACCTGAGTGTTTTCCATATCTATTTAACTGATGACCGAATTTGTATACACCTTTTCGACCACCTCCGCCAGATAAATTAGAAAGTCCACCTAAAATTGTTTGTCCAGGAGTTTTAAATATCTGTGAATTTCTTACAGATTTAGAAGCGCCAGTAAGTAATCTTTTAACTGCCATTACTCCAGGGACTGCATAGTTTCTCTGAGTTAATGCCATCTGATCTTTATATTGAGCTTTTTCAGCAGAGTATCCGAGAGCCATGGGAGCAGAACCTAGAGCAGCCATCGTTATTAACGTTCCTTTATTTTTTTTTGCAGCTTCTCCTAAAACTTTTCCAGTACCTTTTACTGCTTTCATTATAGATCCAGCAGAATAGGTTTTTTCAAGAGGCATTCCATTTTTCTTCATATCTTTTTGAATTGCTTTATCAGTAAGATATGAAGCTCCTGCCATTGTAGCTCCCATCATAGTTCCACCAATCAGCTTATTTTTTCCTTTCCACACAATTTTACCAACATCTTTAGCGAGACCTTTAGCATTTCCTAAAGTTTTATTATTCTTAAGAGTTGCTGTAAGTTTTGCAAAATTTATTTGAGCAAACTGTTTTTGTCCCATTACATCTGCTGCTTGTTGTGCTGCTTGTGGATTATTTTTTGCGTTTTCTGCAATTTTATTTAAAGCTTTGGTCATCTTTCTATTTTGCTCCTCTGCCTGTGCTGCTTGTTCCTCAGCTTGTTTCATTTGATCAGAGCCTTGTTTTAGAGAAAGACCTGTACCAATAGCCCCTGCAGCATTTAAAGCCATTCCCCAAAAAAATTCTTTTTGTCTAAACTTAATCATAATCTAAATCCTCCTATAATTAAGTCTGCATATCTTGACCGGCAGTTTTAAGACCTTTTCCAAGACCTCTAGTAGCTGCAGAACCTAAGAGATAACCAGCTCCCATACCTAAAATACTTCCAAATGGTCCCCCTATCATTGTTCCAATAGTTCCTCCTAATTTAGTAGCTCCTAAAACACCACCAGCGATTCCGGCTACTTTATTATCAAGAGCTTTACCAACTCCTTCTGTAACTCCTCCAAGTGTATTTCCGGCAGCTTCAGTTAGTGCATTGTAACATTTTCTTTTTAATCTGTATCTTGCCATTTACCTCTTCCTCCACGATTTAATTCTTGATTTAATTTTCTCATTTCTTTTCCTAAATTACCGATTCCAGCTAATTCACGTTGAGAAGTATTCATTCTACCCAGTCTATCCATATCTGTATCATATTTTCTCCCTTTAGTGAAACCAAGAGCTGGGTTATTAGTATTTAATATCTTGGTTTGAGAAAATCTCTTTACAATCATCATGCATTAAGTAAATATATTTTATAACCTAATCCGAAGGGTAATATATTCAATGCATTAATAGCATCTTCGATAGATTTGAATTCTAAGACCAATGATCTTGATTTTTTATCATATTTGATAGCCTCTCCAAGCAATTCAGAAACTTCATAAGATAGATCAAAGGAAGGAGAGAATGAACCAGATAGATAGGGATATTGTTTATCACCGCCTTTACTCTTAAATTCTCTTTGCTCTAAAATTGATCCTGGAAATTCTGAATACTTCTTTTCTTTCTTTTTTCCACCTCTTCTTTCTTCAGGATTATCATTCCTAGGTCCAGAAGTGTCTCCTAAAGAAGTATTATTATTTCCTCCATTATTGTTATTATTCCAATTTGGATCACTATCTTTTGGCGCAAATATAGAATGACTTACGTTTAATTGCATATTTCCAAGACGTTTATCATATGTTTTACCTGGAAGTCTAACCTCATCTGGTAACTTTGCTTTGGCACCAATTTTTAGATACATTCTATATTTATCTTTTCCAAACATAGAAGTACTAATTACAAATCTTTCGATTACTACATTATTTCCTCTAAGAACAGGAATTAATGCACTAGTATCTATTACTCCGAATTTATTTCTATCAGAATATCGCATAAGTTTTACATAAAGACTTCTCATTGCATCATATTCTGTAAATTCTTTCTGTCTAAATTTAATCATGCCACAACTGATAAATTATATTTTGTAGCGAGAATTTCTATAATATCAAAAGCTATTCCTAAGTGATCAGTTTCTGCTGTGATTACTCTGGTTTCTTTATTGATATCAGTTATTCTCATTCTAAAAATATCTTTGATTAATTTTTGAGTATAATTGTATAATTCCTTATCCTGTACTTGAATTTGATAATATCCAGACTCATTTTTTATAAATGAAACTAAAACCATAGCCTTAGAATTAACTCTACTAACGCTATCTGCTTGCTCTGGAGTTATAATATTAGGCCGTAATCCTTGTTTCTTTAAATATTCAATAGCGTCCGGCATTAAATTTTGGATAAGGTATTTCTTCTTTCTAAAATTTATCATAACCCTTTGTTTATAATTGTTGTTTCAGTATCAACCGGAACTTCATAATGATAATCTGGATTATTTCGTTCAAACTCTATATTCTGAACTATTTCTTCTAGGAATTTATATCTATCATCAATTACTTCATAGAAAAATAGTTCACATCTGAATTGACATTGATAAGAGAAATTTGAATTATCATCTTGTTGATATGTCTGGTTAAAATCTTCAGTTATTCCTCCCCATTTTATTGCAGCTGTCCATCTTTGTCCATATCTATCTGATGTTTTGAATTCACAGAAATTAGTAAGTAATGTGACATTCATATATCTATTTTTAAAGTCAAAGAATAATGGCATATCAGTACTTCTTAGATAAAATTCAACTGGTATTTTATGCTGCATTACTTTATCATCAGAATACTTAGGATGATTATCTTTCACTGGAGTCTGAAGAAATTGATAAACAACATGTGATGTTTTAGTTAATGTAGTTTCTTTATTAATTCTAACTAACTCTAAACCATAATCATCTAAAATTTTACGTAATTCTAGAATAAATTGATCTTGATAATCTACAGCTCTTATAACATAATCATTATATTTCCTTCTTAATGTAAATATTGTTTCAGATTCAGATTCAAGTGTAACATCATCTGAACTAATTATAATTTTAGGAAAATTTCTTATCTCATAACAGCTTGGTCTAGGTCCAATAGGTTGAAGATATATAAGATTTCCAGAGTAAAACAAGAAATTTATAAACTCAGGATTTTTATAATCTCCTTCCGAAACTACTATTGTTGTATAATTATAGTTTTGGATAACTCTAGATTCTGAGTCATTCACAATAACTATATTAATAGTATGTGGATCATAAGTTAATTTTCTTAACTTAAGTCCATTTAATGTAACATAAGTATTTTTAAATAATTTAGGAAGTCCTGTAGGGAGCATGTCAATTCTTTTTTCAGTACACGGTATTCCTAAAAGATCTGATAAACTTCCAGAAGTACTTCCTGGAGAATAAGTTAGAGTGAGAGTAGATCTTGAAGTATCCTCTACTATAGAGCTTATTTGTCCTTCTTTTACTTGAAAATACCTACATTTATTAGAAGAGAGTTTAAGACCTCTGTAAATTACATCACTCATAAAACTTATTTTAATATTTTAAAATTAATTTTCAGGGATTAACTTCTTCCTTAACTATTAGCTTTATTTTCTGCTGCTAAAAATGTACCAGCACCTAATGCAGCAGTTCCGGCGGCAGCAACACCTAATCCTTTACCTATTCCAATAGTGCCTCTTCCCACAGTAGAAGCTAAATTCTTAAAACCTTTGGCATTTTCTCCTGCTTTAAAAGCTCCTTTTGCTGCAGTCCAATTTGCCGCTGTTTTGGCGAATGGAGAAAATAATCCAAAATTTTTTCTTTTAAGCTTATAAGTTGCCATAATTATTTCATAATTTTTCCAAGTGCCTGCATACCTTTTTGATCAGCTTTTGCATTAAAAGCTTGTTTTGTCATCTGAGATCCTGTTTTCTTTAAAAGTGCATTATCAATTTGTTTAGCTCGTGCAACTCCAAAATCCTTAGCTCCAGACATCATCATTCTATCTCCAACTTTTCCTCCAACAGCTTTACCAGCTTTCATTAGTCCAGTATTAGTTTTAGCCATTATGTTAGCACCAAATGCACCTTTTTTAGCCCCAAGAATGGCTGCACCTGCTGCGAGGCCACCTAAAGCTAATTTTTTCCCAGTACTCATTCCGCCTTTATCATCAGAATATAATTTTCTCTTTAATCTAAATGTACTTGCCATAATTGTAAAAATTAAAAAGAGAAGGAACCTTAAGTCTATAAGACCTAGGGAATCCCTCTCTTTGTTTAAAATCATTTTATTCTTTAGGGATCTGAGAGTTTAACGATCCAAATGATTTTTATGGTTTAATTAGATACCGAATTTGAAAGTAACCTTCTGTACCAATTCAGGAGCCATATACTTAGTACCTTCCTGATAGTAGATACCAGAAGCCATCTGAGTTGGGTTATTGTAGTTACCAATAGTCGGAGTATCAGTCAAAGGCATATAGATACCACGTGCAAGCGGAGCCATCTGACCATCTTTTGTTTTGTGAATTGCATAGAAAGTACCTTCACCCGGAGCTTCAGCAATATCAGTAGAACGAAGTACAGGAATACCATTATACCAACCCAACAGGTCATTGATATAAGTCATCTTAGTATTACGTTCCCATTTACCAATCATTCCACCCTTCTGGAATTGATTAGATGCCATATTACCAGCTACATAAGCAGTAACATCAACACCCTTAACAGCTTTAGTTGCCAATGCACTTTCAACATTAATCAAGTAAGCGTCGAACAAATCAACTCTAGAACGATAATCCATGAACTGACCAGTCATAGCACCCTGAGTCAAATCCAAGTCAGCCATAACGTTACCATTATAACCTTCTTCCAAAGTAGAAACCAATTTATAGTTAATTACCTTAGTATACAATTCACGAAGCTTAGTGAACAAGAAAGTAGCCATATCAGAACCAGTTGCTTTCTTCATAGCACCTAAAGCAGCAATATTATATTCAGCTACCAACATATCAGGTACAGTAGCCAAACCAAGCTGTTGCATCTTAGCGATAAATCTCTTATCATTAGCATGTGCGTTAGAAGCGCCGATAGTGTTACAAGGAGTACCAGTAACATCTTCTTTACCTACAATAGTGATTGATTCAGTAGCAGCATCACCAGCCAAAGCAGTAGCCAAAGTAAATTCTACACGACCATTCAAATAGTTGATAGTACCGTTAGAAATCTTACCAGCAACAGCCATGAAAGCACCCTGACCATTATCGATCAATTCGAATTTTTCAGTTGCAGTAGCAATCTTAACACGTACTGTACCAGGGATAATCTTACGACCAATCAAAGAAGAGTAGTCAGCATTAGTAGTCGGAGTAATATTCAAAGTAAAGTTACCCATAGCTTGAATATCCTGATAGTTATCCGGACCTAAGTTAGGAATAACAGAACGCATATCAGTTACACCCAAAACGTCGAACCAATAGAACAAACCATTAGGCTGATCAAAGTCACGTTCGATAGACATATAACCTGCGAATGAGCTTACATAAGAAGCTACAGAAGCATTGAAATACTGAGTAGACAGCAACGGAGTTTCTGCATAACCAGAGAAAGTCTTCTGCAGCAAATTACCTGCATTACCTAGACCAAACAAATCTTTCATTTCATCGTTACGAGAGAACATCTTAGCATATTCACGAGAACGAAGGTTAGCATCTTCTGCTGATACTGAGCTATTAATAAGAGCCTCCATCATTGAAGGAGTCTGCATCATTTGCAAATACTGTGTATTCATAATGTATATAATGTTTTTATTATTTTTAGTTTATGTAAAATGGTTTTTGAGGATAACCATAAACCTATCTATTTATATTTAATTACTTACGAAAACTATTTCCAGTCAACCATGATACTAGAGTATCATTTGTATCACTGAATTTCTTTTCTGAGAACTGAGCTTCCTGAAGATCTTGTTCTTGAGCCTGTGCAGGAGCTTGTTTTGCTTCCATAATTTGCTGAGCTGCTTCTTCTGCTACTGCTTGGATACTTTGAACTGCCTGAAGTGCTTTATCTTCAATAGCTTCAACACTAGTAGCACCACCTTGTGCAGGAGCAACACCTGCCGGAACTGCTACTTCCTGAGGAGCTACAGCATTAGGATCAGCTAAAGGAATTACAGGAGTATTAGGATCTACTTCTCCAGCAGGAACAGGAACTGCACCTACAACATCTGAGAAGAATTTATTAAGAATAGGATCTTCATAATCTCCTGAGAATTTCTTTTCTTCTTTATCAATAGAATGTTCTTCAAGTTTGTCAGCTTCTTCTTCTGATAATGGATGACATTCAATATCATCTTCACTCATAGTAGCCTTAGTAAATTCACCATTTTCCTTATCTTCTATAATTGCTTCTGTAGCTGAAATTGGAGTAATGATTTCTTTATCTGTTTCTACTTTCTTACCAGTTTCAATAGCTTTTTCTACTGGACAATGACCATCTTCTTCAGAGAATAGACGAACCATATATTCAGTAAATTCCTCACCTTCAGAGAAGAATTTAGTTTCTGCCTCATTACAGTAGATATCTTCAGAAAATTCTTTTTCTTCATGATTTTCAACTTTATCTTCTACTGCAATACTGTTTGTTAGATTATCGGCTTCTGCTTCTGAGATAGGATTAACATCAAGAACTTCTTCATCCATCTCAGCTTTAGTAAATTCGCCATTTTCTTTATCCTGTATAACTGCAGTCTTAGAATCGATAGGCGTAATAATTTCTTTATCTGTTTCTACTTGTTCGCCAGTTTGGATTGCGCTTTCAATTTCAGCAGAATCAGCTTCTTCAGAGAACAAACGAATCATATACTGAGTAAGTTCTTCATTTTCTGAGAAAAATTTAGTTTCTGCTTCGTCACACCAAACATCAGAGAATTCTTTTTCTTCTTCCTCATCTTCGTCTTCTTCTTCTTCAGAAACAACGATATGATCTGTCAACTCTTCTGCTTGATCTTCGCTTATCTTTTCAAGCTCCATTTCTTCACCTTCTAAACTAACTTTAGTAAATTCATCTTTATTTTTATCCTGTATAACTGCAGTCTTAGAATCGATAGGTGTAATAACTTCAGAATCTGTTTCAATCTCATCACCATTTTCAATAGCATCTTCAATAGCATCCTGAGTTGCACTAATACTATCTACAGATTCAGAGAAGAAACGACACATAAAGTCTGTATTATCAGCTTGGAATTCAGTTAAGTAAATAGTATGATCTGAAAATTCTGCTTGTTCAGGTTCTCCAAGTTGTTCATCTTCAACTACACCAAGACCATTCAAGAGATCGATAGCATATTCACGAGCGTCTTCGGGGTTATCAAAAATTCTAACTCCTGCTACTCCTTTTTCTGTTAAACTCTGAACTAATTCTTGAGCTGATGCTTCGTCATACTCTGGAGCATCTACAATAACATGATTTACTGGATCTACTCCTACTACAAACAACGGATCAAACTGTTCTGCTTCACTAAAATTCTTAGATTCTAGCTCAGTAACATCCATATCTTCACCATTAAACTCTACCTTTGCTTGATCACCTGTAGATTCTGATGTAACAACTACTTCATTTTCACCAGTTTTTTCTACTTTAAGATCACCTACTTTAGCTGTTTCTTCTGATTCAATAACTTCCGAGAATAATCTTTCACAAAATTCTTGATCTGAGAAAATTCTAAGAACTACGCTATTATCAGTGCTTACAGAAAATTCTTTTTCTTCGCATTCTTCTACAGCTTCAGGACCTCCTTGTGCAGTAATTTCTACACTTTCTTCATGACCAGCTGCTGGATTTAAACCACCATCAGGAAGATTTGGTGCAATAACAGCACTACCATCCATATGATTTTCAACTTCCTCGTCAGCTGCACCTACCTGATTACCCGGAGTTACTCCATCCCCTTCCGGATGAAGATATCCCTCGATTTGTTCAGATTGTTCAGCTGGATACATATCATAAGTATCATCCTCATCGGAAGCCTTTTCAACGATAGTAACTTCGCCATTTTCTTTGTCTGTTACTGAAACTTTACCGTCACCGATATTTTCATATTTTACTTCTTCAGTATCAACAGAGCCATTAGCCTTAGCATCTTCAATATCTTTGGCTACTTGCTTTGCTAATTCTTCATCCTTATCCTCTACAGCTGAGAATAGGACTTCCATAAATCTTGTATTTTTCATACTGAGTTTTATAAATATTTTATTTCATTATATCAACTTGATTTCCTTGAATTTTGATTACTCCACGATCAATTAATATATCTATTATATTATCTGGAGCATCATCATATCTCTCTTCTAGGATCTTTGTAAATTCTTTAATTCCCATTGCAGAATTACCAAACTCTATCTTTAAGTCTCCAATAATTCCAGAATCTTTAATCCAATCCTCTACTTCTTCAGTGCTAGAGAACTCAACTTCTTTCATTTCTTCAAGTGGAAGAGAATGAGCTTTTTTAATTAGCATTATACCTTTCGGTCCTAAAAATCCTTTAGATTCTAACATATTAATTATGTCTTCCTTAGGTCCTTCTATTGGGTCTAAATCCAAAATCTTAGTCACTGATACGATTAACTTAGAGAATAATTTAGATTGTAAGAATGCAGTTTCAGGAATAGTAACTTTATTATCTTCATCAATACTAGCAAAACCTTTTTCAACTAAATCTTCGGCGGAAATACCAAATGCCTTAACAACTTCTGATTCATTTAAAGTTTTGCCAGAAAATTCTTTTAATTTTACCTCAAATTCGTTCGACGGTTCTGAAAATTCTTTTTGTACAGCGGCATTATTATCTCCGCCGAATAACGAACGTCTTGAGAATCCTTTTTCTACTTCTTCAATTTTTGATACTTCGACTTGTACAGCTTCAGGAGTATTTTCAGGACTTGGTGTAACTTCTAAAACATTAAATCTATTTACAGCTCCACATTTAGGACATAAGAAGTTAGTTGTAGTGGCTAAAGTATCCATAATATAACCACAATCTCTACACTGAATTTTCTTATATTCTGCCTGAGTTACTCCACCTGAAAATAACTTGCGCCGTGGAGAAATCGAAGAAGAGAATAATTTACGTCTTTCTACTTTCATAATCTTTTTAACTGTTTTCTTCAGGGTTTTCTTCTTCTACTGGCTCTTCTTTCTTCGTACCATTCTTCGGCGCGAATATTTCCTCTAACATTGCATTAACAAAGTCAGAATAAGCAGCTTGAATTTTTTGATATCTTGCCTTAGATATTGCATTAGTTTTAGATACCTCAGACATAGCCATCTTATATGGTAAGAACAATTTTTGTACACTTATCAATGTATTTATAAAATTTATTTATAATTTAGACTATATCTTCTGTCTATTTTGACAGTTTATATACATAGTCGTTGAACAAATCACTTCTTTAGATTTATCTAAGTATGATTTGATGCTGATTTATCTCATTTAGATATTTCCAGCAATTCATATAAAAAACGCATATTATTTACGTACATTCTTACCTAAACTAGAAGCACCAAGTAATGTTCCTGGATTTTTTCCATTCATGATTTCTGGTGTAATCGACTTCATAATATCCAAAAGATCTGTAGTAAACAAAGACTTCATGATTTTAAGTGTTTCTGGATCTATTTTCTCTGGGCCGCCTTGCTGTTTTAGAAGTTGTTTGTAAGATAGAATCAATACACGAAATCTTTGACGAGTTGAATACTTTGATTCACGAATTCTATCTCTTAATGCAATTACTGAGAAATCTTTTTGAACAGGTTCTTTTGGCATCTTACTAATGGATTCTAAAACTTCTTCTACCATTCCATCTGCGGAGAAAACTTTTGCTTTTAACTTTGTAAATTTTCCATCAATCTTGGATGATTTTAACATATCTCCACATCCAAGAGAATTTAAATCAGAGAAAGCTTTTACTTTAAGTCCTTTAAATTCAAAATCCTTTGGAGTATATTCTATATCCGAAAAGTTTTTTTCTTCCCCATCAGATATTAGATTTCCTTCATCATCCCAAGTCTGTACTACTTGAGCTTGTTTCCAAGAAGGGTTCAAAGTAACATCTAATCCCTTGATACTTACTAATTTACGTAATGTATCTACTCCAGAAGTAGATGAATCCCAATATCCCGATTATTTAACTAATTTATAATTAATTGTAGACTATATTATCTAAGAAAATTTCTTAGTGTTTACTCTAGTCGTTGAGAAACTATTTTTATTAATAGTTTTTGCTGATTTAATTTATTATTTTTCCAGCAATTAAAAACATTTTCATGAATTAACTTTGAATTCATGCCTCAGATATTGTTTAAGGATAACTGCACTTACTCCAGGACGAACTCCGGCCTTTAATAAGTACTTTAATCTTTTTATGTTTTGTGCAGCCTCATCATCTGCTAAGGCTTCATCAAATAACTCTATTTCAGCATAACACCAAGAATCAGGCATAAGCTCTAATTTTGTTACATAAAATACAGGAGCAGCAGCCTCTGTACAAAGTAACATCATATCATCTTTACCCACAGTCTTAGATAATGCTGTTCCTGAGTTTTTTGCATTAGCCAAATTTCTTGCTCTGTGAGTTAAACCTCCCAACATATTCTTCGATTCAATAGAGCTTTTATAAGCATCACTATTGAGATAATCTTGAAGAACTTGTGCTGGAATATGACTCCCATCACTTGCTAAAATTTGGCTGCTTGTTGAAAATAATTTAACTCTACAGCGCATAATTAATTTTTTTTTATTTATATTTTATATAAACTTTTATAATCTATTAATGTATTTGGATCTATTCCATATTTTATTGTTTTATTTAAAAAATCAGATACTTTTTCATATGTATTTAATATATACGGAACTTCTAAAAGAATAATATCTCCATTACTATTTTTACAATAATCTCTAACGTCTGTATCTCGTTGAAACTGTTTGATAAAATCATCTTCTACCCAATTATAAAAATTTTTAAATTTATTGTAGTGTTGTTCTCCGTGATATTCAATCCAGTAAGTTTGATTATTTACTACTATAGAGAAATCTATTCGAACAGATTTAGTTTTATCTTTTCTAATATTATTTACAACTACTTCATCTAAATAACTTATTTGAAAATTTTTTAACCAGGTTATAATTAATAATTCTCCAGTAGATTTATTGATTATAGGATTTCCCATTTTTCTATGTATATGATCTACTGGGGACATTTTAAATACATCTCCAGTACAATTATCTAAAATAGTTATTGGAGTTACGTAATTGATATAATCATCTAAATATGTATATCTATCTCCATGTACTTTTCTTGCTTCTACCAAAAATTGACTATCTGTCTTTTTATGTTTAATAGCTCTTTTATAAGCTCCTAATATAAAATTATCTTTCTTTTCTACAATAAAATGTAAAAAATTAGTTTCCCAATTTCCTATTGTATCTCCAGTAAAAGGATTTATTTCATTTACAAATACAGAAAACTTACTAGTTTTATTTCTAATAAATTCACATGTATTCGTAAAATCATATTCATATTTATATTCTGAATATTCCCTTGATAAATTAAACTGTTCAATTAAATCACTTTTTATCATGAGAAAATCACAAACATAATTAGGATCTTCTCTTAATCTATTCTTTATGTATTCAGTAGTATGAAAATACTTATCTGAATAATAGTACTCTATTTTCTTATCTATCCAATATTCAGTATATAATTTACTTATTGGCAGTTTTAAAATCCATCTACACTCCCATTCTAGAAAATTAATCCCTAATCTATTTTCAATAGAGTGTTTTAATTTTGAAAAATTATTATACCAAATTCCTAGTTCAGGAACATAAAATAATTTAACTAACTTATTTCCTTCTTTTATTGTTAATACTATCTTATAATTTTCTGATAATTCTATTGGAACTGGTAAAAATTTATTATCAATTGACTCATTAGTTATCACATTATCTACATATTCAAATGAATCTATCCGTTCTACAATAAATTCATTCCCTCTCTTAGGTCTATTAATTTTATAAAGTTTTACTAAATTTTGTATAGTATTAGCAGAAACTTTATAAATATTTCCGATTTCTTTATAGGTTAAATGTTTTTTGATAAGATTTTCAATATCTTCTTTGCTAATATTTCTATCAACTAAAGATATATTTTTCTTTTCATATTCAATGCCTAATCTTTTTATTCTAAGTCTAGTTGCACCTTCTGTTAAGTTATATAATTTAGAAATTTCAGAAATAGTTAGTTTTTTATCAAAAAGAAGTATTTCTATATCTTCTTTAGATATTATAGTTTTTCTTTCTGAGATATCAATTCCAAATCTTTTTATAGCTTTATGAACAGCACTTTCACTTGTAATTCCATAATGATTAGCTATCTCTTTATATGTTAGTTTCTTATCAAATAATAAATACTCCAGTTCTTCTTTGTTCCAATCAATCTTTCTTTTCATTTATTCTACTTATAGCTTCCCAAGATATCAAACTCTAAATTTATTTAATTTTCATTAGTGGAAGAGTAACTCGCGACTTTTACTCTTCCTTAGTGATTTTGAATAAATGAAAATTAAATATAAATTCCACGATATCTCATCGTCTATTTATCTAGGTCGAGACGACACGGCTCAAACGTGCGACTTCTTGGTCCCAAACCAAGCGTTCTATCTACTGAACTACATCTCGAATCTATTCTATTTATTCTTCTTTCTTTTTTCATTCCATTTTCGAATAGCTATTTTCCCTGATACATATGCACCACCAATAGGAAGTGCTGCAATAGTTCCTGCGATAGCTGCTTGTTTTGTTTTTCCAGCTTTTGCAAGTTTGGCAGCAACAACTCCAGGAACAATATCAGATGTTCCAAGAATTATAGCTTCATCTGGGTGTTTCTTTACATACTCCACCACCTTCTTACCAGTTTCTTTAGGATGAGTTACCGTATGTTCAATAGATTTTCCTATTTCTTTAACTTTATCAGTAACTTTACTAAATCTTTTAACTCTCAACATAGTTTTTATTAGTTATTATTATTTTCTTTCGTTGAACTATCCTGACTCGAACAGGAAATCCCAGAACCAAAATCTGGTGTATTGCCAATTATACTATAGTTCAATTATATTCGCGCTTTACAACTATCAACCATTCATTTTTTTTTGCACTAAGTGCAGTTAACTTTCGGTTGTAAAAAAAAATCTAGCGCGTTTGTTCCTAGGACTTGATCGAACAATAGACCACTTTTCTCGGTCATCCTAGGAATTGATTATATATTATGGAAAAAGAATCTTAAAATATATTTTCCAACATTTCTTGAAGCTCCTTTTGTGACTCTTCTCTTGGATCCGCTGTTATTTTAGAAAGAGATTCGAGTTGTTTAGCTATTCCTGAAGAATATCCCATCTCTTCTCCTTCATCGATAGATAATTTTAAAGAATAAACACTAGAAGCTAAAGCATCCCATAAATCCTTGCTTCCTGGCTTAGAACCATCAGGATTATCAAATAATGGAGATATTGATGCTTTTTTAGGATGATCTACTTTACGTTTTGGACCAACATATCTTAAATCATATGCCTCTCTTTGTAATCTTTTATATTCAGGAATTTCAAGAAGTTCATTGTTTATTATATATTTCAGATAAAGAGCCGGTTCACAAGGAGTATTGTCTGTAGAAATTCTCCCATTATTTCTAATTCCTTCTCTTTCACAATATTGAAGTATTTGTTTAGAGAAAGCTTGATCAGCACTAACTATAATATTAAATTTCTTGTTAAGATCTTCTATAAACTGCTCTATGTGAAATAAACTCGTCTCTTGTCCTTCTAATCTGGATACACCTAAGACAAAATGACATTTAACCTTAGGGACTAAAGTACCATTTATATTTTCCCAATGATCAAAACTAACTGCTGCTATTCCAGTTGTATCATCTACTACACCTAAGTCAAGACCTAGCCATATAGGAGTACCTCTTGGAATAAGATTAATCATTTTTTCTACATGATTAATAATTCTATCCTCTTTGTCATAAAAATCAACTGTAATAATTTCAGGAATTCTATTCTTTATTGTTGAACATTTAGATAAGTGTTCTATAGTACCTCCAAAAAAACTATCTGATGATCCTGTATTAATACCAGATTTATCTTGAAGAGCTTTAATCAAATCAGATTTAAATTCTCCAAATAATTGAATAGGTACATGTTCCACTCTATCAGGATCTTGATCATCTTCTAATTTATAATTCTCTTCTTTATCATTTTTATTTAATATTCTTGGAGGATATTTACCATCTCCAGTATAAACTGAGAAAGTTATTCCCCTTGAACGTTCGTACAGATTTTTTCTAACTTCATAATGAGAAGGTCTACAATCCCAAGTAAATTGAGGTTCTGCATTCTCAAGAAATATTTCAGTTGGACCACCTGCACCCCTACTAGAACTATCGATTATTAGATTTCCAGCTAATGTTAAACTTTCTTTTACATCGAAACGAGACGTAATACGAATATACGTACTATTTACACGTTCCATGGCTTTTTCTTCGTTAGGCCAAAAATTGACCTCAGACATAATTGCAAAAATCAAGTCAGTTCCTAGTCCACCTGCACCCCTAGGACCAGAAGTTAATATTCTTATATTATGTCTATGTGGTAAATTTCTAAAAAATGGACTTTGTTTTAATACGTCATCTAACATCCATCTACGAAATTCAGCATTTGCTACATCTTCATCTCTATGAAAGATGATAAAACTAAGTGGTTTTTTACCTAATTTAAATGTTCTCCACGGATTAGCCATACAACTTAATCTAGCTAGTGTATTTGTCATAGCTAATTTAGATACCGTAGATTTACCTATACCGCAAATTATTTAATATATTTATTTATATATTGCAGACTATATCATCTCTAGTTCTCTCATTCTAGAGTTATACATTTAGTCGTTGAGAAAGGATTTTATCATCCTTTTTGCTAATTAGATTTTATATTATCTTTCTAGCATTTTAGTATAATTATAAGCCACCGATATATTAATGGCTCCTGACAAACAGAGTAATGGTTTTGCTGTCGTAACTTCATTTGGAAAAATTCTCTTTAATCCATCTTTCCAAAAGGGGAATATTACATCTCCGTGATCAAAAAATTCTTGACTACCTAAATAATAATCATCAGAATACAATCTCTCTATTGTAGGCGGTCTATGTGTAAATCCTTTGAGACGAAGAAATACCATTATTTTTTCATCTTCTGTCAATGATGTATATTGATCCCTAAGATCTACTTTTGCTAAATCTTTTTCTATACTTTTAGTGGGATCAAAATGATCTGTAAAATTAATCATAACCTTGATCCTTCTTCTTTCTTTTTTTTATAATTTCTCAAAACCAGGGATATATAATCCATTATTTTCCCACCTAGCTTGTCCATTAGTTTTTACACGTTTAACCCATTCATTTTGTCCAGGTGCAGTAGGCGTTACTTCCAAAGATCTTGTTTTATGAGAATTATACCGTTTTAAATTCATTCTTTTAGCATCTAAACTACTAATTGAATTTCCTCCTTTATTACTGTTGTTAACAACTTTTGGTTTTTGTAATTGATTAGGATTCCCAAATAAATCTCCTACAAACTCAACTTTCTTTCCTTTAGGACGTCTTTTAGTAAAATAACTTTTAGTTACATATCCATTACCATTAGGAGATATAAAAGAATTTTGAGCATCTTTAGTTGCAGAATGTAAGTCTAATGCTGCATTCTTTGCTTGTGTTGCTATTTTAGAATTAGATAGTCCTGTAGCTTTCCTAGTAGTAGTTGTTATTATATTTTTCAATGGAGTTAAATTTGCTACATTAGTAATATTTGCAAATAATTTAAGCCTCATTTTAGTAAGACCTCCCCAATAAAAATCTTCTTCTGGGGTTGTTAAAATTCTATCATCCTTAAATCCAAGCTTCTCATAGATATGTCTAGCATCAGGAGATTTACCAGGCACTTCAAGAGTAACATATTTATAACCTTGAGACTTAGCAAATCTAATCAATTCTGTTAGGATAGCCTGAGAATATCCTTTACCTCTATAATCTTCATAAGTTTCAATCCATACTATATTTAACTCTTCTTTGGATTTTTCTATAAGATTTAATTCTGCTACTTTCTCAGAATCTAGGTAAATATCAAATGACGGTCTCTTATTACTCCATTCTTTAAGTCTCTTAATAAATTTTCCAAGAATATCTATAAAAGATCTAAATCTATTTATTGTAAGAGATTCTCCTGTTTTCTTACTTACAATTTTTATAGAATCTTGTAGAGTATCTAATTTACTAAATCTTTTTACTTTCATATTTATAATTTTATTTTATGTTGTGTGAGAGAGATTCGAACTCCCGAAAGCAAAGCTAATAGATTTACAGTCTATCCTCGTTAACCACTTGAGTATCACACAAACTTATTATTAATTAACTGGATAATAAAGATTTCGCTACATCAAATAAAATATAATCTTTCCAAAAGAATAAATCTGATTCATCTTTTTCTTTTCCAAAATGAATACGCACCTTATATTTACCTTCAAGTATACTAAAGGGAACTAATAGTATAATATCAAGTACATAATTATACAAGGCAAAGAAATCTACTTCACCTTTTTTATATAATCCAGATTTATTTTGAAGATTGTACGATAATGCTCCATCTTTATCAATATAGCCAGCAGTAGATTTAACTTGAATTTTATAAAGTATTCCTCCTATATCTGCAATTACATCATATCTATCTACTCCACAAGGTTTAGATGACATAATTCCAACTCTTGCTAATTGAAACATTGTTGCACATTCACCTACATATCCTAATAAATCTGAAGTTAATTTTCCATCAAATCTAGACAACTCAGTGGTACATTCCTTAGGAGGAGCTATCTTTACAGACTCTTCTACTTTTTCTTCTTTAGCAGATTTATCTTCTGATTTTTTACCTTTGCTGAAACTAAGTGAATATTTCTTTGCACAATCTGAACAACAAAATCTTCCAGAACCAAAAGAGCCATCATGCTCTTTACCACAATATTCACATTTTCTTAGTTTCTTTCTATCTGATACTTTTATTCCATATCTATTTGCTGCTTTACGTATAGCTTCTCCAGTGCTTCCATCACCCCGCATAGCTGCAACTTCTTTATAAGATTTTCCTTCATGGATTAATAATCTTATTAATTCTTCTTTGTTATATTTCTCTTTTCCCATAATTAATTGTTTTTTTTTATAATTTTTCTTATCTTTAAAATTATTGCGGAGAGACAGGGATTCGAACCCCGGGTGCCTCACAGCACAACGGTTTTCAAGACCGCCGCAATCGACCACTCTGCCACCTCTCCTAAAACAGCTCTCCGTGGTAATTACGATATACCGACCCTTTGATTAACAGTCAAATGCTCTGCCTCTGAGCTAACGGAGAATATTGTTTTTGAGCCTCTTGTCGGATTCGAACCAACGACCCCGAGATTACAAATCACGTGCTCTGGCCAACTGAGCTAAAGAGGCAATTCTGATTTATATTTCATAATTAAATCAGAAAATATCATAAAACTTAAAAGCCTTATATATGTGTAGTAGAATAAACGAGTGCTATTTCTTTACTACACTTTTTATATAGAAATAGTACTAATTACCTATGTCATAGTAGGTATTATCGTAATTTAAAGTAGAGATACATAGTTCGTGAGAATAGTGTATCTCATTTTTTATTCTATGGTTGGATAAATAATTACATCAGTTATTATTTTATGTTCTATAATTATTTCTTTTAATATTATAGAGATATCTTCAAATGTAGAATAAGTATATGGAATTTCGATCAAAATTATATTACTTTTATTACTATATGTTCGAACATTACTATCTCTTATTTTCTGCTTTTCAAATTCTTCCAGTGAATTATGAAAAAATTCTGAATATTTATAATGTTGTATTCCGTTATATTCTATCCAAAAAACTTGATTATCTAAATTTAATGTAAAATCTCATATTTCAAGATTAGTATAGGAAAATATTTTATTCTATTCCATGCTCTTTTTGAAATAATCTCATAAAATCTGCTACTATTTGCTTAGACTCTTCACTATTCAACTCTTCATTTCCAGATTCTTCTGCAATTTTTCTCAATTCAAGATCAGAACCTTTAACAATTATCTGACTCTTCATATCTTCTAATTGTTGAATAAATTGCATAATTTTTTCTCATATCTATTTTTAATATTTATTTTATTAAATTAGACTATATCATCTAAATTATATTTCAAATTTAGTTATACATTTAGTCGTTGAGAAAGGATTTATATTAGTAATCCTTTTTGCTGATTTATGTTTTAACTATCTTTCAGCATTTTAGTATAATTTTCTTAGTATTTCAACTAAGCCGCAGATATATTAACGGCAATAAATGAATCCTGCAAAGTCATCTGTGAACTGTCAAAGAGTCTCATTGGATCGAGTATATAATCAATACAAAGACAAAGTTTAGAAATCATATTAAGAATTAGAATAGGTCTTATACTTTGAAATACCTCAGAAACATATAATTCTAAGATATGTCTAGATTTTGGATCTGCCACATTAACTAAAGTATTTGAGAGACTTCCGAAATCAACATGAAGATCTATATTATACTCTTTATTATAACTAGTAAAGACTTCGTTCAATTTATGAGTTAATTCTAGTGCTTTTTGTTCTTTTTGATTACTCGCAATAGCACTAGCATCCATAATAATATTGCGAGCCGTTTTAGGGAGTACTGGAGCTGACCCTATAATATTTTTTAGGTTTTTAGATACATCCTCTTCCGGCTGCAAAATCTCATAATCTCCCGGGTCATCAACAGCTCTCCCCTCTTTCCCTAAAATTTGCTTCTTAAATTCAGGGTCACTAAATGGGTTAACTGTTCCTATCATATATTTATTATTTTATAGTATTTAAGTTCCCATGGTTAGATTAAACTAATAGACTCCAAGATCTCCATGGGATATTTCTAATTAATCTTCTTTTTCTTTACGCTCTTTTAAGGCACGTTTTGATAATCTATCTTTAGTATTAACACTTGCAGCATTTCTACCACCAAGCCCACCTAAAGCTCCTGTAATTAAAGCAGCACCAGTAATTGCAGCAGCCTTATGTCCTTTACCTAATTTTTTACCAGCAAGTGTCTCTAATTTTTTTAGATTTTTTGCACTAGCATTTATACCGATACCAGCTCCTACTCCAATACCTACATTACGACCAGCTTTTCTTGCTTCTTTAAGAATTTCTTCATCAGACTTTCCTTCTTTATCTGCTTTATTTGCAGCTTTTTTTCCAACATATCCACCTGCTAGTCCACCACCTGCATCAAGTCCAGTTAAGCCTGCAGCTAATGCTCTTTTCAATCCTTTATGAGATTTTACATCTTTCAAGTCTACTTTCTCTTTTTTATCAGAGAAATCCTTTTCTTCTAAACCTTCTGCAACACTAAAGGTTCTCTCTTCCTCATTTTCCAGTGTTACATCAGTAGTAGAAAAGTATCTTTCTTTTCCTGTCTCATCTTGTAGTAATGAGAATACTTTACGTCTAATATACATACTTGATTACTGTTTTTTATTTGATTTATATTTAAAGTATTTTTTAAGAGGTTTTATTACCTTCTTAATTCTATCACTCTTTCGTTTAGTTACCCCAAGTTTATCTGTTTCTTCTAAGGTATCTACACTAGAATCAAGAGGATCAAGAATATATCTTGTAATTACCTGACTTGATTTTTGATAAGTTACACCTCCAGGGGCAGCTTCTGAATAACCGGAAAATCTTTTAATTTTCATTTTATATACGGTCTTAGTGGATCAAATCCTTTTTCTTCTTGTTCCTTAGAATCTTCCACTCCTTCTGTAAATGTCTTTTCTTTAATCATAATCTTACAAGTTTGTTTTCATTGATACTGTTGGTGTAGGCTTTGATTTTGTTTTATACAATCCTATATTATTTACTTCCTGCCTACTATTCTGAGCGTCAATTTTCTTTACTTTTAATTGATTATCTTTTTGAGCTTCATCCTTTTTCTGTTCTAGTTTCTGAGTTTGATTAACTTGCTTCATTTCTTGCATTCTTTCCTCAGCTTGCATTCTTTGTCGCATTCTCTGAGTTTCTAAGATTTGACGTTGAAGTCTCATTTGTTCTATTTGCAAGTCCTTAGAAGTCATTTCCTGTTTAGCTAGACCAATTTCCGGAGATTGTTCTGGAGTGGGATCATTAGAAGCAAATAATTTACGTTTAATTATCATCTTCTTTGAATAATTTTAACTGAGTCCAAGCTGTTCTCGTTGTGCCTGAAGTTTTTGATTAAGAAATTCTATATACTGCTTAATCGTATCTTCATTTATTAGAGATTCTGTACTTGGGTCAATATCTTTAAGTAAGTTTTGAATATAACTTAGATATGATTCAGGCTCAATTAATGGAGTTGCTTGTTCTAAAGTCTGGAGTGCATTAGATAAAACTCCAGAAATACCTTGAACTAAACCACTAACTGATTCAGCTTCATTAATCTGATTGTTATACTCTACAGTTGTTTTCTGGAATATATGAATTTGAACTAAACTTGGATCTAAATCTTCATTATATATTACCTTATAAATACTACAAACAAGATTTACTATTGAATCTTTTATTCCTGAAATTAATGATGTTACTCTTGAATTAGCTCTTTCTGACTGTTGAAGTACTTGCCATTTTGAACCCGAGGTTCCATCTAAGATAGTAGATGGTAATCCAAGAGGAGAAAGAACACTATTTCTTACATAATCAAGATTTTGTATAAGATCTAAAAGTTTGTCTGTTAATTTATCAAGTGGGAGTAGTGAAGTCCTTGAGGTAATGGTACTATTATAATCAGGAAAAACCTTAACATTTTGAGTTAATGCAGACTCAATGAACGAGGTGACATCGAACTGAGATGTAATAAATGAAGATAATTCATTAGTATTATTTGCAAGTTTCTGTAATCGAGCACATAATTCGTTCATTGTTTCTAGAGGGACACTTTTCGAATATTAACAATTATTTAGTTAAACTAGACTATATCTTTAAGAATTTATATATAAACTCTCTCTTTGTATCTAGTCGTTGAGAAGGTAGTTTTTACTATCTTTTGCTGATTTATCTTTACTTGATCTTCCAGCAATTTACAAAGTTCCATTAGATTTTATTTATCTAATCCGACAAATTTTAATCGGTATTTAATCCCAATAATTGAGGCGATGAAAGATCTCTTAACGAAATAAGAGATATCAAAAGCTCTTTTATAACTAATTCTTTTATCTTCAAAATACTTGAATAAAATAACGGTTCAGAAGCCATAAATGATTCTTTCCTAAGAACTTTATTTCTATTTTCTGATCCCTTATTTCTTCCTAATTTTGGCTTTTCTGGTTTAGACTTTTCTTTCCATCCTTCTTCGAGATCATTTGTAAGTCGAAGTTTAGGATTACTTATATATATTACCTCAGTACTAGGAATTTCATATAGATTTCCATCATCTCCGATTGCTAAAAATATATCTTCTATATTTCCATCCTCGTTCTTTTTCTTCTTTATAACTACTGCATTTGGATTATTAAGTTCTTCTGTTCTAAATACAAGATGACCTTTTTCATCTCTTTGAGTTTGAAGCATACTGTAATAACCTCCATAAAATACATAGTCATTTATATGGTCTCGTATATAATCAATTATTTTAATATCTTTTAAAAGAATCTCATTTAATCGAGTAGTTACAGCTTCATTATTTGTAGAATCTTCAGGATTTAATACAGAAACTATTTGTTGGGTATCTTGAGATATAAAATTAACTACATAATCTGAAAAGAAATTTGTAGCCATCTTTGTAATATCTAAAAGATAATATGACCTAAGCTCTGCCATTCTATCAAGATAACCGGATAACCTAGAAGAAGGCTGTGAATTACCAAGTAAGGGCGAATTTCTTTCATTATCTAAGAATCTTCCATTTCCAGTTCCTCCAATAACAGAATACCCTCTTCCCCCACCTTTACTAAATACATTTGAACGTACAATTTATTTTAATATATTTTATTAAATTTAGACTATATTATCTAAGTACCTACTATAGTCGTTGAACTCTATTTTTAATCGATAAATAGAGATGCTGATCTATATTTTATATTTTCCAGCATTTTAAGGTATTTTCTTAAGATTTTGTTCTATCTTAAGCCTCTACTACATAATTAAAGGTATACGTGAATTTCCAAAACTAATTCCTGAAAATAACTTTTGAAATATTGTTTCTGATTTTTTCATATTTTATATAATTTTGAATAATCTATAATAGAGTTTATATCCTCTCCATTTAAAATTACTCGATTTAATAATTGTTCTACTTTTTCATAAGTGTTATATGTATACGGAATTTCTATAAGGATGATATTATTCTCTTTACAATATTTTCTAACTTCATTATCTCTATTTAATTGTTTAAGAAAACCTTCATCTGTTTTATGAAAATAATCTACTTTCTTATAATGTTGTAGTCCATTATACTCTATCCACAAACAACAATTATTATAATTAAAAACATAATCTATTCTAATGTTCCTATTATTTAATTTTATAGAATATTCCCTTGTATAATCAATTTGATTTGTTTCTAACCACTTTAATACATTTAATGCGCTTTTTCCTCCTAATTTATTACAATCAGGACATCCAGATCCATAAACATGATCATAGGCTGTTTGTTTAAAAAACTTTCCACACCTATTACAATAGATGTCTAATTTTTCATGAGATTTAATTCCCTTAAATTGATTTTCTGAAATTATTTTATCATAATTATATAAATCCCCGTGCTTCTCTTTTGCTCTTTCTAAAAAATCATTAATAGATGATTTAGGAGTTCTTCTATTAATATTATCACATTTATTACATCCTCCAAACTTACTATACAAATGATTAAATGGAGTTACTTTAAATATATTTCCACAAATATTGCACTTTAAAACTATCTCTTTATACAAATTTGTATACTCTGTCAAGTATGTAAATCTATCTTCTCCAAATTTCTCTTTAGATTTATTAATAAATTCTTGATTACTCATTTTAGTAGAATCACTGAGTTTTGTTGAGTTAGATAATTTACAATAATCATGTTTTAAAGTAATAAATTTTTCAAATGAGGTTTTATATTCTCCATAATATTTCCCAGTTTTTGGATTGATTTCTAAAACGTCAATTATCACTTTCTCAGTTCTAGAATTTATAATTTTTGGTAATTTATCAAAACTATAATTAAATTTATACTTAGATCCAATTCTAGAAATTTCGTACTGTTCAATAAAATCTTCTTTTAATATTATTGAAGATTTACATTTAAAAGAGGGATCTCTCTTTAAGTTATCTATTAAATACTCTTTAGTATATCTAAATACTATAGGATATTCTAATTTTAATTTTAAATCAATCCAGTCATCTTCTCCATAATCTACAATTGTTTTATATAACCATCTACCCTTCCAAACTATTAGATCTATTTTTCGTAATTTTAAGAATCTCAGTAAATTACATTCTAAAATCCACTTTCCTTCTTCTGGAATATAAATTAATTTACTAAATGGTTTGTTACTTGGAGAAATTTCCATTACAACCGGATAGGTGTACTTTAATGGTACAGGTAATAATTTATCATTTTTAGACATGTTATTTAATTATCACTTCGCGAGATATCAATTATTACGTAACCTTACTTAGATTTAAAGTGAGAGGATAGAGTAGCTAATTCTATCCTTTTCACTATTAACATGTCTAAATAAGTCTTTGCGATATCTCATCGTTGACTTTTGTAGTCCTAAGGAGAATCGAACTCCTCTTTCGAGAATGAAAATCTCGCGTCCTAACCGATAGACGATAGGACCACATTTTTAATAAGACTTCAAAGCCTTATATATGTTAATATAAGAATTTAATCTTCACAATCTGTGTTGATTAAATTTGCTACGCAGAGATACATGGTTCGTGAGAATAGTGTATCTCATTTTTTTATTATTAGAAATATATAATAAACTGAATATCATTCCTTACTACATCCTTAAAATGGAATAGATATTCAATTATAGTAAAAGTAATTTAAAATTAAAGATAGTTTACTTCTTTTTCATAAATGTAGTATAAGCATTCTTACCATACTTAGACTCGTAATCCTTTACTATATTTTCAGCACGTTTCTTTGCTTTATTTCTATTATATAATCCAGATATAGTTGATCCAATCACAGCCCCTGTAGCAGCTGTTTTTAAATTACCCATTGCTAATCCAGGCAAACTCCCAACAAAACCACCAATAACTGCTCCTGCGGCTCCAATCTTATTATGAATGTTTTTATCGAATTTTGAAATTTGATATAATTTAGAATCCTGCATAAATTTATTAACACCATTCATAATAACCCATTCACCATCTTTATACAAATAAAGATAATCTCCAGATTTTGCTTTATAAAGAGTACTTCCATCTTCAAGAATTTTACCTGAATTTGGGTTTATATTGTTTTTATGCCACTCTATATCTGGTTGAGTTTGAGAAAATCTTTTAACTTTCATCATAATATTATTAAATCACCTAAAGTAAATTTTTTATTCCTCTCTTATTTCTCCAGTCATTACATCAACACTATTACCTCCTCGCCGAACATCACCAAATATATAAACAGGACGAGTATATGATGGATGTAATGGATGTCTGAGAACTACATTTCTAGATTTAATAGTCTTTTCTGCTTTAACTAATTCTTGAAAAGCATCTTCTAAAGTCATACCTACATAAGGAGTTATAGATCTATCTTCAAGCCAGTTTTCATTAATTAGTTTAAATTCATAGGCTTCTTCTGACTCGGCCGCAACATTTACAAGAAGCGTTTTTCCGAGGGGTAATGAATAAACAATTACCATTCCAGAAACTTCGGGGATAAAACTATTATTTTCTTCAATTAGTATACCTTGCGCTTCATAGAATCTAGCGGCCGGATAAGAAGCCATAACCATAATATTTACAGCTTCGAGAGTTTTATTAAATTTCATATTCTGTAATACTTATATTAGTTCTATAGAGGAGATTAATTACACTACCTCTATAGATTATCTTTTTTTATTTCTTATTATGATCATATAACTTCTTAGCTCCAATCATTGCACCACCAGCTAAAGCAACACCTCCAGCTATTTTACCAGCCTTTGTGTTCATTAATTTCTTAGCCCCATTCAGGATCTTCTTTGAATCTTTTGTTGTTTTTTGGGCTACTTCTGCAACTTTTTGAGTTTTCTCGGCTGATTTCTTTACTGCCTCTGTAGAAACTTTCTTAGGACCTTTGGATGTCATCTTATCAACTACAACATCAGGCTTAGTTGACGTTGTTCTTACAGTAGTTGTTGTCTGACCACTTTTCTTAGAAGCAATTTTATGAGCAGTTACATTACCACCTTCTTTCTTAACAGTTATATTTCCTGCACCTTGATTTTTAATTTCAAGACCTCCCGGATTTGTCGCAACTGACTTTCTAGTTTTAGAGATATTCTTTACTTGTTGAGAAGCTTGACCTGCATTACGATTAGAAGACTCAACTGCTTTTTGTGCTTTCTGAGTAAGTTTCTGAGCTTCTTCCATTTTCTTCTCATCAACTAAATTAGCTGGATTAGAAACTATTTTAGCTGCTTTTTCTTGTGCCTTAGCTGCTTTATTTGCTTGCATTTTGGCATTGTGAATAGATCTAGCTAATTTTCTATTCTGTTTTCTTTGTCTAGCACCGAATTCTCTCTGTTCTAACTCTTCTTCGGTTGGAATTGAAATACTAAAAATTCTTTCTTCAAGATTATCCAAAGTTACATCGGTCGTAGAAAAATACTTCTCTTCTCCTGTCTCACCGTCTTGTAGTAGTGAGAATACTTTTCTTCTTATGTACATAATAATTGTTTAAAGTGTTAATTATTTTACCCCTCCCCCTTGTTTAGAGAGAATTATTAAGAGGAAAAGAGGTTAGTATAGATATTAGACGTTTGTAGGGATGGTGAGACTCGAACTCACACGCCTTCATTCTTAGCACAAGATCCTAAGTCTTGAGTGTCTACCAATTCCACCACATCCCCGAAAATAGTGTTAGATAAAAAGTTCTAACACTTTATAATATTCTCTTAATGTTTATTTGCATGATAAGCGGCTAGAGCTTTTTCAGCATCTTCACGAGTATCATAGTGTGCATCCCAATATTCGGCCGGAGAAGTTTTCAGGCTAATAATTCTCCAGACACCGTTTGAATCTTTTTGAACTACTCCAGATTTTCGTGCCTTTTCTGCTATAGCCTGAGGTACTTTTTCTCGGCCGGAATAATTCTTTTGCCTGAGGATAATCATAATTAATGAATATTACCTAAGAAATCATTAAGAGTTTTTAATGCATCATTTCTAGAGTCCAAGTTAGAGTCTCCAGCTTCACGTGCTTCTGTTTCGATTGCTTCTTCAGCTGCTTCAGGAACTATTTCTACTTCTTCTACTGTTTTATCAATTTCCTGAGATGCTTTTTCATAACCTTCTTGAACTGCTGATGCTTCTTGAGCCGGTTTCTTTTCTATTTCGGCTCTTTCATGGCTATACTCTGGACTTCCAGGAGCTGCCGCAATATTCGCAATTTCTTCTTCATGCGAATAGGTTTTATTTCTAAGTATAATCATAATCTTTTTATGTATATATGGTTAATTTTTATTTTTCTTCCAACTTCCTAGTTTTATATAGGACCACCAAGAATAATGTTTTCTGGTTTTTAAGTATTCCAGGTCTTTATCATTTAAGTGTGCTTCTTCCTCAAGACTAATATCATGATAAGCATAACCAAAGCTAAATCCTGAAACTAGGAGACATAATAACCACTCCAAGAAATACCATACATAAAACCCGATGTAAGCCATTTCCTTCATTTGTGCTGTATGTATCTCTTCATGATTTAAGTCTTCTGGTTTTATATTAGCATTCTTTCTTACAAATAAAATTCCAAAGATATTTACTGCTTTATAACCTGGGAAAGGAATAATATTGTTTCTTATTATTTTCATAAAACTTATATTTAGTTTTAGTTGCGCCGGATAGATTTGCACTACCGATTTCCAAGTTATGAGCATGGCGAGATGACTACTTCTCTACGGCGCGATATTATATTATGTATTATTATTTTCCACCACGACGAAGGGCATATAGGAAATTCCTATATCCCATAAATTTCTACTGTCTTTTACTTTTGTTGATCTTTTCTCTTTTCATACATCATTTCATAGTACTCTTGAGGAAAAGTTCCAGTCATACAGATATAATTTCCTGTTTTAGCAGACTGAGTAAAATACCACTTAACCGCTCTCTTAAGAGGGTTAAAGATTACTTTCTTAAAAATTGTTGTCATGATTAATTTAGTTTTTATTAGTTAAATTTAGTTGTAATTTATATTTATTTGTTTCCCCTGTGTGAATCGAACACACGTTATGGGATTAGAAATCCCAGGTTCTATCCGCTGAACTAAGGGAAAATTAACTAATAATCACTAAGTCGTTCTATAGAGCTAAACCAATAACTCTATAGATTATATTTTTATTCTTTATTTTTACTTTTTCGATATCTTTCTTTTCTATCACTATTTTTGTTTCTAGATTTATAAGTATCCAACTGAGAATCACAATTAGGACATATCAATCTAAGATTCTCTCTACAATTGTTATTAGCATGTCCATCTACATGATCTAATATAAAAGTAATAGGTTTACCGTTCCAAGAGTCTTCCATACCACAAATCTCACATTTATGATCTTGCTCTTCTAAGATATATTTTTTAGTCCACTTCATACATTCTTTTCCATAGTATGGTTCTGGATCTTTCAAATAATTCTCATATTTTTCTCTAGATTGATGCTCTTGTTGACACTTATTACAACAATAGAGTCCATAAGAAGTTTTCTTAGGAGTAAACTCTTTTCCACAATTCTTACAGATAGCCTTTTCCTTCTTAGAAACTCCTTTTCTAAATGTTTCACTAGAGTTTATTTTCCTTTTCTTAGGTAGCTCTATCCCTAACTTTTTAGCTCTTTTTACAATAGCATAACCAGAAACACTATATCTTCTACCTATCTCTTCATAGGATAGCTTTTCTTCGAAGATTAACTTCTCTAATTCTTCTTTTGTTACATTACTTAATTTACCTTCGTTCATTTTGTGAATAACTAAGTTACTTCCAGTGAATCGTAAACAATACATCTTATTAATTCTATTAAAGAGAGCCCCGTCGAGCTCTCTATCTTTCACAAAATGAATTAATAAGGAATCGATTCATATCGTTAACTTATCGCGGAGATGTAGAGTTCCGACCTCTAATCGTAAAAACACGATCGATCTGCTTAGCAGGCAGTCCCTATTCCATTATAGGTTACTATCTCCGTTCCTATTATTATTTATCTTTCTTTCTAAGTTTCATTCCAGCTGCTATACCTGTCCCAATTAAACCAGCAGTCGTAGCTAATTTTCCGACTCTTCCTGTTCTCTTAGCGATATTTGCATCTTTATTAGATATTAAAGTTTTCTTAAGAGCTTTAACACCTGATTTATAGGCTTCATTATTTTTAGAGGTAGCTGCTTTATATACTTGATCTGCTTTCTTGACTTTTCTTTTGTGGAAAATTAGATCTAAAGCGCTTCCTGAATTAGTTTCACCACGAGCTACTTCTGCTTTAAAATTATTAGCTTTCCTGGTTGAATCAAGTTTCTTAATACCTTCTTTAAATGCTTTTTTTGCTTTCTTTGATTCCTGACTGGTTATATACTTCTTAGCCCCACGTTTTATTAAGTCTGTTGCTCCTACAGTTCCAGCTGTTCCGACTAGTGCAGTTCCGATAGCTTCTCCGACTTTCTTTGGAGTTTCATTGTCAGAATCAGAATATGTTTTATTTCGTAGTATTTTCATATTGATTTAATTTGTTTATAGTTTCCCAGTATTTTTCCTTGTCTTCTGAGAAATATTGTTCTTTTAATAATCTAATTGATGTAAGATTAGGGAACAGATTGTAGATATTCCCTGACTCTCTATTTAAATCCTTTGTTAATATTTCTTCAGTAAACCAAAAAACATCTTCAAAGTAATCCATCATAGTTTACCTTTCTATTAATCCAATCCGCAAGTATCTCTATAATTATTGCTGTAATGATATTCTAATTCAAACACTCCATGGATATTAACATAAGAATAGTATGTTAATAAATCTTCAGTATTCTTTTTATAAAAATTCAACCCTAGAATACCTCTTACTCTATTTCCAAAATCCAAATCTAATTCATTTAATAGAGTAGAAGATATTAGTTTTCTATTAACTCTAAATTCATTTAAAACTTTATCTCTTATTAAATTTTCTTTAATAATCTTCTCTTTTAAAGAATCTAGATCTAATATTTTTAATGTTTCAGTCAGATTATTTATATTAATAAATATCTCATTATTAAAAA